AGGTAACTTTAAGTAATGCTACTTTATATTCTTCTGCTACTGCTACATCTGGTGGTAAGAAGTCTGGTACTTATTATATCTATAGTAGTGAAGTTATAAACAATAAGATTCGTATTACTAACTCTGCTAGTAATGTAGGTAGAACTCCTATCGGTAACTATGTAACTGGTTGGGTTGATGTATCTGCTGTCAAAGGAACTGCAACATCTGCACCTGTTAAGAAAACTTTAACAGCTGGTACTAAGGTAACTTTAAGTAATGCTACTTTATATTCTTCTGCTACTGCTACATCTGGTGGCAAGAAGTCTGGTACTTATTACATCTATAGTAACGAGATTTCTAACGGAAGAATTCGTATTACAAACTCTACTATCAATGTAGGTAGAACTCCTATCGGTAACTATGTAACTGGTTGGGTAAAAACATCTGAAATTAAGTAAACAAAAAATAAAGCTGGATGTAAAGTCCAGCTTTATTTCTTTTTATATTTTTCTTATAGAAGTTTCTTTGTATTTAAAATCTTCTCTATATAGACAAGGACCGTATTTAACACCTTTCTCAATATAGATCATTTTATCATACATACCTTTAGAAGTTTTGAAATATTTATGATAGACCTTATAGTCTAGAATAATGATGATTTCCTTTATACTATTTATAGTTTCAATATCACTACCAATATGATACTCAATTATATTTTTAATAGCAATATTAGCACCATCATTTTTAATAAAAAGACTTAGTGGTAAGGTAAAATAATATTCTTTTCCTTCATCTGTTATAATCTTGATAATATAGACTTCAAAATATTTAGGTAATACAGTATGGTTATCATACAAAATACCTTCTTCTTTTAACGCTTCAACAATACTCTTTACATCAAACAACATAATTATTTCCTCCTGTTATTTGTCAAAATTTATTAAACCCCTTTTATTAATTATGACATTAAATCCTCTTTAGAAAGTAAAAAGTATTTATGACGAAGATCATTGAATCTGTCTAAATCAATAAGTCTGAAATACACTGTCAAATCCATCTCAGACTCTTCTTTTAACAGATCAATAGTTCTATCATTATCAGAATCATCTTCGGATGTTTGTATAAGAGAAATTAATCTCTTAACACAGTCACCTTTAACTTTTATTTTCTTACCATTAATATAGAAAGATAATGTAAACTTGTACCCGATCTTTCTATAATCGACATAATATGAAATAAATTGCCTGTCGATAGAACAATGGCCGGTGAATTTATAAAGTTTATCTGTTTTAAATACACCATCAAAGTCAGGCCCATTAGTATCAATTATTTCATCTACTGATACTTCTTCAACTCTATAAAATTTTTTGTTAATTTCTTCTACCGCATACTCTGGACTAATATCTTTATCAGATACATATCTCAGAGCAAGATAATCTTTAAAGTTAATATTCATATTAAACCTCCATATAGGACGTGTACTTTATAACGATTTTCGTATCCTATCACTATTATAATATTTAATCGATATATTTATTACAGGTCAACTATTTAGTAAATGCTAAAATAAAGGAGGTTGTTATTTTGGACATAGAACTTAATGGAAAAGATTTCCCTGATATTACTTGTTATTTAAACAACGGAAATCCTACACTTAGAAGTCCTAATTCTGTATATGAGATTAGTCTCATGCAAACTAAAGAGACACTAGCCGATATTGATAGTTATGCTAGATTTATAAACAATGCTATTGCTCAGTTTAGACATAGTAGATTTTATAAAGAATATAAAGCTAGTTTAATGTCTCTTGGATTAGACCATTGTGCTTATTTACACAATATAAATTCTGATATGGCTGAATTAGAGATGAATCATGTTATACTTACTATATTTGATATAGCTCTAATGATATCGGAGCATTATATAAATACATATGGTTATGTATCTACTTTCCATATTGTAGCTGCTCTTAGAGAAGAACATAAACAAAACAGAGTACCAATTATAATGATGAGTAAAACAGTACATCAATTATATCATAATGATGATCTGTTTTATGTACACCCGAATCAAGTGTTTGGTAAATGGACCGAACTAATTAAAGATTATTATAATGGTATTACACCTGATATTTGCAGTAAGCTTTTATATTACATTAGACTTTCTCAAAAAGAAAAAGAATCTAATGATAATGAATTATTAACATTGGCAAACGAAATTCAGAATTGGAGTGAAAAGAACTATGGAAGCGTTATTCACACTATTGAATCCGAAAATCCTTATTATTTTTGGAATAATTCTAATACTGGGAATAGTATTTGACATTATCTTGGTAAAGATATTTAACAAGTGGGTTGAGTATAAATACAAGGAATTAGAATTAAAGAAATATGATATTGATATTCACTTAAATGTCACTAAAGATATAGAAACCAGACTTGATACTATTATAGAAAGCTGTTTCCAGGAATATTCTTTAATGAATCTTATTTATAAAACAGATTGGTATATTAAAGAAGAAGATGAAATTAAGATTAGTAAAGATATATGTGCTCTTGTTAGTGATAGAATTAGTCCAGTTATGTTACAACAGTTATCTCTATACTATAATGAAGATGCTATATATGATATAATTGGTAAAAGAGTATATTTTAAGGTAACTAATTTTGTAATTGAACACAACAAGACTTCTTTATAAAATATAATATCTAGAGAAAGGAGGTAGAGATATGGGTAACAGATATAATTATGAATTTGACATGAAATATACTGATAATCCATATATTGATCTTATTGTAAATTGTACAAAAATTCTAGGTATGAATGCAGTTATAAAGAATGAAAATCAAGCTCTTCACTATGAAGACATTCGATCTTCTACAGCTGCTGGAGATCTAATTAAATATAAAGAAGGTCACTGGGATGTAGTAAAGAATGGTCCATATAATGAAGATGGATATATGGAATGGAATAGTTATTATAGAATGCTTAATGGATTACCACCGGCATATTCTCTAAATGATGAAAAGGCTTATTTTGCTGCTACTGGATACGATGAATCTATATATGAAGATACTGGTCTTGCGTATGTAATACCAGAATTATATGAAAGATACTTCATAGATATGGGTGATTATAAAGAAGAACTTGCTGGCAAATATTTACATGAATTAGATGGAGAAGAACTTGCTGTTATTATTGCAGATGGTACACTTGACCAAATTAAATCTGATTATGAATCTGATTCTCATTATCAATATATTTATCATCTTGGTGATAAAAGAGTTGACTATTATACTGCTAGAAAAGCTGTTAATTTTTCCTTGTTATATCTCCCTAGTTTAAATACATTTGATATTATTGAGAATAAATTTAGAAGAATGTATGATAGAAATAGACAATATACTATGGCTACTGTATACTCAGAAGCATATAGATTTATGTCATATCATTATGATGCATTTATACAAATTCTAATTATTATTCAAACAATGGTAGATATGATTTCTGAAGTACAAGAATATATAATCAATAAAGATGTATTCGACTCTAGAACCATCAGATATCTATTTGAATCTTATGGTATCGAATATTATAAAGAGATCCCAGTAAAGTATCAAATTAGAATAATCAAGAACGTAAATAAACTTCTCAAATACAAATCTTCTAATAGAAATATTGTAGATATTCTTGAGTTGTTTGATAATACCGATATCACTGTGTTTACTTATTATCTTATGAAAACCAAGAGAATAAATAGAGAAGACTTCTATTATTATACTGAGGATGATATTAATCCAAAGTATAATACTAATAGAGATTTCTATCTTGGTAGAATAGAAGATATAATGAATAATAAGATACCTTTAACAAATGTAAGATATGATGAAGAAGAACCTGATTTCATTAAGAAATATGTATATGGTTATTCATTAAAGGATCTAAAGAAAAAAGACAATACTGATAATAGAGTAATATTGGCATCTGATTATCAACCTATTGCTGGTAAATTTGCTGATAGTTTAAAGACTGACGATAATGATAATTCATTATCTAATAGCTTTGTATGTGACTTCCTTGATAATACGGCTATCAAGAATAAAAATGGGTGGTTTGGTACAGAAAGATATAATTCTCAGACAACAGATTATCTAACTAATAGAAATGACTATCTTAATAAATATAAAGATTCTCTATCTAATCTAATCAAACTGGTATTTGATAAAGAAAGAGCAAAAGATAAAACTTTTTCTTTAAATCAATTTAATTATAAGAAAGTAAAATATAGAATATATTCTATATTGGGTATATTCAACTTCAATAAAGATATCGATTGGGATAATGTTACTGATGAAGAACTTGAAACTTATTTTTATAATGCTGATACTTTAGTAGATGAAGAGTATTGTAATGATAATAATCTTGTTTATAAAGATACTATTGATTCTGAAAATAAGTATATGTTAAATCACACTATACCGTTTATGGTATGGATGCCTTATAAAAAATCTAGTATTAGCACATTATCTATTCAATCTTCTATTTCAGATTATATTGGTGATGAGTATTGTTATATATTCAATACTAATAATACATTTGGTGCTACTCCAAGTTCGTTGGGTAGTTTGTATGAAAAGTATACTAGATTATTTAGAGAAAACTACTGCATATCTACTAAACTATTTGTAGAAGCTGTGTTTGATTCTTTAGCATATGATAGTCTTAATAATCAAACTCCTAGATATTCTGGTTGGATTGATATTGGTCAAGCTATTTCTCAACTAGGTAAATCATTAGATGAAATAAAATTTGGAGATAAGATTACTACATTAAATAATCTAAATATCCCTATCTATAATAATGCTTATGTATATGAAGTAATTACTGAAGATATGATAGGTAAAGAATATTATAGAAAGAATTACGATCTATGTTTTCTTAAAGTACCTATCTTAGATCCAAATGCTTATGAAGTATTAGAAAAGAAAGAAAACAGAAGAAATTATGACACTATTACATTAGCAGATCCTTTCTGGGATGGTGTATCTACATTTGATATTCTTACAGATGAAGAAAGAGATAGTCTCCATAGAGAAAAGAAACAAGAAATTCTAAACAAAGAATTTACTATAGAACGTACTAAATATATTGCTGTTGAAGCGTCTATAGATCTAGTAAAGATGTCATATCAAGTAAGCTATTTTATGAATATGCTATATGATAAGCATCGTGATGAAGAAGATCTATATGTAGAAGTTGATCCAGAGATATCTCCAAATAAAGTTAGATTAAACGATCTATTGACATTTGCTATTGCACTTAACTTTATATACAATGGTGTTGAACCAGATAACATAGCTTCTGATATGGAGAAGAATATGTATATCAATGGATTTAACTTTGATACTGACTGGAATGATATATATAATTATCTTCAGAATAAACATTTTATCAATAATAATTATCTAAATGATATACACGATTACACTTATGTAAATGAATTTGGAGAAACTATTGAAAATACTGGTTATGGTATGGATCCTATGTGTAAAGGATGGATGACTGAACGATTTGATGATTGGTTTGTTTATGATGCTGAAAATGATATAAAGTATTATTATGGTTGTCCATATGATGATTCTAATAATCCTATGTTTTATTATACTGAAGATGGAACTAGAGTATTGTCACCTGATGAAATAGGAAATATCAAAAATGCTAAGCCATATTATTCTGATCCACAACATCTTATTCCTAATCCAAGTATAGGTGCTTTCTTAAGTGGTAGATATGAAAAATGTGATGAGAACTGTGAAGCTACAATTACTATGGAATTAGACTTCGGTGAATCCGATATATGGAATTATAATCTAGTAAAGCATCCTATTGTAGATGAATACGGTCGAATAAAGATAATTGATATATCTTGGAAGCCTACTCAATATGGTAATGATGATAACAACTCTCACGGATTATGGTTAGATACAGAATTACTTACTGTACTAGATAGTAATATGTCAGATCTACAAAAGATAAATATGTTAAAGAAGATCTATTATAGTAATACAAATCTATATAATCATCTTACTTACATGATGAGACATGCTGAATCTAAACGTATGTATGATATATACCATACTCTATTTGAATCATTTATGGAAACTAAGATGAATCATGACTACTATGGATTAATTGATGAGAATGAAAACCCAGTCTATACTGATTCTAATAATCCGGATGATTTATATCTTATGACCACTGTACAAGAAGTATTGTGTGATAAAGAAGGTTTTCCTTATTTCAGAGCACATGAATTAGATGTAAAGAATGATATTTATATTGATAGAGGTATATATAGATTGTCTCATAACACTGACTTTACTGATTGTAAATATGTCAATACTGAAACAGGTGATTCTGTTTGGTGTAGTTATGATGAAGACGAATATAACAAGTCGGGTCAAAGAAAGTTCCGTGTATATAGAGATGAACAAGACGTATTACCAAGAGAATATTATATGGTTCCTACTAAGGAAAATTATTTATTCGATATGGAAACTAGTGTAAAGACATATCTTATTAGTAAACAAGATCCTAATATAAAACTTGAAGTAGAATTAGATGAGGACGGTAATATAAAAGATTTAGATAAATATAAGTATATTGTAAATAGCGATGGTACTATAAGTAAGGTATTAAAAAATTCTCCTGTAGATAAAGATCAAAAGGAGATTATTATAACTAGAAAGATTGCCGATAGTTATTATGATTTCTTACAATATAGAAACCCAGCACTATATAGTCATTTGATTGACTTGAAATACAATTATAAGAATAATCAAATTACTGATCCTGAGACTAAGATGACAAGATATATTCCTTCTGATGAAAAAAGAAAGAGAATAGAAGCTTTGTGTGAACTTATTGTAGACGCACTAGAAAAGTACTTCGATCGTAATGAATGGAAATATATCTTTAATCTAATTCCAACTGCAAATATAGAAAATATCCAAAATTATATTATGAAAATGGTAGTATTTTTTAAGTCTTGGAAAACTCAGATTCTAGATACTTCTGTGAATTATATTATAGATGACCCATTCAATAATCATGTACACATTATAGATGATATGTACTATAATACTACATTTGATAATCTTCTAGAAAAGATTAGACCTAAAGAATATAAGTATTTCTTGAACCATACTGAATATAAAGATCCGATTAAGATTGGTGAAAAGTATGAACATAAAGAAATTTACTATGAGCCTTACACGATAGAATTCGGATTTGGCGAAAAGATGTATGGCCAAAATTTTGATTTTCCAGAATTAACGTCTAAACTAAACTTTAAAGACAAAATTACTATTGGTGAAAAAGTTGAAATGAATACTGTATATTATACTGGTGATGTACAACAGGATTCAAATGGAAACGTATTATTACCATAAGAAAGAGAGGTATAATTATGAATAAAAAACTCACTATTTTTGATGATAATGGTGGTACTAATATTCTAAAAGCTGATTCTGCTAGCATAAAAGGAACAGATATTATTCTAAAGTCTATGGATAACGGTAAAGTATTATTCCGTGGTAGTAATAAGGTAATTGTATCTGGTTCTGAATTCAATGCAATTAAAGACTTTGATTATGATAAGTTTGTTCATGATCCAGCATATGATTTCTTAACTTCTATTCCTAGTTACGATATGGCTTTTAAGAATGCTAATAGACCGTTTAAGATTATTGGTCAAAGTGGAGATATTGAAATGCCTATTGATATGTCCAACTTTGGCTCTGCTGGTTTAAAGTTCTATGAAGGAGAAAACTCTAATAGTGCTTTAAGTTCTTTCAGTCAATTAAGTATTAATACATTAGCACATCATAATTTATATAGATATTTTGCTCGTCGTGTTTGTCTATGGTGTGTCGGTATTGATGGTTGTGGTATCGAAGCATCCAGAGTATTTAAGGTTCATAATACTAAATGGATTGCACCTTATGGTTATTGGGATTTTAATGATGGTACTGGTGGAAACAATACTTATCCTACAACAGATACTAATAATCTTACTTGCTTAATTCCATTTAAGTATAGAACTACCGATGCTGACTTAAGTTCTTCTTATAGAAAACAGTATCACGGTCGTATGGTTGCTAATAATGCTATTGGATATTTCTTCAAGACATTTGATGAGTCTCCTAAGCTTATCAGACGTTATGCTGATGATAGTGCTGATCTTATTAACATTAGTGGTTCTGGTACTGATGTATGGAAAGATAAACGTGCTTCTGAAGCTGAGGTTGTTGTACAATTAAAGATGAGTGTAACAGCATCTGATTGTAGAGAATATTTTAATCGTAATATAGGAACAAATGATTCTAAGATCAATACTATTTCTCTATGTACAGCTATTCCGTATTTGAATTCTGCAACTAATATGGTAGAATATGCTGATATCAGACCATTCACTAGATTTAACTTTCCTAATGAAGCTCTCATTGATTACTCTAAGGGAATCGATATTACTTATTATCTATATTATTAAAAAAACAAAGGTGGGGACACAAACGTCCCCACCCTCGTTCTTTCTTTTACTTAATAGACTTAGCGATAGCTTTTGTTATATCAGCTCCATAATGTGAATGGATAGTAACTTTTAAATAACTGATAATAGCTCCACTAGTTATAATACTATTTTTAAGATGAATTATTCTAGTATAATCATTTTTATACAATTTTTTAAGTTCTATATATAATATAATGATATAACTATGAGTATTATCATCATATTCTTTATCAAGTTTATCTTTAAGAATATTAGCATAATACATTACAAGAGAAGTCATAGAATCGTGATTCTTTGCCTCGTTTTCAAATTCAATTCTGTTCAATAAACAAATTTTTGGTTTTCGTCCCATTTATATCTCCTTATGAATTTTGACAAGCTTCAATCATAGCATACTCTTCATCAGTAATACTATCAATTCCAAGCTGAGTAAATGAATTAATACAGATCATTGTATCGGTCTGCAATGACATCTTACCATTAAACATTCCATCATTATATGATATTTGCATACTGAGTCTAGGATTAAACAACTTAGCAGCATTTAATAAGAATTCATCATTAATAATAAGAAGAATATTCAAAGTATCGCCATCAAAGTCTGCACCCATTGATTTGAGAATCTCGTGAGGTACATGACAACTATAAGTGTCATTTTTAGTTACTCCAACTACATGAAGCTGAATAATAGAAGACGGAGAAATACTAGGATTTCGATTAAGTGTAATTGCTACATATTGACTATCAATAATATTCTGTATCAAATCAGCAATCATAGGATTATACTCAATACGAGCTTCATCCCAAATTCTATAAGCTTCTGACGGACTATATGTCTTTGTAAGAATATTAATGATAGTAAGACTCATTAATTCTATCAATGATGGATATGGAAGAATGATCTCATCAATCCTTAAATCAGGATCAGGAATAATTACATTTCTTGCAGTAAAGTTATATCTACCACCATTAAGAGATCTAGTATAACCTTTCTTTTGTGCAATTACCTTTTCAAGATCTGCATAGATCTCCATATACTTCATTTGAATATCATACAGAATCTGATTAGTCGGCTTATTTCTATTACGAGAATAAATATTGTGTTTATTAAGCTTAGCAACTAATCCAGCAATAAGATTATAAAGTGCATTATTACCTTCAAAGTTAAATTTATTCTGTTTAATAGAGAATGGTCTTAACTGAGAAGTATAAACTGGAAGACAATGACAAAATACAATTTTCTTATTCTGCATAATGTCTTCATAATAAGCCATCTTATTTGCATTAGATTTGTACTTATTTCTGTAGAATTCCATAACTTCATCAAATCTCTCTTTAAACTTGATAAAGCCAAGACCAGAAAACGGACTTGCTTTGGATGGTTCTTTTACATTTTCAAAACCATCCTCGTTTGTTTTAGTATCTATATTAATAATAGAATCCAAAACTTTCTTTCCCATAAATGAGATTAACTTCTTAAACATGTTTGGATGGATAATTTCAAAATCATTTATCTTAATCCAACCAGTAATAGAGAAGTCATTTGCAACATATCTAACCTTTGTGTGACAAAATGGGCAAAACAATCCATTGTTTACTTTCATCATTGTCTTTCCACATTTACATTTATAAACGTCTCCAAAAGGTGTCATGTCATCAATTTGCATACCAAATCTAGATGAAAAGATACTATCAATAGATCTAACATCCTTCTTGATATCTTGCTTCTTAGAAATATAGAAACCGATACCCTTGATAATATCATTCTTACAAGTCTCGTCAAAATCGATAGGAACGATTCTAGACTCGAACTTATAAATCGGTTGTCCGTTCTTATTCAAAGGAATATTAAACGGATAATTACCTGTTACAGAAACATTGTAATATTCCTGTAGTCTCTCATAAAGGTAATCATAATTTTCTGATTGTTGTGCCATATTATACCTCCTGTAAATTTATATTATCAGTAAGTTGGTACTACTGTATAATATCACCAGCAATCATAATGCCTTCTCTGAACTCGTTAAAATATTTATACTTCTTCTTAATAACAAGATAGTATTGATTAATAACGATATCTGGATCATTAGTAAAGTATTCTTTATACTCGTCTAGAATACCACATCGACGAATAATACTTTCTAATTTTGCCAAAGTAAGATCATCGTCAAAGACAATTTCTTCTTTTGCAGTAATGTCTAATTTGGGAATTGTCTTATTATCAGACAGCATTCCTGGAATTGTATTGATTCTAAAATCAATATCTTCATCAAAGTCTTGTACAATCTCAACACTCAATTCATTGATAATAAGTGTCTTAGATGGTACGATATTGATTGGTTTTGTATTCGATCTATTAAGTTCTTTGATCGAAACATACTTTTGTGGTTTTTGGCTTTCGTTTTTTGAATCTGTAATCACAACAGCCATATTACCACTCCTTTCTATTATATTTAAAGATTAGTTCATTACTAACTTCAATATTATAATATGTAATTATAACCCATTTCAACAATCATATAATTATATATCACAAAGGAGGAATTAAATTGGCTATTAAGAAAAGAAAAGCTAGATATATTACAGATTCAGAAAGAGATTATATCCTATCCCTTTCTAGTAAAGACTGTTTAAAGACAAGTGTATTCATGGAATGTTTCGGTGAATTTAATGGAAAGAAAAAATTCAACACTTATGATGTTATGAAAGTACCACCAAAGACATATCATAATAACAAAAATGAATTCGTTACTACTGTTGGTGCTTGGTTCTTTAATAAAGCATGCATTGATTATCCAGGTATCTTTGATGAAATTGGTTATATTAATAAACCAGTAAACAAAGGGGTATATGGTGATATTAATGACAAATTATCATTAGCTATTCTAGAAGATAGAGTCACTACTAAGCAGTTTAAAGATTGGATTCTTTGTTGTCAGAAATTTATGAACTACTCTACAGTAATTTGTACTACATCTTCTGAAGATATGCTACTAATTTCAAAAACAATAGAACCGAAGAAGAAAGAATTATTTAAGAAATATGAAAAAGAACTAGCAGCTGGTGACGCTTTTACAATGCAAAAGATAGAGAATGAATTACTGGCTTATTGTGAAGATAAACTAAAAGATGATCCTGCTTGGGATAATATTAAAGCTGGTGCAGGTGCTGACTTAGGTAATAACTTTAAAAACATGTATGTTGTTAAAGGTGCACAGAAAGATCCAGATCCTACAAAAGGATATAACATAATTAAATCTTGCTATTCTGAAGGTGTATCTAAAGATGATTATGCTGCTATGGCAAACTCACTAGCAGCAGGTCCATATGCCCGTGCTAGAAAAACTGCTGTATGGGGATATGAAGAAAAGAAATTCTTATTAGCTTTCCAGCATGTTAAGTTAGGACCAAAAGGTAGTGACTGTGGTACTAAACGAACAATTACAGTAACCTTAGATAAGAACTATTTAAAGATGTTAATGTATTCTTATATAGTAGAAGGAAATAAATTAGTACGTCTTGATAGTACAAACATAGATAAATATAGAGGTAAGAAAGTAAAAATGCGTTTCAGTAGCTTATGTAAGAATGAATGCATTTGTAATAAGTGTGCTGGTGACCTATACTATCTATTAGACACTCCTAACATTGGCACCGCCACACCTCAATTAGCCAGTGCAGTAAAGAATATCATGATGAAATCATTCCACGACAGTACAGAAAAATTTACTCAGATGGACGCTATGGAAGCATTCGGTGAATAAATTTTTAAAATTATGATATTTCTAACGCTTGATTTGGTTTCATGATAATAAAATATTAACAGCATAACTTATTTATAAAAATTATAAATAAAGGAGGTTGCTGTTGTCATGAACGAAAACAGTACAAATTATCTTCAACCTGGAGATATAGTTGGAGATATGTTTTTAATGAGATCTTATAGAAACGTAAAAGCACATAGAAAGTATTTTTCTACTAGATGTATTAAATGTAACAGAATTAAAGAAATAAGTGAATATGACTTAAGAAATAATCCAAATGCTTCAAAACATGGAATAGCTTGTAGTCGTGATATTAAATCTTTAGATCCTACATTTTATGATACATTTATGCATTTAAAAAGTAGAATCAATAATCCAAATGATAAAGAATATCATAGATACGGTGGACGAGGTCTTACAACTGATTACGAATATCCAGTAGATTTTTTTGATGCTTGTTATGCTCAATATGTACAAATGAAAGCTAGATATCCTGGTGTAAAATTATCTATTGATAGAGTAAATAATAATCTAGGGTATGTAGATGGAAATATATCTTGGGGTACACCAATACAACAAACAAGAAATTCTACAACTGTTAGAGAGTTTATAGCAGAAGCACCTAATGGTCAATTATATCTCACTAACAATCAATTACAATTTGCTGCAAGACATAATCTAGATTCCAAACGTATTTCAGATTGTCTTAGAGGAGAGCAGAGTACAACTGGTGGAGGATGGAAATTTTATAATCTGAATCCACTATTTGTATATAACTTTGATAATGATTCAAGATTTATTAAAGAATTATATTATTAATGGAGGCATTTATGATGGTTGAAGATGAAGTATTATAAATTACATTGATAAAAACTAATCACTAAAGGTTAATTCCTTTAGTGATTTTATTTTAAAGAAAGGTTGATATTATTATGGAAACTACGTGTTGTAATGCTAATGACAAAGAAAAGAAACAAAAAATAGAATGTTTTACAGCTTTTATTAAAGCAACCCCTACTGCTACTAATGTTAGTGTGGAACCTACACTTACACTTAAAGAATATAAAGTATATTTTACGATTATATGGATTGATACTAATTTTAAAATAATTGAAGGTTATGGTTCTTATGATTTTGATACTGTAAAGAAATGGTTAGATACAGAGTTTGAAATTATCGATATCAAGTCAATCAAGAATAATACAAAATTTATTCAAAGATTTGTAAATGATCTTACGGATAAACTCAACGCAATTATAAATACTTCAGATTGGAAAATTGATGATGATAGTATAGATGATATGGTTAAGGAAAATATGAAGAAGAAATGTTGTAATTCATATTTTGATATTCCAGATCATATTAAAAATAATAGAGATAAGTACACATATATTCCTATTGGTTTTAAGTTTAGAACTGCACTCGAATTTATTAGTTTAAATGATGCTTGTGCAAGAAAGTGTTGGGAAGATGATAAATTTATTATAATTATTAAACGGCATTATAAAGATTTAGATGAGTCTGGTAAGATTATAACAAAAGAAGAAGAAATTATTCAAATAAAAGAAAATGGACACTATAAAGATTGGAAACCTTCTCAAGAAGATTTAGATGCTAGAGATTGGTATGTGTATTATTGATAATTTGCTATAACTTATTTATATATTATAATTATGAATATAGGATACTGTAAAACAGTTATAAAGATTCAACATCCTATCGGAGGAAATAATGAACACAGTTGATGAAATAATAGAAAAAATGAATGCGGCTACAAAGGCTGAAGATTTCCAGCTTGTAGCTACATTAATAGAAGAAATGTCTGAGGCTTTGACTTCAGACACAATTAGAGAAACAGAAGAATGCCTCTCTAATTTAGAAAAGATAAGTTTCTAAAATTTAATGGGATCTCTTATAAATAAGAGATCCCATTATCATTTTATTTTTTTTAATTTTATATCGAAACTTTATAATAAAGATGATGATATATAACTACTGTTATTTAAGGAGGTAAATCCTAATGAAGCAAGTATACTTAATTCCAATGTCTAGAAATGAAAAAGACAATGAAACTAAGATCAATGAAGCAATCTATAAGATTGGAAAAGATTCTTCTGTTACTTGGTTAGCAGATCTTATTAAAGCTTTGGATGATGGAAAGTATATGCTTGTTGCTGAGAAAGAAGATTCTGCTGGTTCTGAAACTCCTGAAATTGGTGTAAGAGTTATCAGAGGATCACAAAGTATGATCAAAACAGAAGAGATCATTAATGAAGAATTAAAACAAATGGAACTAGATGAAAAGTCGTTTATTTCTATTTGTCGTCCTTCTGAATATATGTACATTATTCTTTTTGAGTACAAAGCTGGTACTAATCCAAGAATTAAGATCGTTCCTAATCCAGCAGATCCATATTCTGGATCTCGTTTATTGACTAGTATATTCGATAGATTAGATAATGATAAGGATTGGGGATTGGAACCATATGACAGTTTTATGCTAGATGATAAGAATATGATTATTCTTTTTAAAGAATGATTGGAGGTAATTATAAATGAAAAGTCTTATTATTAATATTGGTCGTGCTGATATTTCTGAGATTGAAAAGCAGGTAAATGCAAAGTTAGCTACTGTAGAAAAGTTCTCTTCTATTAAGCTGACTTTTAACGGTCATAATAATATTGCTGTTGTTCTTTATGATGATGCTAAGTCTACTATTACAAAGCCTCAAGTAAAGCTTGTACAGTTCTCTATTAATGATGCTGTAGAAGCAGCAAAGACTATCGATGCTGCTCTCGAAGGTCTTGATGTAGTTAGCGTTGAACCTACAGCTATTATTGATATGGATCGTTTACTAGTTGTATATGATGCAAAAGGCACTTCTTCTGATGATACAACTGGTGATCAAACAAAAGAAAATGATGATCAATCTACTGAAGATAAAGGTTAAAACATTAGCACCATACCTTAAATGGTATGGTGCTTTTGTATACCTTCTTAAATATAATATAAAAAATAAGAGAAGATTAGATCAACTCTTATTTCAAAGTGTTGTTATAGAGAACTAGTTCATTTTTATCCTACAATCCAGACTTCACATGACACACGTCCAAGATTTCGGAATGAACTAGGAACATTGCTGTAGTTAGAATAGAAAATATCGATTACATGACCTCCCATAGCACCAGTATCATCTACTCTATAAGTACCATCAATAGAACCATCTGACGATTTAATATACACGATAGTTCCTAAAGGAATGCTATTACAAGCAACAGAGTAGTTATTAATTAACGTTCTACCCGATGCACCATAGCACCCATAGCCACCAGAATAATATGTCATTTCAGATACTGTATAGTTTCTATTTCCACTATTATTAGAAGACACTTGCTGTACTGATGCTTCTTGTTTAGGTGGAATATATTCTTCACCAATTGTAATATCTGGATTACATACTTGACACTTTCTGGCTGTATCTATATAATCACCATAAATAGCTTCCATACAAGACGGATCTGCGTACTGACAATCCGCAGTGTGTACCCTCATACTATCTTGATAGAAGTAATAACAATCCTCTACAACTGCTTCTGTAGTTGTTGTAGTAGGAATAGTTGTTTCTACAGTGGTGGAATCTGTAGATGTTGTTGCAACAGTAGTAGTTTCTGTTGTAGTAGTTGTATATGCGATCTCGGTATACTGCACAATCTTTTGGTCTAATACTTCTGCTTCTGAATCAGTTGTAACAATAGTAAGTGCCTCTGCTTCGATAAATTCTTTATTATCAATCTTCTCAGCAGTAAATACTGTACTAAGTACAAATCCTAATAACATTATGACCGTAAATATAATAATTCCGATCAATGTAAAATAAGTTTTCTTTGACATAATAAATAACCTCATTTCTTTCTTCTTTCTTTTTACTTTTCGGGTGTGGATTGCAAGATTAAATATAATCTTGTCTCTATAACACTTTTATAGTATACAGTCGAAAAAAGTTATGTAGATGAGGCAAAAACCTCATCTACAATTGTGGAGGTATACCTTATTTATTAGTTGTATTATAAATTCCTGAATACTCAAGAATTGGAGACAACGTTGGTGCTTTATCAATAAGCTTATTTTCAACAGAAGATAAAAATTCTTTGTCATGTTTATCAGTAAACTCAGCAAGAATAATACCAAGAATATTATTATCATGATCGTATACAGCTATAGCACTGGCAGATCTAATATTATTACTTTTTAACATACCAGAAAGAACTGGTGAATCATGAACTAATTCATCAGTATCTATATCTACATCACATATACTCATTTTACCATTCTTATAAATATATGAAATACTATTATCAAACATTTGCAATGGTAAGCCTGTATGTGATTTAATATTTTTAATCACCCCACAATTCTTTTCTACAACTTCACATATACAAGATGTTTTAAAGAATGGTAAACCATGAGAACTATATACACCATTATGGAATACATATATAGCTATTCGACTAGTACCAATATCATCAGATAATTCTTTTAGTACGTCTTTTAAACTAGAATTTATATTTAAAAATACTTGTACTAAATCAGGTTCTCTAGGTTTTACTTGCCTATCATTGGTCTCTTCCTCCTTTTCTTCTTTGTTTTTTAAAAGCATATCAACAAGCTCTTGCTGTTGTTTAATAATTTGGTTGTTAGTTTTTTGATTATTATGTAAAGTATATCCAATAATAGATAACACAATAATCAAGAAAACAGCAATAATAACAGCAGATGCACCGTATGTATGAATTAAATCAGAATATTGACTGACATCATTAACATAATCATTTTTAGATGTTTCTGCAACTGTCAAAATTGTAGTGATCATATTAACTCCTTTCTGAGTACATCCCCTATAAGAGATCATTACTCCAATATTATTAGATTGTTGAAATAAACTGAGGGATAGCCTTATGCTATCCCTCAATATTTTTATTCTTCAGTACTAGTTTCAGGGGCTTTAATATCATCACCAAGATAATATAGAGTACCGTTTGTATTGTCTTGTTCTACAACACCACTTGCTTTAGGAACTTCAAATAAATCTAATTTTTCATCAATATAAGATTCACCACTAGTATAATATTTATCTACTATACTTGCAATTACATCATTTCTATTAATAAAATCAGGTTCATTAGTATTACTCTTATTATATAATGTCATAGGTCCTTTAGCAGTATCATAATTATAGAATAACTTATTTAAATTAGTATCAGATAGATCATTAAGAATATCATCTAATAATGTACGTTTAGCATACGCTTCTAATTTAGTAAGATCTACAGAAGATACTAACTTTGTAGATTTATATACATTATTATTATCAGTATTATTAAATTGACTTGATGTGTTTGTATCATGATTTAAACCATCATTAATATACATCTGTTCAATAATATCTTGTGTATCTAAGTGATTCATCACTTCTAGTATAGCAGCGTTCATCTCTGGATTATAAGTACTATAATCTGTATTTACACTCATTATAGTATCAGATATATCTTCAAGTTCATCTAATCTTACTTTCTTACCATTTAGAAATACAAATACAGAATGTTTACTAGAAATAGCATATAAAGGAGAACGTAATTTAATATAGTTAGTTCTAGAAGTGTTGTTCTCATATAATTGGTTACCCATTACACGATATTCACTTTCCTTATTACTTACTTCAATATCACCATTTTTAATATATCTTTCTTTATTTTTCTCATCATAGTATTCTGTATCTATATGCTTAAGATCATTAGTTATATAGAATATATCAATTCTATCTCCAGTCTTTATAGGAACATTAAATACAACACCTACGTCTGTAATTGGAGTATTGATAATAGAATGTAAATAGTAGAAAGATTTTGGTAATAACAAACCATTTTTAAAGATCATTAAATGAGAATTCTGTAAGCAGAACTTAAAGTCATCATCATCTGTTTTATAAGTATAAGTCTTTTCATCAGTTTCCTCATACTCTTTCTTATTCATTAGATATATAGTGCCAGGATCCATATCTTTTTCAGCAACAAAATACTTATATCTAAATTGACGTTTTGATGATAAGTATAATGTATAAGGAACAGCAATATCTCTATCTGTATCATAATTGCCATCATCAAAATCTTCAGTTTTTTGGTCAGAACCAGTGTTAATACCATTACCAACCTTTATAACGTCAATAGTAGTTCCAAAGAAAGCATAATCACCAATAGTAGTTATATTATCTCCAATTACTAATGTATGTCCCATAGATCCACAATTATAAAATGCATTATTACCAATCTTAGTAATAGATTTTGGAAATTCTATTTTGTCATGCTCAGTTCTTGTACCATCATTATATTCTATTCCTATAGTATTAAAACCACCACCAGAACAGAACAACTCTGGAATATAAGTAATTTTAGTATCTTCTTTAAAATAAATATTATTTAAAGATGCACATCCATAAAACACGCCTTCGCCAATACTAGTTACAGATGCTGGGATTACAATATCATTCATAGCTGTACAGTTTTGGAATGCATATTTTCCTATAGTAGTTAATGTATCAGGAAGAATAAGTTTAAACTTACTTACTTGTAGATTAGACAAAGCATATTCTTCTATTACAGTTATTTCTTTCATTTCTATTATAGATAATCCGTCTAAAGACTTAGCTAAATTTTCAATAAATGATTTTCTTACTGTAGAATCTTTATCATCGCCATATATAGTAATTTGACTATCGTGTCTATCTACAGAACTAAAGTCAGTAGTACCACAATATAAAGTTTGCATCTATATTCCTCCTCTCTTATACACTACCATTTTGAGTTTCTTCAGGTTTAACTTTTATATTACCATCAGTACATTTAATACCACCACCATTATTAAGATTAGTAGCATCTCTAATCCAAGGTAAGGTTTTAGAAATTTTATTCCATCCTTCCATAGTACCATTAAATTCAATAGAACGTACATTTTGAGTAGCAAATGCCATTAGACCAATACCGGTAATACCACTTGTTCCTCCGCCACCAGGTTTAACATGTACACCACCATCAGTAGTACCATCATTTTTAGGAACAGTACCATCAAATAATAAGAAATATTCTCCTCCACCTTGTTTTGTAACTCGATGAAGACCATTTAATTTATTATCATCTTCTAAATGCATAATAAACTTTTCATTATTATAAGCCATAGAGGTTTCGGCTTTGTATGATTTCATTTTATATGATAATTCATACGCTGTATTATCAACATTGTCAACCGTCCATTTATCATCTTTATTAACAGGCATTGTATTTACAAGTAATTGAACATTTTCAGCATCAATAATACTTGTATCACATGCAATAGCACAATCTAAATCAACAGTTCCAGTTAATCCTTCGTATAGACCTTTATCCATTAAATTACCATAATTATCAGTTCTTATCTTATTAACAGAATTAGAAAAATAACCAGATGGTACACTTAATTTTAAATCATCATTAGTCTCACAAAGTTTTTTCATAATAGTATTATTAGCATTTAAGAAAAATACAAATTCAAATTCATCTGTATCTACAATCTGATCTTTATTAAAATCCACTATGAATGATATATCTGTATATTCAATACTATGATATCTATCATAAAGCTCTCTATTCTTAAAGATCATTACGTAGTTTTCTTGTTTGCTAATATTCCATCTAGAAAGCTCAATCTTCGAATTATCGTGCACTTCATCAACTTGAGTTGTTATAACGAGTTCATTATTATAATACAATTCAATCATTTCTGTTATTCTATTGTATTTTACTTTATCATATACCTGAGTAAAGTTCTTATCTACATCTTTAAATGCATATACTCCAGAAGCTTTTGTAATGGTAGGATTTACCTGATCTCCATACTTCATATTAATATTAGCCGTTTTGGATACAAATCTTTTAATACCCTTCTCATCTATATATTGAAATGTATTTATATCAACAATATCACCATAACTACTATTAAGAGTTACAATGAATTTTATATTATCAAACAAAATCTTTCTATTCTTATTCTTTATAAATGTCATTACCTTATTCTTATTTAAAGATGTAATTCTTACATAAGGATGACTAGCTTGAATCTTCTTTAATTCAGCACCAGTTCTTGTAATAGAAACAATGCTACGTTTTATAGATTGTTCTACTTTATCAGCGTCATAACCGATAACATAATTTAATCCTTCTTTTAAATTCTCTTCATATGTCTTATTAAAGTCATAAGTAAAATTAAACACTTCATCTAGTAAATGCATACTATCTATTGTATATTCTTTTTCATCAAGACTCCAATAGAACATTTCTGGAAGATTTCTTCTTAAACCCCATTCAGATTGTAATCTATGTGGTTTATTATCTTCTGTACGATATCCATAATTATAATAAAACTTAGGGTCATATCTATAATCATAGTGTACAGGATATTGTTCATTTGATGTAACAATACAATCTTCTCTAGACATGCTTCCTAGAGATTTAGGAATAATATAATCAGCAGCATAATTCATTTTATAAATAGAATTAGCTACTAATTTAGGATCGTATTTGAAAATATTCTTTGCAATAGCATTTAAAATATTTGCTGTCTGACGATCAACGTAACTATTCGTAACTGGATATTTATCTAGATTTGCTACATTATCATTATCGAAATAATATATGAATTCATCTACTGGAGTAGCTCCTTCTTCCATATTATTAAGATATGCTAATTCAAATCTAATCTTTAACTTATCATACTGTACATCATCATATTCTTGAGTTAGATTAAATTCATTTGCTATTGGTGTATAAGGAACAATCTTACCTTTATTATCACCCTCATAATTATAGAATATATCATTAGGTTGAGTTAGATCATCTCGTCTTTCATCATCTATAGGAATTAAAATATCTGGTAAAGTAGCTCCAGTTAATTTCATAATATTATTAAAGTACTCTCTAATATTAGAATTTAATACGCCACCAGTATAGATATCTTTTTCATTAATCTTTTCTGCAAATATACTATCTTCATCTTTAGGAACAGCTATAAATCCACCATTAATATAATTTAAGAAACTATGTTCATCGACTTTATTAATATTGATTACAAGCTTATATTTATCTGCTGGAATTTCTTCTGTTGTATGAAGAGTAACTTTTATTCTAGTGCGTTTACCATCTACTCTAGGGTAAGATTCAACATCAGCTAATACAACTTGATTTGTTTTTGTTTCATATACAGCTACAGCTTTTACATTACCAACAATAGTTTCATACCAAATATATATGCCTGTATTTGATTTTGCAAATGCTGGATTACCTTTAATAATATCTGCATAATATATAGTAACTTTATAAGTATTTTCAGGAATATTATTACCATCTTTATACATAGTAATAGCTATTTCATTTGTATCTTGGATATAATCAATATCGGCCAATACAATATCACCTGTAGTCATATCAACTATTTTAACAGCTGGACATTCTTTTATAGTTTCACTTACAGGAATAGTCCAAACACATTTACCATCTTTATTAGCAACTAATTTAGGATTCATTACAGATTTAAACTTATTTGGATCCATCTTTATTCCAGATACATTTATATTTCTGAAATCATCAAATGAAACTTTATTATCACCGTTAACTTCACTTATAGCATTATATAATAATAGACATTCATATGGAGTTACATAATGATATTTATAACCATACATAACACCATTATTAGCTATATAAGTACCAATATCTTTCTTAGCTAGAATATAAATTTCATTTAAATAAGTTTCAATATTAGCAGTTACGTCTTTTCTATATTTCTCATATTCATCAGAAATTCTATCATGATTTTTAATTCTCAAGATATTATCTTGATCGTATAATACTTTTGTATTATAGAACACTTTAAATACTCTTGATCTATTAAATAGACGCTTAAATCTAACATCCATAATATTAAATGGATGCCAAGTTATTGTAAAGTCATCATTCTTTAAAGTTCCGTTTTTATTAGAGTCATCATATCTATTTAACTCAAATCCTAAAAAATTAAACTGTTTTAATTTACATCTATAATCATTATCACAAAATTGCTTAAATGACTTTGTGTAATTAATACCAGCATCAATAAGATGATCACTATCTTCACTATCATATAAAGTAAATTCCATAAACTTTATATTGTCATCTACACATATTATCTTGTCAAAATTATATCCTGTATTATATCTATAAAGATCAGAATCTATATGAGTAAATCTCATAGATAAAGATGTCTTATCAATAACAAATATAATTGGTTTATTGATATTACCATTTGTTACATACTTATCATAATATGGATTTTTATTATTATATACAGAACCGATGATATATTGTACTTTAAATGGAATGTGAATATAATCTAAATATATCTCTTTACTATCGTCAATCAAATCAAGCCCAGATTTAGGTAGATTTGTTATAATGATAAACGTATCTATATTATCTACAGATATAAGAATTTTTGTCCATTCTATAGATAATCCATTTAAGTAAATCATAGCTGCATTTACCCAACCAAGATTATATAGATTATACAATGTACTTGGAACAAATGTATCTATATCTTGACCACTTAATAATGGATAATCAAAATCAGCATCAGATTTAACTTTCTTTTCTTTGCCATTATTATCAATTACAGTATAACTATCTGTTCCATCAGCAATGCTAGACAAAATATTGCTGATAATATCACTATAGTTTATAGTTACAGCATTTGTATCTTTGATCAATGAATAGTATGTTTTATATTTATCACTATATTCAGTAAATGTATTTCTAATCATTTCTCTAAATGTTACATTATTGTCTTCATCTTCTTTTAGACTCATAAGATGAATAGTTCTATCATAAATAAGACGTCTATGTCTGTCATCAATAAACTTAACTTTATTTGTTCTAAAAACAAATTCTTGAATAGAACCTTCTCCAGTATCAGATTGAATACCGATAGGAGATAAATGATCTTGAAAAAAATAAGTAAATGACTTAACTCTTTCTTCAACAACTTCTCCGCTATCTAATTCAGTCTGTACATATTCAAACGGTTGAAAAGACATTCCAGGAATTTCTACTGGAACTAAACAAGATTCAAGAGCTTCATAAGTACTTTCTGTTCTCTTTCTAAGTTCTTCAATCTTATTTCTATAATCAGCATAGTAAGTTGTATCAATATCACTCACTGGTTCGTTATCATTATACATATATTGAGTATCTATAGAATATTTGTCGCCAGGGCGTATATTATTTTCTTTCTCAATATATGGATATTTAGTATTAGTTTCATTAATTGGATTAGATACAATCTTACCTTGTATATCTTCCATATATTTACTCATACTAACGTCCCACCTTTAGCAATAACATTCTTAGTATAACTTACTAAAGTATTTCCTACCACCTTTTCGATAGTTTTCTGATTGTTAATATATGCACCGCAATATGCATCTGTTAACATTGCAGATAGTGCTGGATAATATTCAAGAGAGAATACTGTATTAGAGCCGTATAGATACATCCATTTATCTAATACATTATCTACTTTAATTCCAGGTACTTTAATAAGTGTAGCAAGTTTAGAAACAAAAGACTTGATATTATCAAAATCTTCTTCATCACACTGAGTCATTATCATTTCTTGTTCTCTTTCAGAAAGATTAGTAATCTTACCGGCAATATGTTGAAAGTTATTATTGAAATCTTTCTGGATAATATTCTCAGTAAAGTACATACAAGCCAAGAACTGACATTTAGATTTAGAAGAAGGAATTACAGAAATCTTTGCTAGATAATCAATTACATGAGTAAATAGATTAGCAAAAGCTTCCATTGTATCAGAAATCAATTGTGTAGAAAGAATCTGATTCTCGGCTTTATGATAAATCATTGTTACCATAGCATTTACGATATGAGAAACTAAGATATCAATACTACGGCATTTATAATTACCACTCTTATCTAACGTAATAAGACCAGTACAGTCGATAAAAATCTTATAATCTGTATTAGATTTAAATTTAGGATCCCTTGCACAAATAACTCTAAATTGTGTATTCAAGGGCATAGATTCAGATAAGCAAAGAATAACGTTCTTAGACATAAGAACTTTCAAGAGACTATTATCGATCTGTCTCTTTTTGAATTCATACTTAATATCTTCAAACTTATCAGTGTCTTTATCAATACGATTAGCATTGATAAGGAATCTAAATATGTTTTCTTCGTATGGAAATTTGCTATAAATAAATGTATTATTATACGTTTTAGGCATAATTAATCCTCCTTTTCTAGTCATTTATATTAAAGTTCAAGCTAACAAACAAAAAAGAAAACGTGCTTGGCAATAACACGTTTCTTCTTTTGTTATATTATATCAGATTACTTCCACCAAACACCATCGTTAGACAAAAACATGGCCAAAATCAAAACAGTCAAGAGGTTCTGTCCTTGACCAATGGGATCCGGACAAGGATTTTCATTAACTATTCCAATTTCATGATTATCAATAATAATAGCACCACTATTATAATTATTAAAAAGCATTTTAATTGCTTTACATTCTTGTACAACGACAGTCATATACCCTTCATAATTTTCGTTTTTGTAACAACATGTTATCGTATATAAATTATCACCCTGCTTCTTAAAATACGATTTACTAATTTTAATTTCAGTATCTTCAATATCATTATACTTAAGACAATACTGAAGATTATCCCAATAATCTGAATAAGATACGAGAGTAGCCAAGACTTCAGCAAAAGTTCTCTTATATTCAAATACAGGCAAAGTTTCTCGATAATAGTTAACGAGTTCTTGTTCATCATTAACATCCCAGTAGCTTAACATTTCATCCATGAAATCGATGTTGGAATATTTCATCAGATTAATTTCAAACTTTTCACTAAATTTAATCAAAATACTATTTTCAGAAGCAGTCAGGATATAGTACATCAAATCCTTATTCAATCCACCTCTAAAAAATGCTCTACGCCTAATTGTCTTACAGTTCTTTTCAAAGTTAACGGTAGCGAGAATAATTCCATACTTAGAAATCTTTGAAATATCCTCTTTTCCGAAAAGATCTCTGAAATTAATCTCTTTCTTTATAGTAACCTTAGTTACGGAGTCTACGTACTTTACAGTAATATTGTTAATCATTATGAATTCCTCCATTTTCTTCATCAGGGATCATAGTAATAGATCCAAAGTTTATGTTCTTCTATTGCTCAGTTTAAGGTCTCCGAGCATCCAGACTGAATAGCTTCTCAAAGGATAGTCTAATATCTATCTCTATTCACTATAATTATATATAGATAAAATATAAAATAAAGACAGACTGGAATTTAATCCAGTCTGTTTATACAATTAAGCTGACCAATCATGTTTCTTAAAGTTTGCTATTTTACCTAGCATCTTACATACGCATTTATCTCTCAACGTTATATATTGTTGTCTAGATAAGCCGTACTTGTTTCTAAATATATCTGTTCCTAATGATAGCCATTCTGTATATAATTCATAAGCATCTTCTTTTGTTTCTGGTAGTTTCAATGTATTCTTTATCTGAGCATTAAGTTCTTCTATAGATACTTGTTTAACTTCAGTAAACAGATCAACTGACGGATCATACATATTATTCATAAACATTTTCTGTCCATTAACACAACCATCATTACTTATAGTAACAGGATGATTAAATACTTGTGCTTTTGGATACTTGTCTTTGAATATTTTGACTATTGTATTTACTGATGAAGCATTAGCAATATTTTGTAAAGTATGTAATGCAACAGCAGCATCTACAATCTCTTGAGAAGCACGTCCCAATTTTACTTTCAGTTGATAAGTATTGATAGTGAATATCTGAGATACATCGATAAAATTAGAGTTTAGATTGTTTCCAATTCCAGGGACTTTAATTACTCTACCAGAAGTAATAGAGTTAGAATCAAAAGATCCAGATTTAGTCGAGAATGGTAATACCTTAACGATATTAATATTATTCTCGTCACTAGAAATAATTAGAACTGGTCTATCGGGTTTTCCGATTATATGGTCATTCTTTTCAATATCATCAAGTGGTTTAAATAATCCTTCACAGATAAATATATCTCCTCTATGAGCATATACTCTGTCTTCATTATCTATACCAGTTTCAAATGATAAATAATTTTCCATATATTACACCTCCTTACTATAAAGTTAAAGTAAGTGTAATAATACAAAAAAAAAACAATCGGGTCTGACCTCCCCGATTGTTTGTTTGAATTGAAAAGATTATGTTTATCTCTTATTTAACTCGTTTACCATATCTACCATGTCATTCATCACCTTAATTCTTTTCTTTCTGGTTTCTGATGCTTTTTTGTATGATGGTTTACATGATTTACGGTGTACTGTTCTTTTCTTTTTTAATCCTATTCTTCCTAATCCATAGGATTCTAATATTTTGTTTAGTTGAATTATTTTGCAAGTAGATAAGAATCCTATTTTTTCTACGACTTCTTGTTGCGTGAGTCCTTGGCACGCTTCGACTAGCCTTTTCAAAATATTTATATTTGGAACAGTATTGTGTTGCGTAATTTGAGAAATATGTTTATAAAATACCGCCCAATCGACATTGTCATAAAATCCGTCATCTTCCATATTACTTACTCCGAGTGCAGATTTAATGATATTCTTATCATGATTTGTAGAAGTGGAAATGAACTTAATAACATCTTCAATTGTTATTTCATGTTTTTCATCCATGTCCACCAAGCCTTCAAGATTTTCAACAAGATTGGAAATCCTGCTGATTTCTTGATCATACTGTTCCATTTTTTCTTTCAGCTCTTCAATATGATTTTTGTAACCACGAATTACATTCGCTGTGACCATACGGTTACTGGTATACTTTTGTTCCTTCATTTTTATTTCCTCCTAGAAATTGAATAATATACGTACTGAGCAGCTTTCTTTCTTCTCTACTCACTATAATATTATACAATCCAAAGTTTTTATAATTACTACTTCAAAAACTTACTTATAATATTCTTATGAAAGATGGTGCGATTATGTATTCTAATAATAGAACTCTTGTAGAAATTCATACGGCAGATATTCATTTCGGTGCTATGGATCCAAAGACACAATATGATATTTTAATGGATCAAATGATAAATGAAGTTAGTAAGATTCATTTCGATGCATTTTTTATTAATGGTGATTTATTTCATCATAAGTTTATGTCTAATTCCGATGTAATTATGTATGCTTTGTTATTTGTAGATGAAGTTGTAAAATTATGTATTAGAAATAATGCTACATTAGTATTACTACATGGTACATTTTCTCACGATGCTGATCAGTTGAAATTATTTTATAGATATATCAACTCTGGTGTAGATATTAGAATTGTAGAATATATGCAGTTCCAAGACATCAAGGGAACAAAGGTTTTATGCATTCCAGAAGAGTATGGTAAGGGTAGAGATTATTATGAACAGTTACTTTATTATACACAGGATTATGATATGGCTGTTTTACATGGTAATATTAAAGGTGCTATATATGGAATGGATAAAGAAAATCTAGATTCTCCAAAGAGTCCAGTATTTGATATTAATAGCTTTGCTAGATGTAACGGTCCTATTTTATGTGGACATGTACACGTTCAAGGTTGTTTTCAAAATCATATATATTATTCTGGTAGTCCATTGAGATGGAAGTTTGGAGAAGAACAAGAAAAAGGATTCCTTGTTCTATTATATGATAAACCTACACATCAGTATTCTGTACAATTTCAACCAGTAAAATCATTTAGATATGATACTATCAATTTGGATGAAATGATAAATGCTGATCCAAAAACTATTATAAATCATATTATGAATCTAAAGAATAGTGGTATAGATTTTATTAAGGTAAGATTCAAAAATGCTACAACTTCTACAGATGCAGTTAAACAGTATTTTAGTACAAAGAATCATAATATTATAATCGACGTTCAAGATTCTGGTTTTATAGAATCGATGAAAGAGAATCAAAAGAATAATAATAAGTTTGCTAAGTATGATTATATATTTGATCCCAACTTATCTGAATACGAAATCTTTGCTAAATATGTTAATCAAAGTAAAGGCGAAGAGTTTATTACATCTGATGAACTAATAAAGATTTTAACAGAGATAATGTAATTTAAACTTATATATTATTACGGTGATAATATAGGATACGGAAATCGTTATAAAGTAACTCATCCTATATATGGAGGTTAGTATGAACACTAATAACAACTATATTCAGGTCCCATATGGGGCAACCAAGTACACCAACAATGATATTACTACTATTAATTCATACAGTAGTTTTGTCATGGAAAAAAGTGAATTTAACGGTTTATGTGATATCGTTATTTCACCAAACAAAACAGAAAATGTCAATTTAAACCTTGGTATTAACGACTCAAATATTATGAGAAGAGTCAGCAAAGAAACTGTAAGATTTACTAAAATAAATTTTACAAATAATGAAAACATGATACAGTACATTAAATCAGATGAAGTATTAAATGAACTTTATAATCTGTGTAAAGATATCACAGATGGATTTATTCTGATTACAAACTGGAACGATTATAATCTTCAAGGCAGCATTGAAACTGTACTCGAATATTATAGAAACAACGGTTATGAATTAAATAAATTACCGATATTTATCTGTTATTATAAAAATCATATCAACAAAAGATTATGGGTAACAGATACTCCTGATTTCGATTCAGTGGATTACTTTGTAAAGTTGTCAGATCTTGACACTAGACTTTTGACAACAGAAGAAACATTTATTAAAATATGCAAGAAGATTTTCGGTAATAATAAGGAGGACTAATTATCATGGAATTTACTACAACATACCCTTGTAGTGGTATTGAAAATGTGAGAATCACTAAAGATTCTCACAATGTAGATATCGAAATTATTGATACTACTAAAAATCGAGAAGACGACAAAGCATTTGAAAACTATTTCGGAATTATTCGAGAAGATTCTTATGATGCTTGCTACGAAGTTGTAAAAGAACTTATCATTCTCAGAACTATTCGAGGAAATATTTATAATGCTTGCCACGGAGTTGTAAAAAAATTTATCATTGTCAAACAATGGAATGACTATGTTCCGATCAGCCTTGTGTGTGAACTAGTCAAGGAATATATTGTGTCACGTAAATTTAAAAATACTCCTCCGGTATTTATTATATTTGATCGTGAACATGAGATGGTTAGAAAATGGATGACAGATCTTTACTTTGATCTTAATTTTGAAGTGGCTGATAAATTAATATCCCTTGAAAATAATATTGTCATGGTCAATACAGATTATTATATTTGTGATAAGTTATATAAAAATATTTATGTTGATCATACTTGTTCGTGTAATAAAAACAAAAAAGAATCTACTAAAGACTGATTAAACGTGACATTTTAATCAAATAACAGAATAAAGGAGGTGATTTTATTCACCTCCTTTATTTTTTCGTATTCTAACGTAATGGGTAATCTGACGATTATTTTTTGTATTAAAATACCACACTACAAACAATAAATTAATATAGATAGAGAAATTAAAGTATTGGAGGTTGTTATAATGGCAATTAAGATCTCACAAAAGTATGGAAAAAGTAATGCAAGAGGTAGATCGTCTGAACCAGTAAGAGAATTAACTCAGAAATTAAGTTATGTTATTTTGGATTTGATTTGTTCTTATCTTGTATCTGAAAATAGAAATATCAAGACAAGAGGTTATAAAACAATCAAAGAATTATTCAGTATTATTAATCCTAGTGATTATAAAAGTGATGCTGATATTGAAAGAATAGATTTTATTAGATTTGCATTAGATGCAAGGCTAAAGTATGGTTTGATTGATTCTAAGAAAGTAATGGATTATATCGTTTCTAAAGATACAATTCATGCTGGAAATTATAATATTAATTTTCAAGAGATGTCAAATCAAGATGTAGAATATGTAAACACTATGGCAACTAGTTTGTTAGATAGTGCAACATTTTCTTCATATATTCATAAATTTGCAGAAATCAGTAGAGATTTTGATAGTGCTACAGCATATGAGAAATCTGCTATTGTAAACAATTGGAAGACTATGGTTTCTGATTGTAATAATCATATCAGAAATAATAAGGTTATAAACTCAGAACAGGAGTTTGTATCTCTTAGACCTGGTATATTCGAGGAATACGCAAAAGATACTTATTCATATGTGACCAATACATCTAGCAAATTATCTACTGGTATGGTTGGTGTGAATTATCTTCTTGGTGGTGGATTTGAAAGTACTAGAGTATATGGATTTTTTGGATTACAAGGTGAGGGTAAATCATTGACACTTCTTAACCTTGGTCTTCAGATGAAGATGTTTAATAAAAATTACAAGACAAAAGATCCTACTAAGAAACCTGCTATCGTATATCTTACTCTTGAGAATACTAAGAGAGAAACTTTTACTCGTCTATGTTCTATGGTAACTGGTCAGAGAATGAGTGATATTGGTGATAGTGATAAAGTAGTTCAGTTGATGAGAGAGAATGGATTGGTAGTTAATGACGAGAATCCTATTGACCTTATTATTAAATATGAACCTAGCAATTCAATTGATACTGGATATCTTTATGATTTTTCAGATACTTTGGCTGAAAGTAATTATGAAGTAATCTGTTATATAGTAGACTATATCAATGTAATTAAGTCTATTGATAGATTTAGTGCTTCAGAAGAAAGACTAAGACTTGGTGCAATTATCAATGAATTTAAAACTATTGCATCAGATATGGATATTCCGATTATAACAGCAGGCCAGTTGAATAGAGAAGCAAATAAGAAAGTTGATGAAGCAAGAGAAAAGGGTATGCTTAATTTGCTTTCTTGTATTGACAGAAGTAATATGGGTGAGTCTATGCTTATCCTTAATAATTTGGACGGTGCATTTATCATTACTCCTTCTAAGATTAAGAATACAAAGGAGAAATATTTGTCGTTTAAGTTGGTAAAACATAGATTTGATCCTTATACAAAACCGTTAGATTATAGTACAGGTATTTATCAACCATATAAAGATATTGACAGCATCAATCTTGTATGTGATGTCAATATGAAAGAACCTGTATATATGCTTGATTTGAGTTGTAAGAATGTGGAATGTGAAGTAGACGAAACTATTGAAATTCCTAACAATGATGATCGTAAACCGTCAATTTTAGGAGAAAATGAGGCTCCGCAATTGCAGAACCCCATTGCTCTTAACAGTGATGGAACAAAGCCAATATATAGTGTTTATTGGAGATTAGAGCCTAAGTTAATTAATGGTTTACCAAATTTAAACGCTGAAAGTCCAGAACAGAAACTTAGAAAGTCTCTTGGAAAGGGAATGAGTAATATTATGAGTTCAACTATAAATTCTTTAAATGGTATTTCTAGATATTCTGATGAATATACTAGACTTTACGATCCTACTGGTAGTAAAGAAGAAAGACTTGCACATGATTATAATATAAAGTATGGTCATTCTGGAGAAGATCTATTTACAGAAAAAGACTTCGGAATGTTATACTCTCACTTTATGATGATGAAAAATGGAGAAATGCCTGATATGGATAAGTTCGTAAAACCTACAAAGACTTATGTTCAGGAAGATGATTGTTCATCCAATGGTTTGTTTGTAAGAGTTCCTACAATTGATCAAGATGCATATATGAAGTATTTACGTAAAGTAAATGCATCTTAATAATTAGCTAAAGCAGATTCATTATAAGCTTTGATAAAGGACTTTTCTGAGGCATTGATTTTGCTTAATGCCTCAGCGAGTTCTGTATTTTTTATAAGCTTTATAGTTCTTAGATTGAAATCCTTAACAGACCACATATCATTTAACCATAAGATTATGAAGTAAAGTTCCGTATTACCATATAAGAACTTAGCTAATAACTTTGGTTTAAATCTATAAGTATAGTATTCAGTATCAGTCAAAGTAACAGAATGAGACATTTCTTTCAATTCATTCATATAATCAGATACAACATTAAATACATCATATTCTATATTGGTATTAGGATCTCTTTCTAATAAACTCATACTATAGTATGATATATCATTAGAAGACTTACTATCTGCAAATTGATCTAAAGTAAAAGTAGTACTAGTTTTAGTACTCATTCATAACACCTCCCAATTATTTGACAATTATTCAAGTTACCACCAATGAAAGCAACTAAGAACTTGGTACCTTTTGGAATATATTTGTCTGGATAATCTAGCATAATATATTTAGGTATAAATAGATCTATTGTTCTTTCACTAGTCATTGTATAAGTAGACAACCAAGTAAGGTCTTTATTATAAATATTAGATTTATCAATATTTATAGTTTGACCAGCTTCTGTCTCTAATGGAACTAAAGCTTTTATGAAGAATGGATGTCGTAATCCTTGTTCTTCATACTTATCCACAGTTTCATATAGTACTGCTTCATGGATAAAATTGTAATTAGAATAATCCTTCATATTCAAACCCCTTTCAATTTATATATTATAAAAGTGTTGAGAGAGCATATCTCAAACTAAATTCGTAAAGGAGAACAAATTATTATGGAAATTGGTTATAACGTATCAGATGTAAAGGAAAGAATGGAACAAATCGAGCAAGAACTCGTAATGATGCTCGAAATCAATATCAGTAATGGTATCTTTATTGAAAATGGAGTTCCGATCACTATTGATGGAAAGACAATTAGTTATCCCAAAGTGCAGTCAGAAATCCCAGATAAGTATTCTATTAATTATGATCCTTTCAATAATAGAAAGATTGCATATTTCTTGTTTAACAAATATGCAATTGTTCGTATGAAAGAAGATCCAAGTTTTAGAGTTAATTCGTTTTTCATCTCTAAGTATATAAATAATCCAAATATGTTATATGCTACTTGTAGAACTAATAAAGGTGACTTTGTATCTCATGCTTTTACAAATGAATCTGTTTGTTGGATCGACCTTATTTATATTATGGATAACTATCAGATTGAAGATATGGGATTATTTGACTCTCAGATTAATTTGGAAAGAAGCCTACAGCAATCTATAAAAGGAGTTAAAAAGAAATGATTGAATTAAACGAATCTCAAAAAAAAGTTTTTAATGAAGCTATAGATTGGTGGCGTAATGGATCAGAGCAGACATTTGAGATATCTGGTCCGCCTGGTTCTGGCAAAACATTTCTTATTAATACAATTGTAAACGCACTTGGAATAGATGTTAATAGAATCGCACCCATGGCTTATACTGGGTCTGCGGCTATTAACATGCGTACAAAAGGAATACATAATGCTGGAACCATTTTTTCTTGGTTGTATGACTTTAAAGAGGTTCCTATTATTGATGATAAAGGAAGTCCTATATTAGATCCAGTATTCAATAAACCAAAGTACAAAATGGTATTCATTCCTAAAGAATGTTTATATGGATTTGATCTTATTATTATAGACGAAGCCGGCATGGTTCCTATTGAAATGCGTGCTGTTATAGATAAGATGGGTATTCCAGTAATAGCCGCAGGTGATATAGATCAATTACCACCAGTCGTAGGTAAAGCTGGATATCTTACAGAACCATGGAAAATTCATAAGCTAACAGAGATTATGAGACAAGCTAATGACAATACAATCATTAAGTTTTCTCAAATGCTTATTAAAGGAATTCCTCTACCACATGGTAAATTCAAGAATGTAACTGTGTTATACGAAGATGAAGTAAATGATGATATGATTTCTAAATCAGATATTGTTATTTGTAGTAAGAATATAACACGAGATAATATAAACAATCATGTTAGACATGATATGTTTGGATTTACTAATTCTATACCTAATCTTGGTGAGAGATTAGTTTGTAGAAAGAATAATTGGCAAGAAGAATCTAGTGGTATAAACTTAACTAATGGACTTGTAGGTAACTGTGTATCTATGATTACACCATCTAGTTTTAACAATACAGATCATACCTTTAAGATGTCTTTTAAACCAGATATAATCAATACTTATTTCAAAGATATAGATGTAGATTATAGATATATGGTCGCAGATAAAAAAGGTAGAGATTCTATTCTTCAAACTCATTTTTCTAAAGGTAATAAATTTGAATTCGGATATGCTATTACTACTCATATGAGTCAAGGATCTGAATTTAATAACGGAATTTACTTTGAAGAATATCTAAATAGGAATATAAACAATAATCTTCATTATGTAGGTATAACTCGTTTTAGACAACATTGTATCTATGTAAAGAAGAGACCTAAAAAATTTTGGTAAATATACACTTAAGTATATACTATTAATGTGGATATATAAGAATATCCACATTTTATAAAATTTTAGGAGGAAATTAAAATGGCAGGATTGTTCACAGAATTGAATGGACATGTCACACAGGAACAATTGGACAGAATGAATAAATCAGGTATCGTTCCGTCTGATGCAAAATCGCCCGAAGAAAAAAGATATACAGTTATTTTCGTTACAACCGATACTCTGGAAAGTCAGATTGCAGAGGGTGTTGAAGTTAACGAAGCTATCATTGTAGATGGTCGATATAATGTATTCAATACAATTAAGAATTATCTTATTGCTGATATGGAAGCAGAAAAGATCATCGACATCAAGAAGTCTATCGTAATGGTAGAAGGAGTAGATGCTGGCAAAGCAGTGTCTCTTTATAGATTCATTGGTTTATGCAATAAGTCATATCCAAATGAAGAATTCGATGAACTTAACAGTTATATCGAAGAAGAAGTAGTAAACCCAGTGCCAAACAATACAAGTACTACAGGTAATGCATTGTTTGGAGGTACATTTTTAAAGGAGGACTAATAAAATGGCACAGTTTAAAGAAAGAAAGTCATGGATGAGTAACCAGAGACAATCTCTTGGACCTGATTGGACTACGAGGATTCATCCAGATACTCTTAACAGATTCATTGAAAATGTAGTAAAGGATCTGTATTTCGGAAACATGGGTGAAACAAATATTAACACAAATCCAGATTTTAAAGATTTGTGTTCTTATTCTATAGCAACGGCATTGTATAATTACTATGCTACTAAGATCACGAATATCTTGCCGTTGTATAACATTGTACAGCAGTGGAAGCAGAATAGAGTAAACTCTGTTAATTCTGTTGCTGAAGAGTATAGACAAGAACAACTGGAAAAGATTAATGAAGAGATCAATAATATTCCAGCTATTCATTTTATTGATGAGACATATGCATACTATTATAATGCGTATGCTATGCTCAGCGGTTTTATTAATTCAAACTTTTCAGATTATACTTTCATGGTTAATCTGTGTAGATTGATTTATAAAACTAATAATAAATGGGGTAACCCTTCGGTCAGATTTATCTAAATAATAGTATCAACTTTCATATAAATCAAAGGAGGTTGATACTATGACCAAAGAACAAGTTATTAGAATAAGAAAAGAGCTACACAATCTTCCAGGCAAAGAAAGAGGAGTAGCTCTTCCATTAAAAGTAATGGGTGGAGATGGCAATGAATGTTTTTCAGAAGCTGATGTTTGTATGCTTTGGGATGATACAAATGAACTAGTTTATTTCATTTTCCCAAATACTGTAGAAACTAAGACTTTAGATTCTCGTCTTTATCCAATGTGTGTTAAAGTAATGGATTATGGTAGTATTGAATTTATTGGTACAGTCTTAGACAGATTATGTTTAGATAATTTGCTTAAAGCAAAAGTAGATGAAGGACTAACTAATGAAGAAACTAGAAAGCGTTACTTTATGCAAATGACTCAATTACAGGATGAAAGAACATACTTTATGGGTCAGAATAGTACAACTACAGAAAAACGTGGTTTGCGTCCAGACGATGAGATTATCAATATCGACGCAACTAAGTTTCTGTAATAATCATTTACAATGAACTTAACAAAAAAGTAAATGATTATATATCATATTGATGATTAGAGAGAAATCTCAATCAAATAAATTTTATAAAAGGAGGAAAATACACCATGTATGGAAGTATTTTTCAGCAGCAGAACAATCAGCCCGCAAACGCATTTGCACAGCCTATGGGCTTTGCACAGAACAATGGAGTAGTCTTTGGTAATACTCCACAGTCTGTAAGATCTAATCTTACTAATGAACAGCTTGATATCATCCGTAAGAAAAATCAGAATGGTCTGACTCTTACACAGGAACAGTTGCTCCTAGAAGAATGGAATTTTAGAAATGCTGATGGAACTCTCGCTCTTGAAGTGATTGATCCGGCAACAAATCTTGTTAGAGTCAAAGGTACAAATGTTACTTTTAACATGGTTGTAGCATCTAAAGAAGTTGTAGAGCAAATGATTACGTTTCTGACAAATGCTGGCATGACAGCAAAAGCCACTACAAAAGAATGTGGAGATAACGTAAATGAAATCAACAAAGCTATCGGCATTGTACGAAATTTGTTCCCGCAATATTACAATGATGCAATTACTAATTTAAAGAACGATATGAAGAATTCCAGCAATATGGTATCCGGCATCGGCTATCAGGGTAATTGGAACAATGGATACTTTAACGGTACTATTGGTGCAGTTCCGAATTATTTCATTCCGAATGGCAATATGGGCTATCAGCAGCCTATGCCAGGTGCATATCAGCAGCCGACACAGCCGCAGATGATGCCTCAGCAGATGCCGTATCAGCAGCCTATGGGATATCAGCAGCAGCCGACACAGTATCCTCAGCAGCAAATGATGGGTGCACCTATGCCAATGGGTGGTACAATGATGGGTGGTAATCCTTTCGTTCAGAATGGCCAGCCACAGCAGCAGCCTCAGATGACTCCTCAGCCGCAGACAGCAACACCTCAGCTTCAGAATATTCCTATGCCTGGAGCACCTGTTGCACCTACAGCTAATCCGGCTATGGGAGGTCAGAATAATACAACTACTGCTACTACTAAGGTATAATAGTAGTTGTTCATAAGGATATAAGCAATAATATAACATAAGTTTGGTGTACACTCTACCTTTGTGTAGAGTGTACATTAAATTTATAAAAAGGGTAGTTGAAAATTGCTACCTTTTTTGTTAAGGAGGTCAATAATGAAGAAAATAAAAACATCTTCATTAGAAGATAGAGCCAAGAATTATGGAGACGAAATAAAACAAATCTCAGACTTTGTAGAACAGGTAAGACAAACACCTGACGTATATATAGGAAAAGTAAAAGATAATGCTGCATTTATTACAATGGTAAGAGAGATTTTTCAAAACTCTATTGATGAAATTCTTAAAGGAAATGCATTTTCTCAAAATATCTTTGTAGAATATGATGAAAGAACTCATAAAGTTACAGTTAGTGATAATGGTAGAGGTATTCCTCATGGTAAAATTGGTATTATCTTTGGTACTAGCCATACTTCATCTAACTATGTAAAAGAACCATATAAATATTCTGCTGGTAAGAATGGTTGTGGTGGTTCTACTACAAATGCCCTTTCTAGTAAATTTACTGTAGATAGCTATGTGCTGGGTAAAGCTAAGCATGTAGAATTTATCGAAGGTCATATTTGGAAGAAGGGTGAAGTAGATATTAAATGTGGTGATAGACAAGGTTCTACAATCTCGTTTATTCCTAATGAAACAGTAATTGGTACTGTAACTACTACTTGGAAAGATATTTATGATCTTATTTCTATCATTGTACCATCAACTCCAATTGGTACTCATGTAGAATATACAGGCATTGATATTGGTGGTAAAAAGCATATTGAATCTATTGAAAACAGAGATGGTATTATAACTCATCTTATTAATATGACTCAAAATCCATTTATTGAACCTATCATTATTAGAAATGATGATGGTACTCATAAGATGGAAGTTGCTTTTACCTATGATACTGGTAGCGACGAGGAGATTATTTCCTTGAATAACACTTGTCCTACTGATGGTGGTACTCATGTAGACGGTGCTCTTGATGGTATCACTAGATACTTTAGGGATTATATGAATAAGATTTATCTTAAGAACTCTAAAGCAAAGAATAAACTAACTTGTACTGTACAAGATATTAGACAAGGACTTAAACTTGCTATCAGTACTTTCCATCTTAGAGCATTATATAATGGTCAAGCTAAGGAATTGCTTAGTAATGAAGATATGAAACCTTTTGTTTCTCAGACAATTATTGCCGGTTTAAATGAATGGTCTAAATCTCATTCTTCGGAACTTCAGAAACTTTGTAAATATTTCAAAGAAGTTATCGAGATGAGAAATAAACAAGACAAAGATAAAATTAAACTGTCTTCGATGTTCGAAGCGTCGCCGTTTTCGGGTCTTCCAGAAAAATATCTGAGACCGAATAGTAAGCACGATAACGAACTCATAATTGTTGAGGGTGATTCTGCGTATGGTTCAGCAAGAAACGTAAGAGATCAGGCACATCAAGGTATTCTTCCTTCAAGAGGTAAAATTCCAAATGCATTTGAAAAGTCAAAAGCAGAGATTTTGAAAAATGACGAACTCTCTGGTGTATTGACTATCATGGGAGCTGGATATGGTAAGAACTTTAACTTATCTAAATGCAAGATATCTAGAGTAATTATCATGGCAGATGCCGATCCAGATGGTGCACATATTAGAACTCTATGGTTGAGATTCTTTATGTTATATTGTGCACCTTTTGTAGAAGCTGGAAGATTATTTGCAGCTCTACCGCCTCTATTTGCAATTCCTAAGGGTAACAATGATTACAAATATTTCTCTAATATGCTTGACTTTGTTAAGTATGTACAGAGTGAATTTAGTAAACAGTATAAGATTAAATCTGTTAGTGGAAAAGAACTTAAACCTGCTGAAATTACAAGAATCCTATATAACAATGAAGATTATATTAGTGAGCTTAACAAAGTATCGTTTAATCACGCAATTGATCCGAAGTTGTTAGAACATATTCTTGTCAATAGAAAATTACCGTTTAATAAGTTTAAATCCATTATCAAGAAACTGTACAGATTTATCGAAGTTACTCAAGTAAATGGTATGATCATAATTGAAGGTGTAGCTAATGACAAATATCATAAAGTATTCTTTAATGATATGCTTATCAAAGAATGTAAAGAAGTAATCTCATTCATTGATAGTTCTGATTCAGAATATATTGTTAACGATACTAGAATGACATTGTATGATCTTATGACAATCTTTGAGAGTTTCAAACCTGCTAGATTGAAGAGATTTAAGGGACTTGGTGAAATGAATCCAGTTATGCTTGCTGAGTCTACTCTAAAACCTGATGGTGATAGAAAACTTGTAAGATATACAGTCGAAGATATTGAGAAGGAGTTACAAGAAATGAGATATATCAATTCTAACAAAGATCTTTTGCTTAAAGAATAAGTTAGAAAAGATATTCCAAACTAGTAGACAACGGGTTTCATCAGCCCGTTGTTTTTTACTAATGACCTAACTAATATGTAAAGATTTAACAAAATAAATCTAAAATCTTAAAATTCTATTCAAAGGAGAAATTAAAAATGGCTAATTTTAAAAACAACAACAAAGGTGACAACAAGTTCAAGAAGGCAAAGCCGAAGTTTACTAAGATCAAGGTTGAGATCGCTGATTCTGATTTCTATGCTGGAAACATCGATTCTCTATACAATCTTCTCTGTTCTATTTCCTTCGACAAGGTTGCTATCCCTGTAAACATGAGCAAGGCAGAACTGTTTGACAACGACCAGCTCAAGGGTTATGCACAGTTCGGTACAATCATTAAGTTCAACACTGATAACACCTTTACAGTTTCTGTTCAAGAATCCTATGCAGGTAAATTCAATGCTGATAAGCATGTAATGGGTATTCGTTGTCATAAGGACTATGAAACTGGCGAAATCACATATGTAAATTCCTTCTCTATCGTTAAGGGCAAGTCTGTTAAGGAAAACTATGCAGACCTCGAAAAGGATATGATGGATGAAGTTACAGATTCCGAAGACTATGCTAAGGCAGAAGTTTCTGAATAATAGATACATGAGATAATCTCCAATCCTCTCTACGGGCAAGTCTCGTAGAGAGGAAATTTTGATATGTCTATATATTATAAAAATGATTAAGCAACAACAGCTTAATAAATAAAATAATTGGAGGTATTTATATGCCACAAACTATCGTAGACACAAAAGCTAATGAACAGTATACCAAAGACTATAAAGAGTATGCTCTATATGTAGAAAGACATAGAACTACTCCTGAACTTAGAGATGGTTTAAAGCCTGTTCAAAGAAGAATCTTGTATACAGCAAGATTTGTATCTAATGCACTAGATAATAGAAAATGTGCAGACATTGTAGGTTCTACAATGGGTGGTTATCACCCTCATGGTGACTCTAGTATTTATGGAGCACTGTGTACAATGACAAATTGGTTTCAAACAAAGATTCCGTTGTTTGAAGGACAAGGTAACTTTGGTAACACGTATCAAAACGTTCCTGCATCTTATCGTTATACTGAAGTAAAGTTAAGTAAGTTTGCTCAGGAATGTATTCTTGATGAGTTGGTATCATTTAAAGAAGTTGTAGATTGGGGAAGGAATTATGATGAATCTAAACCTGAACCTAATTTTCTACCTTGTAAAGTACCACTGTTATTGATTAACGGTTGTACAGGTATTAGTGTTGGTGATAAAGTAGATATCCCATCACATAATATCAATGAAGTAATAGATGCTACTATTACTTTGATTCAAAATCCAAAAGCAAAGATTGCATTAGTTCCAGATCATTGTCAAGCATGTGAAATCGTAGATACTGACTGGGCCGATATTAGTGCTAAAGGATATGGTAATTATAAAGTAAGAAGTGTAATTGATATTGAACCTTATAAAGGTGATAATAACAAATATAGGGATTGTCAAACACTTGTTATTAAGTCTTGTCCTAATCAAACGTTTCTAGAAACTGCAATTCTTAAGTTAACAGAAATGGTTAAAAAGAACAAGATTATTGGTATCATTGATATGGAAGAACAATCTTTTATTGAGAAAGACAGAACTGGTAAAAAGCATAAGTCTGATCTTGATCATATGAGATTTGTAATTGTTCTTAAACCTGGTACGGATCCAAATTATATTCGTAATGAAATTTATAAGAATACTAATCTTCTCCAGACGGCAAGAGTTAATCTTAAAGTTATGGATACTGGAGATAGAGCGTATCCTGTAAAGAGATTATCTTATACTGGGTATCTAAAAGCTTGGATTGAGTTTAGAAAGCTTACCAAGTTAAGATACTTTGATAATCGTATTCAGAAGCTTATGACAAGAAAGCATGTTATCAGTATGTATATTATGGCAATTGAGAGAGGTATTTCTGACGACATTATCAATATGATTAAAAGTAATAAATCTACAGATGATAATGTATTGATTGAAATGCTGATCAAGAAATGTAAGATTACTGATATTCAAGCTAAGTTCTTTATCAATTGTGAACTGAAGAAACTTTCAAAGGGATATTATAATATCTTTAAACAAGAAGAAGTTAAATTGAATCAAGATATTAAAGCTTGTACAGATGTCATTGTTACAGATGGTGCTATCGAGCAGAATATTATCAATGAGCTTCTTGAAATTAAAGCAAAATATGGTATGCCTAGAAAATGCAAACTCATTTCAGAATCTGAAGTTAATGGTGTAGCAGCTGGAACATTTAAAGTTGTTATTACTGAAAATAACTTCATTAAAAAGATTGGAGTAAATGATCCTATTACTAAACCTAAGAATGATAATGTAAAATTTGTTGTAGCTGGTGATAACAGCAGAAACATTTTGTTGTTTGATGAGTTTGGTAAAGTTTATAACATTCCAATTGCTAAAATTCCATTTGCAGATAAAAACTCAAGTGGTATTGATATTCGATTGATTAATAAGTATATTAATTCTCAAATCACATCTGTAGTATATGATGTAGTAATGGAGCAATATAGTAAAGGATTTGTTGTTACCCTTACAAAGGATGGATTTATTAAGAGAATGACAACTACTGATTTTCTTAATGTTCCCACTAGTGGTCTTGTGTATTGTAAGCTTGATGGTAATGATAAAATTATCGATATGCTTATGTTTAACAATAATGCAGAGATCGTAGTATATGGTAGTAAGAAAGCTTTGAGAATCGATATTAATGAGATTCCTATTCTTAAACGAAATTCAAGAGGCTGTATCTCAATGTCTAGTAAAACAACTAACGTTGAAGGTATGTCTGTTATTTGTAAGGGATTTAAGGATATTGTAGTAGTTACTAAGAATGGTTATGTTAACAGAATTATTCCAGATTGTGTACAAAAGGGAAGAAGTAAAGCTGGTAGTAATGTGATTAAACTTAGTAAGACAGACAACATCGTAGCTATGTGCGGTGTAAATCAAAATGAAATTCTAGAGGCAACTATTGCACCTACTGGAGAAATTATTGAAATTCCTGTATCTAGTATTCCGTCTGGTACAAGTATTAGTACTGGAATTAAAATGATTAAAGGTGGAGAAGTTGTAAAAATGAGAGTAAAGAAGGTTTAATTAATATGATTATTAACTCGTGTAAAGAATACAAGAAATTAGATCCAAGTATTCGTAAAGCAGTTGATAAGTGTATTAGTAAACTAGAAAATCGTTATAAGTATTATCAAGAACAAAATATTGCCATCTCCAATGTATTTGGAGATGGTAATATTATTCATGATATTGTAGATGACGGTTTCTACGTTTATAAATCACAATTCAACAAAATTCAAGTTAGATTACTATATAAGGTAGATAGTAATAATAAAATCAATGTAGTTTATTTCTATGTAAAGAATGGAAATAATCTTGTTAACATTAAAAGTAACAAGTCTAATCCTCATAGACAAACTAAGTATTTGCAGTTATTCAAAAATTATGTAGAGTTGTACAAACGAAAGGAGAATGAATTTACATGCTATCAACCAAAGAATCAAAAGCTATCGTTAATTTCTTCATGACAAAAAAGAATATGAGTTATTTACTCAAAGGTAATAAGATAACTAATTTTGATGAGGTTAGAAATAATCTTTTCAAAAGTATTTCTAATAATAATAATGGAATGATATTTATCTATGAACCTAGAGTGAGTGATCCTAATCATCCTAATAATAGGGTTAACTTTAGAGAAGGCAATATGCAAATATGTCATAATTCCGAATATCCAGATGATGGTGATAATATTGTTGCTAAAGTACTTAGGTATATTAGAGATGAAGAAAATGGAGAAGACTCATTAGAGATTGAAGTTATTAATTCTTTATATTATTCTAAGCTAGATCAACCAGTAATTAAAATGAATGGTTACTATGAACTAGAAAATGGAGAATTTAAGATTAAAGAAATTTCTAGATTGACGTTAGCAAATAGAAATTGCTAACATGTATTTCTTTAGCGTCATGCTGGAAAATTTTGACAGGTGGTTAATACCACCTGTTATTTTTTATAACCACACTAACTTATAAGTAAATATGAATGATGGGATATAGCCAAGTGGTAAGGCAACGGACTTTGACTCCGTCATTCCGCTGGTTCAAATCCAGCTATCCCAACCAAGTCTGATGTAATGTCAGACACACTGGTAATATACTCCAAAAGATATACTGAATGAAAAACCCGTAGGAACAAAATTCCTACGGGGATTTCTTTGTCATTTACATATTTTGAGGATGTAATAAAGGAGAATTAGAATAATCCTTATTTGGAGTTTCTTGAGAATCTCCTCTAAGTTCACTCAATCTTTGTTTTAATGTTTCTTGCAGATCATGTAATTTTTCAATTTGATTATTGCCTTCCATATCAACAGTAACATATTTCTTTTCAAGTACTTCTTTATAAGAGTCATTATATGTACCAGCGATAGTAAGTTTTTCTAACTCATCAAGTTTATCTAATAATTCTGGATCAATATAATCATAATAAGATTTCACGAAATTCTTATAATATCCATATACTTTATCTACAGGGATAAAAATATATTGTGTATGCACTAATTGGTGTACTGTTTCAGACAAAGGAATCAATCCTACCATTAAACAATAATGTACATACATTACTTCATATGCTACAGATTCTATAGTAAGAGGTTCATTATTTTTCATTCTCTTATTTATAATCGTAACGCATACATCTCTTAAAGTAAATGGAGAATGATGTATTTCAATCTTAATTCTTCTATTGACATCATTTGTTACATTAGGCATAAATGCACAAGAATTCATATTCATATATTCTCTTAGATATTGAATCATATTTCTATACTCATAAGACGATCTAATTGTTCTTTCTAAATCTTTAATATATTTTTCTCTATCTTTGTCATCAAATAAATCATAATCTTCAATATCCATAGCTGGAATATCTTTTGGAATTTTTATAACATCGACTTCATTAGGTTGTACTCCTATTAAAGAACTTTCATTAATCATAAAACGACCTCCTTTAATTTCATTCTTTTATTTTAATGTTGATTAATGAACGCATTGCGTATGTTTTTACTACCTCTTAAACATATCTATAAATGAATGATGGAGGTAATAAAATTGAAAGAAGATAAGAAAGAAAAGTTCATCGATAAATTGATGACAATGACTGATGAAGACATTCAAGAATATATAAAAAGAAACGGTAAAAACAATTCAAATAATGGATTGTTTGTATTTCAATGGGACAATATCAATCCTAGAAAGAAAAAGGTGTAATTATGGTTTATAGTGAGGAACAAAGAGATTTATTTAGTGTATCTGATGATTATTATCTGGTACAATGCATTAGTGCTGATTTTGCAATGGGTGCTGGAATCGCAGTCCAATTTAATGAGCATTTTAATACAAGAGAAAATTTAAGAAGAAGTCATTACAATATGTTATCTGAATGGGACAAATCCCTAGCAAAAGGATTTTGTGTTCAAGATGGAAAAGTGTTTAACTTAGTAACAAAACGAAACTATTATCAAAAACCTACCAAGAAAACTATCTTAAATTCTTTAGTAGATCTAAGGAAACAAGTTTTAAAACAAAGAATCAGACTATTAGCAATGCCTAAAATTGGTTCTGGCTTAGATAAGATGAACTGGAATTTAGTCAGAAATCTTATCAAATATACTTTTAATGATATAAATGTCAAAATTGTAGTTTGTTATATGTAATTATTCGTTTTCAAATGAAAACGTTTAATAATAAATTAAATTCCATTAAGGAGGAAAATAAAATGGAAAACAACAACGTAAGTGTACAGGAGCTAATCAATGACATCAGAGAAAATTTGAAACAGAAATCTGCATCTAGACGTGATGAAGAAGCTGTTATGCGTGCAATGCTTAATGACAGAAACTTTGTTGTAAAGGATTGGTCATCTCAAGAAACTCATTGTCCTGCAACTGAATATAGAGAAATGGTTGCTGGTATCATTGCATCTACGACAAAGATGCCTAAGGTAGAAGCTTGTAGTATTGTAGATAGTTATGAGGTAAAGAAGTCTGATGCATCTACAATGGTAACTCTTTCTAAGGACTTTGTTAATAGTGCTTTGAGAACAGGTAGAAAGATTAATCTCGGTGCTACTGAGAAGTCCGATATTTCTATTCAGCTTAAGGAAATTCCAGAGACCCAGAAGAAGTTCCCAATGAAGACAGGTGTTAATGAAGATGGATCTCCTCGTTATGAGAAGAACGAAACTACAATTCCTGCACATGAAGGTCTTAAGGTAAGTTCTCCTTGCCCGAAGTGGACTAATCTTGATTGAGGTGATATATGAAATGAAAAAGAGAGAAAGAGAACAAGTTAAATGTAAAGTAACAGTACTGAAAAAAGAAGCTAACTTCAAAGTTAATGGTATAAACTTTTTTATTCCAGCTAAAGGTCAAAGTTCTATTCTGGAAATGACTGTTTATGAGACAGTATATAAGAAATATAATTTTGAATATGATATTAGATTCAGAACATCATTAATTTGGACTGGAAATGGTTTAAGTACTGCTTACGTATCTAATCTTACAATCTATTACGATAAAGAGGAAAATAAATTAAAAGCTCTTAGATGCATTGAGGATCTTAATAAAGAGCTTGAGACAGCAACGAGAATATTTGGTAGAGATCCATATGTAGTATAAATAAAGTAAGTCTCCAGAGGATTTAAGTATCCTCTGGAGATTGTATTTTCTTAAAATATGTCGTTATAATAATCACAAGATTCAGACTTAACTGCAATTACTGCTGTTGAAGTGTCTGAAGACTTACCTGCTAAAGTCTTTCGTATATCATTGTTAGAAACTCTTTCTATAGTTCCAATACAGCAACCACATACGTCAGCTATATCTTTTCTTAATCCTGGCATATCATTTAAGCACTTAATATATACAAGTAATTCATTAATATTCTTATCAATAAATTCTAGTGCTTCTCTCCATTCATATTCATTTTCAATTGCAACAGAAACATCTTCACAATGTTCCTTAGCTCTAATAGGATTATCAATTTCACATAAAGGAGATTCTGATGCAAAATGATAAAATGTTCTTGAAACATTATCAATATTCCATACAAGACTTTCAATAATACGTTTTGTACTATCGAGGCCTTGACCAATAACTTTGAAAGAAATATAATTTAAGTTAGAGACTACAACAGTCGAAGCATATGCAGCTTTTAAAGCTTTTTCGTATACATTGCAGCAACTACTATTGGAATCGCTAGAATCACCTATTAAATCATTATAATCACTATCATCAGAACTATCTGTTGCTACATCATCTGTAGAAATATCCTCTTCTGAATCATCAGACATTAAATCATTATAATCTTCAGATTCATCATCTTCTGTATCTTTGTCACTATCCATCAGATCATTGTAATCGGAGTCATCATCTTTATCTTCTTTTTTATCCTCAGATTTCTTATCTTCTTTCTTGTCATCTTCAGTATCTTTATCACCGTTCTTTTTTTTCTCTTCTTCATCATCGGCTTCATTAAAGTAAGAGAATAAATCATTATATTCAAACATAATAGCCCTCCTTATATAATTTTAGTATTATTAATAAAATCAGCAGATTCTTTATAAGATCTATTGGAATTTCTAATTTTATTAGCTGTATTATTTGTAATCCGTCTAAAGTTAATCTTACCAAATCCAGAAAAAACTTTAAATTTAAGTCCACCCTTACATTTTTCATAAATAAATCTATACACAATAGATCTAGCAATTTGAGAATTTCCTATTTTAGATTCTTCTTCAAAATATAAATTCATAGCTTTTTCATATTCATAAATTTCATTTTTTAATTTAGTTTTAAGTTTAGGATCTAATGATGGATCATTTAAATCTTCTTTTAAATCATTTAAAATAGAATAAGCTCTTGTTGGTGGTAATGGATGCTCATCTCCAACAGACATTAGCATAATACCTGGTAAACACATAGCATTATATATATTAGCTAATATGGGAAATTGATTTAAAGCCTCTCCAAAAAGGCCAAGTTGAGTAGAGTCCAACTTATCTATGGCTATTGCAGCTTGTGAAGAAAATCCATATGATGCCGGAAATCCATCAGCAAATCTTTCTCCGTAATAACCATAAAATGATCCTACAGGATTTATCACAAGATTAGTTAAAGATTTTAACCCTTCAATCATAAATACAAATGGTAATATCATAAATGAAGGAATAAGTTTAGCAGTATTTATAATAGAGCTAACTATAGATGCTAAATAAGAATAAGATGAAACTATATAGGATAATACTTTATTATCAATAATAACTGAATTTACTAAATATGAAGTGGCTCTATTAATTCCACTAGATGACATTAATATACTTAATGAATACATCCCTACTTTTAAAATCTTCATATTTAAAGCAGATAATATCAATTTACCTATAGTAAATAAATTAGTAGCCCATCTTATAGATATCATCATTCCATTTAAAGAATTCTGAAATGCATGTCCAACTTCATGTAAAAATATACCAAAACATTCTTCGTTAGAAAAACTAGAATCAAATATAAGTCCAGCATTCATAATAAATATACCAGCTGCTTGTGCATCTTCTTTATATTTATATCCTTCTTTTGTTACGATTACTTTATCCGGTCCAACACCAAAAGCTGGAATAGTAAACATCATATTTCTACTGTCAGATTGACAAAGCCATATGGTAACAGTACTAAATCCAAATTGTTCTTCTACTGTTTTTCTAAAGTATCTTAGAAGTTTGTCATTCATTGCACATACATTACCTTTTCCGATAATTCTATTATTTTTATATTTATCTCTCCAATCACAAAAAGCATTATATACTTTATTAATTCCTGGAGTACGACCAAAATAAGCTTCATTTACTACTTGAAGCATTTGCTTATCTTGATATGAATCTAAGGCTTGTTCATTTGCAAAAATAGACAATGATTTAACCTCCTTTATTTATTAGATTGATTTATAATTAAAACGAAATATGTCAATACAGCTCTGTTATAACTATTCTTAGTTGCTTCACGACTCTTACGTCTATTATATGCTATACTATTTTCACATAGAAAAGTATCTATAATAGTATTCTGTCTTAGTATATCTTTATCTTTTGTATTTGGTTTGGCTTTAACAGAAAAAGAAATAAACTCTATATCACGTACATCCTTATTTCTACTGGATCTAAAATAGTTAGCTGTAATAAGAGATATAAGTTCTCGCACAGTATCTATATTATCAGTATTCTTTACTATAGATTCTATAATAGATTTGATCTCTTCTGTTTTTACATTAGAGTCAGAACACATCTTACATAGACGATAATCTACATCATGCGTAGTAATCCATGTCATTGCACGAGATGTAATAGCTTCTATTTTTGTACTGTCATTTTCAGTAAGTCTAAAGTTTTCTTCAGACATATCATCACTATCATAAGTAAGATACTCACGATTTTGATAACACTTATAATAGATTTCTGCTGTATTCTGAATAAATGATTTAATACGCATATGTAACTGCTGAATTACATAAACATATTCTTCATCATCGGTCTTACCTTTTAATCTATCTTTATAAGCATCTACCCAAGTAGCACCAATGGATTTGATAGTTCCTATAACAGAACCAGTTTTCTTTAAGTCAAACTTATTAGACAATTCATTGTTTACTACATAGTCACATACCCATCTATAATCAGCAGGCACAGCAGTAGGATAAGATCCATAGTGAATAGATGGATAAAATCCACCAGAGAATGACATATAAATAATTGCTATATCAAGATTCTTTTTATCATTCTTAGACAAAAAATATTTGATAATGCAAATAGACAATACAGTTACCGGATTCTTCGCAGTTCTAGGGTTAAAGTTTGGAATCTGTGAATAGTATGTCTTATTAATTATCTCTTGCAGTTCTTTTTCTTTCTTTCCAAAAACAGCATATAATTCATCAGCATCTTGTTGACCATAAGTACAACGTGTAGCTGGAAAAGTATCATAAAGAGAAGTAGATCTTGTATTCATAAACTTACTCATTAACGATTTATATTTAGTAAGTGATTTAGATAGCACATTTGAAACAATAGGATATATCTCTTTATCTATAACAGAAGTAATATTCATATTATTATTACCATTAGCCATATTATCATCTCCTCTCATTATATTAAAGTTCAAGCTATAAGACAAAAAAGAAACGTACTTGGCAATAGTACGTTTCTAGTAATAATTACTCAGTAGTCATTGTATTAAGGACTGAATCATTACTAAAAATGATTTGATTGAATTCAATATTAGGTACATCCTTGATGGAGATATTATTATCAATTTTAATCAGAACAATCTGAGCTGTATTAAGATTATTCATAGCAAAGACAGTAAGATCTAAAATATTCATGCCATCTTTAATCTGATATGCTTTTGCTCCATTTGGACTGATAGCAATATATTTAGCATTATCAGGTTCAGTCGAAGTATTAATAAAATAATCAAGTGTTGAAGCATAAACTGAGAAATAGTTATTGATGATTCTATTTTGCTTGATAAACGATACAGTATCAAAATCTTGATCGATTCGTCTGGTTTTCCAGGCAATTACAACCTTATCATCTTTTATTGTATAAACAATAATATCATCAGAAGAAATATGTTTTTCGACATCTTTAGATTCCTCTGGTTCATATTGCAATGGCGTACCACCAATAGCTAACTTTTTACCATGCTTTAAGAAACCATTAACTATACCTGTAAGCTCGTCTTTTTCATCACTAAGAAAAAGTTGAGGATGATATTTAATTAAGATATCAACCAACGATTCGATAGATTCATTAAAGAACTCGTTTAAAATAAACATTCTTCTTGCTAACAAATCAATTGCTTTTTCATTTGTGTCTGGATAAATTATATATTCTGGCTTTTCATCTAATACTGATTTTCTGTATTGCATGAATTTAAGGATATCATTTACTTCATTGATAAGTGTCTGTCTATTGTTGTTCATATATACCTCCAATATATAGGACGAGTTACTTTATAACGATTTCCGTATCCTATATTATCACTATAATAATATATAAATAAAAAGAAAAATATAGAGAGGACTTAAATGTCCTCTCTATTGTTTTAATTATTATAGCAGTAGTTTAGGATCTCATCTTGAATATACTGTTCAAGATTTACTAAGATCTTATTACCATCTCTTGTATTTAACTGGACATTCTTTCCACCATTACAAATGATAGCAGATTCATATAGAGTATCAAATGTATTTAATACACTCTGTAAATTAGCAGATTCTTCTTTAATATAACTTACTACTTGCTGGTTCATAATAGGAATTACAATACCATTAATAGCAGCAGATTCAGTAATCATTGCTTGTTCATGTACTTCATTCTTAGGACCAATAATTCCAGTAGTATATGCACGTTTATGAGAAGGGAAAATAACTCTATCCCAAGTAATGATTCTAATATTTCTTACATAACACTTACAATTTCTTTCTCTATCAACAGAGCCCAATGCTCTTAAAGAGAATGAAGGTCTACATCCTTCTAACAGATCTTCAGTAAATGCCTTACCATATTGGTTATTAGTACCTTTGAAATTTGCATGAATCTCTGTTCCTTCGAGCCAAATCTTAGTATATTGTACAGAACAAATTTTAGGATCGATTACAGATTGAATAGATAATTCACTAGAAGAAGGGTGACCATCATGTCCTCTCATATTACCAGTAGGAATAAGTTCCTTCTGAATTCTATCGGAGTAAATCTCAGGTTTCATATCTTTAACTTCATAAATACGTCCATTTCTATTTTCATCGCCTAAAGTCTGAATAATACCAGTAGCTTCGGGTTTACCATTATGCTCAGAAATAATATTAACTTCAGCAGCTTCATTAGCAGACTCAAGAATAATACTACCAATAACTTGATTATTCATTTATATACCTCCTTACGGTTCTTTTATATTAAAGTTAACCATAATAAGTCAAAAAAGAAACGTGCTTGGCAATAACACGTTTCTTAGGCATTGTATGTATATATATATATTGATTTTTAGTCTTCGCAGCCTAAATATTTACGATATTCATTATTGAACTCATAGTCTATTTCTTCTTTTTCTTCTATGGTTTGATCATGGTCTAATTCCAATTCCATTTCTGCGATGTTAAAGATTGATATTTCATTGATAGGATATCTTTGTACTTCTGCTGAATATAAATCCCTATATTTGCGGAAGGTATAAAAGGCTCTTGCCTTCAATTTTCCTTCCTTATTAATATACAGAAAATACGTATATACATATCTATACTCGTAATGACCAGGATCAAAATCCTGGTCATCATATCTTCCATCTTTTACGGCAAGAATATTCTTGCCATAAATTTTAGAATTGATCTCAATCAATTCTATATAGCCGTCTTCCTTTACAATCCTCCTTTCAATGAATTTTTCGATGCGGTATCTGGTTTCCCAGTCCAATTCTTCGTTTGTTAACAATGTACGAATAGCCTTGCTTACAGTTGCAGATACAGTTAACTTGATATTCTTTTTCATGATGAATTCCTCCATTTTTATACATCGCGGATCATAATAAAGATCCAAAGTTTATGTTCGTCCTTGCTCAGTTTAAGGTCTCCGAGCATCCAGACCGAATAGCTTCTCACAAGATAGTCTCTAATGTCTATCTCTATTCACTATAATTATATATAGATAATAATATAAAGTTTTACAAATTCAATATGTATTACATTTATATATAATTTATGTGTATACAAAATAATTTTATTTAAAAGGAGTTTAAAATTATGAAAACTTTAAAAAGAAATGTAAACCTGTATTTTACACTTTGCTATGGTCCGAGTCAATCGGTCTTTGATAAAGTGGGAATTCTCGATAAGTGTGATGTATCATCATACACAGAGTATATTAAAAACGTATTAGAAAACAGCAAATTTGTTAAAGATTTCACTGAAATTATTGATTATATTAATCGATTCAAAGATAACGTAACTTGCGAAGTTTCATTCAATAAGCTTGAAACTGAACAGCCTTATTTCGATAATGAAACAGACACAATTGAAAATATTCCTCTGTTTAATGTATCTATCAAAGATGCTGAATTTGGGGTAAACGAACTTATTCAACATATTGATGATTCGTTTAATCAAGTAATTGAATATTTTACAGATCATAATTATGGAGAATATGAAACAGATGATAATGTTTTAGATATTACCGAATCTTTATCGATAACGTTTAATCATAGTATTACAATTAAAAACGTTCCTACTATGGACTTGTTGAAAGAGATAGAAAATCGTAATTTTAATATGAATGAACCAAATGTCAAAATAAATAAAGATATTGAAGATGCTACAATCAACGATAATATTACAAGTCTTAACAACAGCCTGACACAATTTAATACAGATCTTGAAAAAATTGTAGGAGTAATGTTGGATAATAGACTTATTAATCCTAATAAGACTTATGATAAAGTAATGATTAATCGTACTAAAAACGATTATAATAAAATTGCTGTTTATAATTGGATTATGGATATATCGAATTTGTTGCACGGAACTGGTAAGACGGCGTATTATAATGTGTCATATAACGCTAATTATGAAATCACATCAATTTGTCTTGCCGCAGTAGAAGAATAAAACTCTAACTGTAGCTTGTGCGGAAGGATAAAGGGTTGATCTCTTTATCCTTCTTTTTTGTATTCTAAAACATATTTATAATATACTCAAAGGAGGGTAATAGAATGACAGCACAAAGAAAAAAGGCTGAAGCACTTATATATAAATTTTTTGATGCAATGGACCCTACAAAAGCTAATTCTAACTTCTATAAAGAAATGTTTTCTAAAATGTCTGACAATCAATTTATGGAATTCTGTAAAAGAAGATTACCTTTCAGATTACAGACTACTGCATTTGATAGAGAACTTAATCCTACTAAATGTATTAATGCTCTTAAAGCTATTAATGTACCAGTACTAGAGAAAATTAAACTTCCAAGTATTTATACTAATAGTGATGGAGTTGCTGTAAACTCTAATAACGAAGCTATGATTGGATATCTCAATCTTAAAAAACTTAAACAGTTAGTTACTAAGAAATCTGGATATAATACAGATATTACTGTTAGAAACCCGAAGACTGGTGCTATTGTAGGTAACTCTAAAGGTGTTGAATCCGATAGAGAACTAGAGTCTCTTGTATTACAGAATATGGATGCTACAATAAAAGAGTTTACTCGTGCTAAAGCAGATGATATGGAAGCTAAGAATAAGATGTATAACCAAATTAATGCAACTGGTCAAGTATCTTTAAAAGATCTTACATCTGATAAATCTAATCAAGTTGCAAGAAACACAGTTGATGTTTATTTGATTGGATCTGGTATTATGACTAACTTATTAGAAGAGGATTATATGACTCCTTACACATTAAGTATGAAAAAGAAGAGAATAGAAAAATAAAAAGTATTAACATATAAGTAAATCCAAAAAGGATTTCTCCTGTAAAGTTTAAACATTTTCATTTTTATTCTCTATATCCGTATGTGTTAAATCACATACGGATATTTACTGTCATCATAACTAATATATAAATTAATAAAAAGGAGGTACTAAAAATGTCTGAATCCAAATTCGGTGTAATTAACGAACAAGGTTATCCAGCTGGTCAGTTTGGTTTTACACCCGTTAATGAAAGTGAACAGAAAAATATTGAAGATTCTGATAAGAAAAAAGAATCTGACAAAAAAGAAAAGGAGTAATTTTATATGAACAACTCTTATACTTTTGCTTGTGGTCAAGGTGCAACAAAAGCTATGATTCATTGTATTGAAGAAGGTACATTGAAGATTGATGACTGTTGTATTGTAAACTCCACACAGAAAGATATTCCTTATGAATATCGTAATAATAATATTAATACTATTATTATTAATCCAGATCCTAATGCTGGCTGCGGTAAGGATAGAGGATATGCTAAAAGTCTTATGTTAGACTATCTTAGAGAGAATCCTAATTCTATTCCTAGCCTACTTCCTGAAGGTAAATATCAATATGTAAATATCATTGCTACAACAGAAGGTGCTTCTGGTAGTGGTGCATCCGTTATTCTTGCTAAGTTTATCAAGACTGCTATTCCTAAACATTTGAGAGTTCCAGTAATTATTACATTGATTACTGGATTTGAAACTGATACAAGAGGATTACAGAATACTATTGAATATTTCAAGGATCTTAATGGTGGAGATTTTGTAATCAGAACTGTATCCAATAAGAAGTATCTTGATAAAACTAATAATACATTTACTGCTGAAAAGATGGCTAATGATGATATCTCTAAAGCATTTAAGATTATTAGTGCTTATGATGTTGTAGACTCTGAGCAGAATATTGATGATGAAGACCATTATAAGTTAATCACTAATCCAGGTATGATGTTTGTAACAGAAGTTAATATCGATAAGAGATTAAAGAATTCTTCTCAGTTTGAACAGATCGTATCTGATGCAATTGACTATAATACTTCTCTCGATTTCGAACCATCTGCTACAAAGATCGGTGTATATATGAATATCTCTGATGATAATCTAGATGTTGTAGATACTAACTTTACTTCTATTAAAAAGAAGCTTTGTGGTAATACAGATATTGAGGAGTTCTTTATTCATCGTCAGTGTGAATCTGATCTTCCTGAATATGTAAGAATTATTGCATCTGGTATCAATCTTCCTAAGGATGAACTTAATGATATCTATACTAAGTACCAGAATAGAAAAGAGATTGAAAAGCAGGATGACTTCTTCGATTCTATTTCTAATATGGTAACAGAAACACATCATGAAGAAGAAAAATCTGAAGATGATGATACAAATGATTTCTTTGCTAATTTCGAAGGAGAAACATCTTCTGGTTCTGGTAGAAGAAGATCATCTACATCTAGAACAAACCGTGTCAATACATCTGGTGTCTCTGGTGGTTATGAAAAGAAAAAAGGTTTCACAGCAAAGAAGTCTGATGAAAAGAAACCTTATTCTGAAGATGATATGAACGGTTTTTAAAAATAAAATAATACTAACATATAAGTAAATCAAGTTTCTGAATAAATTTTTGACAGTCCTTTCTATTTTATTTGTAAAGCTGCTATCCCTCTACATCCAAGTGATGTAGAGGGATTACTTTTTACATGTATTTAAACTATTTAATAAAAGTACTCAATAGGTACGTTGAGGAGGTTTATTTATGTCAAATACAAATGTTTTAACTAATAATGCTGATGAATTAATGCTAGAAATTCAAGATAGTCTAGCTAAAACCAAAAATATTTCTGTTATGAGAACGGCAGAAAGCGATGTAATGTACTCAACAGGATTTCTTTCTCTTGATTATAAAAATGGATACAGAAGAACTGTTAAGTTGAGTGATGGTCGTGTAGTTAAGTATGATTCTGTAGGTATTCTTGACGGCACTTCTAATATGTTTATTGGTAGATCTGGATGTGGTAAGTCTACTTTTGTATATCAGATTGGTGCCAATATTATTAGAAACTTTGATCATGGGCTTATGTTTATTGATTTGCTTGAGGGTGGTATGCTTGATGAAAGAGGTAGTGCTCTTACTGGATTCACTAGAGAACAGTATAAATCTAAAGTAAAAGTAAGAAACTCTGGTATTACAATTGAATCTGTTTATCTTCAAATCAAAGCTATTCATGATGTAAAGCTTGCTAACGAAGATAAGTTCAGATATGATACTGGTATGGTTGATGATTATGGACAGTCAATTACTAAGTTCCAGCCGACTGTTTATATTATTGATTCTATTCCTTTGCTTGTATCTGCTAAATTATCTGAAGAAGAACAACTTAGTGGTCAAATGTCTACAACTGCTACAGCTAAAGCATTGGCTCAGTTGTTTAGAAGATGTAATCAGCTTATCAAAGAAGCAAATATCATTATCCTTAGTGTAAACCATATTACACAAAAGGTAGAAATTAATGTATTTAAGCATACTAAATCTCAGACAGCATTCCTGAAGCAAGACGAAACTATTCCTGGTGGTGTAACTCCTCTCTATCTCGCTAATAATGTATTTAGAATTGATGATAGTGATAAACTTACGGCAGATAAGGAATTCGGTATTGATGGTGCTCATGTAATTGTATCAAATGTAAAGTCTAGAGCTGGTGCAAGTGGAATGAGTTCTGCTGTTGATCTTGTTCTTAATTATAAAACTGGATTTGATCCTGACTTGTCATTGTATATGATGCTTAAGAATGCAGGAAGAGTTAAAGGTGCTGGTGCATATCTGTATTTTGGTGAAAGAGATGATAAGAAATTCTCTCAAAAGCAGTTTAAAAATAAGCTTATTACAGATCCAGAATTCTTAGATATCTTTGAAACTGAATGTGTAACTTATCTGTATAATGAATTGTCGTATCTGGAAGAAGCATCTAGACTTCAATCTTCTACGGCTACTACTTCTATTATGGATAAGATCAGACAGATGAATTCTAATCAAAACTAATATAAAGTGTATATTATAAGTATGAAGATGAGCAATCATCTTCATACTAAATCATATTAAATTTAAGGAGTTGAAATTTCATGGAGTATCAAAAGTTATATGATGATGCCAATATTGATAAGCATATAATGGCAGCGTCAGAAAAGTATGATGATGGAAACATGGAAAAAATGTTGGGTATAGGCTTGAACATGCCGTTTGAAGCCGCTAACTCTGCATCAAGAAAAGCTATGTTTTCTCAACATTATCAGCAACATGTTTGCTTAGAAAATGCAGAAGTACCGTATATCAGTACTGGATACGAAAACTTATTTGGACAACATTCATCTTCGTTTATTAAAGCGGACAGAGCTTGGTCTGTGATTGCGAAGATTGAAAAATTCTCTAATCGTCCTGGACACCATTATTATCTGTTTGTAATAGACGAGAATAATAATATGGACGTTATTGAAAGAGTATCATATTGTCATAATACAGAATCTTATGGATTCTTGTATAACAACGACTATCTTGATAGTTTGAATGTCAATGATGTTATCCCTTTAGGGAAAACTGTCAAGAAATCTAAATCATTTGACGATGCTGATAACTATATGGCTGGTAGAAATCTTAGAGTTATGTATGTTTCTGATGCAGAGACTACAGAAGACGCTATTGAGATTTCTAGATCAGCATCTCAAAAATTATCAAGACCAGAAATAAAGAAAATAGCATTTCTGATTAACGATAACGATATTCCTCTTAACTTATATGGCGATGATAATATTTATAAGATCATTCCAGACATTGGTGAGGATATCAAGAAAGGTATTGTTTGTGGTGTGAGAACAGAAAGAAATGATGAAATATTCTTCTCTCAAGCCGCAGAAAGACTCAAGACTACATTGATTAATGATATTACTTACAAAGCTAAAGGTAAAGTAATTGATATCAATGTGTATTGTAATAAGGATATTTCAGAAACTCCAAATGGAATCTATGAAGGTCAATTAGAATTCTATGTAAAGGACAACAAGAGATTTTGTACGGAAGTTTGTAATCTTCTTAAGAATTATATTGACAATTCTATGTATAAGAAAAGTCATAGACTTAGCAAATTATATACTACTTGTGAGGATGTATTATCTGGTAAATTGTATTTTAAAGACAATGTATTCTCTAATATCTATGTAGAAGTGGTTGTATATGAAAGTCTTCCTGTAAAAGAAGGTGATAAAATCACTTCTAGATATGGCGGTAAAGGTGTAATTTCAAAAGTAAGAGAAGATAACGAAATGCCAAGAGTAGATGATGGAGATATAGGTAAACCTGTTGATGTCATTTGGAATTTGGCAACTTGTGTAAACCGACTTAATAATGGTCAGTTGAACGAGGTATCGCTTAACTTTATATCTGAGAATATCATCAGATATATGGCTACTATGTCATTTGATGTTGAAATGTGTGTTGGATTATTGCACGAGTATTTTAGCATTTTATCAGATGATTGGGATAGATATTTTATGGATGCTATCGATAGTAGTATTAATGATCAAGAAGCTTGTTTTAATGTTGTAAGTTGTTTAACAGAAGATTCAGATGGATTATATATTCCTCTTGAACCTATTTCAGATGCAGTGTCATTTGATACTTTGGTGGAATTATATAATACATTCCCATGGATCAAACCTGTATTTACAATTGTGCCTATCAAAGATTCTAGAGGAAATACTAGATGGGTAAAGAGTAATAAACCTAGTATTGTTGCAAAGCAGTATATATATAGAATGAAGCAGAATTCGGAAGAAAAACATTCTGCTACTTCTATGTCTGCAACCAATGTAAGAGGTCTAAACTCTAAATCAAAAGCAGCAAAGATGTTTATGCGTGTTACATCTAATACACCTATTAGAAATGGTGAGATGGAGCAAAATATCTATATGCTTATGGGGCCTGAAGTCAATGTTACAGTTCTTATGATTTATAGTACTTCTCCTCAAGCAAGAAGAGGTAGTAAGAATATGCTTGAATCATATGAATTCAATGTAGTATTGGATGAGGATGGTAAGTCTCGCAGTGCAGAAATTCTTAATGCAACTCTTAAAGTCATGGGTGTTGCTTGTGAATTTAAGAAAGTTCCTATTAAGTATAATGACATTGCGACAGAACAACAAGACACATTGTTCTATTTTGTTGGCTGGGATTCAAATGGTCTGTTTACTGATGTTAATGAGGCACAATCTAAATTGTTTGTACCTTATGATAACAATCCAGATATCGACGCTTTGTTCGTCCCAGTAAACAAAGTACAAGGACAATTGTTTAAATTTATGGGAGATGAAAATAAATGAACAACATTTCACCTATGCATTCAATTGTGGAAAAACTGTTAGCTGGTGATGCATCTTGTTTAACACAAGATGTCATCGCTAATATTAATAGCTATATTGTATATCTATTAAACAAAGAACCACTGACAGAAGTTGAGCAAGGTATTGTAGATGATATCTTGCATATCTCTAATATTATCTATAACAACACTGATAGAAGTATTCTCGTTCTTGAAGATGGTGTTTATGATATGCTTCTTGAAAAGTATAAGAGATATAATCCAAATTTTCAAGTAGGTGCAGAACCAGTAGAATTAACAAACTTCTCTACGTCTGATGTAGAGTTTGTTGATGAAGAACCTAAAGGATCATTGTTTGAGTTTCAACCTTATATGAATACAAATGGATTTTTATTCGGTAATGAACTTACTAAACGTAATTCTTATGGTCAATCTAAATTTGTAGATTCTCAAGAGAATAAAACTATTTCCAAGAGATTGAGAAATACTAGTCATAAGTATCCTCAATTGGTTGGAACACTTCACAAAGCTAAGTTTGTATTGGATAGCGAAGCTATTAATTGTGGAGTTTATAATGACCCCAATGTACGTGTATTTGAAAGAGATTTCTTGAGAAAACATGTACAAGCAGGAATCATAAATCCAAACTATATTGAGCTTGTGTTAGAGCTTAAATATGATGGTGTTAGTATCGAAGCTGAAGTAACAGATAAAGTATTAAGTGCTAGAACCAGAGGTGAAACCCAAATGGATAAAGCATCTGATCTGACATCTATTCTTCAAGGATATACCTTTACTAAGTCTGTAGGTAAATTTGATATTAAACCATTTGGTATGAAGTTTGAAGCAGTTATTTCGTATAATGCTATCAGACAGCTCAATGCAGAATGTGGTAAAACGTATGCAAATGCAAGAAATGCTATTATTGGTATTCTTGGTAATTCTAAGGCTTCAAAATATGCTAAGTATATTACTTTAGTTCCATTGCAGACAAGTCATGATAATATGACTAGAGATGTAGAGCTTGAATTCATGAACAAATATTATGCTACTGGTGAACCTTGTAGATATACAGTTGTTCGTGGAGATTATAACAAGGTATTATTCTTAGTAAAGAAATTCGTAGAAGAAGCACAAGCAGTAAGAGATGTTCTTCCATTTATGTATGATGGAGTAGTTGTATCTTATCTAGATCCTCAAATTAGAAAAACTCTTGGTAGATCTAATTCAATTAATGAGTATTCTATTGCAATTAAGTTTCAAACCAAAAAGAAACTTACTCGTTGTAGAGGAATTAGTTATACTGTTGGTGCTACTGGCGATATAACACCGATGATTCATTATGATCCAGTAGAGTTTTATGGTATGATCAACACAAAGAGTTCTGGTCATAGTTATGCTAGATTCATGAAGTTAAATCTAAGACCTAATGATATCTTGGAAATTGAATTTACTAATGATGTAATGGCATATGTCCACAAAGCTAATGTACCTGAGAATGATTTCAATCCATTGAAACCTTTTGGATTTATTACTAATTGTCCAGAATGTGGTCAACCGTTATCTGTATCAGATACAAGTAAAAGTGTATTCTGTAGTAATATTGGTTGTCCAGGTAGAACAAGGGCAAGAGTAGTTAATATGGTTAATAAATTAGGATTTAAAGGATTCTCTGAAGAAACTATTAAGACCCTTAATTTAACATCATTTAACGATCTTATGTCAATGACTGAAGAAAGAGCAAAGGCACTTGGTCCTACAAATGCAGAAAATCTAATCAAGGCTATTGATCATTTATATGATTCTAAAGTACCAGATTATATTCTGCTTGGTTCTCTTGGTTTCTCTGATATTGGAGACAAGAAATGGAAACTAATCTTGAAGAAAGTGTCATTGCATGAACTTGCAACAGATAGTGATATGTCATTATATTATAAACTTGAGAATAGCGGTAGGGGTATCGGTCCTAAAACAGCCACTACTATTATCAAAGAGCGACAGTTCTTTATCAAAGATCTAGTATATATTTGTAACAATATGCCAAATGTTATTACAAGTAAAGGACTAGAGAATGATAAGGTAACTTTATGTAAGACTATCAGATTCTCTGGTGTAAGAGATAAGGAACTTGAGAACAGATTGAGTATTCAAGGTCATGATTGTTCTGAAGGTTCTGTTACAAAAACAACAGACTTCTTGTTGATTCCATTTGTTGGTTATACTTCATCAAAGGTGGATAAAGCTAATAAGTATGGAGTTAAGATTCTTACTCTTGATGAGTTCAGACTTAATGAGTCTTCATACCTTAGTGAAGTTTAAATTTTAACACATGTTAAACAAAGATATAAATATATATCATATAAACGATAAGAGACACACATGTCTCTATCAATATAAAATATTTTTGAGGAGGTACTTTAACGATGAGTACTATTTATTTGAGAGAATCAACAATTCCACAGAGCTATAAATGTGCTGTAGAAACAGCAGCACCTAGCTTTGTAAACAAAATCACAGGAGAAGAAATCAAAGTTCAGCTTAGTCTGAATCCTGCACCACGTTCACATTTCAATAGCAGCGTTGACTGCTTTGCAAATGTAATCAAGACTTGTGCTGATATCATGAGCACATCTTTCTTCAAGTGCAAGGCAAAAGCAGCACTTGTATTTCAGAAAGAAACAGGTGAATTTATCGCAGCTTGTGTCAGTGATTACGATGCCGATGGTGAGAATTATTTCTATAATATCACTTTCGATCCGGCTGACATCAAGAACATTAGCAAGGATAAGTTGATAAACTATACCGACTTTAAAGACGAAGAACGCAACATGACTTATTGGGAGATTTTCAACAATACTCTCTGTAAGACATACAACTATGCAATCAGCGACGAGAAGATGATCTATACGCTGACTATGCAGGCATTTGAAACTTTGTACCATTGGTTTGATGTTAACGCAAAGACCGATGAGATCGTTGAACTGATCATTGATGGTTATATCGGAGTTTACAATGATCAGATGAGTGACGAAGAATATAGCAATTCTTTGGTTGTTGTAGCAACTGGTTCTGTCGAAGTTGTAAAGGATGTCAAGAACATTTCTATTCAGTTCGGCGAAGAAATGAAAGCTATCGCAAAGGGTAGCAATGATATGAATAGCTAAAACCTTTAACATAGCTTGATAAAATAATAGCACCTGTCGATTTCATGTCGGCAGGTGCTTTATTTTTAATAAAAAAGGAGAAATCTAAAATGGTTGCAAAAAATAAAGCCTTTATAAATGGTAAGATTTATGAAGTAATAGAACAGAGTGACATGTTTTCTAAAGACTATATGAATTGTTGTATTGATTGTAATACAGCTCTTCATATCAATGGATATATTTTACCATTCTATTCAAACACAGGTATTGATTATAGTAAGCCTGGTGTTTATATTAATGGTGCTATCTTTATGACAATGGTTTATCCAATTACAGAAGAAGATAAACAAAATTATTCAGATTCTCATTTAGCATATTTTGGTTCAGCATCTACGTTCCAGGATATATTGGATGCAAAAGAAAAGATATCTAAAGATGAATATAATCATCTTGTATCTAGTGATGAAGCATTCACACCTAATATTGATCAGACTAATGACACAGCATTGATGTTTGCAGTTAAATCTGCCGTTGCTGCTAAACATTGTAATATCAATAATTATGCTGAAAGATTTGGTCCTGACTTTAATAATGATAAAAGAAAGTTTTCAGGTAACAGTATTACTGCTGGTAAGGCTGAAGCTATCTGTGGTAAATTGGATATAAGAGCTACACTAGTAATTCAAGATATGAATCCTAATGTAGCTAATCCTATTGGAAAGACATTAGTATTTCCTTGGATTGGAGATGGTGTTAATGATAATAAATATGTAGATTATATCAACAACGCTCTCTCTAAGGAAGGACCGATAAAGTTAGGAGATGATGATAATGATTAACCCAAAAGTTATGCTCGCTGAATATTCTAGACTTTTCAGAGAACCGTTTAATGAAAAGCTTTATATAAGAAGCGAGTATGATATCGTAGATGCTATCAAGAAAGTTATCATGTCTGTCGCAGAACCATCTAATGTAAATGTAGAGGGTAAGCGACTCTTTATTGGAGTTAATTACTTTAGAGTAATTGATGACTATAGAGATGTAATGAGAATCGTTTATGATCTTGAATCTGATGGTAAGAGAAGAAATAAACGAATCATGTATAATATTCACGATTATATTGACTTGAAAGATAGTGATATTATACTTCTTGAAGTAAATTATCATATCGAAGTCAATGGAGAAGTTGCAGATAAATCTGTATTCATTGATATTCCTAAGGTTGTAGATAAATACTACTTTAGAATTAGCGGTACTATGTATAGTACTTTATATCAAATTGCAGATGCTTCGACTTATAACAACAATTCTAACAAGAAGAAGATGCGTTGTGTTAATTTCAGACAAGTATTCCAAAAGCATACTGTATCTGAAAAGAAATATAAACTTAATCATGTAATCTTCAATTCAGATGGAACAAAAAGTACAGAGATTGTTCAGTGTATTAATTACACTACAAATCTATTTGGTGTAGATATTCCGGTTTGTAAATATTTCTTGGCCAAATATGGTCTTGTAAAAGCAATGGAATATCTGTGTATTAAAGAAGTATATATTACTCAAGATGAACCGTATATGCCAAATGAATCGTTTGTAGCATTTGTTAATGAAAAGGACAATGTATATATCTCAGTTCCATATATGATTTGGGATCAGGCACCTGTAACTCAGTCATTTATTGCAACTATTCTTATGAATTGTCCAAAGAAAGCTATTAGTCTTGAGAAGTTATATTCTAAAGATTATTGGCTTTGTGTTCTGGGTCAAGATTTCAAAAATAAGAGTGTTGAAAAGGGTCAGGCTATGCTTGAATCTACAAAGAAGAACTACTCTATTATGATGAAAGAAACACTCAGACTGCCAGAAGAAGATAAAGAAGATCTTATCGCTATTCTTCGTTGGATGATGTACAATTTCGATGCATTATACAATAAAGATAATTACGATATGTCTTTCAAGAAACTTAAGATAGCTGTATATATTGCAGGGTTTTATGCTGCTAAGTTATCTAAAGTTCTTATCAATGCGGCAAACGGAATTAATAGTCTTACTATCGAAAAGTTCTTTAAGACATTGAATATTGATCACATGTTTATTCTTGATTGTCTTAAGAAAAACAATCTAGTAAGCTATAAAAACAATGTTAATGATGATGATACATTCAGTGTATTAAAGTATACTTTTAAAGGATCATCTGGTATTGGTGAAAACAAAGCTAGTGCAGTTCCTGTAAAGTATAGACTTGCTAATCCTAGTCATATTGGAAAAGTTGATTGTGATACCTCGTCTGCTGGTGATCCTGGTATGACTGGATTACTTTGTCCATATGCAAAGGTATATGACGGAATGTATCTAAGTGATTATCAAGAACCTTGTAATTGGAGAGATATTCAAGACAGACTTATTGATGATTATAGAAAAATCTATAGTATGTCTTCTATCTTTCAAACTAAAGAAGAATTACTTGGTACTGAGAATGGTAAAGAATTTCTTGAATCTATTCTTGGAAAACTTGATAATCTTTCTAACTTTACAATCAAACAAGATGTAGAGTATAAGTGATTGGAGGTGAATATAATGGCTTCTAGTTTATATACTAGATATTTCATGTTCTCACATGAGCATCTTAATAAGATTAAGGAGCTTAGTATTAAGAACGGAAATATGAATCCTAAGCTTGGTAAAGTATTGGTTGCTGGTAACTTTAAGAAGTATACTATGTTAACTAATGATCCAGAAAGTTATAGTAAACGTTATTCTGATGCTAGAATAGTTGTATCTGGCGATATCAGAAAAATTGTATATGAATCGGGGGATTAAAATATGGATCTATTTACTAAAATTGACGGGACTTGTCCCTATTGTAGAGGACAAGTAGATATAATAGAAAGTTCATTGTATGATTATACACTTGATAAGGATGGATTTCCTAATAAACTGAATCATTTAATGTATAAAGTAGCAGCATACTGTCAGCATTGTAATATTCAACTTATGGCAATTCCTCACTTTGGAAAGTATATGATCTATCCTACTTTTATCGATGCTGAATTTGTTCTTGATCCAAATAGAAAAGAAAGTGCTGCACTTGTAAGTGCTAAACTTCTTAAATGTGATGAGACAAATCCATTTGTAAATACAAATGAACCATCGCAGACTATAACGACAACTATGGATAAGTTATTAGAAGATGATGAGTCAAAGAATGTAGTTGCAGTTTGTGATAAGTTATTAGAAGATGATATTCCGTTTTAATTAATAGAGGTTGTGGGTAGGAGTTATCCTACCCACGCCTTTATTTTTTAACATATCATTAAAAAGGAGGTAGTTATTATGAATATGGAAGACATTTTAACTAACGTTTCTGATTTATTTGTTGGTAATGGTATTATCATTGTTATCGGTTGTTTTGTTATTGGTACTATTTTGAAAGGTACTATTAAGAAACTACCCAATAAATATATTCCTTATATCAACTCTGTTGTTTCTGTTATCCTTGGTTTTGCTATTCCAGGTACTTATGATAATGAAAATATTATTGCTAAGATCATTGTACTTATCTTTCTTGGATTGTCATCTACTGGTATGTATGAAGCAATTTGTATTATTGTAAAGAATAGATTTAGTATAGATCTTAAACAGATATACAACAATATTATAAATAAAAGCGAATCTTCTAGTCAAACACAAGAGGATGTACCTCAAGAAAACAAAGATAATACTAGTGATATAGAAGAACAGTAACTTTTATTTATTATAAATTTACACAAATATAAATATTGCTGAAATTGCAAATCTATTGGTTGTTCTTAGTTTAAGGTTTAAGTCACTGGGCATTAGCTCAGTGGCTTCTTCTTTTAAATTGTTAAAAATTACTTAACCCTAACATATATGTAAAATATATATGTCAATTGAGATATTAGCTCAGTTGGTAGAGCATCACACTTTTAATGTGAGGGTCAAGAGTTCAAGCCTCTTATATCTCACCATTCCAAATTAAAGAAAGGAATTGTTTATTATGATTAAGTTTTTGGAAGACAATAAGACTATTAAGGTCGAAGATGGAAAAATCATCGCATCTATCAACATGAAAGTTTGTGGTAGAGATGAAGTATTCGAAGGTGTAGCAACCTTGAAGGAAGGTGATATTAGTAATGAACTGGAAGCTACTCGTATTGCCGAAGCTAAGATGGAACGTAGATACTACAAGGCTTCTAAGCGTTTCTATAAAGAAAAGCTTGAGATGCTTAAGGAATTAGTATCAGAGACAGAAGGCCAGATTGCTAAAATTGAAAACAGAATCTATAATTGTGATAAGCATATTAAAGATATCTGTGATAGACTATAAGACACTTTCCACGCAACGATTTGCGTTGACATAGTTAGTTTTTATTGTACATGCATGGAAACTAGCGACCTCCTAATTTTTTACTTCAGGGATATAAGTTTCAGTCCTTATATCCCATCTATATGTACTCAAGAGGGTAACTCCCTTAAGAGTACTCCCTTATTTTTCTTCTATCAAATTTCCAATTTCCTCACTAAATTGGCTGGTGTAGAGAAGAACTACGACATAACTCACTTCCCCGATTTATTATCTCTACACCAGTCTTCTATTTGTTTACACCAAAAAGTTATCTTGCGAACTTTTTGTTGTAATATAAGTGCTTATTCAGCTATATGTATATTCTTCCTTCTTCATTTTATAATAAAAGCCTTATTTAGAATATACGATTGAGCTGAGCCTCTTGTTCTTTGTATATGATTTTAAATGTTATATTTGATATCTTCCTTCTTATTAAGTGTTTAGGCTTATAGCCTATGAAAATAGATATCAAGATTGGACAAAATTTATTGATTATACATATACAAAGAACTCTATTAATTTAAATTCCGGCTATGTGATATCTTCCTTCTTTAAAATAATTTTGGTTTGAATACAGATATCATGATTTCCGTTTCCGAAATTTAAATTTATTCACCCAATAAATTTTATATAAAGGAGTTAATAGTTATGAACAAAACAAGTTTATCAATCGTACTCTTCAGAAGAAAGGGCTGTGTTATCAGCCCTTATAATGATAGCAAATTACCTTATCCTTGTGAATTTAATCCAGAGACCAAAGAAATGGTTGCTACTATCTGTAAGAATCTATATGATTATGGATTCAAACTTGATGAAAAATCATTTAATATTTTGGCTCTAAAATTCAATAAAGAAGATATTGTAGATTGGTATAATAAAGTATTGCTTATTTCAATTAAGCAATACTTAGGGGACGATGTTGAATACAATTGTATGTATCCTAATTTCCCTCAACAAGTAATGGATATGAGTAATGCTGAATTATATATCAATGCAATTATTCACTATATGTCTGATGGAAGATTAGTTCCGTATTATGAAACAAAACAAAGAACTCCGTTAATTGAAATAGATAAACTTGAAAAGCTTAAGACTATTTCAATCATCACACCATATGAAGCAATTCAAATGGTAAAAGAGATCACTACTAACTTAATGTCTAGTAAGGTTTCGCTATCCGTTATTGATAAAAATGATATCAATACATTTAGTTCGAATACCTATTATGAGAGAAATATTGATGCATATAAAGTACTCAAATACTTTGGTGATTTTATCATTCCAAACGATATTGAAATTCCTAACAAGGAAAATTTAGCAAGTTTATCTTTGTTACTTTTCTATACAAAAGGAATTGACTTTATTAAAAGTAAGTATAAAACAGCTACAGATATCTTAAGATATCTAGCATATGTTAATACTAGTGATTCTTCATTATCTAAACCTTGTCATTATAGAAATATTCCAAGAAAACATAGAAAAATTCTAATGAGTGTTCTTGATAATATTGCTATTCAGAATGAAGAACTTGATTATTTTACTTCTCACAATCCTTCGGTTGACATCAGTGGTTTAAATCCGAGAATGATTGAAGATATGTATAGATATAGAGAAAGATGGTTAAGAGTTGGTGAGAGAGTTCATCCTTACACATACAGTAAACAATACCCAAATGCAGTTAAGATGTTTTTCATCTTAAGAAACTACAGTAAGTGTCCTATAAGATCGTTTAACGGTCATTTGACTAAACTTATTGATGATTTTAGTCATAATAATCAAAATCTTATTGTTTCTATTTGTGGTATGTGTTCTACTCGTCCAGGTGAGTTTGCAAGAAATCTAAACAGAATTCTAAGTGCTTGTAAAAATCCTAATGATAGCAAGCTTGTTATTAGAGAATTTAAAAAGGTTGCTGATAAAATTCCTGTTCCGATTCTAATTCAACTTTTCCAATATTTCTCTCATAGAGCTTCTGGTGATGAAAAGACTAGTAGAGTATTTTTCCTCAAAGGATCTACTGCTAAGATTAAAGTTATCCCTTATAACCTAAAAGATCTGGAGTCTGATATTTGTACTGAAGTAGCAGGTGTTTGTGCTAAGGCTATTATTAGTAAACAATCTAATCTAGACAAGTTAGGAAATGTTTATGTAGACAAAGATTTTAAGAACTTTATTGTTCCATTTAATCTTAGAAGTGCAAGTCCATCTTCCAAGAATATTACGAGAGGAAGTCATATTAGTATTTCCGATAGTACCAATATTCTAAGAAGTTTTATTTGGTGGACCGGTAATGTAGATGTAGATTTGTCTGCTGGTGTATTTAGCGAAGATTTTAAATCTATATCCCATATTTCATTTACTAATCTAAAGTCTGATATCGGTTGCCATTCTGGAGATATCACAAATGGTGGTCCAGAAGATGGTGCTGGTGTAGCAGAGTTTATTGATATAGATATTAACAAGGTTATCAAAACTGGAGGTAGATATGTAATCCTCTCTGTTCATAACTACTCTAGAGAACATTTCAGTTCTATGAAGAATTGTTGTTTTGGATGGATGTACAGAAACGATATGAATAGCGGAGAAATCTTTGAACCGTCTACTGTCCAAGATAGAATCGATGTTAATGCTGAATCTACTACTTGTGTGCCCGTTATCTTCGATTGTATTAATAGAGAGTTTATCTGGTGTGATATGACATATGATATTCTTGCTAATATTACTAATACAATTGAAAACGGTTCTAATAAAGTCATTGAAATTGTAAAAGCCATTATTGATATTGGCAGACCTAACTTGTATGATCTTATTGTTCTCAATGCTTGTGCAAGAGGTAATCTAGTATCTGATCCAAAAACGGCTGATATTATTTTTTCAAATGACCAACATATTATTGAAGATAATGATAGTGTGAGATTTGTTACAGCTTATGATACTGATTATTATGTATCTAATATGATGTAATTGTTACTTCCTTTCTTTGCTCACATAATCATTATTTTAATACTCTCCTGAAAATTGTATTGTATGTAGTGGAATTGTATCGTATTGTACCTCAGGGTCGTATCTTTCAGGAGAGATTAACGAGGTATAGCTCAGTTTGGTAGAGTGCTTGGTTTGGGACCAAGATGCCGCAGGTTCGAGTCCTGTTGCCTCGACCAGTAGGTTTCTCCATCCTACAAATATTCTCATATAAACCTATTTGAATTCAAAATTGATTGCCTAGTCTAAGTCTGTAGAGAGAAATCTCTACAGACAACCTTTTGTTTTTTATAGATATTAAAACTTATATATAATGTCAGCGTACGCAATAAGGAGGAATTACGATGCTATTAAAACGTTTAAAGCTAATAAACTACGGTGGTATATACAATGGTATGGGTTTATATGAAATCGAAATAGACTTTACTAGATGTATGCACAGAATAGTATTGATTAAAGGTGATAATGGTTCTGGTAAAAGTACAATTGAAAGTGCTTTAAAACCACTACCTGATGACAATTCTAGTTTCATTTCTGGAATGGATGCTAGTAAAGAAATAGAATATCTTGATGAGCTTACTGGTATTATATATAGTATCAAATATATTCATGAATGTAAGAACAACTCAAGAACTTCTAAAGGATACTTTATGAAGATAATGCCAGATGGAAATGTTATTAACCTTAATGCTTCTGGAAATATTTCTAGCTGTAAAGAAATGGTCAATGAAGAGCTAGAACTAGACGCTAATTATATTACACTTACACAGTTATCTAGTACTAAGAGAGGCATTGCTGATTTAAGACCTGCTGAAAGAAAAAGATATGTAAATGCTATTCTTTCTTCTACTGACGTATATAATACTATGTATAAGAATCTATCCAAGAAAGCATCTACATATAAAGCTTTAATGACTAGCATTTCTTCAAAGATTGATAGTGTTGGTAATGTAACACAATTGCAAGAAGAACTTAAATCTGTAGAAGCGAAGGTAAAAGATATTGAAGATATGATTGAACAGCATACTGAAATTATCAATAAAGAAAAAGGCATGCTATTATCTATAGATCCTAACAATGAACTCTCAAATAGAATCAAATCATTTACAGAAAATACATCTGTATATACAGCTAAGATAGATGAATGTAACAAACGTCTTAATAAGATATATTCTGTAAACCCAGCACTTATGACTGCTGTAATAAATCAAGAAATACTAGATAAACTCAATAAGGATATCTTAGATACAAAGTATATGATTGATTCTTTGAAAGAAAAGATTGAAAGTCTTGTTAAAGAAAGAGAACAAGAAGCATCTAGATTAGAAGATGAAACAGCAAAACTTAAATCTATCAATTCTGGTACTTCTATTATAGAAATAGAATCTATTAAGGATAATCTCACTAACAGAAAAAACAATATTAAAAATCGTTGGGGTGATATTGTAGATCTTGATACTATCACATATGATGAATTCATGATGGCTTATGACATTATCAAGCAGATGATGGAACTTTTATCAAGTATTGTTAATGTAATTCCAGAAGATTCTATTAATAGAGAATATATACTTGCTAATGATAATATATCTAGAATTGATACTGAAATTGAAGAAGCTGTATCTTTTAGAAATAAAGTAGAAGCTAACGAATATAAACTAGATATACTTGAAAAAAGACCGTCTAGTTGTAAAGATGATACTTGTCCTTTTATTGCAGATGCTTTAAAGGCAAAAGTAACTATAGATAGATTGTTAGCAGAAAGACAAAACTGTATAAATTCTGTAGCTGAGTTAAATAAAGAAAAGGAATCATATGAGCAAACTTTAAAAAATATTGAAAAGAATAAACAACTTCTCAGTATATATAATGCTAATAAGTATATCATAAACAAACTTCAATTAGGATTTAGAAACTACAATGAGTGTGTAACTTTCTTGTCCAGAGATGGCATGAAGATAATTGCATTGTTGAATGGAGTTATGGAATATACTAATGATCTGAAAGAATACAAATCTATCAACAAGGATCTTAGTGATATAACAAATAAATATAACTCTATCAATTCTCAAAAGAATCTTATTGATTTGATTACAGATAGTATCGAGCGTCTTAACAATAGTATCAATCAAGATACTGAAACTATCAATAATTATAGTAATCAGATTTCTTCATTAACAAAAAAATATAATGATATGTGTACACTTTGCGTTAATCTGGAAAATATCTATAATCTAAAGGCTAACTTAAATGAGTACAATGAAGCATTAAAGATCTTAAATGATGAAATTGAGAAAGATAAATCTAGTATTGATAAGATTGAAAAACTTAATTCTGATATTGAGAAACTTGGTGTGAATATTTCTGAACTCAAATCTCAGTTATCTCCTATGAGAAGTAAAGCTGAATCTATCAAATATAAGCTTACAATGAGTGTTGAATATTCTAAAGAATATGATCAATATAACTCTGCTTATACTAAAATAGAAACTCTTAAATATTATTGTTCTCCGACAACAGGTATTCAATTACTATTTGCTAATATGTATTTGAATAAGATTATGGAGAATGCTAATAATATCTTGAGTAGATTGTTTAACGGAACATTTGCTTTGCTTCCTCTGGTTATTACAGAAAGTGAATTTAGAATTCCTGTAGCTGTAAATGGCGGAATTAATCATGATGATATTACAAGTATGTCTTCAGCACAAATAGCTTTAATTTCTATGATTATATCTATTTCACTATTAAGTCAAACATCTACTAAACTTAATATTATTGTAGGCGATGAAATTGATGCTCCATTTGATTCACAGAATAGAAGAGAGTTTATCGATATTCTAAATCAACTCATGTCATTAGTAAAATCATCTCAATGTGTATTGATTAGTCATAACTCTGAAATTCCTATGAATGAATGCGATGTAATTCTTCTAAAAAATGATAATGATATTATCTCTGATGGTAATGTAATCTGGTCGTATAAATAAAAAATAAGGGACCGTTTTAAACGGTCCCTCGTTCTTTTTACCATGTAAGATTTGATTAGTCTTTGTAATCAACGACCCACCTCTTATCAGTAGTTCCATCATATTCTTCAAGACCAACAAATTCCAAATGATCCACTGCTGTAGGATCAGATGCTTCCTTTCCGTCGAAGTAAACTTCTACGGAATTAGAAATTTCGTAATCATCTCCTTTATATACAGAAGATAATTTTGTTCCGCAGAGATCAATCTCATGGCTTTCGATCTTCTCTACCAATTTATCTGTGAAACGACAATCTGCCCAACCAGGATCGGTGTCATAATGTTCGGTATTGGATGTGCAGTATACTGTTATTGTTAGTTTACCATTTTTACGCAAATATGTTTTATATATATTTACACCAGTAACAAACAATGCAATAACAAGTAAGATGCTAACAGCAATCTTGCCAAATTTGATTGCGAATTCGCAATCCTCTCTTTCTCTTACAGCTTCTTCATCGTCTTCATATACAAATAAAAAGTGCATGATCTTAGACCATACATTTTTGATTGTATTGATGATAGATGAAAATGTGCAAGTGATAGTATTGATAATAATTGTTGCCATGATAATACCTTTCCCCTTTAACGTCTGGGATCATAAGTTTTTGACACTTATGATTACTTACCTTTTGACGACTGGAGTAATTGTAAGTCTCCAGTTATTGATATAGGTAGATTTATGTCTCCTATTCACTATAATAATATATAGATATTATTCTTTAGTATTTCACGTACGAAAACATTCTTATAATAACTTGCGAAAGGAGTAAATAGTATGTCTATACACATTAAAGATATGAAAAATTTAAAGCTGTATAATAAGAACAACAGACTTTTTATACCTTTAAATCCAGATGATGATAAACATGGAAGTTTAATCTATCTACTAACATCTGATATATCATCTTCTATTAGAATGATTAATAGTGATATAATTATAAACAATCGTAAATGGTTTAGATCATATTATATTGATAAATCTATTGATGCTATTATCAAAGCAGATACTAATCAGATAAAAGAATTTGTTGAGTATAAGGACGATTTTATTAGTTCTTTTATTAATGAATCTAAATTATCTACTAAAGATAGAAAAGAGTTATCTGATAGTGAATTTGGCATTCCTCAAACTAGATCATACCCTATCAATGATGAAGAACATGTTAGAGCAGCGATAAGAATGTTTAATCATTGTCCAAAAGAATATGAGAAAACATTAGCTAAGAATATCATTAAAAAGCTAAAGCACTTTAATATTACTGATATTGAAGTTGGTGAAGAGAATAGATTCTCTAAATATTATAGAAGCTTGAAAGAAGTTACTGTTAAAACTTCTGGTGGTATTCCATTAAAAATTCTAACAGATTATAGATTCGAATACTATACTGGTAAGGATATTAATAAGTATATAAAAGAATGTCAAAAACTTATTAAAGATATAAGAGATTATAAAAATGTATGTGAAATGTTAACCAATGCTAATTTCCTAGCCCTATGTTATGATACAAATGATAATCTTGCAGGTTTTGGTGTTTCTCATAAGAATCCTATATATGGTAATGAATTCGGAATTTATCTAGAAGATTCATATTTTGATGACGATGATGAAAAAGAAGAAATCTCTATGTATTTAATCTATACATTTAGAGATGTTATGTATAATAGAGATATCAATAAACAAATTGCATCTAAGGGTAATAGAATTGTTCCAGTATATTCTTTAAATAGAGATAAACTATTGATCCAAAATATCAAGACTTCTATTATTCAAGATGGTAATTTTATTGATAGAGCAACGGCATTAAAGTTTATTGGTAAAACCAGTAAGAATAAAGATAAATATCCAGTTGTATATATTGATCTAATAAAGGTTAATATAGAAAAAGAAAAATCTCCACAAATTCCTGAATCTGAAATTAATTCAGAAGGATTTAGATATGGCGATAATGCTGTATTCTTTGGTGATGAAATATTTACTGAAGATGCCATTGATAATAGACTACGTCAATATATGTATAATGAACGAATCAGAAATCAAAAAGAATTATTTGACGTATATAAAGTTGTCAAAGCTCAATGCCCTGCAATTCAATTTACCAAAGTAAATATAGAAGCATATAATAAGATGAATCTTTTTGTAGATGTATCTTATTACAATAAACTCTTTATAGAGAATAATAAAAAGATGGGCGAACAGGGTATTAAGTTATATTCTGAAACATTGAGACGTTTTCTGAACAATTCTACTATAGATAGAGAATATAAGACTAAATCAATTTTTATTCCTGTTTTAGACTACTACAGTGATGATGTAAATGTAATAGATTATACCAAATCTTTAAATCCTGTAAGTCTCATAACACGTTTAGTTAAGCGTAATGATTTTGATGAACTTAAGAAGATATTTGGAAATAACAACGTTTTCTTCTTTGGTAAAAACTCTTATTTTAAGATTAACTTTTCTGAATTTAAGAAATCCGAACTACAAAGATTTATATCTAATATAAATAATATCTTTAATAAGATTGTACCTAATGATGAAGATATGGTAAAAGATACTCCTAATGCAATTGTTACTGATATTGTAGATAAGATCGAGAATTCTAAAAAAGTTAATCTATATGGAGCATTAGGTAAAGTATCAAAAGAAATTACATCTTCTTCTAATAGTGATGAGAAGATAGAAAAGGTATCTCAAAAGAAAGTAACTGTAAAAGATAAAAATAATGTAGAAAAATCTGAGAAAGAAGTAGCTAAGGAAGTAACAGAGAAAAAGAAAGAAGAACTTGTTGAGAGTATTAAAGATGCTGCACAAAATTCTACTTCTACAGACGAAGCATTAGAAAAACTTGATAACGATTATATTGCTAATCTGATTCAAGATATTTCTGATGAAGAATCTACAGAGATTAAAGCTTCTGCAACTCGTAAAGCAAGAATAAATTCTCTTAGTGATGATCTTAAAAAGAAAAAAGTTAAAGGTGAATCTATTAGTCAAATGCTAGAAGATTCCCAAGATACAGGTGAAGATCCATTACCAGTATCTTCTGCTAATATTAATAGTATTAATAATGATCAATGGGATAATCTTCAATACATTAATTTTAATAAAGAATATAATGTAGACGAAGATATAATGGCTATCTTAGATTTCTTTTCTACAAGAACTGTTCCAGTTGGTATCAGAAATGTTGATGTTGAAAATACAACTACATCTGAAGATTTGAAAGAAACTTGGACTGTACAATGTGAAGATATCGGCGGTACTAGATTCCAATTGAAATTCGATATTCCTTTGTTCAAGAATAATAGATTTATGAGACTAAGAGGTAATGATAAGACAATTAATGCTCAGTTAATAAATCTTCCTATTATAAAAACAGAATTTGATACAGCACAAATTACTACAAATTATAACAAGATTTTCTTCCGTACATTTGGTAGTGCTGTTGGTAAATCAAATGTAGTGTCTGGTAAAATTATAAAAGCATTGTCTAAATATACTGGTAAATCTATTACAAATATGTCTGGTAATAATGCTATAACTGCTCTTAAATATGAAATCCCAATGGATTATATGGATATTGGTAAAGCATATTCTTATATTAAATATAAAAACGTTACATTCTATTTTGATCAAGATGATATCAGAGAAAAATATCAAGACATTATTGACTTGTCTAAAGGATTGCCTATTGGATATGATGCCAGTGAAAAGAAGATTATCTATAGCGATGGAGCTATTTTATGCTCTAATATTATCGCTGCTGAATTGTGTAAAGATGAAGAATTCGCTACTTATTATAACGAAGCAAAGCCATCTGTTAAATATGCATATTCTCAAGCATCTATTCTTAATACCAAGATGCCAGTAATTGTTATTTGTGCATATTGTGAAGGCCTTATTAAAACACTTAACAAAGCTGCTATTTCTTATGAAATTACTGATAAACGTCCTAGCAAGATAGATTATACTACACATGATCTTATTAAATTTAAGGATGCATTCTTATTATATAGAATTGATTATAATTCTTCTTTGTTCATGAATGGATTAAAGGAATGCGATACAATAGATTATTCTATTAAGGATGTAAACTCTAAGACAATGTGGACAGAAATGTTAGATAACTTTGGTGGCAGGATTAAAGCAGATGGTCTTGATAACTTCTACGATCTTATGTTTGATCCTATCTCTCAACGTGTTTGTAATATGTATGATCTTCCACAAGATTTTTGTGAAGCATTAATCTATGCATCTAATTTATTATCAGATACTAAATATAATAAGCATGTAGATATTTCTGGTAATAGATTTAGAACTAATGAAATTGTAGCCGGTTATGCTTACAAAGTTTTATCTAAGGCTTATGCTGATTATAGAACAAAGTTAAAGAAAACCGGTAAAGCTACAATGACAGTAAAACAATCTGCTATTATTGATGCAATAATGATGGATAATACATGTTCAGACTTATCTACAATTAATGAATTAAACTATGCTAATAGTAATAGTATGGCTTCATTTAAAGGACTATCTGGTCTTAACAGTGATAGATCTTATTCACTAGAAAAGCGTACCTATGACGAATCTATGACAAATATTCTAGGAATGTCTACAGGTTTCGCTGCTACAGTTGGTGTTGACCGTATTATGACTACTAATGCAAATATAAACGGTAAACGTGGATATATCTCTGATAAGTCAAATGAAAAATCTAAGATGAATGATGTAAATACAATGACCACAGCAGAAAATCTTACTCCTATGTGTACTACTCATGATGACCCATTCCGTTTAGCAATGTCATATGTACAGAGAAGTAAGCATGATATGAGAGTTGCAGGTGGTGATCCATTACTTATCACAAATGGTATGGATGACGCTCTTACAATGTTCACACCAGATGTATTCTCTTTTAACGCTAAAGACAATGGTACTGTTGTTGAACGTGATGATGATCATGTTGTTATTCAATATAATGATGGTAGTATTGATTTTGTTGATCTTAATAATAAAGTATATAAAAACTCTGATGGTGGTTTTTATACATCAGTTAAACTAGAAGTAGATAAAGGTCTCGGTACTAAAGTAAAGAAAGGTCAGTTAATTGCTTATGATCCTATGTCATATAGTGTTAATTGTGGTTATGATAATAGTGCTACTTATAATCAAGGTACATTAGCAAAAGTAGCAATTATTACTTCTGATAAAGGATTCGAAGACTCCTGTATTGTATCTAGTTATATTTCTGACGCATTATCATCTAATGTAATAATGGAAGTACCAGTTACATTATCTAAAAATACAAATATATTCAATATGATTAAAGTTGGAGATCAAGTGCAAGAAGGAGATCCATTATTAATTATTCAGAATACATTCGAAGATAATGATGTAAACGTATTGTTAAAGAACTTAGTTGATGATGAAGACACAGTAACATCTCTTGGACGTATTCCAATTAAGTCTAATAATACAGGTGTTATAGAAGATATTAATATCTATAGAACTTGTGAACTAGATGAAATGTCTCCGTCATTAAAGAAGATAGTATCTGAATATGAAAGAAAACGTAATGCTAAGGCAAAACAAATTGCTAAATATGATGAGAATCTAGCAAAACAATATACTTGTCAGAAACTTCCTCAAGAAGGAAAACTAAAAAATATAGAAGATGGCGTATTAATTGAAATATATGTATCTTATAAAGATGACTTCTCTGTTGGTGATAAACTAATTTTTCTAGGTGCTCAAAAAGGTGTAGCTAAAGAAGTTGTTCAAAAAGGATACGAACCTACATCATCCTATAGACCTAATGAACCTATCGATGCTATTGCATCTATGGTATCGTTTGATAAACGTATGTGCTGTGCTCCATTACAGTATACATTAGCTGGTAAAGGATTAGTAGAACTAGATAGACAAGTTAAAGATATAATGGGAATAAAACAAGACTATACTATCAGACATAAATTTTAATAAAAAATAAACTGGGTTGCCAAGCCCAGTTTATTATTTTTGCCGTTTGGTAACATCGTAGAATTAGTCGCAGAGATAAAATTTCTTAAGTTTATCCAATGCATTCGCATAGTTTATCAATGCATTCATAAGTGTCAGACTGCTTTTAATCTGATCATAATACATTTCGCATGCAATATCGATATCATTGCATTCTTCTTCGAATCTAGATGCCAATGCATGACAGCTCAATTCATCTCCATTCTTAATAGATTTCAAAAACTCAATTGAAAAGAACAGATTGAGCTTGGAGCTGCACTCAAATGTGATCCTCTGTCTCATGAATGCATTCTGCCTTTCATCATTAAATTTTTCAGCAGCGATGATTGCATTCATAATAATGGACTCAGCAATTTCAGCAACGGAGTTTGCGTTAATCATTGTAGTTATATTCATAATGTTCCTTTCCCTTTTAACGTCTAGGATCATAAGCTTTTGACACTTATGAATGTCTGCCTTGTGACGTATGGAGTAATATGCAGACCTCCATGTTTTTGATATAAGAGATTAATATGTATAATATTATCTCTTATTCACTATAATTATATATATGCGAAAATAAGAAGTTTTACAAAAGAGAGACTCTACAGGAATTAACCTGTAGAGCAAGATAGAGAATAAAAGTATTATATTTTGGAGACACATAATGGTGGTGGGCCGTACAGGACTCGAACCTGTAATCAACCGGTTATGAGCCGGTAGCTTTAACCAATTAAGCCAACGGCCCTAAAAATGGTGCTGCTGGCGGGACTTGAACCCGCACTCAATTAAGAAAGGGATTTTCGTACTACTATAGTTTTCACTACCTACAATTTAATTAAATTGTAGTTTGATAGTCTGGAATCAATCTTCATCTGTTCTAGATGGTGGATGTATATTCTCTACGCACATAACAATTACTTGTTATTTGGCACGGTATTACCATTGGGTTAGGTTTCACCGTTTAGTCCACATTCAGCCAAGGGATCCCTCCCAAGCTGCTCTTGTCTACCATATAAAATGGTTCTAATGATATACCCAAACTCTCTTCATTAGACTTTGAAAATAAAAATATTTTCTTATAGAATTTTCGTTAAAGTCCCTCGTGTCTGCCTATTTCACCACAGCAGCATAAATAATGGTGCGGATGACAGGGATCGAACCTGCACGCTAAAGCAATAGTTCCTAAGACTATCGTGTCTGCCTATTTCACCACATCCGCAAATATATTTAATTACTTATATGTTAGAGAAGTGTAAAAATTAATTTTATTACATATTATTATAGTGTCCAGTGATTAAGATGTGTATATTAAGGAGGTAACACATATGAAAGAAAAATTAAAACAATTTCTTTGGATTATGCCAACACCAGTATTTATTATCGCTATGGCAATTGCTAACTATTGGCTTGGTACAGTCATGTCTAACATCAATCTTCTCTATAGTAATGTAGGAGACTATAAATACAGAGAAGAATTTGCTAAGACACTTATTATGCTTGTTCTAATTTGGACATTGATTAGGGCTATGACTTCTGTAATTAATAAGATAACCAATATCAAAATTATAGATACTAATTATATGAAATGGATCAGGAAATTAACTTATTCTAAAATTAGTAGTATAACTAGTATGGGTACAGGCGGTATTAATAGCACAATCAATAACATTGTTCAGTGCAATAAGCAGATTATTATGTATGTAGTACAATTATTGCCATATATTGTACCTTTTGCAATGGTTTGTCATAAAGAATATAAAACTGCTGGTATATTGCCAGTTATAGTAAACGTATCTATTATCTTAGTATTTATTATTCTCAATGTCGGAGTAGTAGTAAATATGAAGACAAACAAACTAGCGGCAAAAGCTGTAGCAACAATTTCTAGCGTTACAGTCGACTGTATTCATAATAGTAAGACAGTCAAATATTTCCAGAAAGAATCTTGGAGTATAGATAGGCAGAGCAATGGCCAAAAGAAATTATTCATCGATAGAATCAATTTTAGAAAGCAAATATTTTGTAATGTATTTGTTATTCTTGGATGGGCTAGTGCTATAATTAACTCATATCTATGCTGGGATGATAAAGGAACAGTATTATTCTTGCTGATGTCTGATTATATCATTGAGAATATTGCTGGTACAATTTCTGGTATATTTGAATTGTATAGTGATAAGAAAGCTAGTCTTAAGTTAATTGGAGAACTTGAACCTGATAGATTAAAGAAGATAACATTGGAATCTTCTGGTTTAAATATCAATGGTGTTTTCTATAATTATCCAGAGTCAGATGTAACCTTTAGAATTGATGATATTAAGATCGAAAAGGGTAAACGTTATTGTATTACTGGTAAAAGTGGATTTGGAAAGTCTACTTTTATTAAGTTAATCACAAATACAATCGAACCTTGTGCAGCGTCAAATCATATAGATAACATCGATTGCATCTATATGTTTGCCGAAAGTGAAATGTTCAACATGTCAATCTATGATAATATAGCTTTGGGAGATGATTCTATATCTGTTTCTGAAGTAAAAGATATTCTTGAACATTTAGAAGTCGATGTAGATCTTGATATTGAAAATGATTCTGTTGGAGAAAAAGGTGATAAACTTTCTACAGGTCAGATTCAAAGAATCAATCTTGCTAGAGTTATTGTGTATGCAAGAAGACATCCTGATGCTTTAATTGCATTGGATGAGGTAACATCTGCACTCGATGAAATAACTAGTATTAACTGTATAAATTATCTTGCATCCGAGTTTAAGAGACTTGGAAATACACTTTTGTATGTAAGTAATAAGTCAGATTATAAAAATTCTGATCTTATCACAGATAATATTTACGTTATAAGAAATGGCAATACAGTAACCTATAGTCATCATCAGTAACATAGAAAACTAACTGGACAAAAAATAAAACCAGGGACCAAAATCCCTGGTTATTTTTTCTAGATTAAGGTTATAAACTTAGAATTCGATTTTGTTCGGCATTTTAATTTTATTAAATTCAGATTCCAGCATTCTTGTAAACTTACTGATCATAGTAATTGCAATAGATCTGTTGTTAATAATATAATCATGATCTATTTGCTCTGTTGTTCTTTCATTATTTCCATATAATCTTACATCAATAAATTCATTATAATCTACATCATAATAATCTGGATTAAATGATGAATTAATAGGATCTTTTAAAACTAGACTTTTTGCTTGTTTAATATCTTTATCTGTTGGATTGAGGATACTTATTGTTGATTCTTTATATACATCGTTTTCATTTGTATTAATAACGAGCACATGCTCGAATACCAGTCCCAATTCATCACATACCTTTTTAATAAGGTACATATTTGACTGAGTCATAGATAATTTGTCAAAACGAATATAAAATCCTTCGAACGCATCATCTTCATGTCCAGAGCAAGAGTATAATGTAGTAATACCTTGTTCATTTAATACTTTAACCAGATCATAGATAAGAAGGTCTATTTTTACTATCTCATTATTAATGCAATAGAGAACTTTCAATTTTGAAATGTCCTTGGTTTGTCTTCCAGGATTAATGACATATAAATCTTCGTTAGTTATATAGACTTCTCCTCTACTAGATACAAATTTAGAGAATGCTGCATCACAGAATCGTGTATAATAACCTTGTGATGCTGATAACTCTTCTTTACTAACCATCTTTTCGAATTTCTTGTTCATTATAAATTCCTCCAATAAAATAAGTTTATGATAGATCTTGTCTATCACTATTATTATATATAACAAAAGGTGAAATTGTCTTTGTTATAATATACTTGTCTCTAAAAGCATCATATTTCTTATAAGATATTTGTCCAGTAAGACTATCTATAATAGTTTCATTTATAACTCTTCCCATAGAATTAAAGATTCGTTTACAATATAGGTATTCTGGATATTTATATGTAGTAACAGAAACCTTTGTACCATGATTATTATATGTAGTATATTCTTCAAATATACTTGTATCTGTTTGTGCTTTATAGTATATTCTTTTATTATTTTGATCATATTTATAAAAATGACGCACTATCATTCCTTCAAGATCTAAAGATTCTGAATATATTACATTCCCTTTATGATCATATTTACTCGTATTCATACTAATAACTCCTTTAATTAATAATAATATAATCCTTAAGAATAATAAAAATAATAATAAAGATGACCAACCTGAAAGGTTGGTCCTTCTAGTATTTGGATAAGGTCTTTCAGTCTTTGTTTTGGCGAGGATGTTTTTATTAATAACGTTAATTCGTTTGTAAAAAATTACAAGACATTTCAATGTCAAAGAATACATATTCAAAAACTTACTAATAATATTTTAAAGGAGGTACAATATAATGAAATATGTCTATTATATTGAAGGTCAAGATAACATTGGTAAAAGTACTGTTATTAAAGAACTAAAGAAAAGAGAATTAATAAGTCCTAAAACAACTGTAGACTATCATAGATTCCCAACTCATAAAATGACAAACTATATGACACTCTTTAATAATCTAATCAATGATATGAAATTTAATAACAGAGTTTCAAAAACAGATATTGGAAAACTTATTGAAGTGACAATGGATGTATTAATCAATGATATGAAATATACATTTAGTAATCACAGTATTTTAGATCGAGCTGAAATTAGTATCTGTGACAGAGGACCATTATCTACGTATCTATATCAATATAAACATTATTGTGAAGTTATGGGAATTGATTTACCAGAAGAAGTTAACTTACACAATTTCTTCTATAATGTAGTATTATCTGATGATAATAGTAAAATTCCATTGGTTATCAATAGAAACATTATCATTATAACTAATGAGCATAATATAGAACTACCAAAAGATAATACAGAAACTATTAAATATAAAACTGAATATGACAATAACCAAAAATTACAAGATAGAATTAAAACTGATATTAATACCATCAAGGATCTTATAAAATCTGACAAAGATCAATACTCTATCGGTAATTTTAATTTTTATACAATTGATATTGGACCATCTAACAATTCTAATCTTAACAAAGAAAGAAAATCAACAGAAGATATTTGTGATGAAATTGAGAATATAATCACATCTAACTACGATAATTCAAAGATGAATGAGGAGGATAAGTAATGGAATCTAAAATTATTTATAAGAATGATCTTGTAACCAATATTTATGCAGCTTGTTCTTGTTGTTATAATAACAATAAGGCTATTGATTACTTAGAAAAGACAAAGTATATTGAAAAGAGAATAAATGCTGGTCATGATTCTATTCTTGAGCATGGGAGAGTAGTTATTGAAATTACTGGTATTGAAAATGAATTCGATATCATTAGTTTAATTACAAATCCACATGCAAGATTTTTACAGTTCTATTCTACTTGTAATTATACTGAAAATAGAAATCCGTTTAAGAAACTTAGAAAAACGAAGAAAACATATAATCTTATTATTAACGGTGATGTAAGAGCATACAAAGAATTCATTACAAATATTGGATCACATGATCTATGCAGTAACATCATTCTAAATTTATGTAATACATTACAAACTAATCTTCCTAAATGTTTATTTGGTAAAACATTTAAGATTAATGAAGAAGATCCTGATTTCACTTTTAAATTTAATGATATTGAAATCTTTAATGATAATAATGAAAATGACTTTAATAGATATGTAACAAATCCATATGAAGGCTTACATTATGGCATCGTTATCAAAAATGCAAAAGTAAATAATGTTCCAGTTGCTGGTGATAAAGCAATTAAAAGTGTTGATATTGGATTTGATCGTGAAATGTATCGTAAACTTCTTAATAATGTAGATTTTGAGCAAGAAGCTAATTTAATGATGCCAGTTACAGTAGTATTCAAAAATATTTCTAGAACTGCCACTCATCAGTTAGTAAGACATAGAAATGCAATTACACAAGAATCCCAAAGATATGTAAATTACTCTGATGCATCATTTACTATTCCTCTTAAGGATTATGATAAAAATAAGCAATATTCAGTAAAAATTGGGGATATTATTAATAATGGATCACTTGATACTATCGCAGATGATCTAATGTCTGTATATCCTCAACTAATGCAGGCTGGACTCAAAAAAGAAGAAGCAAGAGCATTCTTACCTTCTAATGTAAACTGTGGAAAATTATATATGACATTCACAGTATTTTCATTATTAAAATTCCTTGAACTTAGAACTGATCCTCATGCACAATATGAAATTAGACAATATGCACAAACTATTAAAGAAAAATTTGATAAGTTATTAACTTTTTAAATTGAAGCAACTATATAGTAAAGGTGTATATGGGTGTTGATTACACCTTTGTTGTTCATTACTAATTTCAAACTCCGTAAAGTAATAAGAAAGTCTCCGTCCACATCTGTAATGGATGTGGACAAATTTTTGCTATTTGAACTTTATAATAATATTCTATGAAAGGAGAGGAGTTTATGTTAGAGAATTATAAAAACATTCTTGCTAATAAATTTATGCGAGATACTAACTATATCATTATCAAAGATACAGATGACCTAGAAGAACTCCAACGTCAATGGGAATTATTTGAGACACAAATGACTAGGAGACAACAAAGATTAAGTGACGATAGATCTATAGAAATTTGGAACATGACAAATCAAGAGCATTATGAATCTCTTAGAGATAAGCTTATGTCTGATATAGATTCTAAATATGGAGACTCTGAAGAAGATGATAATGAGTCAGTTTATTATGATCCCGAAGAAGATGAGGATAATTTTAATGATGATGAATTTGATAATCTTATTGGATTAGATACTGACAATGAAGACATTCCAGATAATGAGAATGATATAACTGATACAGTACATGAGGAAACAGAGATTCCTGTTAATACAGAAACTGATTGTAATAAAATTCATTTATATGACGATGATTTATTCTGTAAACTTGTCTATGATATTAAAAAGAATACTATAGCTGATCAATTTCAAATAGATTCAAATATATTTATTATCAGTAGTATTAAAGGTATTACAAACGAAGAAAAATTAAAAGACCTAGAACAACAATTTATCAAATACAATGGTCAATCTCATGATCATAAAGTTCAATCTGATGATGAATCTATGGCTATATATGGTATGAATAACATAGATAGATATAATTATATTAAAAAGAAATTATTGGATGCCATGACTGTTAAAACAAAGAAATCTGTTTCACCAGTAGAAGATGGATTAGAAACTTCTTCTGTTGTACAAACTTTAGGAGAATTCGTTTCTCAAGTGTACAATAATATGAAAGTTGTAAATGAAGCAGAATCAACTAAATCTAAACAACATAGAAGATTTAACGACTGTCCATACTTTACTCCTTCTGAAATGATAGATATGGGGGTTCATGGTAACCATAATTTTTATTGTAAAGATGCAGATAATGATGGATTAATTACAAATATAAAAATTCCTACATGGTTTGCATCGTATAAAGATATGAGCATGGATCATATTTTTGAAGATTATAGAAATGATTGGATAGATACATTAGATTTATTATATTCTGATTTTGAAGATATTAAATCGTCTGGGAATGAAGACAAGATCCTTGCAAGAAAACAATCCATCCTAAATCTAGGATGGAACCCAGAGATACCATTTAATAGAAAGAATAGACTAAAAGCATCTAAACGAGTATCTGATATATTAGACAAGACAATTCCAAAAGACATATTTATAAATCTAGATAATATTCCAGAAAGTGATGATGACGAATTGTTAAGTGAAGCTGCAAATAAAAGTACACATAAACCAGTATTATTAATCTTTACACAAGGACACACACCTATTGTTTCTCAAGGTATTAAACTAGTAACTGGAAGCTCTTATTCTCATGCTAGTATTTCTTTTGATCCAGAATTAAAAGAAGTGTATAGTTTTAATATAAGAGAAAAAGCAGGATTTATTAAAGAAAATTTAGACTCTTTCAAAGATAATATAATTTCTGTAATGGCTTTCTTTGCTCCTACTAAAATAGTGAAACAATTAAAAGATAAAGTTAAAGATTTTGAAAATAATAAAACTACATTCGATCTAAGAATCTTCTTTAATAAGATTTTAAAGATTGATCATAAGGTAAGTAAAAACGAATACCATCAAGTATGCTCTACTTTTGTAGATACAGTATTGAAATCTGGAAATATCAATCTTGTTGGAGATATTGAAATTCCTGATCCTGGTCAATTATATGATCATGCTAAAGCAATTCCAAATAAGATCATTGAAGTATTTAATGATGTTGCTACAAAGTACGATGGTAAAAAGACAAAGAAAAAGATTAATTCTTTATTAAAGACTGGTATAGAAAGTATCGAAGAGTCTATTACTGGTATGAATCTTAATGATATAAAGAATGGCGTTAATCCGTATTCTAAAAAGAGATTCTATCATATTTCTTTTGACTCCGATTTAGATGAACATGGACCTTTAAAACCAAGAGTCCCTACATGGATTACTAATGAATTAAAGAAAGACAAGAACTTTATTCAAGCATTAGAGAAACTAAAATTAGCAAAAGACTCTTCTGGATTTGGTTTTGAAGAATATAAAACTCCTAGAGTATGCTTCTCAAATTCTATAGAAGGATGTTTAAATGCTATAATTAATGATACTGGTAGATTAAAGTTAGCTGGTAAAACTTTATATGTATATACACCAGAAAAACCTATCAGTTCTTATAAATGTAAATCTAATAAACAAATTATCAAAGATGGTGATATCTTCGATGCAAATATTACAAATGAAATGTGGATTCTTGAACCAGTACAATTAAAATATGTAGGTAGTATTGTAGTAGATAAAGTTAATGGTGAACATGTAAGAAAGTTTGCTAATAATAAAAAGAAAACCATTATCAAATATGATTATAAATGGCACTGGTTCCATAAGATTAAAGATCATAGTAATAAGAAAAAAGAAGTACAAAATGAAGCATCTTTTGTTAATGATAAAGGACAAAACGTTCCTAAAAAATGTACAGAATGTGGATCCGATGTTGGCATATTTTTTGAGGGTGAACCAATTTATAGATGCACGAATAAAAAATGTAAAAAATATTTTGGCGTTGTAAGATTTCCAAAATCAATAAAAGAATCAGCTTCTATTCTTAATGAAGTAAAACAATTTCCAATAGAGTTTGATAAAGATGGTAATCTTATTATTTATAAAGCTCGTACAGGATCATTATCATATGGGGATGAAATTGATGATTCAGTACAGTTATTAGAAACATACAGAAATCAATCTAATATAGAAGGTATTAAATATGAACTTGCTAAATTATGGTATATTAATGATTGTATTGAAAAGGAACTTAAGAAACGTTTAAAGAATGAACAATATAAAGATTTAATAGATACTAGAGCTGTTTGCTTAAATGTATTTAAACTTAATTTAGATTTTGTAATGAAAGCTGAAAAAGGATTTAACTTCTCAGATTACTATAATTCTACACCATTTTCTGACAGTTCTATTAAGATAACTTCTAATACATTAAAGTATACTATGAAAGCTATTAAAGGATTGCTATAAATTTTAACCAGAGAGTATTATCTCTCTGGTTAATTTTTACAAAATACACTTTTTCAAACTATAATATAAATGAACGTATTAAGGAGGCTGAGAGTTATGCTCACTGCAAATGAAATTTTGAAGCAAATTAAACTTGGTAATATTGGCATTGACCCATTCGATATCAACTGTCTAAACCCCAATTCATACAATGTACATCTAGCCGATGAGATTATTCAATATGATAAGCATATTGTATTAGATATGAAGAAGAAGGATAATAGATATACAAAAAAGATTATCCCTGAATCTGGCCTAACTTTATATCCTAATACTTTGTATATTGGATCTATTAAAGAAACTGTATCTTCTGATAAGTTTATTTCTGCTATTGATGGTAGAAGTTCTATTGGTAGATTAGGAATGCAAGTACATTTAACAGCTGGATTTGGTGACATTGGATTTTCTGGTAAATATACACTTGAGATTACTGTAGTTGTACCGTTAATTGTATATCCTAATTTCGAGGTTGCACAGGTATATTTTGAAAAGCCTGACGGAGAAGTTGATTTCTTATATCATGGTAGATATCAGAATCAAGAAGGACCAACAACATCAAAGTCTTTTACAAGAACTGATAGATATAATGGTTATCATTATAACAAATAAGGAGATTTGGAGTTATGAAAATTAGTAAATTTGAACTCGGAACAAAGTTCTATACTTTTATATCTGAAGATGAATTTAGAATAAAGTATCTTGTTAAGAAAAATGAAGATTCTGGAATATTCATGGATGAAGAATCTTTTGAAACTGAAACAATTACTGAGTCTGTTCTTAATGATAAATACACCCTTATGATTGGATACAGACAAGATATTTTGATTCAGTATTCTCTTAAAGATAATTATTCTTTTTTAAAAGTACCTTCTTATGATTGGGAAATTTTATACGAATCATCTGGCTATAAATGGATTAATAATGATAAAAATAACAAGAAATTTGTTATCTGCAATTATTATATAAACAACTATTATAAAGATAGTCATAATGTAACAAATTTCTTTGGATTCAATATCTATAAGTATAATAAGAAATCTGTTTTTAAGAATATGATGAAACATATTATAAATCTAAATAAGATTTCTAACTTTAATGAAAAAGACATTGATTATATATGGTATAAATATTTCATTCATGAAGTAAATAACAATGAAGTAATAGACTACGAACAATTCAGTAATATCGTAAATCTTAGTGATGTTGCTGATGGTAAAGCAAAAATCCCAGATGTTGTTTTAGATGATACAGAAGAGATTCTTAATACCAGCATTAGATGCTATGATGTATATGAACTCGACCCAAGCATTGATTTGGAAAAAGTAAATATGAAACATTATATTGCATATGATCATAATGTAGATAAGTATTATCTTATTCTGTATGTAATAGACGAGTTCAGGGATTCTATCAAAACTCGTCAAAATCTAGAGGATCATATTGACTTGGTTAACTTTATGCTCAAGTAAATGATCTAATAGTTATATATAATTATAGCGATAAACAGAAGAAATCTGTTATCAAATATTATTTTAAAGGAGGAAATTACAAATGAGTAATTTCAACGCAAACGCCAACCTCGCCATCGATTCTCAGGAAGATTTGCTGGCAAAAATGAAAGCAATCAATGATTCTTTGATTCACAATCATTCTATCCAGGTCGAAGGGGACAAGGAAGATAATGACACTGATTACAAAGATATCGCAGTAACCGATGAAGATGCTATTCTCACCGAGCCGTATAGCATCGTTTACTTCAAGGAGCAGTCTGAGCTTCAGAACGCAGTGTTCGGTATTTTGAATCAGATCTTTGCAGATATCTTCTCTGTAAGACTGACAATGGATCTTTCCAGAGGCGGCTTCGTATTCGTCTGCTCGTTTAAGTATATGACCGAACAGCAGTTTAAGGATAAGCTGTCTAATAGCGAAACTAATCTTGTTCGTTGCATCACGTCAACTGTTGATCCAGAGGAAATTGTATCGAAGAATTCTATCGCTACAAACTTGATCAATATGGTACAGTTGCAGAATATGAATGCATATGATGCAACCAAGTATGCAAAGATCACAAAATCTGCTAAGGAACTCCTGACTAAGCTTCTGTACTTCTCTCAGGATAATCCGAAGCATAAGTGGGTGAATGGTAACAATTATATCATCACTACTCAGACAGGTACCTCTTGGACAAATGTAACATTTACCAATATCATTGGTGATGTATACCTTGATGCAAAGGCTGTATTAGCTATGCTGGCAGGTAAGGACAAGAAGAACAAGTATGAGTACAATCTCGTACCGGCTGCATTTAATGCTACTGGTTCAAATTCTGTTATCAAGATCGAACAGATTAATGTAGCCAACAAGCGTCGTATTTCTAGCCAGCTTGGAGCAGTGTTCCAGCAGTAATAGAAATATGTAATTAAACAAACGACATGCACACACATAAAGGACACATGTGGGATTTTCCCGCATGTGTCTTTTTTATATTTAAGGAGGATATAAAATGGCATTCTCATATACAGTTGTAGAGAATATTGACTTTACATTTGAAGAAAAACAGAACCTTTTTGGTGCTGTAAGAAAAATTAGATGGGGAGATAATCCTACTGAAAGATTGGAAGTTCGTAAATGGATTTCTAATCCAGATGGAACAGAAACCTGCAATAAAGGTTATACTTTTATGACAGAAGAAGGCCCGTCTGAACTTGCAAAAACATTACTCAATATGGGTTATGGTAATACAAAAGAAGTTCTAGGTATTCTTCAAAATAGAGAAGATTTTAGAAAATCATTGAATTCTGTACTTGGAGAATCTGATGAATTATATGATGCAGATGCTGGTACTATTGAAGATGATTTCTATGATCCTAAAGCTCTGATTGGAGATTGATATGTCAAAAGGTGTATTTGATTCAACATTAAAAAAGTATAACAACGCTACTCCAAATTATGATAAAGAGGATGGTGTTGATATTGTAAAGTATACTGATGATTGTAAGAATTGTCAGTATGCTGATACTATACAGGATAGATGTTTGTTCGAAACATGTATAAGAAAACTATATCCTATTTCTATTCCGTTTCATACAAGATTTTATACTAAGTGTAAACTCTGCAATTCTACAATGTGTATAGTATTTTCAGATGGACAACATCCATTTACAGATATACCAAGTATTTGCGATAAATGCGAATCCAAATTGAAAAAACTTATAAACAGCGTAGGTGATGATTAATGAATAGAGCTTTATTGTTTCAGAAATTTGTCAAGTATAACATTCTTGATCAGTTTCTAATAAACAATCCATCATCTAATATCCTAACAAAGACTCCAGTTGATATTTATATTGACGTACAGTCGATATATAAGAACGTTCTTGCTGAAACTTTGTTAGTTAATGATGTTAAAATATTATCGGTAAATATACTTAATCTAGCTGCTCATTACAGGCACTATTTTAAGTCTAGGTATAACGTTAACACTAGAATCTTTATAGTCAATACGTTATCTAGTATCAATAATATTTTTGAAAATATAAATGCTAAGAACGAAGATATGTTTATTATACTGAAGAAGATATCACCATATTTTCCATTGGTATATTTTATAGAGAGAAATGTATATAACTCTGCTTCTGTTATATTCAGTTTGATTAAATCAGAAACATTACCAGTTAGACATTCTGCTCTAATTATATCAAATAGTATATATTCTTATCAGATTCCAGCATTCATTCCATCGTCATTTGTTATTAGACCAAGTACCAATACAAAGTTTATTACATTTAATAATGTAATAGATATAATGTATCCTAGGAAAGGTTCTACAGTAACATCTGATATTAATCCTGGACTAATACCAGTAATAATGGCATATCACAAGTGTCCTGAACTTGGTATGGAAATGATTAATAATTTCAAACGGACTATTACAATTATACGAGAAAAGATTTCGAAGGGACAACTTCTGAATGGTTATAATTCTCCAGTAATATTCCAGAAAACAGAGTCAGAAGATATGTTTAGGAGACTTTGTATTAGCGATCTTATAACTTACACTAAAGTATACGAGAACTCTTATGAATCTCTTGTTAAAAGTTGGCGTGTGTACAAACAATGCGACTATAACAACTTAGCTAACGTATTGGACAAGACTTTCAATGTAGATGAAGAGAACATTCTTAACTACCTGTTTTTACTTGAAGTTGATGAACCATTTGTTAGAGCTATGAACTCTAATTAAAAAGAAATCCACAAGTGACGGACAAGTCACTTGTGTTTCTTTTTTGCTTTGTAACTTTTTTATAATGAAGGAGATGATAAAATGGCTAAACAAGGTGAACAGTATAACTATAAGATTGTATTAAAATATATCAATTCTACTAATACTGAAGTGGAAATAGATTCTAAACAGATTCAATATATTCTTATAGATAAAGATTTTGATAATACTAATATGCCTGTAATCACTATATTTGGTTCTATAGAAAAGAATATTCTAGATGATATGATCAAGCATTCTAATGATAATCTTGTTACATTAGGTATATATAAATATGACAATACTAACCAAAGTGATAATGTAACAGAGAAATATTTTAATGATAAATTCATATATATTTTAAACGAAGATTTATCTAGAACTGATAAATTAGATAATCCAGATGGAATAGATTCAAAAACTGGTAATAGACAATATAAAGAAGTTACTATATTCTTAATACAACAAGATGCTATTAATAATAACAGAAATACTATAAATGGAGTATATCATAATGCTAGTATGAATTCGTTAATATTACAATCTTCTAATTATCTAGGTAATATGTTGCTTGAACCAATTAGATATGATACTAAGTTTGATCAAGTTATAATTCCTCCTATTGATTCTATATCTAATTATGTAAAGTACTTAAATGATAACTTGGGAACGTTTTATGATACTTCTTATAGGTTTTTTATTGATTTTGATACTACGTATATTGTATCATCGTCAGGCAACCCAATACGTGCTCGTAATCAATATATTTATACAATAGTAATAGATATAAGAAAAATTGATAATACTACATCCGAAGAGCCTGGATCTTATTTAGACCTACGATCTGGAAAATGTACTATAGGAATAGATGCTTCTAAAGTAGAATATACTAAAAACATGGTTTCTAATAAGATGGTAAATAAAGTAACTGTTATAAATTCCAAAGGCGATGTATTTGAACAAGAAGTACAAGATAACAAAGCAAAAATCACATCTACTATTAATCAAGTAATGAATGTATCTAATAATGATCAAAATACTATTAATCCTATAACACATAATGTAGAATCTGCTAATGTTGTAATTAGTATAGTAAAGAATGATTTAGATGCATCTTTATTTACATTGAATAAAGAGTATATTATAAACGATCCAGTACATGAATCATATTCTGGACGATATATATTACTACAAGTTCAACAGCTATTTATAAAACAGACAGAGAATTTTATAATGAGTACTGTATTAAAGTTTAAGAAAGCATTTAACGAATAAAAGTACCAGAGTACTTTAAAGTACTCTGGTAAATTTTTATTAAGATTTAGGAGTATTCTTTTCCACTTGAACTGCTCCAGCGTTTAAATTGAGATTTCTTGGTCTATTAGTTTTATTTTCTTCTTTTTTATCTTCACCTGGATTAGATAAATACCATTGAACATGTGCTTTGATAATCTTATAAAAATCATCAGTCGTCTTTTCAAAAGATTCAAGCATTTTTTTAGCAATTGTTGATGAGATATTTACAGATTCATTAATTCTTACCTGTCTATTATTCATATCAATATCTAGATATTTTTGTGCCTTATCTTTAAGGTCTTTAGTATTGGCACCAGAAGTATCTACATCTGCACTCTTAAGACCTTTAACTTGCATATTTTGTATATCTTGATGTGTCTTAGTTGCATTTTTTATTTCTTTATCACCAGTTTTGTTTAAATCAGTCTTATTTTCATCATTTGAACTACTAGGTCTAAAACCTACTTCATTGATATATCCGCCAGAATAATTCAATGTCATATCAGCTGACGCTGTTTGAGTTGATTGTTCTGTATCTGTTTGGGTTCCCGTACCTGTTTTGGTGGAAGTAGAATTTGGTGTAGAATCAATAGATTTATTAATTTTATCAGAAGCTTCTTTAACATATTTTTCCATTTTATCAGAAGATTCTTTCATCTTTTTAGTAATAACAGACACTATACTTTCTAATTTTTTTAGATAAGATTCACCAGCATATGTTACATTAATAATAGTTTGAAAGTTTTCATCTACATAGTTTTCATTCCATGTTACAGTTCCTTTACCACCATCAAACCAAGAAGAAAATGTAGCAGCTGTATCTACATTACCTTCGGAGTCTGTTTCTTTATAAGAATTAAAATCTTTGACATTTTTCCAATATCCTTGTTTGATAAATTGATCAAACATTTGTTGTTTTCCTTCTCCATTAGAAATTTTTTCTGGAAGTTTTAAACTTTCTAATTTTTTAGAATCTGAATATATTGAGTCATTTATTTCTAACTCAGGTACATTGTTTTCATTTACAAATCTATCTATATTCATTCCGATAATTGCATCATTTACATTATTGGCAGCTTCAAGAATTCTAGCTATTCCGATAAATCTATTTTTTATATCATAGACATCTCCAGCTTTCCATTTACATTTAGTAATTATAACATTATATGAATCAATATAATTTTTATGTTGTTGAAATATACCTCTCATAGCGGCAATAAATTTTTCAAAAATTTTTTTAAAGAAGTTTATGATTTTTAAGAAGAAATTCTTGATTTTTGACGTAAAAGAAGATTCATTAAGAACATACATTTCGTTAATAGCTTTCTTATTACCACTAGCTTTGATAATACATTCATTAACATATCTTTCCATTTCACGATTTTGCTCGGCAATATCATAACAAAATTTAATATCTCTACTCTGTCTTTCAATAGAAGATTCGACTTCATTTACAATAGTATTATCTAAACTTAATTCCATATTGTTTCACCTCCATATTAATAGTCAGATTTATTAGAACGTTTAGCTACTTTAGATAATGCTTTATAAAGAATCTTTTTATCTTGTTTAAAGCAATCTTTAGCAGCTTCTAATTTAGCAGTAAATGCTCTTGTATGAATTTGACACATCTCATTTATTTTAGTAGATTGTACTTTTAGATAATTATTCATAATATCAAATGTAGATTTGTTTTTAATTTCATTGTCTGACTTTCGATTAGACACATTTCCTAATGTTTCAATTTGTTTATTTGCATAAACACTAGATGTATCGCTAATAGAAAGTTTTAGCTTTTCTCCCTCTTTCGATAATTTAATCATTTTATCTAGATACTTTTCTAAATCTTGATAGTTTTTTATAATATCTTTTTGAGTTTTTTCGATAGACTTTACTGTTTCTTTATAGCTATCAAATCTATGATAGATTTCATTTACAAGAGAACTATCTACTGTAATTGAAGAAGGGCTAGTTTCACCACTTCTAAATAATTTAAATAGTACTTCTCCGTATTCACTAGAATCATATGACTCATCTGTTCTATTAATAACTTTAGCTCTAAAACTATCATAGAAATCTTCCATATTATCTTGAAGATTTGATAATTTTTGATTTAGGTTATTGTTTAATTCATTTGTTTTTTCTTCATCAGTACCAGAAGCACCATACCAAGTATTAAGATAACCTTTACCATCATTATCTTCAGAAAACGCATCTAAAGCGTTATTTGCTGGAATCGTTGTGTTATTAATATTGGAAAATTCGTACCCTTCAAATTCAAATTCATCTTTAGAATCGTCAAATTTATCAAGAAGTTTATGGTTTTTCTTAATATACTTATCACTAGAAACTAAAGAATGAATCTTGATAGAAAATTCTTTAAAGATCTTTTTAACCCAATCAATAAATTTATGAATGATTGCTTTAATCTTATCAAAGAATCCACTAAATGATTCGTTAATAATATTATCATTACCATAAGAACCTAAAACTGCTTCGCAAAATGTCTTTTCAGCAGTAATGTAATCTGAATTCATTTCTAGAATAAAATTATATCCTTCTTGCACAAAAGAATAATTTTTTAAACTGTTATCCATACATTCAATATTATCGATATCGATAATATCGTTAGATTCATTTAGGAGAATATTATCTAAAGAAAATAATAAAGACATTTACTTACCTCCTATATAATAATATAAAGGGCTGGGACACCTGTAGGTATCCCAGCTCTGATTTACAATTTATATAATCAGAACTTCTGATTTATTAAACTAGCTTTACAGAGCTAATAAAATCAAAACCACCATTATCGCTATAACTATCGAAATAGTCATAAGATTCTGTCATTTTCTTAGAAAGACTAATAGTCTTAACGCAGATTTCCTTAGCCTGTGTGCACTTTTCTTTAAGTGCAGAAATATATGCAGCGAATTCTTCAGTAACAATACTAGAAATACTACTGTAAACTTTCTGATAGAATCCTGCACAATATGTTAGATTATCATTTTTTCCAGTATTTTCAGACTTTAATTTGCTAGCCTGAGATTCAATTTTAGAAATTAGCTTCTTGTAAGAATCATCAATCTTCTTTTGAGCTTCCTTAACATCTTTAAGTGTCTTATCAAAATTTTTAATAAACTCAACTAAGTTATTAATGCTTCCACCGTACATAGTTTCAATTTCAGACTTAGTAATATTTTTCTTAGAATCTTCGTCGTTTCTAAATGCTTTAAATAATTCTTTAGAGAACTCTTTAGCATCTAAACCATCACCAGAAGCAGAAACATCAAATTTTAATAAAAGTTTATGATCGTTGCCAGCAATACTTGTAATTGCCTGCTGACGCATATGATCTACACAATCTTCATAGTTTTCATTAATAGAAGAGATTGCTGCTTTAAGATCTTTAAAAGTTTGATCATTCTCAGGTTCTGCATAAGTGTTATTGGGTCCAGGTTTTGTTGTTTTATGATTAGCCCAGTCATCGTTATTAGTATCTTGACCTTGAGTATCTTTATAAGTACCACCACTAATTTTAGCATATCCACTATTAGCAAGCCCTGTAAAATCGGAAGTAGCCATAAGTTGCTTTAATGCATTACTATTAGTTTTAGCATCTGCTTTAATGTCGGTATCAATTTTAACATTATCAACGACACTAAAGTTATATCCTTTGAATTCCCAGTCAGATTTAACATTATTCCATTTATTCTTAATTTCTTTACCATACTTTTCAGCAAACTTCTTAGTATCACCAAACCAAGATTTCATCTTAGCAATGAATGTATGGAAAATCTTTCTAATCTTTTCAAGAACCTTTTGGAAAAATGCCTTGATCTTAGCAAAGATACCCTTAATATCTACAGACTCATAGAACACATCTGTGGAACCAGTCTGTTCAAGAGCAGCAAGTTCAGACAATGCAATGCTCTTCATAAAGGAATTATAATTAGTGTTAATTTCATGAGCAGCAATAATACCTAATTCATGATAGTTAAAGCTCTCACCAATAAATGGCTCTACACTAGTATAATCAGAATGATCATAACTAGTATAAGCTTCAGTATAAATACCCATTGTGTTTATATCTCCTTTCTATTAGATAGATTCCATATTAGAATAGAATTGTTCTAATGCTACATCACCCATAGCTTCAGAAAATTCTACAGATTCTTTATGAACACCAGAAGACCAAACTGCTGCGGCAGTATATAGTTTCTTAGCCTGAGCAATAGTGAATTTAACAGTTTTCATATACTCATTTGTAACAGTAGTAATTACTTCAGAGTGATTAGTAGCAAGCTTCTGTAATGCTTGAACTGCCTTTTGAACATCAGATAGACTAACACCATAACTAGCAGATGGTTTATTATCAGTTTCAGAATAACTGAATTTATCAGTCTTACTAACTTTACCTTTATCAGAATTAGAGTAGGATATATCAGCACTTGTATCTTTTGTTTTATATTTATCTACATTTTTTCCGATAAGTTCAGAAATTGCTTTCTCGTCTCTATCAAGATTATCAATAATTTTATTGATATTTTCTACACATTTTTTATTATACTTTTCTACTTTTTCTTTAGCTTTTTTACTATCTACTAAAGCACCCTTGATCCAATTTGCATTAAAGTATTGACCATCTTTAACTTCATCATCAATTGTTTCTTCTTCTTCAAATAACTTATCCATTACACTCTTTGTAATTTCCTTGATATCATCACAGCCTGTAATATGCTTTTCGAGAATAGCATTTTTAAGATCTTCAGTATCTGCTTCTTTAATATCTTCTACCTTAGTATAGTCTCTAAGTCCGGTAGTAAGTGCTATTCTTTTAGTAGAATCGCCAGTATTTTTTAAATTAATAGTGTATGTGATATTACCAATACCAGTTGAATCACTTGACTCATTTCCAAATAATTTATTAATACTAGTAATAATGCCTTCAGAAATATTAACAGGCTTACGGATCTTCTTACACTTAAAGCCTTTCCAATTCTGATAAGAGTTAATCTTAGTACTATACTTCTTTACTAAATCTTCACCACTCTTAAATGCAGATGTTAATTTAGTAAGGAAAGATGCAAAAATACCTTTAATCTTACCGATAAGCTTAATGAAAATTTCTTTAACTCTCTTAAGTACATCAGTAAATGCATTTTCGTTAACATAACCATAGCCTTCTTGCATAGCTCTAACTTCTGCAATATCACTATAGATAGCACTTTCAAATAAAGCCATATCATTAATTTCACATTCAGCAAGTGCATGTGCACAACCAAATGCAGCATCATATGCTTCATTAACAGGAACATCGGAAGCATAATCATATGCCTCATTCAGATATCTACCAGATGTATAAATACCCATTAATTTTACCTCCTTGTTTAGTGTTGTTATATACTTTAATACTTTTCAATATCAAAAGATTTACACACATTTTATTTATATGTTTATAATTAAAGTTTTAAAGAGATTCCATATTAGAATAGAATTGTTCTAATGCTACATCACCCATAGCTTCAGAAAATTCTACAGATTCTTTATGAACACCAGAAGACCAAACTGCTGCGGCAGTATATAGTTTCTTAGCCTGAGCAATAGTGAATTTAACAGTTTTCATATACTCATTTGTAACAGTAGTAATTACTTCAGAGTGATTAGTAGCAAGCTTCTGTAATGCTTGAACTGCCTTTTGAACATCAGATAAACTATACACTCCCTTATCAGATCTTAATTGATAATCAGGATCAATTTGTTTCTGACCATTAATATATCTATCATCAGCTACATTATGCTTTGTCTCTTTTTCATCTTTAAATCCGTAATAATTTTTTATTACTTTGTTAGTATTACCATCAGTTCTTGCAAAGTTTTTAGCATATTCAGCACCATGTTGAAAATACATATCTCCCTTTTTATCGATTAAATTATTTAAGTTATCATTAGTCTTTTTAAGATTATCAATTATTGTATTTATACCTTTATTAACTTCATCGTTATACTTTTTAACTTCTTTGATCCAGTCCTTACTATCTACTAAAGCACCCTTGATCCAATTTGCATTAAAGTATTGACCATCTTTAACTTCATCATCAATTGTTTCTTCTTCTTCAAATAACTTATCCATTACACTCTTTGTAATTTCCTTGATATCATCACAGCCTGTAATATGCTTTTCGAGAATAGCATTTTTAAGATCTTCAGTATCTGCTTCTTTAATATCTTCTACCTTAGTATAGTCTTTAAGTTTAGTATTAATTGATATACTAGCTTCATTAGAATCTGTCTTTATATTTAATGTATATTTTATTGCTCCAGTTTTGTATTGATTTATAAATGTTCCAAAAACATCTTTGTCCAAAATTGCAGTTTTGATATCGCTTGCTATAGGCTTACGGATCTTCTTACACTTAAAGCCTTTCCAATTCTGATAAGAGTTAATCTTAGTACTATACTTCTTTACTAAATCTTCACCACTCTTAAATGCAGATGTTAATTTAGTAAGGAAAGATGCAAAAATACCTTTAATCTTACCGATAAGCTTAATGAAAATTTCTTTAACTCTCTTAAGTACATCAGTAAATGCATTTTCGTTAACATAACCATAGCCTTCTTGCATAGCTCTAACTTCTGCAATATCACTATAGATAGCACTTTCAAATAAAGCCATATCATTAATTTCACATTCAGCAAGTGCATGTGCACAACCAAATGCAGCATCATATGCTTCATTAACAGGAATGTCAGATACATAATCTTCAGACTGTAAGTATCTATTAGATGTGTAAATACCCATTATTAAACTCCTTTCTTATATTAGAATAATGCCGAACTTGCTGCTGCTGAATCTGGGAGTTCATCAACAACATCATTCACTTTATATTTCTTATTATCTTCTTTTTTAATTTCTTTGACTGCTTTGTTCTCAGCTTCAGAAGTTTTAATAGCAATGAATCTAGAAGCATTTCTAAACTTATCAGCAGTCTTCATTTGTTTAGTGGCAATCTTCTTTCTTTCTTCCTTAGTTAGATCTAATCTATTATTCTCTACATTATAAGAAGATACTTGTAATAGATCAGCCTGCACTTCAAAGAAGTCAGAAACTCTCACCCTAGTATAATAGAATAGGAAGATCAATTCTCTAAGCAGTGGAATAATACAGAATAATAAGCCAGCAATTCCAGCTACAGCAGCTGCACCTACTCCTAATCCGCCATAAATACCGAGACCAACAAAGTTCTTTTTCTTTGCAGATTCATCGATAACATGCCACATAGCCTTTTGTACTTGACCTTTTCTAAATGCAGAGTTGAAAGATTCGATATTCTTAAGAATCATATGACTCTTAGATTTTGTAAGAGCAGACTTATCAATCATTATCTTCATTGTATCTTCTGATGGTGACTTAACAAATTCTACACACATTGATACCATATAAGAAGTAGCTTCGATAATTGCTAATACAATAGTATTATAAGTAATCATAGGAAGTTCTACATTTAAAGCATAGGCTTTTTTCCACATATCCTTAGTTTCAATCATATTAGAAATACATTCAGCGATTTGATCTACTGGATGTGTATCTTGCTTAAACTCAATCAATAATCTAGCCATATTATTTAGACATTCATGTAGTGTCTCGAAGTTAGGAAGTTTTTCAATATCACCCTTAGACATTTCAATCTCACCAAAATCGATATCATCTACTTTATCTACTACATTATCATATAGCTTAGAAGTTAAAGAAACAAGAATCTTATTTTGATCAGCTTCATTCACTGCTAAAAGAACCTTACGAGTTTCTCTATCTGTAAAGTCAAAGAACTCGTCAATAATACGATTATATTCTGGACTTCTATAAATAACTTCAGAATCTTCTTTTAACTTTCTACGTTCTCTATTCTTTTTATGAATGAAATCGTCTACTTTAGAACCAATACTTCTACCAGCTTTCTTACCAACATCATTTAGGAAATTACCACCAGTAGCAATATTTCCAATCATTTCACCAGTTTTAGTTCCAGGATTTTCTTCCCAATCTTGTTTTTCCTTACCAATGCCTATAGTAGCCTTAAGAGTCAAATCTCTTGTGATTTTTTCAGGATCAACTTTCTCAGATTCCTCAAAAGAATCATCATCTTCTAGTTTGACATATTTTCTATCAAATGAATCTCTTACACGTCTATTACCAAGTCCAAATTCAAAATCATAATGACGATGTTTAGTAACAGTTTCTTTTTTATTCTTACCATCATCACCAAATTTTACTTCAAATCTAGATTCTTTAGTTCCTTCATCTAGAGAGCTTTCTAAAACATTTCCGTCTGCATCTTCTTTAAATGTAATAGTTTGCATACCAGATTCATTCTTAGAAGACATCTTCTTACCAATCCAAGAATTATTCTTTATATTAGATTTGGCTTTATTACCAGCATCTTTAATATTTTGTATATTTCTTTTTACACTATCTTTATACTTTCTTTCATCTTCTGCTTCATTTAGAATTCCTTCTAATTCTAAATCAGAAAAAATAGCCATTTATATAAACCTCCTTTCTATAATTTATCTACTAACCTTAGATAGAAGATTTACCATCTTCTTATAACTATTATCACTAGCTTCTCTTTCAAGTCCAGAGAAAGGAATCATCTCGTAAGTATCGTCACCAGTATCATAGAGAATAGACGCAACTTCTGTAGACTGATTGAGAATACAGATACACATAAAGTTATATGCATCTAAAATCTTTCTAGCTTTACCTACATTTAGAATATCTACATCATTAACTTTCTTTAGATATTCTACATCGTTCTCAGATAACACTAGAGTAGAAATTGCTGTAGCATCATTATACATCTTTAATGAACGTCTAAACTTACTCTTTTGAGATCTTCTTTCTAGAACTTTCCAAAGCTTATTAGATGTAGCTTTCTTACTATAAGAAGTAGCATCGATTTTAGCCTTATCAATAGCAAATAAGAAATCTCGGAAAAATGCAATTTCATTTGTAGTAGCTCTTACAAAATTAGTAAGTACATTTTTATCATCAAGCTTACTAGAAATTCTGTTACAAATATCAGCAGAAGAAACTGGATAAATTTTAGCTTTAATACCGATTACAGCTGTGTTAATATGATCACCATTTTCTTCAGAATGACGCATAAAATTAACTACCATCATAGTAGGCTGAAGTTCATTAGCTTTTTTGTATTCATTATTTAGAATTACTTTTCCATGATAATCTGTCATATTCTTTAAATAATCTGCATAGTCTTTATCACTTGCAAATCCAGATTTATAGTTCATTTTAGATACATAATGATTATCATTTGATTTATTGTGTTTTTCTTCATAGTTCATCGTAGTAAATGCAGTTCTAAGTCTACTTCTTGTATAATTACTAGCAAGTGTACCATCAGGAAATTTTGTACCGTCTGGATAATCTGAATCAAGTTTGGAAATATCATAATCTAATGATAAACCACGACCAGAAATATACCCAGCAGCTTCTCTTTCATCTTTAAAAAAAATATCACCATTTCTATTAGATTTAGATTTTGCTTCTTGAATAATCATATCATTCATTCCTGTACGATAACCAGGAATAATTTTAAAAGATTCAAGACTAGCTTCTTTAGTGTCATCAGGTAAAACATAATTAGACTCTTTTAAATCTTCAAGTACAGTATTTAACACAGCTTTATCAATTTTAAGAGTTTGATCATATGATTCACCGAATGTATTAGCCATTCTATCAAGACTATCAACATAGTCGTCAAGTGTACCATTCATACTACCCATGTTAGAATGGAATTTTTTGACATAATCGAAAACATCTTCATTATTTCCTACACTAATAGCAGTAAAAAGAATATGAAGTAATGATGCCATTTTTTTCTCATGTGCCTTAGCAATCATAATAGCATTGTCTGGTTCAATATCAGAGCTTACCATTATTGGGAAAGTAAGAATTAAATCTTTTGTTGCGGATGTAATAGACTTGAAACTTCTATTTGTTTTGGCATTATTGATGAATTGTACTTCATCATAATCTTTAAGAGAAGTTAAAATATCTACAATATCTCGAACAGCAGATTCATGAAAGTATTCTCTTCCGTACATATTTTTACCTCCTTGTTCGAATTTTATAGGAATGTTCAAAAAAATAAAGTATATCAACTAACGACATCTGTTATTTTGAAATACGTTTTAGCAGAGCATTAAATTGTGCTTCGGTAAGACCAAATGAAACTCCAGCATTAATATTTTTCTTTGGAGCAAATATAAATAACTCACCGTTATTTGATGTACTATTAACGATAAGATTTCGCAAATTATCAATCTTTCTTTCAATAGAATCGAGTCTTCGATTAATAGAAGACATATCTGTATTACTATAAGATTGATTATTTTGTCTATCATTATTAATACATTCATTATAACGTTTATTGTGAATTGCAGCTAACTCGGCAGATTTTTTTGCATCCCATTCCATGTTGTTCACCATACCGTTATGCATGTCAATTGTATTCATAATAAAATCCTCCTATAACATTGAATAAAATTTTCGTACTATTTTTGTACAACCTTTTCTTTGAAGTTATAGGGTGTTAAAATGATATACTTTATTTTTATCATTATAATAGTATATAAATGTGTATTACTTTACCAGGTTGAACATCATAATAAATCCTGAGAATAGGAAGAAAGGAGGATAAACAATGTCGACAGATGCAAAGTTTTCTTTTATGAATACTTATCATAAAGGGAAAGATTTGAATTATGCTTCAGAGTTAGCTGGTTGGAATGAACACACATCTGATTATGCACATATTGTTAAAGAAAGAGTTGATAATGGTGTAGATGGAATAGAAAATACAGATGACGATAATTATAAAACATCCTGGGATTATAGTAAATATATTGTAACAGGTGAAGGTAAAAAAGAAACTGTAAATTCTAAAATAAAAAATTTTAAAGCATCTGATATGAGATTTACAGATAGCCAATATAATAATATGCTATACGGAAGTACATTATCTGATCCAGAAGATATGCTAAATAATAGGTTTAATAAGTTCAGCAGATATGGTTATCTAGATCCTACACATGAACTTGTTACTGGAACTAGAGAATACTTGTTTTTCTCTAGACCTGATCTGCATTTAGTAGAAACTGGTGAACCATATAAAATGTATAGTAAGCTTAAGAGTATACCATTTTTTATAGAAGCATTTAATAGATATAAACTAAGTTATTACTCACTACAGCAATGTTTTGGAGGTAAAGCTGGAACTCGTGATTATGGTGGTGTAAATATCGATTTGAGTAATAAATTTATTCCGTTGTTATCAAATATGGTTACTAGTACATTTGATTTACCTGATATTACAGCTACAGATGTATTAAATAATCAAAACTTATATCAAATTAATACAAGTTATAGAGAAGGTTCTATTGCTTCTGACCTTCAATATGATTTTACTTTAGAATTTAAAGATACCAAATATTTAGATGTATATATGTTATTTAAGATATATGATGAATATTTTAGAGCCAAATACATGGAAGAGATAATGCCAACTAGATATGATTATATTATAAATAAGATATATCCAGAAGCGTTATCTATTTGGAAAGTTATTGTTGATGATACTGGTAGAATTATGTATTGGGCAAAAGCTACAGGATGCACTCCAATGTCTGTGCCTAGAGGAACAATATCTAATATCGAAGGTAATATTAAATTTACTGTTAACTGGAAAGCACAATTTGTAAAAGATATGGATCCTATTAATTTAGCAGAATTAAATTATCTTACATCAAGATCTATGGATATATCAGCTTATTCTAGTTCTATTACAAAAGCTATTGCTCATTGGGGCGAAATAAATACTATTGCTGATGGTAAAACTTGGGTTGGTCTTCCATTAGTAATGACATCTGATGGAAAAATATTTAAGGGTAGTTCATTAAGAACTGGTCAAAATACAAATGATAAATCTGCTGAATTTCATAGATTATTATGGGTTAATTAATGCTTAGTAAAGGAGGTTAACTATGTCTGTAAAAAAAACTGAAGAAACGACATCACAGAAGATTCTTAATTCTGATATATATGATATTACTAAGTTTGTAGATAATATAAAGAAAGTAAATATAGATGGTATCACTAAAGACGGAGATACAAAAGAAACTTTAATGATTGGTATGTACGGTTATCTAGGATATCAATTCTCGTCTTTATTACAAAATGCTATAGTAACTGCATCTGAGTTATCAAATGAAGCTATACCAACAAGAGCTAAGTTTGATAGAAATGTTATCACTCATGCATTATCTCTTGGTGTTGAAAAAGTAGCTGCTACGGCGGCTAATATGAAAGTACTTTTGATGTTTCCAGAAAAAGCATTAAAGGCAAATATGATAGATGGTAAGTTTACTCTTACTGCCGATACACCATTAAAGTTTGATGAGTTTGAATTTCATCCAGATTATGATATCACTATTAATTATGTAAATCTTAATGATAGTACAAATGGTAGTGATCGTAATTATGTATATACAGCGACGTATAATATGGATCACAAGAATCCGATATCTGATCTTGAGAATCCTTTCTTACCACCTATTTCTATTTTTAATTATGAAGAAGACAACATGGTTGTATTATCAACTAATTTACATCAAGTTTATTATAAAGAGATTAATGAAAAGATTCTTGATTCTGATGTGATTGCTAATAAAACTATTAATTTCTCATTTGATAAACAGATGAGTCACTTTAGTGTACTTGTAAAAGAACCTTCTGATTCTTCTACAGATAGTGAAGGAAAAACAGTATATCTTAATCCAGTATATGATGGATTATATAATCAAGAGATAGCAGAACAAAAGTATTGCTATTATCAGTATATTAATAGTAATACGATAAGAATTAGATTTGATCCTACTAATTATCAACCACCTGCAAACTCTGATATAGTAATTCAGCTATATACTACTGATGGTTCTGCTGGTAACTTTGAATATTCTGAAGAAAAGACAATACGATTAACTTCAGATAGATACACTAATCTATATGTAATTGTAGCTCAAAGAGGTGAGGATGGTTCTACAGGAGGACTTGATCGACAGACTATTGAACAGCTACAACATATTATTCCTAAAGAAGCTTTATCTAGAGGAAGTATAACAACTCTTACTGACTTGAGAAATTTCTTTAATAGTCTTAATAATGAAAACTCTGTTCTTCATGTATTTAGAAAAGAAGATAATATATTAGATAGAGTATATTATATATATAACTTAATGAAAGATTCTCAATTAAATATTGTTCCTACAAACACTATTCCTATTTATATTGAAAGTACTAGACGAGATTCATATAATGGAAAGATCTATCTAGAAAGTGGCACTCCTATATATTACTATAAGTTTGGTAATGGAGCAAATTTACCATTACTTAAGAATAATTTTATTGGATATTTACAACAGAAAGTATCTAATGTAGAAACAAACTATTCTTTTTATGACGTAGATGGTTATACAACTTATCAAGGAACACCCACTGATGAAAGTATGGCTATGTGGGCTAAGTCACCATATAGAACATCTTTTGAACATGAGTTAGATATTCCTGATTTTGAATATAAAACAAAGAAACCAGAATTATCTTATGATTTTCATGAGAATTCTTCTGTATATTTTAAACCATTCTATTCTAAAAATATAAAGAATATGCAGCCTAGTAAAGAAGAATTATATGATAATTGGTTTTATGGTACATGTAGAAATTGTAATCTTCGTAATGTGAAGATGTCTCTAAACACATTATTATTAACTTTCTTTCCTATGGGATCTGACTATATGGATATTCATGATTTGGAAATAGAATGGAAAGAAGTAAATGGAAGTATAACAACCACTACTCACTTTCCAAAGAGAGATGTAGCTGAATTATCTGCTGCTAAAGTAATCGTATACGAAAATTCTACTAGTGGACGAGTAATATCTGATGACCCTAATTCAGAAAATGGTAAATATCTAACTGTAAGATTAGTACGAACTACTAATGATGATGGAAGTTATAAATATACCGTATCATCTATACAAGTTAATTCTGAATATGATGATCTTATTACTGCCGTAAGATTCTATAGACCAAGAGTATTTGATACTTCTGGAAATGTAGTAGATAAAGAAAATAAATGTGTAATAGACATACCTTTTGATCTTATTGTAAGTGGTAATAATACAACTGATATTAATGTTAATTTCTATCTTTGGTATACAAATATATCATTTGTAGATTCGACAACTAAATTCTCTGAAGCACCTGTAACTGTATTAAATCCAGAGAATATTAATAGAAATGTCTGGGTACCTGATTATTTTACAGATATAAGATCTTTAAGTTATGATAATAAAATATGCTATATAGAGACGTTCTATAACAATATTATATCTAGATATATTAACGGTGGTAGTAATACATGGTTAATTCTAGATTCTATTAATACTATTGATGTGTATTCTTATGATGGTCAGGGTAAATATAACTTCGATTCTATGACATTAACTGAAGGGGACTTGATTAGATTTAGTACTTATAATGGATCTGATATAAATTCAAGTTTCTATTATAAAGATCCGTCTACTTGGACTTTAGGTGAAGTATTATCTATAGAAAAGAATGATGGCAAGATTATAAGTATAGAAGTTATGGTAAATGAACAAACTGAAATTGGTGATCTTGCTCACTATAGATATATTATTCCTAGCATTTCAGATGATCAAAAGAATTTCGACAGTACTTATATTGTGCTAATATCTAAGATAACTAAGTTCTTATATACTACACCATTAAGTATAGTTCTTAAAGATAATGCTGAGATAGATTCTCATAGAATTACAGCATCCTATTATCTTGATATTATTAACGAAACAAGATATCAAGAATTTGATTGTATTAATAGTAAATCTCCAGTACAGTTTATTCTTCCTAGTGTTAAAACTTGTAGAACTTCTTATCTGTCTGATAATAGATATAAGTATACAATTAGTATAAACTTAAAACCAAACACCGGATCTATAGATAATAATATGATCAATAGAACTCAAGTAATTGCAGTATTCTATAAGAAAGGTAAAAATAATACGGCTTCCAAACCAATAATGTATTCTATTGCTCAGTATGTTGGATCTACTACTGGTGATGATGATTTTGCAAATGGTATTCCATATGAAGTTAATTTGTATTCTAGACCATTTACCACATCATCTAAAGAAGATAAAGATTTAGATATTACTGATATTATAGATGATAATAACGATGTTTATATTGGTGTAAAAGAAGTATTGGATGAAATTGCTAATGAGATTGGTGGAGATGATCCATTAAATACAGAAGAAGCAAAGAAGCTATTCTATGAAAGATATAGATGCTTCTATACAGATGCTAATAATGCTCGTCCTGTAGATTATGATCAAATGCTTAAGAGTGGTTGGTTAGATAATTTAAGAGGATCCAAATTCTATGCATCTAGTGCTTATTTAAATCTAAACACTGAAATGAAGATATTTGTTTTATACAAGTATGATATTCCAACTCCTAAGACATATACAGATGGATTAACAAGTCAATATGTAGCTATTAATAATTCTAAGTCTGAATCTCTATATAATTCTGTACCGCAAAATACTGAGTTTACTATGACTATTCCTGTAGAGAAAGAAGAATCTGGATATATTGATAATTATACATTAAGACAGATGGTATTGACAAATGTATATAGTACTTATCAGGGTATTAACTTACTATATGACTATTCTAATATAATGAATTCTTATGTGACTTCTATTAAGACAAATGATATCTTTAGTCCTGCTAATGATCAGATTGAATCTTATATTATTAATAGAGTACCTTGTGTAAGATATTTTTATTGGAATACTGAAGAAAGAGTTAATACATTTATTAAAGAAATGAAGAAGAAGATTAACTATGTTCTTGATGCTATTTCTCCATTGGAATGTACATTTGGTTTAGATTATAAGTTCTTCAATACTTACGGCCCATCTAATATGTATCACTTGACAGATGATGATGGAGATGCTACAACAGAGTTGATTGATAACGTTGCATTGACTATGACATTTAGAGCTAAGTTCTATAATGAAGATAGCGATGCTGCTAGCATTATAACTAATATTAAGGATAGTATTAAGGGATATCTTGAGAAACTTGATCAATTAGATGATATCCACTTCCCGAACATTACTACTATGATAGAATCTGAATTTGCTGAATATCTTATTTATTTTGAATTCGTTTCATTCAATATTTATGATGCTATTAATCAGCATATTATATCTACTGAGAATATGGAAATGTTATCTATGGTTCCAGAATTCTTGCATGTAGATACAGATGATTTGGATGGTACACCGTATATAAACATACGTGTAGTAACCTCTTAAACATATTAATAATATCAAAAGGAGGATTGTAATATGTACGAAGATACTAAACTTATGCTTGAAGCTGCTGCAAGAAAAGAGGCTAAACAAAGTTACAATCAATCTAAAGAAAGATTAGCCTATTTATCTGAAGCCGCAGACAGAGCTGCTATTTGGAATAAACTTAATTCTCGTAATAGAGTAGATTATTCTTATATTGATTATAAAAAGAAGCTTACTGATGCATATGTTACTGAAGGATTAGTAGCTATTGTAGATAACTGTTTAAATCCTGTACTTGTAAGAGAACAGTATCATCAAAAGTTAGTAAGACAGTTAGTAACAAACTTTGTAAATGAAGAAGGTTCTATGAAGCTTTTAAAGAAATTTAGAGGTACTTCTTATATTATGTCTGAGATGGCATATGTAATTGAAACTACAGTAGAGTCTATTCTTGAAAGAGCTGATAAAGATAATCCTGAATCTTTTAAACCTGATAAGAAAGATAAGGACAAGTTTTATGATAAGCTAAGTAAGATTGAAGTTGGTGATGCTGTTGATAAGATTACTGACAGAGTACAAGATCAAGCCGCTGAATTCATGAATACTAATATGAGTGAAAAAGCAGAACTTGCAGCATCCTTATCTAAGACTCAGCAGAAAGTTGAAAATAACAAACAGAAACTTGCCGATAAAGTAAACAGCAAGAAAGAACAAGAGAAAGCTGCTAAAATTGAAGAAGGTTACATTGCTTTGGGTAAGAGAAGAGCAACTGATATTAGAAACAGTAAGACTAAAAATGTACTGGAACAAATGGTATACACTCTTTCCAAAGCGGCTATTGTAAATGAATCTGCTGGTAAAGTATTTGTTGATAATTCCAGACTTAATATGGATAAGATTGTTGAACATTGTGAAACTATTTGTACATTTGTAACTGCATTAGATTCTTTAAAGATTATTAATGTTGATGAAGCATATATTGAAAAGATGCTTAAAGATATGAAGAAGTAAAATATATGCAGGTAACCTTAATCGGTTACCTGCAATTTTTATAATCCAATAATAAGTTCTCGTCTTCCTTTAAATGTAACAATAGTAAATTTATCATAATTGCTTAACCAAGCATTATTCATTTCGTCGTCTTTTAATTTACCAACAGTTTCTTGAACATATTTTTTATATCCTTTATGAATGCATGTTAATAAATTACTATCATATACAATATCTTGTGCAAATATAATATTCATACTCATTGACTGAAAATAAATCTGGAATGATTCTATTTCTATAGAATAATTGTTTTTAATTTCCTCACCAATGAGTTTAACTAATCTATCTAAGTTTGGAAATTTAGAATATACATTTTCCCATAGATATTTTCTTATTTGATTGATAGATTTAACATTTGAAGTTCTGACAAAAGTATTCATTTCTTTACCTCTTTCTTAAATAAATGATAAGTTCATGTTTTCTTTATAATCTTTTCTACTTGTTATATTATCATATTGCTGCTTACAATATACAGCATTAAGATAATTAAGATCAATTTCAACTCTTGGTAATATAGAATAGAATTTTCCTATTGCAGCATCTACAGTAAGAGCATCATCAATCCATACATTACTATTATACATATCTGCATATAGTTTTTCTATATTATCAAAATCTGGTTTTACTAGTGGTCTATCGAGTCCTATTTCAGCCATAAACGTTTCAGTCTTATTATATGATTTAGGCGTAGGGAAATAGGCTTTATAGCAAACATCACATGGAGTACAAATAAGATGTTCTAATTGTATGAATTCTTGTTCATTTACAAGCCTTTTCATATAATCGTGGTTACTAGCAGCGTCAGGAGAATATACATGTATGTAGCCTGGATCTGAAATAGCCGCTGACACAAGATTTTTTCTATTAACAAACCTATATCTAGGACGTTTAGCACCTTGAGGTACTTGATATAATATAACTTTTATACTAGTATAATATAGAGAATTCATTCTTCTATCACGCTCATACAAAATATAATCCATATCATTTGAAGATATTTTATATTTATCACACATCCATTCTAGACGTTCTTTATAATCTAGCGGTATATCTCCATATTTATTTTTATAATCTTGCATTTTCTTTTTTAAACTACTCATTCAAGTACCTCCTTTTTAATTAATTGTTACAGATACGGTATTTTGCAAAAGGATCCACTGATAGGAATATTCCTATCAGTGGACTATTTTTCAGGAGACACAAATACCGACATTAACCCATTACAGAGTAATTATTATTACCCTTACTATATAGTTATGACATTTTTAAAACCAAAAATTATTATAAGCACTTAATACTCTATTACCAATATACTTTTCAACTCCCATTTCAAGGTTAGGAATAAAGTCGTATACTCTATTAGAAATATTGAATACACACCATAATCTAATCATTCTAAATATATCAGGCTCATTTATATTAATACCACATAAGTTTGCTATATAATCCATCTCAGCTACATTCTGTAATGTTTTTCCTTTAAACATACTTTCTGTAGATGTCATAGACATCGTACTATATAAGTCTTGAATAGTGAAACTTACATCGACTACAGTAGGTAAGCCATCTTTAGTCCATGAGCCTTCTTTACCTTTAGTGAATGTCATTTCTGTTATAATGCCCATATCTATATTAAACATACCCTTATAGAATGCTTTTACAATAAATGGAGTAGTATAAGAGTTAATATATTCAGATCTAGGAAGAATTAATCCCATAAGATGACAAAGTGGCACATATATATCTAACCACCAAGAAACTCTATCTGTACTTGGAGTATTTAATTTAATAGATATACTATAAGATTTTGAGAAAGAACTATTAGACCATATTTGTGGAAATTGTAACCTACCGCCAGAAACAATAGTTTTAACACTATTTGCAATTGTAGTAAATATAGAGTTACCACCAGCAACTTTATTAACTATATTATCAATTTGCTGTTTTATTGGACCAAGAGTACCGTCTACTTTATCAAATGCTTCACCAACCATTTGTCTAGAAGTGCCCAATAAGAATTGTATTTCTCTAGCTTTATCAGATAAACCATTTATAAGAGAAGATAAAGAAGATTCTGTTGTTTCATTACCAAAAGAATCTTGAAACGATGCATCGGAATTTATATAGAAAGCTATAGAGTTACCGTAATATAATCTACTCTCAAAATCACTTATTTTTTCACTGATCTTGGTTATAGTAGATTCAAAGAAATCAGAATAATCTTCATCAAATTTAGCCTTTTTCCCATCTGCATTATCTGTATTTTCTTCCTCATCTTTAGTATCACTTTTTTTAGTATCATCTTCTGTACTTTCTTCTTCGGTATATATCTCATATGCTATACCTTGGTTAATACCCCAGTTATAGTTTTGAAATTTATTAGTTCCACTTGTTGTCTCAGATTCAAATGATAATTCTCCAATATCTAAGAATATTGCACCAGCACGACATAATGGATTTACATATTCAAAATATTCTTTATATGCTGGAGTTAATGTATATAGTTTACCATTGTATTCTCCAAGCATAGTTTCTAGAGAAGATTCCATTATATCATTTTCTCCAGATGTAGCACCGCTTACACCTAATTTACCAAGTAAAAAAGTTCTGTAATTTTCTTTAGAACCGGCATTACCCATAAAAGATGTATTACCTGGAGTTACATATAATAGTGGCATTCTAGATATAATTTTGTCAGCAAATTCATATCCAGCTTGTTCTATTTCATCTGAGAAATCATCCCCAACTCTACAATCTGTTGTAGGAAGATATTGATATGGAATGCCAAAAATATATTTAAGTTTACTATAATCAATGCCAGAATTTATATTATTTTGAGATGCATATGCTTCATAAGAGTTATCTCTTATATACTTACCAATATCATAATAGTAAGTATTTGGAGCAGCCTTTACAGCAAATTCATATGTTACTCCAGATTCTCCAGTTGCTGTACTAGTACTAGTTATATTATCTGTTGTATTTGTTCTTTTTTCTTCAGTATTATTATCAGCACCATCTATTTCGCTTTGATTTGTTTTCAATACTCTACTAGCATCTATTTCTGTTACACTTAAATTTAAATTAGCATATCTATTAGGTGTATTTGATTCTTTAAATCGTCTTATATTAAATTTTTTAAGACAATTTTTCGTTGCACCTATATTAACTGTAGGGCCAACTGTCCATCTATAATAGCTACCTGTTGAACTACCATATGCTTGTACTGTTCCAATATATAACCAAGCTTCTTTAGCACCTGCGTATATTTTAACCAATATTCTATTATGATCTTTAACTACATCATATATTTTAGCAGACGATTTACCTTTTATTCTCATCATTGCTTTATCTGTTTCTGTTGTTACATTTGCATTTGCAAGTGCTTTTTCACTAGATGCATAAATATTAGTATCAGTTTTACACATAATATAAAATCCACTATTAGATAGATCGCTTGCTTTTTTAGCATAAAATGTTTCCGCTATCTTATTCATATTTAGTGGGTATACATAATTGTAAGCCATTACTAAACCTCCTTATTATTATTTTGAATATTATACTAATGTTCTTGACATAAAAATATGAGGGTTGGAGCAATCCAACCCTCTATTATTTTAACTTTTTGCTATTTGATAAACTGCTTTTGCAATATCTATTCCAGAACTATTTGAATCTAATGCATTTCTCAATGCAGATAGACCGTTATTATTTGTTGTTTTAGATTTATTATTATTTGAAATAGCTGTAGATGTATTTTGAGTATTAGTTGCAATGGCTCCTAATAACTGTAATATTGCATCCATCTTATCAGCATTGTTTGCTATAATAGATATTAAACTAATTAATTGATTCAAATCTATACCGTTACCACCAGAAGAAGTTCCGATAGTAGAAGCTGAACCAATATAATTGTTAGAAGCAATTATTTGATTATTGTTATTAGTAGGAGTAGTCATTGATGTTGTAGAAGTAGACTTTGTGTTATTTTTAATTTGATCATAACTTACTAAACCAGATACACCTCTTCCTTGTCCAGTAGGTGGATAGAAATGCTCAGGTTTAGTATATTTCATCATTTGTCTACCAATTCTCTTATTTACAGAAGAATTAATATTAGCAAATGTATATTTATTATCATTTCCTCTACCTGTAAACGAAGATGTATTCTTGCTAAATTTACCTCTACCAGAGCCACTTCTTTTACCATTTAAAATATATTGACTAGCATTAGATGCATTGGTTTTAAATGTTGCGTAACCAAGAATTCTTCCAGAATAATCAGTTAAATTTTCTTTATGAGATGAACCAGGGTCCATTATATAGATAGTTTTAGAAGACGTATCAATATAATCTAACGCTACAAAGTGACCACAAGTACCATGAATAGATACACGTATCATTACATAATAACCATCTTGTAGTTGTTTTAATAATGTATTATATATAGTATCCCAAGATGCAGATTGAGTGAAGTCTTGACCAAAACACCATTTTTGATAATCTACACCTGTCATAATACCAGAATTTTTATAATCCATTAATGTATCTAGACTTGACCATTCACCCTTATAATTTGTAGCTCCTCTTGCAACAACGTCATCAATAAATACACCAGGGTCAAATGAACTATCGGTTATAGATCCGGAGTGTACTAATAATATAGCCGAGGATACAAGTGCACAACCGCTATCAGCACATGTATCATATCCCCCACCAGTTGCAATGTTCTTACTTGCCCAAGGTGCTGGATATGTTCCATAATCACCTTGTTTCCAGTGTTTATAAGTTTCATATGGCACACCAGTTCCTTGAGTTATAGTGCTATTTCCAGTTACATTAGATAATGAAGCATCAGATTCATTGGAAGATGTATCAGATCCATATAATGCGTCATAGAAATCACCATATACTCCCTTAACAGCTTTAGAAGCGTAATCTGTAAGTTTACTTAATAGAGTATCACTACCATTACTACCTGTACTCGATGTTGTATCGGAATCATTGGTTGTTGTAGTATCATCAGTAGAGTTATCTGGTTTAGTTGGACCTATAGGACTACTATATGTTACACCAGTATTTTCATCTTCAGATGTAGAAGTATCTGCTGCTTCTGTCGTTGTGGTGGTTGTTGTAGTGGTAGTTGTTTCTTCTTCACCATCACGACCCCAAATACCTCTGCCAAATCTTCTCTTTCTTAGTTTATTAGGTTTAGATAAAGCTTTATTAATTATTCCTCTACCTCTTCCAGAACCACTGCTAGTTCCTTTACATTCTGCAAGTATTTGCTTAGCATTTTCTACTCTAGCTTGTAAGAAACTATTTACATCACCAGGTCTTTCTACACATTCTAGCCATAATTTTGTAGCTTTTTCTATAGAATAAGTATTAAATGTTTCAAATGAACCTCTAGCATTAAATAATTGAGCATTATATGTCATAGTACCTCTACCAGTACTACCATTAAATTTAGAAGCATTAGCAGTATTTGTTTCATCGTTTAGATTTATACCTTTAATTTGAGCAACAATCCATTTAGCTTGGCCATCCAGTGTATCAGGATCACAGTTATTTGCAGTACACCAGTTATATAAGCTAGCTCTTGCATCAGTACCTGTCCATTGAATTAGACCATATGCTAATGATTGCTGATCAAATACAGTACCAATAGCACCACCGTATAATACGTTAGGATTAAAACCAGATTCAGCTTTAATATTACCAAGAATACCGGCAGCTAAATTATCACTTAATCCTTGAGATGTAAAGTAACTAAATAAGGTTTTCATATTAGCAATTGAATCACCAGAAGATAATGTACCAGTAATAGTATTACCAGATGTTGGTGTGGTTGTACTTGTTTCTGTTTTACCATATAATGCATCGTAAAAATCTCCAAATACACCCTTAGTAAGATTAGTTGTATATTCAGTTAGTTTACTTAATAATCCAGCAGATTCAGAAGCACTACTAGAACTAGATGATGATGTATTAGTAGTAGTTGTAGTACTATCAGTTGTTTCTGTTGAAGTATCTGTTGTTGTGGTATCATCAGCGGTTGTTGTATCTTCTTCACCATCACGACCCCATTTACCAGATCCGCCATTAAGAGCAGATACTGTTCCATAACTAATAGAGTCTGTAATATTATTTATTAATTTTTTATTTATTGCTGGTTCAATCTTATTATTACCACGACCAGATCCAGAAGTAGGAATGTGTTTTACAATATTTTGAGCAACATTACATACTGATTCGCCCCATTGACCGTAATTTGCATTTTCTTCTAAATCTGGAGGACAATATCTATTACCAATCGCTTCAGGCGTTTTTAATCCAGCACCATAATAAGTGCTACCTAGAATAAGATCACCGAATCCACTAAATGCATCAGTAAGATCATTATAGTCTTTCCAACGACCATTAGAAGCATGTGGACTACCCATAATATTAAATACATTCCAGTTACCCCAGTTAGCACCTGTTGTATTAATACCAACTTTACCATCCCATCCATGTTCTTGAATAGCAGCAGCAATTATAAATAATGCATTAAGACCTTTAGATTTTTCTACATTAATAGCTGCTTCTGGGAATTGTTCAGCAGAGCAACCTTCTGGATGTATAGCTTTAATAGCGGCTGTTAATTGTTCAGCTGTATAACCACATTTTGTTTTAACATCGGAGTCTTTTGTTAGATCACTTATTGTTCCATTAGTACCAGCGATAACAGTACCACCGCTACTACCAGTATTACCACTAGATGATGTGCTACCGCTACTACTATCGCTATATCCTATACTGCTAGATAAGTTGCCTAAGATGCTTGTAACAGAAGAAGCCATTACAGAGTTAACACCACTAACAAAGTTATCTAACACAGTGCCTTTAGCTCTGCCATATTTTCCACTACCTGTAGTAATTCTTACAGAAGAATTTCTTAAAGTATCAGCAAGGCTATATCTAGTAGAACCCTTTTTATCTTCAGAATCTTCTACTATTACATTACCATTAGAATCAAGTCCTCTAGCAACGACATAGTGAGAATACTTAGATCCATATGGAGTTCTACCACTATTGGATGCATCTTGACCCATTAATATAACTGGTTTATTATGAATAAGACTATTTACCACATCTCTATTATTTGCATTAGAGTTAGTACTAATACCATTTTTATTTAGATAATCATTGAAGTATTGTGGATAAGTACCACCATTTACTTCCTTGTAGTTATTATTAAGTGCATAACTAACAGCATTATTCATATTACCGTTTTTACCATACATTCTTAATAGAGAAGCTGCTGCGGCTGGGCCACAACCAGAATCTGCTACTGTTTGATTTTCTGTATCACCATTTGTTTTATATGATCTCTTATAGTCTCTTTGATAAATATGGAATGGATCATCACCATAACCTGTATCATCGGTATATTCATCATCAGCACCTCTACCAAATAGACTCTTAAATGCACCACCAATTTTCTTTAATATACTTTTACCTTTACTTGCTACTTTACTTAAGAATCCTCCACTACTCTTAGAAGATGTAGAACCAGAAGAAGCATTATTAGTAGAAGCTGTTGAACTTCCAGTATTACCACTAGAATCATTTACAGTTTGAGCAGATCCACCATTATCAGCAGAGTTACTAGAAATAACTTCAAGACCACTACCTAGAGAAGCTGCTGCTAATGCAAATGGAGCTTTAACAACTCTGTTCATAGATTCCATAAAGTTAAATATAGCACTAACAAATGGATTCGTATTATCTAATTCTATTTTCCAATATTTCTTATCAGTTGGTAATAGTGTCATAGCATCAATTGCTTCATTAGTACTCTTATTTTTACTAGATAAAGATTTAAACAATTCTTCAATATTATCTAATCCGCCAGTAAATCCACCAACTGCATTATTTATAATTTCAGAAAATTTATTACTGATTTTACTTAATGGAGAAGTTGCTGTTTGTAAAGTATTGGTAGTAGAAAGTTTATTATTAGCATTTGCATTTGTTACAATATTATCAGTAGTTACATTACCGTTAGAATCAATAGCAACTGATTGAGCTTGACCAGCTTCTTTAAATTGTTGCTGAACTGCTGTATATTGATTATTTATTTCTTCTATATCTTTACCGCTTTCTTCTATCATTTTCTTTTCATTTTCACCAATTTTTTTACCATCAGCTGACATTCCCTTACAGAATGTAGTAATTACTATATCAATGATTTTTCCTTTTAATTTAGCACCGCCACATGATTTTACAAATACAGATGCAATACCACCAATACATTTAACCACGTCTGTATTTTCAAATTTATCCTCATCTAGACCTAAGTATGACAAACCTTTATAACCGTCATCCCAAGCGTCTACAAATGGGTCCAAATCAACAGCACCAAATGTAAGAACTTTAACATATCCACTACCATAATTTTCAGCAAAGTTCATTCTCATTTTACCAGCAGATTCTAAAACTTTATCTAATTTATCTTCATCTAAACCATTTAGCAACATTACAATTTTATCAATTACTTCTGCACATAATGTACCATATGTTTCTTTAGTAAGATTAAAGCCTTTAAACTTTTTACCTTCTTTTTCCCACATATGAGAAGCAATATCTTCTAGTTTCTTTCTTATTTTAGTTACTTTTTTACCGGCATCTTCAACAATACGTCTAGACTCCATTGATTGAGATACTGTAGCATCTCTACCAGATAAGAAAGAACCTGCATCGGCTGCTAATCCCTTAGTAACACTAGAGAAAGTTTTATTAAATTTATTATTATATTCTTCTAATGTAAGATTTGTATTATGTTGTCTATTATATTCAGCTACTGTTTCTTCAGCTTGTTTTTGTTTTTCTCTTATCTTTTTGGTTGCATCAGGAGCAATAATAGGACCTAGAATATCAATTAAGAAATAAACGATATTTTTAGCACCGATAATGCCGAATATGATACCTACAGCTGGAATATCTTGAAGTGCATTAGCAAGACCAGCAAATATTCTCCAAGATATAGGAATTTCTTTATCTGTTATTTGAAGAATGTTTCTGCAATCATCCATACCCAGTGCGAAGTCTGCTACAGCCATTGCTATATTAATAACAACACCAATACCAGTTGCATCAGATGCAGTTGCTATAGCATTCTTACCAGCTGCTTTAGCAATTTTTTCAGCACCCTCTTCAGCACATTCCTTAACTAGTTTTTCACCAGATTCTTTAGCCATTTTTTCAATAGCTTCATCACTTGCTTCTTGACCAGCTTCTTTAAGTGCTTTCTTAAATGTACCATTTTTAAATAATTTCTTAAACCAGTCTACTATACTCTTTTTAGCTTTTTCGAATATTCCTTTTACAGATTTAACAGCATCATCAGCTACGCCTTTAACTTTTGTAGCTGCTTGTCCTACTTTAGTTTTCTTAACAACATCTTTAGCTTTTGTTTTTATATTTTTAGCACCTTCGCTAACTTTAGTAACAGCTTGACCAGCTTTACTATTCTTAACTTTTGAAGTAGCCTTATCTTTAAATTTACTAAAGACATTTCCATTATTTATTTTATCTTCAACTTTAGTAGCTTTGTCTAATAATTTTTCTGCTTTAGCAGTATCACCTTTTTCAAGTGCTCTATCAATACTTCTATCAAGTGCATCTAGTTTATTTTGACCATGTCCGAATTTATTCATCCAAGAATCATTTATCTTTAATCCTAGTTCATTTACTTTTTGTAGTGTTTTACTCTTTGATAATGCTTTGTTTGTTATTTTCTGACCTACATTAAATATATCGTTAGAAAGTTTATCAGCACCTTTTTCTACAATATTTCCTAATCCATTAGTTGTTTTAGTTATTACTTTACCAGCTATACTACGTTTACCACCAACAGGAATAGAAGCAACTCTACCAACTGTTTTAATAGTTTTACCACCGGCTTTAAGAGCCAGTGTAAGACCTTTAGCACCAGACTTAGAAGTGAGTGCTTTAACACCGATTTTAGTTCCTTTAATAGCATTATCTAATCCAGGAGTTGTGCCAGTATAAGAATTTGTAACACCAGCATTACCGGCATTATCATTTTCAATCATTTCTTGAAAACTTGTATTATCTTGTAATGTATTATTCATTACATCTGTTTGATTATCTATTCTTAAATATTGGCCATCACCTGTTTTTGAATATGGCTGAGTTCTATTTGTATCAGAAAGTTTATAGAAAATTTCTGTTCCAGATGCATTAACACCAGCAGATACCATTTCGTCATCATTAATTTTTTCTGTAGTAACATTTTTACCATTATCTTTATTTGTTATTGTAGTAGTACCATCTTTATTCTTTGTTTGAGATGTATCTGCTAATGCATCATTTACTTGAATACTACTATAATCTGGTCCAGAACCCATGTATTTAGGTGCTTCCATAGAGAATTTTCCACCTACAGTGTTATTAAACTCTATTGTAGAATTATCAGTATTCGTATTTGCTCTAGTATTACCACCGCCACCAGATACCATAGAACCATCAATTTTATCAAGAGATTGTTTACCAGTACCATCTTTCTTATCAAACCAAGAAGCAATACCATCAACAATACCTTTACCTACAGATTTTAATATATCTGGTAACTTAGAAACAATAGCCTCTACAAATCCAGGTAATACATCATTTATAATTGTATTAGCACCACTTTGCCATAGTTTTACACCATACTTAAATACATTTACAAAGTTTCCTAAGAAGCCTTTAAAACCAGTATCATTACTTGTAAATTTACCATCATTATGGAACCAGTCGTGTATAGTTTGGAATTTATCTTTAAAGAAGTTTCTAATTGGATTTACTATACCAGATACAATACCGCCTTCATATTCACCAGTCTGTTGATTCTTTTTACCAATTATCTTTTCTCCAGCTTTCTTTAACCATGGTTGAATCTTATCATGTATTGCTGGCATAATCTTGTCTTTAACAAATCCTACAAGAATAGGAGTAGCAATGCCACCAACAAATAACCATTTAATTATTTTAGTTAATGGATTGGACTTGCCTTCAAATTTACGTTTATCATTTTTAATTTTCCATTTGTCTAATTTATTAAAGAATTTACCAATAAAGTTATCTTTCTCTTGTTCCTTTTCTTTTAGAGCTTTGGCTGCATTAAATGCTTTAGTTTTAAGTGTGCCCATATTTTTACCAATAGCTTTTATATTACCAACTAAACCATGACCAGAAGCTTGCCAAGATCTTTTTTCGTTTTTAACCTCTTCTCTAAATATATCATTTACTGTATATTTTTGCTTTCTTTCTAGATCAGCATAATTCTGTCCAAATTGTTCTTGAGCAATTTGATCAAGTCTAGGATCGTTGTGTTCTATAGCTTCATTTAATGCTTTATTAGCTTTCTTATTATATTTCTTTTCTTTTTTCTTTTGGTGTCTAGATTGCATATCTAAGTCATGAGAACCTAGCTTATTCTTAACACCCATAGATACTTTATTAATACCTTTTTTAGTTAGACGTTTAGCTTTTCCAGTAAGATCGAAATGTTTATTAATAGACTTGGCAAGTTTAAAGCCACCAACTGCAAAGATACCACCAGGTATTACAGATGCAATAGCAATTATTCCAGCAGCCTTAACAGAAGTTCTAATCATATCACCAAAGTTCATATTTTTAATTATTTCTTTACGATCTTTAGGAATGAATTTTCTCATATATTCACTAACAAAAGAATCTCTAGCAATAGTAAATGTTTCTTCTTGATCAGTAGTTAATGAAACATCACCTTTTTCATTACATGTATAGGTAACATCGAATTCATATGTCTTTTTAAATCTAGTAATTTTAATATTACGGATTAACTTTTTATTTGGTTCATATTTTGGTTTACCATCAGAACCATCTTCAGACACACTATATTGAGCTGCTATATCGAATTCTATTTTTTCTGGATCTCTTAAATCTTCTGCAACTAAGTTGTTGAAAATTTTAACACCTCTATCAGATACTTCTTTTAGAGACTTCATATATTCTTCATTTTTAATATCTTCCATTTTCTTATATAAGTTAGCTTGAGGGTTTACAGCTACAGATGGTTGTACACCTTTTCCTACAGCAGTTTTCTTAACTTGTGTTTCTGTATCAGCTGTAGTTTTATGAGAATTAATATATTCAGTTTTAGAGTATTTTGCTTTTTCACTAGCAGGAAGATTGTCATATTCATTACCAAGTTTAATCTGTTGTAATAATTCTACAACAGTTGTTACACCAGTATTAACTACAGTTAATGGAGAATCTTTACCTTTCCACATTTCTTCTTGCTTTTTAAATGCTATTTCTTCATCAGTTAAACCAGCATCTTGATGAGCAATTTCTTTAGACAATTGTTTCTTTAAATATCTTACAGATTTTGGATCTTTAGTATCTACTTTTAACCCCAAATCTTTTAAAATAGTTTGAGAATCTTTACCAAGACTTTCAATTCTCTTTTTAGTACTCTTATACTGATCTAATTTATATTGGTGATTACTAATTAAGGATTCTACATTTTTCTTTGAATCATCAGATACTTTTCTAGTTCTAGCAAATTTTTGTGCTTCGGCAATATTACCATCTTTTATTAATTTAATAACTTTTTTAGCATCTGATCTATTTAGATTCTTTCTTAATTCTTGACCTAAAATAGCATAGTCATTATCTCTAGCCTGATCAATCATATCAGTATTGTCGCCAAATTCTAATAATGATTGAGCCATTAGTAGATCTTCTCTAGACATGTTGGCCATTACTTGGTCAGCTTTAGCATATTTATCACCTATGCCTAGGTTATGTTTTGTTCTAAATATATTTCTTTGCGTAGCAGATTTACCTATTTCTGTACCATTTTTAATACGTCTAGCAGTAAGCATTCCACCAATACCATCGTCACCTAAAAGTCTAAATGGTTTAGTCATAGCCCTACCAATAGAACCAGCACCTTTAATAGCACCTCCAGTAAGTTTATCTGCTTTTTCAATTAATCCACCAAAGAAATCATTACCAGCGTGATTTGCTCTAAATTTTTTATAAGCATCACCTAATAGATGAGCCATATCAGATACATTATTTTGCAAAGTTTGGAATACAGATTTACCACCTTCGATAATAGGAGTTACCATATTATCTCTAATAGCACCAAATAGTCCACCCTTACGACCATCGCCTTCATCCTTACCAAAGATTTCATCCATAATATTATCACGTAGATGCAGACCGAAATCTTTCATAGGACGTAAAGCATCTTTAATTCCACCAACAATACCACCTTGACGTTTACTATTTGGATCATTAGGATCAGATTTTTCGCCAAGTAAAGCATCTTTGAATTTGTCAGTAGAAGTTATATAGCCAGCTGTAGCACCAATAAGAGCATTTCCTAATAAACCAAAAGGACCAGGCATAGCAATAGCACCGATAATAGCACCAGCACCAATATTCTTAGCACCTTTTTTAAGTTTATTTACATTCTTATCAGAGAATATACCACCATCACCAAATAAAGAACCTTGGAATATTTCAGAGTTTTTTGCAAATCCTAATGCTGAACCTGCTAGAATACCACCTAATGGACCTAGAGGGGTGATGAGACCTGCAATAGCACCACCAATACCAAACTTCTTAACATCTGGCATAGCCTTCATAATTTCTTTAGAAATAAGACCATTGTCTGATCTAACAATTTTACCATCTTCATCAACTTGAACATTACCATCTTTATCTTTAATAGCGTCGCCAAATAGCAGACTTGAGAAAGCATCGGTAGATTTGGTTAATGAAGAAGCAGCACCAACAGCAGCACCTAATAAAGGACCACCTACTAACAGACCAAGACCACCGCCAATAAGACCTCTACTAGCCACATTTCCTAAGAATTCAGCTCTTTGCTTCTTATCAGTTAATTCTGTCCAGTCTTTATTTGTCATTAATTCAGCAAATTTATTTGGATCTTCTTTTTGTTCTGTTTCACTAGGAACTTGTTCATCTGGAGATAGCTTTTGGTTAGCTTCAGCGTTTCGTTTAATATTGTTTAGATAATTTTTCTCTGCTCTAGCTTGTCTAGATCTTGTAGATGCACTAGCTGGGTTAACAACTGTATCACCAGGATTAATGGTATATATACCCATAGATCTTACTGGTACACCATTATGAAGTTCACCAGCAGATAATACAGATTGGAATGATTTGCCAGTTTTATTCACACCACCAACAGCCATTGTTTTAACATCTGCACCATTCTCATCAATTAATTGAAAATCATTAATACCTATAGACAGAGCATGTTTTACCATAGAATTGTATGTTTTTATCTTTTTGCTTAATGTATTTTTTAATTTTTTCAATTTTGCTTTTTCTTCATTTAATTGAATTTGATACGCTGTTCTTTCTTGTTTGTCAAGTTTATATTGTTCCTCTGAATAATATTCTACATTCTTTTTACTAAATGTCTTAAGACCATCACTTATATATGAAATTTTGTCCTCTAGTTCTTTTATATATTTCATACTAGAACTTATAGCACTTCTTAATTTATATATTTGATCTTTAGTATTTTGAATTTTTTCTTTAAATTTAACTTGTCCTGGTGTAAGAACTGTAAGAGGTTCTACTTTTTTCTGTTCAGGTTTAGGTGGAGTTGCTTTTGGTTCTTCACTTATATTAAAAATTTGCTTTGCTTTATTACCAAATTTTTTAGCTTTTTCTTTAGCATATCTTTCTACATCCGCTGTATTTTTTCTTATACCTTTTTGAATTCCTCCTATAAAACCACCTAATATTCCGCCACTTCTAATACCATCTCCATCCTTTGTACCAAATAACGTATTAGAAACTTTTTCTAATATTGGATCCAAGTATTTTTCTTTAAGTGGTTTCAGTTTTTCTTTAAGAGTATCAAATCCTTCTTGAATTTTATCAGTTACTGTTTTAAACCCATCTTTAATTGAATCCTTTACTCTTGTAAAAAATCCTGTCTTTTTATCATCACTTTTTAAATCTTCACCATAAATTAATTTTTGTAACCAATAATCTACTTTTATAACAGCATCAGCAGCCGCATTAGCTGGGTTACCCACTTTATTAGTAGCCCATTTAGCAAACATCATTAAATTAGCAGCAAAGCCTTTATCTTTAACTTTACTCATATTTTTACTTAATGATTCAGAACTATCAAAATCATCGGATGCATCTTTTAATAATTTTGCACTATCTTCTCCAACAATGTCAGTTATATTAGCCCATCTTTCTTTTTCTTTCTTTAATCTTTCCTTTTCTTCTTCTTTAATTGTCTTTGCTATTTTTGATTCTTCTTGTGTAGTTATAATTTTTTTAAGACCTGTTTTACCGTCTTTAGAAGAAAAAGAATAAAAATCATCAGCAACATAGAAAGATTCGCCTTTTTGTTCGGCTCTATTTTTTGCTCTTGCAATTCTAGATTCATAACCTTTTTCTTCTTTTCTTTTAATTTCTTTGTGTTGTTCCTTATAATATTCTAATGCATACTTAGCAGGTTTATCATCAGAATAAGATAATCCTTCGCCAGACCCATTACTTTCAAATATGGATTTCCATTTTTCTTCTGATAATTCATCTCCTATACCAGTACCATTAATTCCAGCAAGATATACAGAATTAGCTTTAATAAATCTTAAACTCTTACCCATGTCTCTTAAATATTGATACATAGATACACCGTATTCATCTTTGCCTCTTAATAATACTTGTGTTATTGGAAGATCTTGAATATATCTTTGATCTAAATCTCCATATTTATTAGCACCCGCTTTATCAGAATAACTTTCATAACTTATTCTGTCAAGGCCTTCTGCATTAATTAATCTTAATGTAGAATCGCCGTCATTGATAGCTTTAATTGCGGCATTTTGTGCATTCTTATATTCTCTTAATATAGTAGATAAAGAACCAATACTACTTCTTCCAAGTCCAGAACTTGTTTTTTTGCCATTAGCTCCTTTAGTAAATCTTCTATCTTTTCCAGTATCATCATCTAATCTCATTACATATCGTAATGCTTTATGAATTTCTTCTTGAGCACTACTATCTAATTCAGATTCTTTTATAGAACCAAAATCACCAGCTGATAACAGTCTACTAGAATAGGATTCAAGAGCTTTCATAAATTTATCATATTCGTCTTTTGTTTTAAATGAATCGCTTATTCTTCTTCCACCCATATTACTTTCTAGTATATTTAATAATAATCCGGTTGTTCTATCTTTAGCCATTGTCATTGTTTTTTCATGTTCTTGCTTAATACCTCTCATAGTAGTCCATCTACCAGATTGATAATCATATACCATTTCTGGTTTACCTGTCATAGAGGCTGTCATCTTTCTCAAATAATATGGGATTACATCTGTTATAGCACGTTTAGTCACTCCATCAAATGGTATAGCACCTCTATTATATTTATCAGTTTCTACTTTTTCATTCTTTTTATCTTTAATACCAAATATTTTTCCTAAGAAACTTAATATTTTATTATCTCCTCTACCGGCAGCATTAGCCTTTGACATTAGAGTTGGAATAATTCCTTGTAGAGTTGTATCTAATTCTTTGGCAGCTTGATCAAATTTAGCACCGAGAGCTTTGTTAATCATACCTTTTAATATATCTCTTGGTAATGTAGATGCTGCTGTAGCTAATAAGTTAGATCCGCTTATAGATTCTCCAAACATTTGACTTAGCATTCCACCTGATAAATTATTAGCAGCTTCAAATGCTTGTTTTTTAATTTGCTTTCCATATTCTTTTATATTAATAACGCCTTTATTACTTATAATATCATCATATCCTATTTTATGTTTTTTCTCTTTTTGCTCTGGACCATTATATATATTTCTTTGCATTTGAAGTAATTCGTCCATTTGTTTAGTTAATTTCTCTACATTATTATCTACATGAGTCATAAATTTATTTAAGTTATCATTCATTTGATTCTGGATTTTAGCAGTTTGTTCTCCATTTTGTTTTAAGAATCCCATTATATTAGTAAATCCAGTATCAAGTTTATTTAACATACGCTCATTTTGAGTATATAATAACATTGTATTTTCTTTAGCTACATCCATTTGTGCTTTTCCAGTTTGAGAAACAGCTTCAATGGTTAGAGCAGTTCCAACTTTGCCATTTTTTTTAATAGCTGTAGCTATAACTTTATCTCCAGTAGATAAATCTTCATTATCCCAATCAAAATCTTCATTATCTACATCAAAGCCGTCTAATATATCACCACCATATTTATCCATTACTTCGGCTTCTTTAGATTTTGCATAGAAATCGCCTGTTGTAATACTATATAACATAGAATCATAACCGATTCTAGCTGCATCCATTACTTTATTATTTACTATAGCTTTTTTGATTCTAGCATATGTGTTTTTATAATCTTTTACTGCACTATATGCTTCTTTAAAGACTTCTTGATTTTCTTCTTTGAAGTCCCTAACATATTCAAATTTTTCAGATAAAACATCTGACGTACCATACGCCACAGATTTTATCATATTCTTCATATATTTCTGTACTGAAACAGCCATATAAATAATGACCTCCTTTCACTCTTTAATTATAGATATGTTCAAGATACAAGAAATATACAGAAGTGTAAGATTTTATTTATTGCTTTATATATTATTATAGTGAATAGGAGAATACATTCTATCTATATCAATAACTGGAGACTTGCAAATTACTCCAGTTGTCAAAAGGCAAGTAATCATAAGTTTGTATAAAACTTATGATCCCAGACATTAAAGGGAGAAAGGCATTATCATGACCAACGATATTAAGGTAGCTATTTCGGCAGCAAATAAGTTTCATCGTGCAATCAAAAAGTCGTTTAAGGTTGGAAATATTCCTTACGAATGCAAGAATATGCTTGACCTTACTTACTCTTTATCATTTTTAAAGGCTATTAAACGAAGGAACGAATCTAAAATTAATATGTTAGAAAACTTATTTATTCGTGAACACTCAATTATTAATTCTGGCTATAGTGCATTTAAAAGTCAGATTGAAGCCGATGAAAAATTATTTGATTCGTTCTTCGAATACAACGATTCTGTTATTTATTTAGTAAAGAAAATTCAAATTAAAGAAATAGCAAGGGAAATAGCACAAGAAAAGTAATACTATAAACATATCTTCACAAAGCAAAAAGAAATAAACAGGACTTTACGTCCTGTTTATTTTTTGTTACTAAAACTTCAAAATATTAGTATAATTAATATTCTTGTTGTCCATTCTATCAATACCTAAGGCTTCGCAAGGAAATGGTCTAAGATTATCATTTACAATAGTAGTATAATCAATATATTCCTTAATCCATTCAGGTACTTGCATATTGTCTAGAATAGCGATAGCAGTAATTCCTTTTTCAAATTCTTTTCTTGTTGACATTAGTTCAATAGCACGTTTATAAACATCTGGATATCTATCTTTCATATTCTCAATATTTTTAAGATCAATATTTACTTTAATATTTAGAATACTATTTCTTTCATCAAGATCAATAGCTTCCATATCGTCATCCTTGAGGAAGTTAAATGCTATTGCGGCCTTAACACCAGATTCTCTCATAGGATTATCATAAGCATCTTTAGCTTTGATTCTTTCTGGTTTAAAATATTCTTTACTACCATTTTCGATAGCTTGAATAATTTGTTTTTCGAATATAGCTAACTGTTTTACAATTTCTACTTGAGAAATTTCGCCAGGATTATCTAGAATTTGTTCAAGAAGAATTTTTTGAAGTCTAACTTTTGTAGATTCTGGAACACCTACTTTTTTGATCGGCATGCCTGTAATTGCAAGAGCTTTTTCTTTTGGAATAATATTAGATTCTTGACGTTCTTGATATGCACAATAATTCTTTTTCCCATCTGTAATCAAAGCACGTTTAAGTTGGAATTCATTCTTAAGAATAAAGAAACTTTTACGTCGAGAACCATCATGACAAATAGTAGAATTAGAATTATCAGAATACTTACACATATAATCAATAGCAAGTCTTCCCATAATACTTGCAAGAATATTGATGATACTACAACGAAAACCAACCTGAGGAATAATTACATCAGGTCTAATAATATTCTGACTTTCAATAATTTCATCTTTATAAAAGTCATAGTCATAGCCTATATCAAATGCTTCCTTTACTTCACCTGTTTTTTCTTCAATTTCAAGCTCTTTAATCTTCATAGGAATATTAAATGTCTTATCAAGAATATATCTATACCATCCATCAAAAGAAATAAAACAGCTATCTGTATCTGTAAGCATAGATACACATCTGTACATATTTTCTGTTCTATCAATTCTATCCATATATTGTTTATCATAATAAACCCATTCATAGATCATATCATATAATTCATCCATCATACCTTTAATAGATTCAGGAGGACTATTAGGATCAATAAATGGCTCATCAAGAGTAGAAAGAATAGAAATAATCTTGTTCATAACAAGGCTATTATCAACAAACCAAAATAGATTATTCTTATAGAAAATCTTATTCAATTCATGCTGATTACACTGATTAAGAATATCCCAAATAAGAGTCATTTCTTTTTCTGTAGGAATCCAATAGAATCCAGAACTATAAAGAATCTTAAAGAAACATTCTTCTACAGTTACATAATTATCTTTATCAATAATCAATTCATCTGGATACTTTAATACAGGCTCACGTCTAATATTTGTAATAAAAGTCACCGCATCATTCAGACTAAGTAACTTTACATTATTAGCCATTGTTGCTTCGAATAACATAATAGCTGATGCAATACAACTTCTACCTTGCATTGTAATACTCTGTGCAACATAAAGATTATAAAAGATACTTGTATGATTACCAGAAGCACCATACATTGCATTACCAGATACTTTTTCTGATAACTGAAGAATATTATACTTTTCAAATTCCTCAGAACCTTTAGGATATTTAAACATTGTCTTTTTATAAATACCTCTTTGCTCCAAGAATTCCTGAATAAGCATTACAAAAGGATTAGGACAATAACCATGTTTTCTAAACATTACACCTGAAACTGTAATGATTGGTTCTCTCTGTATAATATAATCAGTAATTTCAAATAGAGTTCTGTTTTCTCTTATTTTCTTATAGTTATTATCTAGATATGCTTTACTATCGCTACCTCTTTTTGTAATAGAATAATCAATAGCTTCCATTAAATCAGTTTCTGTCATACCTGGAAAAGATAACTTAAGTGCATCTAACATATCTTTTTTATAAAGATCTGTTGTTTTACTTTTAACAATTTGAGTAATGTCCATACTAAAACCTCCAAATTTTCGTCAGACTACCTATTACGTATAATTATAATCTATTATCAAATTGTTATTCGTACTTTAAAATCATAACAATTATATAAAAAAGACTGGTATTAGTATGCGAAATATTTTTAATTGCAATTAAATTTTATTTTATTAAGGAGGATTAATCCTATGGGACTTTATACTAATGAGCAGTTAGCTCAAGACACAAGAGAAGTTCAGATGTATTTAAATATGGATGAACTTCAGGAAGCTTTCTTCTATGATGATCATTATTCTGATTCTGATGAAGAAAAGCGTGAACTTCTTGAAAATGCAGATGTACTTCAGGAAGCTAAGAAAATTAGTCGTAAGACAATTGTTCGTTTAAATAAGAATGATGATTTGACTCGTCGTACAGGCATGGCTGCTTTACAGTTGGCCAAGGATAATAATGATAATCTTTGGAAGAAGCTTGTAAAGAATCGTATTCAGGAACGTAAGCTTTTAGCTGCTATTAAGAAGAAGTATGCTAACAAAGCTAAGACTGTAGCTCGCCAGGGTCAGCGTATGTATGTTTCTGGTCAAGGCCAAAAGCATATCAATACTCCTAAGTTGCAACCAAAGGAAATGAGCAAGACTCGTCACTAATTATATTATAATGTGATTTGGTTAGTCAGTAGCGATTAAGCTACTGACTAATTTTTTTCTTATTAGTATATTATTAACATGTAATAGGAAATGACTTTGTCAAAAACTATTACATAACAATAGTTTTAGGAGGAATTTATAATGAACACTAACGTTGCCCAAATTTATGATTATGGTGTTTTTACACCAGTGATTAATGGTAATTCTGTTACCATTAGAACAAGTGATATCAATGAATCTAACATTGATGATTATGTTAATGATTTGAAAAATGTATTCTTGGATTATATTGAAATTCAGGCAATTCAGAATACAAAAATTGAATTCGTTTTCGATAATAATATGAGAGTAAGATTGCCGTTGTCTTATTCTCTTATCAACATCATTGTTTGGCAGTTTATTATTAAAACTGGTCAAACAATTAAACCGTATCATGTATTCTTTAATAAGGACGGTATTACCAACGGCTATATCAAGAAGTATATTGATAGATTTGCTATTATTCCTACAAGAGAAAGATGTGGTAATGATAGTGATATTATGATTATTCATAATCTTAATAGAATTATCTATGATACTCTGAGGAATCTTAAGTTTGTTGATAAGTTTGCGTGGTTCTTTAACAATTCTATCAACAACGAAGACTTTATTCTTATGTATAATAACTGCCCTGGTTTTAAAGAAATTATGGACAGACATAAGACCAACTATTATTCTCAGTTCCCACCTGAGCAGATGAATGCAGAAGCATTAAAAGATATGAATCGTCTTATCGATTATATTGTAAATGCTAAGAAATATATTGGTAGAGATCATTGCTTATCTGATGCATTTAGAGCAAAAGAAGGTATTAAACCTAAACAGGCTCGTGAAATGTATATCAATATTGGTGTCAAGCCTAATGGCGAGGGTGGTATTTTCCCTTATGTAGTAAACACTAATTATATTAGTGGTGGTGCTACTAATGTTGCATTTCATATTCTTGAGTCTTTGATTGCAAGAATTGCACAGATTCTGTCAAAGAAAAATACTGCTCGTTCTGGTCAGTTTAGTAGAATTATGATTCTTAATTGTTCTAGAACGAAGAAGTATACTATCCCATATACAAATAAGATTGATCCTGGATATGATTGTGGTACTCGTAATTTCTTGAAGTACAAAGTTACTGATGAGGTAGCATTAAAGAAGATTGCCGATAGATATTACAGACTGGACCCAATGGGAATGGAATATAGAACTAGTGATGTTTATAATATCACTAAAGTTAATTCTAATCTTATTGGAAAGGAAATCTATTTAAGAAGCCCAATCAAATGTAGATCTGCCGCAGAGGGTAGAGGTGTTTGTAGAAAGTGTATGGGTGAGTTATACAATATTATTCCTGCTGTAAATATTGGAATTTATAGTGTAACAAATCTGACAGAACCGTTGACTCAGATGATGTTGTCTGCAAAACATCTTCTCGAAGCAAAGATTGATGAGTTGACATTTGATACTAGTATGCTTACTAAGGAACAACTTGAACAGCTTATTGTAGTTGATAATGGTACTATCTATATTAATCCAGAATTTGAAGATGCTAAGAAATGGAAATTCATTATTAAAGATGGTGACATTCAAGAAGAAGTGTTTGCTGCTATCGAAAGTGATGAATCTGATGATGACGATATTGATGCAACATTTGATGAGATTATTAAATATGTAAATGTATTTTATCTCAGAAATGAATCTACTGGTATGGAATATCCTATCAAGTCTACTAACTTGGATAATTTCCAATTAAGCGAATGGCTTATTGAGTATCTTAAACTCAAGAATATTAATGATGTTGATGAAGATATTACTATTCCAGTAAACAATCTTATCGGTGAAGATTATCCTTTGTTTGATCTTGAAAGTATTCATAATGATGATATGTCTGAGAGACTTGAATCTGTTATTAGAGTTATCGATAGAAAGTCAAATACAGATAGCTATACAGCAGAGACATTCCTTGAAGCGTTGAGTGATAAGCTTAACAACATTGGTCTTGATGGAATTATGAGTGTTCATCTTGAGATTATCATTATGAATCAGATTCGTTCTGCTGAAAATATTATTGACGTTCCAGACTGGTCAGTTCCTAATCAGCAGAATTATACAATTCTGACATTGAAGAAAGCTATTCAAACTCATCCGAGTATTTCTGTAGCTCTTCAGTCTCAGGATATTGCAAGAATGCTTTATAACCCGTTAAGCTATAAGAAGAGTGAACCGTCTGGATACGATCTTCTTTATATGGTTCAGCCTCAGAAATTCCTTGCAGAAAATCCGGTTGTGGAAAATGAAGGAAAGCCTAATGAACTGTTTACTTTCATGGGTTAATCGGTAAAACTTGGGAACTACTCTGTTTGAGTAGTTCCTTTTTATTTTGAGAGGTGAATTGTAATGGACAACAGAAAGTTAGTTGTTTATCATAATAAGATAGTGATTAATAATTATAATATTGGTGATATACCTGAGTTAGAGAAACTATTTGATATTTATGATAAGACAACATTCTCATTCAAATCTATTGGAGTTGTTTATGATAGAGTAAATAAAACATATACAATTCCAAGAGGTGTTGATATACCATTTATAGAACGTATTGTAGGTTGTTATGCATTTTATGAAAACACCTATAATAAACCGAGGCTCAATACAAATCAGATATTAATCAAGTTTCCACCTAAAGATGAGAAACAAGAGTTAGCACTTAAGTTTCTTTCTGGTAAAGGCGAATATAGTTATACTAAAAAATATGATCAATTGTTTTTGGCATTGAATACAGGTGCAGGTAAAACATATTTAGGTATAGTTTACTCTGCATTGTTGAATGTAAAAACAGTTATTATTACTAATTCTGTAGATTGGCTTAATCAATGGAAAGATGCATATCTTCAGCATACTAATCTTATTCCATCTGAGTTGATGTTTATATCAGGATCTATTATGATGAATAAAATTATTAAAAGTAATTTCAATCCAGATAAGTATAAAGTATACACTATAACACATGATACTATTCTTTCATATGCAAAGAATAATGGTTGGGAATCTATAGATGTATTGTTTAATAAACTTGGTATCGGTCTTAAGATAATAGATGAAGCACATCTTAATTTTGATAATATATGCAATATAGATTATGCTTCTCCAGTATATAAGACATTATATCTATCAGCAACACCATCTAGAGGAGATTCTAATCAAGATAGAGTATATCAGAATTACTTTAGAAATGTTCCAACTCTATCGTTATTTGATCCTGAATCAGATCCTCATACTCATTATATTGCATTGCTTTATAAGAGTGGTGTGACTGAACAAGAGATGTTACCTTGTTTTAGCAATCATGGTTTTAATAAGATGACATATAATGATATTGTTATCTTGAAACAAAACTTTGACTATATTTCAAGAATTGTTATGGATATGATTAGTAAGATTCCAGGAAAGAAGTTATTATTCTTTTCTACCAATAATTCAATAGTATTCTTTTATAATTGGTTAAGATATAACTATTCTGAGTATGCTAATGATATTGGAATCTATACGTCTATTAATCCAGACAAAGCATCTGCAAAGAATAATACACTCATATTAACAACGTCTAAATCTGCTGGGGCTTGTTTGGATATTGATGATCTTATGGTATGTATAAATATGGCTGAACCTACAAAATCGTTACCGCAGAATCAACAGAGATTTGGTAGGACAAGAAAATATAATTCATTCTATATAGATCTAGTAGATATCTCTGTAAAGCCTATTTATAATTATTATAAAAACGCACTTCCAATGTATGATAAATATGCACTCGATACAAAGGAAATAAGATTTACAAACAAGCAACTCAAAAATACTGCATTTAACGTAATGCACAACAGACTAATAAAATATGGTGGTATGCCATTTGAAAGATTAGATGATAATGGTAATAAAGCATGGTGGTAGTCTTTATTACTGTGGAGAGGTGGTGGTAATATGCAAACAGATTATATGTATATGAATGATGTAATATATGTATTGAATGAAGATGTTAAAGTATTCTTTCATACAGTAGCCTCATTCAAATCAAATGACAGAGTTTATTCCAATTGTACAGAATTTAAATTAAACGATTCAGAATCTTGTAATACTATGATAAAACGTAATCTGAGCTATTACCTTTATATTGACGATAGAAGAAAAAGTATTAAACCTATAAAGCTCTATATTTATCCAGAAAATATGTTTGCACTTTTAGACATGTTTGATAAGGCAAAGAAAACATGGTTTGAAATGGGAGCTAATCATATTTATGCATATCTTGATAATAGTCTTGTTATAACAACAGATGAAAGTTTTATATTAAAACTTCCATTAGATATGGTTATAAAGATATCTCCTGGTATCTTCAAAAAAGAAGGTGGAGATTGTATGTGTTTAAACTTATATCTCAACACACCAGATCCTGTACAAATATCAGTAGACACATTTAATGGATTATACTATTCTTTATCTAGATTAGATATGTTAAATTATGCAAACACTGCATTAACATTTATGATGTTAAGAGATAATCCTGTTAATAGAGTTGATTATAGCACAGACAATAGCACTAGAAATCAACCAAAATTAACAGATTCAAGTACAGCATCTGGATCTACTGGAAGAACATTTAATGGCAGAAACAATAAGTCGATTTTTGATTAGTAAACAATAATTGTATTATATAATATTAAGGTGTAAGAAGAGGATGACTCGATTGTCATCCTCAAATATATTTTGTCATTAGGAGGAAATAAAATGGGTATGATGACACCAAACTTTAAAGCTAGCGTTGTAAATGGAATCGAGATGTTTGCAAATGCTATATCACGTTGTAATAATGATAATATTTTATCTGATATTATTACAGAATGGAAAACAGATGAAAAAAACGGAGATTCAATTTGTGCTATTAATAAATTCATGTATGAAAAGGAAAGTTTTAATGACTTTATGCATGATCTTAGCATTGTAAAATCTGTATTAAGTGATATTGAAACAGATGCAGATAAGAAAAGTCCTATTTACGCAGCTTTAGGTCAAATTGCTCTTACGTATAACCTTACAAATGAAGAGCAAATTAAAGATAAAATTATGTCTTTAATTGATAATGACATTAGCAAAGTACAACAGCAAGGATTATTTATTGATGTAAATAGTTTATTGCAACAGAATAATGTACTTGCAGCACAGAATCAACAGCTTAGAGAGCAAGTTAGTTCTATGGGTGTTAATCCTGTTGTGTAAAAACAATAGACACTGGATTTCTCCAGTGTCGATATTGTTTATAGCCGTGTCTTATGATGCGGTTATTTTTTTTTGTTACATACGTCCAGGTTTAATATCTGGATAATTAACAACAATTGTACTACCACTATAATCATACTTATATGTAGTATGATTAGCAAGTTCTTCACGTAAAGAATAATACCTTTCTAATAATCCCCACCAACGTTTATGTTCTTGTTCAGTTAAACGTTCATGATCAAGAAAATCCTCAATAACAGAAATACGAGTATTGATCATACGCATTAGATAATATGCATCATCTTCATCTACTACATGACGAATACGCATTTTATATTCATATAAGTCTTGTTCAAACTTTCTTATATTTTTTATAGCAGATTCTTTTCTTAATTGAGCATATTTACTCTGTTTAATTTCTGTTTTAGATTCATTAAACACACAGTACAATTCTGTATTTGTATAATCACAGCATTCATTAACACTAGAATCATCAATTGTTTTAATGGCATTTGTCATAATTTCCATTTCTCGTTTCTCTAATTGAGATCCAGAAATACTATGCATTTTCTCTAGTAATTTTAATGCTGGGATTCTCTTAATCTTAATTTCTTTATATACAGCTAATACCCATGCTAATGCAGTTAGTTTATTTGCTGTTCTATCATTAATCTTCATACCAGATTTACAAATCTTATCAAATATAGAGTTTAGATCTTCGCCATATCCGCACATATGAACGAACTCATCTGCAAGAACTTCACCATCTCTATATACAAATAACATAGATGTTAGTTTTCTTACAGTATCTTTAATACCATAACTAATGATGGTATAGTATTGTGCAGTCTTTGGAATATTTAATGAATCACCGTTCTTGGTAAGTTGCAATGCAATAACTTTTCTAACTTCATCCACAGGACCATTATCATTTACAATATGACCTACTTCATGCAGCACCATAGCAAGTAATTCTCTAGGAGTTATACCAAGCATAGGGTTAAGAATCTTAGAATCAATTTCGATACTATATTCCTTGAATCTTACATTTTTATCATCTTGTAAAATCTCTACTACAAGTTCTTTAGTAACTTGAGGATATACACACATACCAAAAAATAATGTATCAGATTTAGTAAACAGAATTTCCTTACAATTAGAATCTTTAAAGAATCTATTTAATTCTTTTTTTAGATTGGTTAGACCTCTTTTACCATCAGAATCGATGATCTCAGCACAAGCCATTTCTAGATCATCAAAATCATATCTGATCTGTCTAATCATATTTGATATCCTCCTTTCAATATAAAAATCGCCTAGTGCCTAACCAAGACACTAGGCGATGAAAGACTGAATTAATATGAAATAATTACTTAGATAGCATCAATGTTGAAATCATTCTTACCAATGCTCTTCATACCGTCACCACGACCAGTAGGATCATTGCTGAATGCATAATCAGTACCGTAGTTACGTAAACCAGTAGGATTGAGGATACGAATACGTCCCTGAACTGGCTGGTAATCCTTCATTACCCAACGCTCGAACGCATGAACAGCTGGAAGTGCAGGGTTAGTAATATTTCTGATTTCGTTGCTTAAGTACATCTGATAATCATAAATACGATAAATGAATCTCTCAGAGTTTCTTGGGCAAACAATAATCATTAAGTTGTTAGAATCACGAAGCTTGTCAGAGCTAATGAACTGATATGTTCTCTTATCAGATGTAACAACAGTCTTTACAAAGTCTAGCTGAACAGGACCAATGCTAGAAGGAGACTGATATGTGTAATCTGTAGGAGTAATCTTACGGATAAGATCATCACGACCAATAATATTGAATGTAACGTTAGGATCATTCAATACATGGAGAAGCTGAGTAGCATGAGTATCTAAGCTATCCATAAATGTCTTATGACGCCACTCGATTGGATCTAGTGCATAAGACTGTGTTGGAGCAAAGTCAAACTGACGAGCAATCTTAGAATCATCAGGCATAGTTAAGAAACTTTCATCAAGTTCACGTCTGATATGATCATCCTTATAGTTACCAAGAGAAATCTTCATCAGAGACATAACCTTAGTAAGCTGGTTAATCTGATACAGAGCTGCGATATCCTTAACTTCTTCAGGGCTGATAGTTACATTAATCGGAACTCGGTTAGGAATTTCGATAATATCAGTACGAACACTCCAAGAAACAGAAGCTGTCTTAAGCATAGCAGAAGAAGTATCAATTCTGGAAGTAAGAATTACACCTGCTACATTAGCGTTAGAAGATGTAATACCAAAACGATTATCCTTAGAGAAACCAGATACAAAACCTACAGTTCTGTAATTACCAGGAATAGAATCTTCACTAGTGGTATTATCGATTGTAACAGTAGTGCCATCTGCAAGAGTAACTGTAAGCTTAGTAGTACCAGGAAGAGTACCAGGTTCTACCTTAGAAGGCATAGGAAGTGCAAACTGTTCACAAATCTGACGATCATAACCGCCATAAGCTGGAACAAACGAACCTCTCCAATCAAATACAGCACCAGCAACCTTAGCAGTTACTTTAGTACCATCAACAATAGGCTGACCTTTTTCATCAACTAACTGCTTATCACGCTGACTATCAAAGTCAGTAGGCTTTGTAACAGGAGTAGCAGCTAATTCAGAACCTAATAGAACAGCGGCAGTTGTAGTATTAGTATACTTAATAATACGATAAGTCTTAGTATTATCAGTGGTATCTGTAATTTCAACAGAAGCATTTACAGTCTGACCTGGATATACAACACGGCTACCAACTAGACCAGAAATATAAGATTCAATAGAAAGGTTATTATTCTGATCCTCAGGAACACCAAATAGAGTTGTCAGGATGTTAGTATTCTCAGCTTCTGGGAGTGGAAGATACATAGACTTCATTGGTGCTGCCTTATCAATAGCATCAGTCATCTTGTATTGTTCTTTCCACATATCGATCTTCTCACCAGTTTCAGGATCAATCAACCATCTTGTTTCCATAGAAACTGTGAACTTAGGAGAAGTTGCTACAAACTTAGGAATAGCACCCTTATCAAAGATATTGTTAAGCATAATATTCTTATGAATCGGGAATGTCATACCTACAACTGGGTTATATTGACCCATACCACAATGTTCAAGAACGGCTTCCTTATCATTTTCATAAGCCTGTTCCATCATAGCCATATGGTCTTCATATTCCTCAGTAGTCATACCTGCGGGGTCAGCAGAATTTTCCATGAAGAAAGACTTCATAGTTTCATCTGTAACATTAGTTCTTAAAACCTTAGATGTATCTTCATATAAATCTAGTCTAGCCTCTTCTAGAATAGAATTAGACAAATTTAAAAATTCTTTAGCAAAACCAGCCATTGGGTCATGGGAATAACCAGACGAACCAGGCTTACGGCTTGCTACTTCACCGATTACTGGCATAATTAGTATCCTCCTTTTTGGAATTAAAATTTATAAATGTTTAGAGATGATAATATTACTGTTATTAAAATTAATAGTGTAAGCAACATAATATCCTTTCCACTATTTTTATTATATTGTTATGATATTCCATTAATAAATTTAAAATAAAGAATTATAATCTGTAGATTCTTCTTGATAATTGCTTACACTAGTGTCAGAAATGTCTAGTGCTTTTACTTCTTCTTCATCGTCATCTTCTACTGAAATACCATTCTTGTCTTCTTCATCTTCTTCTTGATCTTCGTCTCTACCATCTAATTTAGGAATATTATCAATAATATCTGCTATAGCATTAAGAGTTGCTATACATTGTTGATAAATAATATTATTTTCAATATAAGTTCTAGTCTGATATGCAGTAGTAATATTAAAGTCAATCATTTCTCTAAGCTCTAATAATTTTTCTGTAATAAATTTTAGTACATTAATATTTTCATTAGATTTAGATATATCATTGATTCTGACTAAAGTACTACCGATAATAGAATACAGTTCAATGAATTGATCTTTTAATTCATGATTTTTAATAGCAATTTGTTCTGGTGTTAAACTAGAGAACAATTCGTCTTCAATCTTATTAATATCATAATCTTGACCTTCAGGCTGTTCTTCTCCTTCTTGTTGATCACCACTATCTTCAGGAGCTTCTTCAGATCCAGAATCATCTCCACCACCTTCAGCAGAGTCTCCTCCTTCTCCACTACTATCGTCATCCATGAAGTTTTGATCGCCATCATCTTCAGCGGATCCATCATCACTAGCAGGTTCTTCTCCAGTATCAGATGTATCTCCCTCACCACTATCATCATCCATAAAATTCTGATCTCCATCATCAGATGATCCGTCGTCTGTAGGAGCATCTTCAACAGGTGCATCATCTCCACCACCATCGTCATCCATGAAGTTTTGATCACCATCATCGGATGTATCATCTTCTCCTTCATCTGGTGCTGGAGCATCTTCAGCGGGTGCAGGTTCTTCTGCTGGCGGATTATCATCGTCATCCATAAAATTCTGATCTCCGTTATCATCATCATTTTCTTCTTGTACTTCTTGACCACCAATATTCAATTCATTAAGAATTATATTTCTAAGACCTTCCAAATAATCCATATTATTCACCTCCATTAATCATCATTTTCATGTTTCTTTTTCAAATCAGGCATGTCATATTGTTTCTTTCCTTTGAAGATATACTTTTTATTATATAGAATTCTAGCACGTTGTCTTTCCAAATCTCGTTTTGTTTTCATTATTTCTCTAACTGCAACTAAATCATCCTTATCTTCAGCAATTTTCATGTATTTATCACACATTTTTATTTCTATATCGATATCATCTAGAATAAGATTACGCTCTTTTTCTGTTAAAGATTTAGAACAACCGATGTATCCAATAAGACCAATAACTGCGAATACTGGGCTAAATAATGCTGCAACACCAGAAGCTAGAGCGATATGAATACACTTAGAAGCAGATGGTAAGAATGAACCACGAATAATACTTTCTCTACTATCACTAATCATAGCTCTCTTAGCAGACTTAGTAACTCTGTTTAATTCGCTATCTAGTTTCATACTGAGTTGTTTGTCTTTATCTTTTGCTTTTAACATTGTTCTTCTAAGATTTTCAGATGCTATTTTCATTTTACTCATAAATGACATACCAGATTTTTCATCTTTAGCTTCTGTAATAGCACTAGTTATATAATCAATAGTATCATCAATGATATCATATTTACATTTTAGAGTTTTATAAATATATATAATATCATTTTGAACAGTGTCATCGTTTATTACATAAGCATTTTCTAATAAACCATTATATTTGATCTTATCTATATCTGATATACATGTTTTAATAGCATCAATCTTCTGTAATGATGAAATATATGATATAGATTTATTTGCTCTTGTTCTTGATAAATCATCTTCTAGGATAGATACATATCTTGGACAATCCACAATATCATTACATAATTTAATAGCTTCTGATATACCATATATATCATTACTATCCATATTACTTATATTACTAGATACTGCTTTCATTAGATTTCCTTTAGCATAAGATAATTGCTCATACAATGTAGCTAATCTTTCTGTATATTCTATTGCAGTCTGTTCATCAAAATTAAAATCCATATCAAAATCAAAGTCGAAATCATCATTATTATTTTCAGCTTCTTTAGCGTATTTTTCTTCCATTCTCTTATCATTTTCTTTTTCTGTATATAGTTCATCTCTATACATTTCTAATTTATTTAGATCACTTTTATACTGTTTATACAGTTCTTCATATTTCTTTTTCTTCTTTTCGTCAGTTGCTTCATTCATTTTCTTTTTATAATGATCACGTTCTTTTTCATACTGAGCACATACTTTTTCCATTCTATCTCTAGATACTTTCATTTTTAAAAAGAATCCAGTTACTAATGTAATTACACCAAGAATAGGATTAATAGCAAAACCACCAACAACAATTCCTAATCTAACAAATGCAAATATATCTGGAAGTTCATTAATAATACCTTCTGGACTATTAACAAAAATTCTAGATATCGAAACTTTAAATTTTTCGATAGATTTATTGTGTTGTTTTTTAAAGTCATGAATCTCTTTTTTAATTTTAAGAGATTCTACCTTTTGTTTCTTTTTTAATGTAATTATTTTCTTTTTCTTATATTTCATAAACATATCATGTACTTTATTTTCTTCTAATGGTTCTCGATCTATATCTTCTTCATTCTCTACAGCTTCGATAATAGCTTGTTCATCTTCATATAAATAAGATACACATTTTAATTCATCTTCTGTAAAGAATTTAGAATTTTCAATAATATATACCATATCATGAATCTTTGCTGTATTAGTAAGATTTTCATTTTCAGACATTAAAAAATAATCTGTAACTGTTTCGATAATGAATGTATTGCTCACAGGAACACAGTTTTTATTCATTAAATACATGATATTTTCAAGAGCGATATCATACTTTACTCCAATAGGAGCATCATAAGTATCTATAAGATTACATATATTATATACACACTCTTGTAATGATGCTTGATCTAGAGGACATTTTCTTATAATACTATCTAGATTAAATCGTCTTGTTAATTTACTATGATTTGTCAAAACTCTATCGCATTGTTCATTGACAAATGCTTTAGCAATAAATCTATTAAAACATTCTTCTGTTACTTTTTGGTTGTCTTGTTGTCCTTCTTCACTACCATTTTCTTGAGAGTTGGCTTTCTTTACTTCACCCATTTTTCTACCATATATATCTCTCTTATATTTTCTATTTGGATGTAATGAATTTCCTAAATATCCTTTATTTGCTTTTGCTCTAGATACTGCTGTTTCATTATCTTTAGTATCATTAAGCATAGATGTGTGTTTATGCTTAATCCAACCACGTTTATAATGGTTAAGCATATTTGTTTGTTTAGCATTACGAAGTTTTGGAATAATATTACTTTCAATAATATTAGCAGCATTTTTAATATTAGATTCATTATCATTGTCAGCAATAATAGTAAATACTTCTAATACTTTATTGATAGCAACATCCTCTACTCTAAGCCCATACCAATGCTCTAAAAATAACTTAGCCTTGGCAAAAGAATAATTCTCTTTTATTGAATTATATAATTGCAATACATTAGTATCACAAGTATATACTTCAGATAAAAGATTTCTCTGACGCACAATAATGTCTTTATACGTTAGACTCATTATATCGACCTCCTTAGTAGTTTTATAATAAAGTTCTTAGTAAGACCTTTCTGGGGTACTTGGTAATACCTTGCTAGAGCTGTTACCATAACTTTCAATTCTATTACTATTTAAATAATCAAGATCAATATAAATTGCTAATGTAGATACTAGTTTATTTGTTGGGTTGTTTGCTGATAGTTTCATATTAGTCCAATCTATATCAACTTCTTCTAATTTTAATCCTCCACTATAGATTTGTATATCTATAAATACACTAGGAGAAATAAATTTAGACAATAAATTCTTAGAAATATCTGACAATTCACCATCAAATAATTCATTAAGATCAATATTTATTTTACCAGGTTTATCTTCTTCCCATTGAGCATTGACTGTAAGTTTCCATCCCTTATCATTAATTGCCGGTGGGTCATCATAATAATGCAGAGACATCATCAGAGTATTATCAATATTATATGCTTCTTTACCAAAAGCAACTTTTGTAAAGTCTTCTTTTGTGAAATATACATATAATTGCATTGCCGGAAACCTAGCTTCTACTTGCATTTCAATACCAAAGTCATCTGCAATATGACCATATCTATTACCGTCATCTTTAATAACATCTTTAATCCCTAATCTAACTGGAAGATGATCTACTCTTACAAAGTATTCTTCTCTAGCATTTACATTAGAACGTTTATATGTGATAGGTATATATGAGCGACTATTTAAATAAGTAAGGAATTTAAGAGGTTCACAAATTCTGTCATCTTTAATTTCAAAACCTAAATCTTTGGCTACAAATAGCATCATTGGATATGGTAATACATAGTCTAAATCAGCATCTTTAGTTTCTGATAAGTTTGTTCTGAATGCTAATTTCATATACTTCTGTAAATCTAACTGCATTGCTCTTGATGGTACTTTTACTCTATAAGTAAATGTCATTAATATCATATCCATCTGCATCATTATATATCTTCTATTAATTGGATCTTGAAAGAATGACTTATCAATCTTTGTAGTATTGATAAATTGATCTATCCCGAATAAATTCTGATCTAATCTATCTCTATTATAATCATCATCTATCATAGGAATAATAGATAGAGCAGCTTTGTCATCACTTAGATGAGACATAATAGTCTTTTTATCAATTTTGGATATCTCTCCAAATACATGACTACCATCTATATGAATCCAAGAAAAGAAATCTTTTTCAAACTTTTCTAAAAACCAATGTTTCATATATTCTATGCATAACGCATAGCTTTGATGCAAAGGTGCTACAGTAATATTTTTATTTAACTGATTACTTATAGATACATCTTGTACTTTTATCTCTCTATATGCCATTTTCTAACCTCCTTTAACAAAAAAGAATGAGCCTTTCGACTCATCCCTCTTTTTAAATTTGATTACGTTAGATAAGATTATCTAACTTCGTTAATTTTCATAAGAAACGGAGATGTATTTTCAAGATATTTATAATATAATAAATCCCCTTCCCTAATAGAGTTTAACGCTTTATCATTAATTGAATCTTTTGCCTGAAGAGCATAATACCATCTTCCAGGAATTCTTGTAGACTGATCAATTCTTACAACGATACAAGGAATGAATGCATATGATTCATTCTCTTCATCTATCATAGATTGATCTACTACATAACATTCTTCACCTAAAGTAAGTTGCACGGGTTCAGGACGACAAGTGTCAAGATTACTGAAAAAATCAGTTGCCAAAGTTTCAATTCCATCGATGTTGATTTCCATAATTTAAACTCCTTAAAAGTAAAATTTTGATTACTTCATGTAATCATTATAATAATATATAGATTAAAACTTATTTAGCATATCTCCAAGTACAACAACTTTCCAACTTTGTCCAATATTAGTATTAGAGGCAATACCTGTAGAAACATCTACACTTGTATCATCTAATAAAGAGGCATTTGGTCTTGGATAATTAGGAACAGATAAACCTGTACTAGTATCAATAACTTCAAATGCCTTTTCTCCAGTATTAGGATCAAATGCAACTACAGTTTCAATATTAGGATTATCACCAATAATCATTCTATTCTGTTCTGGAGATAAGTTATTCATATAATTCTGGAAATTTTGTTCTTCATTAACTTGAGTAGTGTTCATACCATTCATATAAGCATTGATATTACCACCAATATTGGATGATGTATATTGTAATGCTGGATTAGGAACTCCGCCAACAGGAGTATTAATATAAGCATTGTATAGATCTGTAATATATTTATCATCATCTTGCTGATTAACTTGAGAAGTTCTAATATCTTTAGCTCTCTGTAGTTCTAGTTTATAACAGTTTGTTTTAACAGAGTTGATTTCTTTAATAGCGGAAATCTTAGAACTTACTAAGTTACTAGCTGTAGAACAAAGATCAGAAATATATTGATATTTACCTTTTAGGGTCTTTGACTTTCTAATAGAATCAAGTTCTGATTTAACATCATTTGCCAAGATATCCAATTGCATAATAGAATATTTCAACATGTTATTGGTTTCATCATAATTATTTTCATATGATTCATCAGATTGACACATAGGAACATGCATATCTTGTTTCTGAATATTAGAAGAAGCACTAACTTCTAAAGTATTAGACTGCTGTTCACTTTTTCTTGGTCGTCCTCTTTTTCTTTTAGGTGGATCTGTACTCTCAGAAGTATTATTAACTATTGGAGTAGTAGTGTTAGAATCTTTATTTGCAGATTCTGGAGATGTAAAAACATCACAATTAAGCATAGACATATAATGTTTCCTCCTTTATGTGCTAATTATAGAGATGTTTTTCATATAAATCGCTAATATTTTTGAACATTTAAATAAGGTTGAAATATTACCTTAAGGTCTGGTTGGGACATGATTTCCTCTTATGAGTTTGTTTTCCTCTGTTAATTTATTTTGATTCCTCACGGTTGTCGGGTACCGTGAGGAGTTATTTTCGATTTTTATACATTGACAAACTAATATATAATAGTCATTAAGTTACGCAATGCGTTAGTTAAGAAAGACGGAGGTAAAATATATGAAGTATTATGATAATGATTTTTTAATAGGTCAATATCCAAAAGGATATCCATTATCTTTGTTGAATACTATTTACCATTATCCTAGAAAGGATTTGTCTGGTAAATGGCAACCAGGAGCAATTGATTTAATTATCAAGGATTGTAATACAGGAGAGAAATTTCTTGAAACTATTGTTGATCCTAGTTATGAATATTATATGCTTCTTGATGGACAAGAAATTCCAAATTATACTTTGGAATATGCAATGAAAGATGATTGTAAATGTATAATTGTTCCATATCAACAGTTACAGAAAGATATTGCTGAGAGATTAGGACTTCTTAATAAATTCTATGATAATATCAGAAATGGTAATAGATTAGGAAATAGAACAATGTGTAACTATGATCCTAGAGTTCTTATGTCTGATATGGATATTGAAGATAATATTAGATTTCAATTTTCTCACACATATGAAAATAGCTATACCAAACCAACTAAATCATTTCTTGATATTGAGGCTGATATCATTGATTGTGAAGGAGATTTTGTTTCGTTGGGTGAGTGTCCGATTAATGCAGTGTCTTTTATTGATGATCAGTCATTAGTTGTTCATTCATTCTTATTGAGAAATGATAAGAATCCTTTGATTGAAAAGTTTGAAAAAGAAACTCATACTCCTGCTCTTCATAATAAATTAAAGAGTTTTCTTATCAATGCTGTAGGTGGATCTAAACAAGCAAGAAAATATAAAGTAGATAAGATGACTGTACAATTTCATTTCTATGATGAGAAAGATGAGATTATAATGCTAAAGCATCTATTTAATTATATCAACAATATTAAACCTGATATTGTACTTGCTTGGAATATGGCTTTCGATATTCCGTATATTATCCAAAGAATTATTAATCTTGGATATAATCCTAAAGGTATAATGTGTAGTCCAGATTTTAAATATAAAGAAGTAAAGTATATGATTGACGAAAGAAATCAGTTCAAATATGAAGAACGTAATGATTTCGCAAAGATTAGTAGTTATTCTGTATATCTTGATCAAATGATTCACTTTGCATCTAGACGTAAAGGTCAAAAGGCAATTGCAAATTATCGATTGGATTATATCGGCGAAATTACTTGTGGTGTAAAGAAGCTTGATTATAGTCATATTACAAATAAACTTGCTGATCTTCCATATAAAGATTATGAAACATTTGTATTTTATAATATTATGGATACTATTGTTCAGTATTGTATTGAATTCAAAGTTAATGATATAGATTCAGCATACAATAATGTATTACTTGATAATACTCGTTGGTCTAAGATTTATCGTCAGACAGTATATCTTAAAAATAGAGCCGCTAAATCATATTATAACTATGGTATGATTATAGGAAACAACACAAATCAAAACAATCCTAAAGTTAATTTCCCTGGAGCATTTGTTGCGGATCCTAAATATAACAGTGACTATTCTAAGATGAAAATTAATGGTGTTCCAATTTCAATCTTTGATAACTTGGATGACTTTGATTATAAAGCTTTGTATCCATCTATCACATCTGAATTTAATATGTCTAGAACAACTTTGATTGGACATGTAAATATTCCTAATAAGGTATATGAATTTGAAAATAGATTTAGACGTGATGATGTTAAATGGAAACGAGAAGGACAATTTATGGATGATCTACAATCTCATAACTGGATTGAATTCTTTAGTCGTTGGTTCCATTTTGCTGGATATGAAGAGATGTATGATGATATTATTGAGTATTTTACAACAGTGAAATATCCTAGTGGAATTATGACATATCATGATTTTGATGATATTTCTGGTAGTCCTGAAATGGATGATAGAAGTATGTTTATTAAATGTAATAATAAACGTGACTTGGAAATTGTAAATGCTATTGTATCTGGAAATAAAGACAAGTTCAATCAACCTAAGTTTGACTTTGACAATTCTGATTTTAATAACTTTACAGAAATTTATGATAGTCTTAAGGATGGTTATTTGTATAGTAAACCTAAACAGATTGGAGAGACTGTATAATGGATAATATATTTGGAGAAGATCTCAAAAATAGTTCTACCATATTTAAATCATATTTGAAAAGCATGAAGATTAAGACAAACACAAATAAATACTTTTATGTCATTAGACACAATATATTTGGAAATATATTGTTTGTAACTAATCCAGGAAATATTATAATGACTAAGTGTAATAATCTTTCTGATAAATATTTTAACAAGATTTATTCTACAGATGTTGTATATGATAAAACTGTTGGATTCGAAACAGACATTGGAATTCTTGAAAATTTTGATTCTATTACAAGATATAATGCAGTGACTTCTTTTAACAAATCAATTAGTACTCTTGAGGAATTGAGTTCTTATATTAGATCTTGTGTTGATACAGATTATATTTCTGGGTTAAATAATGATGAGAGATTTTATAATGACGTTTTATTAAGAAAGACAGCAGATGGAGCTTCTAGATATATATTAAAGAATAAGGTTATATATTTAACTCCGAGTATGTTACCTGGCACTAAAAAGACGGATTTAGATGCTAGAATATATAATCTTAATAATAACTATAATTTCATCGTTGAGTTTATATCTCATAAGGATAATCTTGACATACAAACATTTATGAATTTTCTGGATTTATAATAAAAAAGAAACGTGCTTGGCAATAGCACGTTTCTTATTTTATGTCTCTTATAAATCAGTCATTAGAAGAATTTATCTTCTTCTTAGCGGTTCTCTTTCACATTCAAATACCCATCTTTCATCGACAGAGAGGATAACAAATTTGTTATCATTATCCTCCATTTCCTTCATATCACCGATGGTAATATTATTTTCGGTAACGATTGTAAAGAGCCTTTTCAGGTTCAAATATCTTTTATAGCCAGTCACACTTACTGTGAAGTAAAGAACTTCTTCGTTTGAAACCTTGCCACAATCAAGGCAATAAATGTTGACCTTGCTAATCATCATCTTTTCATACATATCACCGAATCTATTGAGTGTGGATTCGGTGATATCTGTACCAGAAATCAATGTCTGGTTTACAATTGACTGAAAAATAGCATCAGCCATTGTATTATTGAGTTCCGTTATTACAGAATCTCCATCCAGGAACTTTACAAAATCGTATCTGTCCCATGTTTTTTCGCCATTGGTTTTTTGGATATAACTGTTCATTTTATAGTCCTCCTTTTTGGACATCGTCGGGTGGTGGATTGCGTATGTATATTGAATCAATAAACGAAATATTCGTCCATCGGTTCGATCCCATATTCTCTTCTGAGTTGATTGCAGAAGTCTTTAAGGTCTACCAATCTCATAGTAAGGTTTGCATAGACTTCACTACACAAATATCTTTCTATGCAATGAAGTTCTCCAGCAACTTTCTGACTATCCTTACTGTAGAGTGGAGCTTGTGAATACTGTCTCAAGATTTCTCTATAATGAGATATTTCACTTTTAATGATATGCTCCGCTAGTTTTATGCAAGCAGAATCATACTTGCATAAATTTCCTTGCCTACTTTCAGGAGTTTCTTCTTTGAAAAGCGGGCATTTTTTAATCCTAAAGGATCTCATATCAAGGTTGGGTTTAGCTTCCCATCCCTTAACAGGCATAAAGTTCCTTGACCAGCAACAACCAGTTGTTGCAGATGGAACTGCGTTTTGACAATTCCAGCATATTGACTGATTAGGATTTTTATTTTCCCTTTCAGTCAGCTTGAATTGCTTGTTCGTGTTAAAGTCTTTTACCATATTGGCCTCCCTTTAACGTCGTGGGATCATAGTAAATTAACCCCAAAGTTTATACATCCATTGCTCAGTTTAAGGTCTCCGAGCATCCAGACCGAATAGCTTTTATAATAATAGCCTATAATCTATCTTCTATTCACTATAATTATATATAACTAAATTGATTAATTATTTCAAAATGACAAAAACTAATCAAATCAACAATCTATTAATATTATAAAAGGAGGTAGTCATATGGCTAAAAAAGATGATAAGAAAAAATCATCTAGTGGTATTATTAATAGACTTTCCAATACCATTCAAAATAACTTAGATAATCTATATAGTAAGACATATTATTCACAGCCTTCTAATAAACAAGATCTTGAATCTATTAAATCTAAACTTGACTCTTCTATAGATAACATAGTTTCTGTTAATATGGATAATACAGGTAAAGGAACTATGAGCACTCTATATTCTAGAATGCAGCGGCAAGGTAGTAATTTAAAGCCTGGTGATAAAGAATCTGGTAAAAGTTTAGAATCTCTTATTAATGATAGTCAAGTTATAGAAGCTGGATTAATGGGATTTATCAATAATACAACTACTGTATTTGATTATGATAACAAGATTGATACTATTCTAAAATACATGCCAAGATTGCAAGAGGCATTAGATACTAGAAAAGACAATGTGCTATCAGCAGACCATTTTTCTAAAGATTATATTAATATCACTTCATCAAATATCACAAATGATTCTGAAACATATAATGAGCATATTAAGTTTATTAAAGAAACTTATAAGTTCCAAGATTTAACAGATGAGATTTATGAACAAGCGTCTAAGTATGGTGAAGCATTTGTTTATGTTGTACCATATAAGAAGGCAGTAGCTAGATTATTAAAGCAAAAGAATAATACTCGTGCTGAATTAGATATCAAAGAATCTACTATTATAACAGAATCAGGTAATATTCAAATGGATGAATTGCCAAAAGATATTACTCCAGAAATGTTTAAAGAGACTGGATTGGATAATATTGAATTGGAATGTTATACTGGTGTAATTAACTCTGTAGTAGAAAATACAATGAGATTTGAAAAAGCTTGTCAATCATTGAACGAAATGTCATTGAATTATGAAGGTGCAAATTTTTCTGAAGAAACAATCCTTGAATCAGCTGAAAATATACGTGATGTTGTAAAGGGAAGATTTCAGAAGACTATTAAAGATGATTTGTCATTTGAAGGATTTGATGATAGAGGACAAGATGGATTAGTAGATAAGAACACTGCTAAGAGAAAGACAAAGGATGATAAGTTTATTAATGTACCTGGTACTATTGTAAAGGTATTAGAACGTAAACATGTTATTCCTATCTATATTGAAGAGTATTGTTTTGGTTATTATTATATTGAAGTGGATGGTCCTTATAATCCAGTAGGTGATTACGATAAGATGCAAGATCCTACAATGTCTTTAAAAGGATCTAATTCTATTCTTTCTACAAATAGTATGCTAGATCAATCTAATAAGCAGAATACTATTATTAGATTTCTTGCTAATCAGATTTCTAATTTTATTGATGCTAAGTTTATTAACGCCAATCAAGATTTAAGAAATGAAATTTATACAGTTCTTAAATATAATTATGATAATAACAGTTCTCATATGAATAAGGTTAGAGTTACATTTATTCCACCCGATGATATGGAACATGTATATTTTAATATGAACAAAGATACTCATAGAGGTATTTCTGATCTAGATAAAGCAATGTTCCCAGCAACATTGTACTGTGCTATGTATATTACGCATTCTATTTGGAACATGACAAGAGCACAAGATAAACGTGTATATTATGTAAATCAAACCGTAGATACTAATATTTCAAAGACATTACTTAATACTATCAATCAGATTAAGAAAGGTAACTTTGGTATTAGACAGATTGAGAATATTAACCATATCTTGAATATAACTGGTATGTTTAATGATTATATTATTCCTAGAAGTCCAGGTGGTCAGGCTCCTATTGATTTTGAAGTTATGCAAGGTCAACAAGTAGAATGGCAAACTGAGTTTATGACATCTCTTGAAGAAATGGCTGTTAATAGCACAGATGTTCCTATGGAAATGATTCAGATGCGTAATTCTGTAGATTATTCTTCTCAGTTAACTATGTCTTCTAGTAAGTTTTTAAGAAAAGTATATAATCGTCAAAGTAAATATCAGAAGAATCTTACTCGTATATTTAATAAGATTTATAATAATGAGTTTGATGATAACATTCAGTTATCTGTAGTATTACCGCCACCAATGTTCTTAAATATTACAAATACTAACCAGATGATGACTAATGTAAACGAATATTCTCAAAGTGTTGCACAATTGATTCTTGATCCAGATGAACAAGATCCAATTAAAAATGAAGTTATTCGTGAAATTAATAAGTATAATCTTGGATCTTATCTTAATATTCAAGAGCTTGAAGATATTGCACATAAGGCAAAACAACATGTTGCTGCGGCGACAAATGATGATAATCAGGAACAATAATAAAGATCCCAGATGGAATCTAATCCATCTGGGAATTATTTTTAATTACTTGTCGCCACTAGTTTTATAAGTGTCGTTAGTTAAGTGTTCTTTATCAATCATAGAAGCTACAACGTTTCTATACATATCTACATCACCATTAGTGTCACCTTTTTTATTATTTCCACCAGGTGCATCTGTAGTATCAGAGAATACTGCGGATTGATTAGTAATGACGGTATCCATTTTTTCAAGATTAGCAGAAGCGTTACCAGCTGCTTCACTCCAATAACCAGGTGTAGCAAACTTATCATTTTCTTTTTTGGCATCAATACCAGCATTAGCAATTGCATTGTATCTGAAGTTGTTACTATCGACAATAATTCTAGTATCAGTTTTGTTAGTAGGATTACGCATAGCTAGTAACATATCTTGAGCCTTCTGATATACATAATCGTTGTTAATGAAGAATCCATTAAACGATAGAGCAATTTCAGCAAACTGGATATCACCCTTGTTACCAGAATATAAATCAGAATAGTTTGCAGTTGTAGGTTGACAAGCAGCAATTAAAAATGCACGTTCGATCTTAGTCATTGTATTATCAGTTAAGAAATACATAAATGTAAAGCATTCTCTGTGAGGACCAGGATCACTACCACTATGGTTAGGGCCATCTTCACCCTTGAATACCCAGTCATCGATTAGACCGTGATAATGCTTAACCTGAGTATCTGGATCCTTAATACCAGTTAAATAAAGCTCATGAGCCTTTGTAAGGATAGAACCAGAACGTTCATAGTACTGTAACGAGAAGTTAGAGTTAGAAGCCTTGGTAACCTTATTGATTAACTGGATAGATCTGATACCGTTTGTGATTTCACCAGCTGCTTCACCAGTAATGTTATCGATATTGTCAATACCACGGAAGTCATTCTCAAGGATATGAACGTAGTTGTTAATAATAACCTTTACATTATCATCCTTAGCAGATAAGTCTTTTAAAAAGTCAGGAATAGAAACAACAACCAAGAATGGATAACCCTTTTCATATAGATCCCATTGTTTGAGGTTACTAAAGTCAGTAACGCCTCTCATAAGATTATAATTCAAAAGTTCTCTAGGAGTCTTTAATCCCTTAAATGCACCTTTAGTAGCTACAGAAGTAGCAGTATTAGAGATTGCCATTAATTACTTCCTCCTTTCCTTAGACGTTTGTAATGTTGCCAGATAAAGTAGAGTAGTTAAGTGCACTTAACTCGAAGATTTCAGCTTGAGCAAATGGCTTAAATACAACTTCAATAGCAGCATAGAAGATCTTGTTTTCAATAGCAGCTTCATCTTGAACATACTTGAACTTGATATTTGCAAACTTGTTCTTCCAAGGTTCCATAGCAGCTTCAACAGCAGTCTTGTAAACAGACAAGTCGTTAGCAGTGATAAATTGATATCTTGCAGACGGACAAGCCTTTCTAATAGCCTGCATCATTAAGCATACAAGTGCTACGTTGTTCCAATAAGAGAACTCAGATTCAGTAGCGTTCATAGTATATTCAGTTTCGATAGAGAATCTATCATCGTAATAGCAGCCATAGTTAACTTTTAAATCACACATAAGCTGTTTCTCATTAATGATAGTTTCATCATCAGATGGATATACACCACCAATGTTATTTAGAGAAGTCATTTCACTAGTAGGATAGATCTTCGGGATATAATTAATAGTACCATTGATAGCATTATTAATAGTGATACCGTTAGAAATACCAGCGAATACCTTACTAGCATCATTAGCGAAATGGTTGATATATAGATTAGATAAACCATATGTTGCAGTTACAGCAATTACCTTGTTATCATATGGGTTACGAATCTTATAAGACAAGCATGTAACAGCAATATGCATATCTCTTACATAGCTATAAGAATTGCCAGCCTCTGTAAGTTCAATACCACCAGCGGTAGAAGGAACTAGTTCAAAGCAGTCTGCATAGCTATTTACTTTACCAACGCCCATGTCCATATAGCACATAAAGTCGCCTCTGTAAGCAGCAAGTCTTTGAATAGCAAGTTTTACAGTATTAGCATAGTTAGCATCGAATACTGCATTAGGGAAGTAAATATCAAGATTGAAGATATCCTTGTCAAATTCACCAGAGAAGAAACGTCTATATTGCTCCTGATACATATAATCAGTAGACAGAGGAATATACACATCAACAGATGTTACATCGTCATTGCTAAGTACATAACATGTTTTAGTAACAGTTGTTGGCTTAGTAGTAACAATAATATCTGTTCTTGCTCTAGTTAATTCATTATCAGAGATATATACTTCTGTTCCCGTAGATGCTCCAGATTTATCAGTAGGATCATTTGGAGTATACATAGTTGCCTTACGAACAGTCAACTTAACCTTGCAGAAGTTAGAAGGAACAGTTGGCACAGAAGTAAGACCATGCTCAGAAGAATCAGAAATGAAGGAACCATTCTTTTGACCAGTTAATTCAACAAGATCAGCAGTAGAATAAGCACCACTAGCCTTTGTATTATCGCTTGTATCAATTACGATAAACGGAACCTTAAGATTATTATTAGGATCAGTATCGTTGGTTCTAGTTAAACAATCACCATCAGAACCCATTTCAAGTCTTTCAAGTAATGCCTTCTGTTGTCTGATATAGTTATAGTAATAATACTTAACATTTGCATTGCCTACTTCAGTCATATTATCACTATCACAGAATGTATTAACAGTAATTACGTCATTGTCAAACACATCAAGATGTGCATAGTCATAAATATATGTGTTTCTCTTTAAGATATTAGAAACAGGATAAGAATTAAATGCTGGATAAGAACCATTCATGTTATGACCAAACAGAATATCATAGTTCTCAACAACCTTATCATCTCTAGATCCCAAAATTAACTGTAAAGTTTCAAGTAATGCATCATAAGACTCATAATATTCCTTAACAGAAATCTGTTTAGAATTATAGTTTACAGAAGATTCGATATCGAAAGAATAACCTGTGTTATTATTACGAGCATAAGGATTCAGAGAGAAGTTGAACTTTTCTAATCTCTTAGCTGTAGCATAGTTATATACAGATAATGTATATAGAGCTTTCTTCAGAGTTACAGAAGATGCAGCATCATATTCAATAGCAATAGACTTAATAGATTCACCACGACCATTATCAAAGATAGTAAACATTGGGAATACATATTCACAGATAATGTATTTACTCTTCTTGATCATTAAGTCATTCATTAAACGAGATGTAGAAGTATAACCAGCTTTGTTAACAACATCTGCTGAAGCAACAGATTTATCAATAACAATTGCATATTCTTCTGCTGTATCCAAATTAAAAGTATTTACATCATTCCATTCAGGATGCTTTTTAACAATATCAGCTAATTCAGGTTTAGCTTTTTCTTCATTGTCAGCAACAATAATTCTGCTAATTGGAACAGCCTTAGATACTGGAATTTTATAAGTTACTTCTGTTGCATCTTTATTAAATGCACATCTAACAGTAGCACTATCATCTCCAGTATTTTTACCAAGCTTATAAAGAGTCCAACCAGTAGGCTTGTCTGTACTAGAGTCAATAGCAGTACCCTCAACTCCTTCACCATTATCAATAATACTTAATTTTGCATCAAAGTTACTAGAGTATGTGTTCTGTTGAGTATTACAAGGACCTACAGTGATTGAACTTACCTTACGTACAGAAGTTTTACCAGACTTATTTACATCTACAAGTTTACCATCTTCAGTATAATAAATGGACTGGGTAAAACCACTCAGAATTGTATCTGTACTATTGTCTTTACCTTCTTCAGCACTATTAGGATATAACTTATTTAAGAATTTATTATCAGGTGTATTATCATTTGCAATTACATCTTCAATAAATTCCTTATATAAATCATATTTTTCTTTATATTCATTAACTAAAGTATTAGCAAACTTGTAACCATTACTGTTATCAATACTAAATACCATAGGAGCAATAGAATACTTAGAAGGTCCATTTTCAATAAAATCGATTTTACCGATTAGATCAGAATATTGTGTATCAGGTGTAATAATACCATCTTTATATTTGGTAAGTACAACACTAAGAGTTGCGTTACCAAGAGTTGCATCATCTAATACAGCTCTCTTAGCCAACAGAGCAGCTCCGTTGTTTACGTTCATAGAAGCCTGAAATAATGGCTGTCCATATTTCTTGAAATCAATATTGTCTTGAGTACCATATCTGGTATAGAAATCTTCACCAGCGGTAAGAGTAATACCTTCAGGACCCTTAACAGACGCAAAGGATGTTAAGTATTGTACAGCATCAGCAATGTTAGTATTGGATACCGGTACAATTGCAGTAGCCTGAGAATTATCATGCACTTTAAACTGAGTGCCTGGATATCTACTCATGTTTTATCCTCCTTTTTATAGAATAAATTTTCAAAATGTGTGTGTTAATCTTATATATTATTTGATTATAAGGTTATAGCTGGGCTACATGACCTTTTATCATTATGTTAAAACTTAGCTACATCAATCCATCATAATTTTCTCTAACGGACTATCTTTGTTAGTATCCAATGTGATAGACGAAATAACCGCTTTATCCCATTCTTCTGATTGTAATGCAGTGAATGGAGAAGTACCCTTTGGAATATCTTTAATGGACATCCATTGATAATTATTCATATCATCAGATCCAGACATTCTAAAAGGTGAATTAATATCTTTTCTAGAACGACAAAGTTCACTAATTACAACTCCAATAAGTTGTAATGAAACACTATACTTATTTCCAGTCAACTGTACATTTCTAAGAAAATAGTTTTGTAATTCATCATATGGTAAGTTATTCGGCAAGGCACCTGTATCAATAGCAGAGTACCAACGTTGAATATTTTCAGCATCTTCAGCAATATTATAGTTTACAACAACTACACCGTCTTTATGATATTTAAGAATTCTATAATCAGATGGTTTGTTGTTACTAGTAAGAACAATACCTTTTGCAATTTCTATTTCATCAGGCTTAGTTAGAAATGAAATAGGAAATTTAAAGGTTCGTAATTTACCAATAGCTTTGTCATTCTTATCAAAAATAGCATAAGAAAACATTCCAAATAGAGAAATACATTCGCCTTCAAATTGAGCCAACTTGTTGGAGAAATATTTTTCTGGAATATAGAATTTCATCGTACCTTCATTTGCAAATAAATATGAATTATCTTTTACTTTAATAAAACTAGGTGTATTCATCTCTATACATCTCCTTACATTTATAATTATTGAAATGTTAAATCAGTAAAAATAAAGGAAGGGATTTTACTCCCTTCCTAGATTTTATCTTCTAATTAATACTACACAAATAGCAGTTGTAATTTCTGTATCTGTATGAAGTGTAATCTTCTTGCTTTCTGGATTATAGCTCCATTTAAGATCAGACGGTACACCTTCAATAGAAACATTTGTCTTCTGATCTTTATTATAAATATTAGCAATCATTTCGTTATATTTATAATTAGCTTCTGTAGATTTATCATCTTTCTTGCAAATTACTAAGAGATCATAAGTATGTCTCCAATCGTAATCTTTTACAAGTTCAGGGAATAATACTTCAGCATCTAATGTAGTCGTACTTGCTTCTACATCTACAATATCAGACTTCCATAGATAAGTACCCCATAAATTCTTTCCGCATAACATAGCTTCTAGAATTTGAGAGATTGTCATACCTTTTAAAGAATCTCCTTCTTTAAGATCTCCCATTTCGTGTTTTACTGTAGAATTTAAAACTGTTCTACCACTAGGAGTTTCACAAGCATATTCTTCATCATCAATATTAATTTCTGGGTATAACATTAATTCTACTAACTTAGATAAAGTAAGCTTATTAAATTTTGTACCCTTCTTAATACCACCAACAGAAACTGTAGTACCATTTTCAGATAGATCTTTAAAAATATCAGCTTCTGCAATATGAGCAAGAATTCTATTTAATTCATGCTTTGTCACATAGGGACCACAACATTCACAATTCCATTCCATAGGATGAGGATTTCTATCTGGATGACAGTGGCAATCATGATCTGGCTTATGATGACAATGACCAGGAGCTAAATAAGTATTAGGAACTGGATTTGGGCAAGCTTCACCAATTTCTTGAACTTGATAATCTGGAACAAATGGACCTGGAACTGGCATATCAGAATAAGGTCTATTTACTACAGGTTCTTCTCTATGATATTCTTTAGGTTGTGGTGGTTGACAAGGGCATTCTTTTTCTTGTTTAATACCACAAACTAACTCTGGTTTATCACTATCGATAAATACACTAGGGAATTTATCATTCATAATATAATACCTCCTTATATATTAGTATATGATTATTGCTTTAAATTGATTAGCATTTATTTTGGATAATCCATTAAATATAATAGTGATTTTTGTAGCACTATCTTTAATCTTTGCTATAACCATTTCATTAGCACTGTTATATACTTGAACGGTTGCTGGCACTGTATGTTCTAGTTCTATTTCCCATACACATTTATTATCAACACCTGTAATAGCTGGACAAGTATAACTAGTTTTTGTAATTGTACCAGTAATATTCTTAATAGCATTATATACAGCTTTAGAAGTTACTAAGTTATTAGAACTTTCTGTAACCACAGAATCTATTTTTATACCACTTATATTACCATTATTATTAACAATTAACACAGAGTTTGTAGATACTGCTTTTATTTGATTAATAACGGTATCAATATTTGCAAGCATTGTAGCTACATAATCTACAACAGCTTTAGAACCAGCAGCATTATTATTAGTAGATGAATCATTGAGTATAGTATCAATTTTAACTCCACCACCAGATCCGATTCCTAGAGTTACCCATTCTGCACCATTAAAATATTTTAATTTTTCTTCAGTTGTATTATAGATAAACATTCCTTCATTATTAGCAGAAGCAACTGGATCTGTAGATACTTTATGAACAATTACATTTATAATTTGATTTTTATTCATATCGAGTTGAGTTAATACTTGCACATATATCACCTCTTTCTTTTAAATATGATAGATGTATAATGAGGTTTTTCTTCATTAAACCATATATACCGTATATAGTCATCAACCACTATTCCTAAAATAGATATTGCTACCCATAATAGACTAAATGGAAGACATATTTGTCCTAGTAAATTTAATGGAATATTAGAATAATCCCATATATTCCATCCTAGCCATAGATTTACTATGCATCCAGTTATAAATTCACATGTAGTAATTATACAAGAGCCAACAATTGCTTGTATTTCAATAGGCGTAGACCAAGGTAATATTTCATTAATAAGTCCTAATAAGATAAAGCAAATAGCTCCTAAGATAAACATTGTCCAATGACTTCTTCCTCTAAATGCCATTTCCATAATCACATATACAGCTCCACCTATCCATCCTAAGACAAGATATTTGATTGCTTTATTCATTTAAAGTGCCACCACCAGACTCTGTAGTATCTGTTGTTGTCGATCCATTAGATATGATAGTATTTATAATTTGCTGATATTCGTCTTTAAGCTTTGTACCATAATATACTTTTTCTACATCTTCCAAATTATCATATTCTAGAATTTGATGTTTTAGAAGATTGAAATAAGTAGTGTGATATACAATCCAATTAGTAGCTGTCTGAGCAAGTTGTACCATTTCTTCTGGTTCAAATATTCTACATATTTCACCATCAGCATGATATGGAACTTTATTACCCATTTGAGCCATAGCACTTAAAGCTGACATATTAATTTGATCAGTAGTATTTAATCTATATCTTTTACTATTAAATTCTACACCATTAATAATCATAGACTGAGAAGTAAGACTAATCTCATTAATCTTTCTTTGTTTAGCCTGAGATAACAAGTCATCATCATCAGAAATATCTTGTTGAATATTATTTATAGAGTCACGCATCAATTGTCTATTAGCACAAATAGAAGATAAATCTTGTTCAAATGGGATACCGATCATAAAATTTTCAAGATTCTTTAGAACTTTATAATCTGTATTTGTTAATCCAGTTTGCATATCTTCAATCTTATTTTGATTAGATTTGATTTTATCCTGTTCAATAGCAGAAGATAATAGAATTTCTTTATTAGCTTCTACGAAAGCTTCAATTGTTTCTGTTTCTTCTGGAGTTGAATTTTCAGTCAATATTGTATATTCATCACAACTTACTTTATCTGTATTTAAAGATTCTATATTTTCTCTAAAGAATACTTTATATATAGTATTATTGATTTGCTTAATCTCAATAGGAGATATATCAATATCATAAATCTTCTTCATAATAATACCTCCTTAGTTATTGATTATAATAAGTTTATTTATTACTGCTTCGTTACCACCAGTAGCTGGGATTCCGATATACAAGTAATGTTCACCGGTAACATTAATTCCGTTCATCTCATAATACATTTTAACTTTACTTATATTTTGATACGTAGAGTTAGCGGCTGAAGAAATTTGAATTCGTTTTATATATACAAAGTCGGAGTTATTAATTTTTGTTTCAATATCATCAACAGAATCAGCTTGAATAAAGTTTAAATTTAATAAAGGACTAATCCATGGAGATACATATCCATGTATATAAACCATTACTTCATTGGATATTATATTTACAGGTGTGGTAAAATAGATACCGTTATTATCCCCACTGTTTTTATAATAAATACCGGATAAACTATTACCTGTATTTGTATATTTAGCAGCAGATATGGAATCATATACATAAGTGGTTAAATCACTGTATATAGTATCGTTCTTTACTCTTACTATACCTCTATAAGCTTCGACAATGTCTGTGTCTTCAGCTGTAGCATCACATTCAAATAATACTTGTTCTGATGTAGTAGAACTTCCGCCTTCATATACACCAGTGATTCCGAATATATTTACTCCATTTTTGATATTTGCTGGAACTAAATTAGTATCACCTTGAACGGTGATTCCATTATAGAATCCAGCTTTGAGAATTTGATCTTTAATAGATGGTGTAATAATAGTTTCAGTATCTACAGTATACATAGAACCTATGATCTTTTCTCCATTATTACCATATGCTATCTTACCAGATTTAATATCCTCATTCGTTACTGTAGCTTCAGTCAATTCAGATGCACCAGCATGAGTACCTGTAATACCAAATATATTTACACCGTTTTTAATATTTGCTGCAATAAGATTCTCATCACCTTCAATTGTTTGATTACCAGAAAGATATTGCCCAGCATTAATTATTTGATTCTTAGTTGATGGTGTATATATAGTAGCAGGTTTAGATGTGATAGATCCTTCTATTAGATTACCATTTACATATGCAGTTTTACCATCAATAATATCACTAGCCTTGGCTGTAGCATCAGATGTAAACGTACCTTTATTATTAAACAAAACTACTCCAGCTTTGATATTTTTAGTATCAAGATTAGAATCACCTTTAATAGTCTGATTACCAGCTAAATATTGTCCAGAAGAAATTATCTGATCTTCTTGAGTTGGGGTATAATTTGCAGCAGCTTTAGATTGAATAGAACCGGTAACTTTCAATCCTTTAACATATGCAGTTTTACCATCAATAATATCATTAGATGTAGCGGTAGCATCAGATGTATCTATACCACTACCACCACTGATCTCTAATACTTTAGGAACTAGAGTATTTAATTTCTCATTTTTAGTAGCAGTTACACCTTTAGAATTAAGATTATCTACAAGTGTATTCTTTTGATTTACCAATTCCTTTAATTGATCTGCTATAGTAGGCATATATTAAGTCACCTCCACAACAGATGCTAAAATGGTAGATATGTCTCCAAGTTCACTATTTAATACATCAGAATCTATAATAGATACCCATTTAGTACCATTATAATAATAATTAGTATTATCAGTAGAATTATAGACTAGTCTACCTTTAAATAAATTAGAAGTTGGTAATGAACTGACTGATTCAAATTTTCCATTATTAATTGAATTAGAGTTCATATTAATATGATCATAAATTTCCATAACACAACTCCTTTCATATTAATAAATGGTGAAGATTATATAATCTTCACCATTGTTCTTACACATTTTCAAACGGATCATAAATATGCTCTGGTGGATGAGGAGGTGGAGGGCAATGTCTTGGATCTCTATCATGACAGTCACAATCATGAGTAGGATAATCCATTCTTCCATCAAAGCATACAATAGGCTTAATAGAAATAATATTATTTACAAATAGTCTTAATAATTTACTTTCATAAGCATCAGAATAATCTACAATAAGAGCAGAAATCGTAATTTCGTGAGGCTTATCGATAAGCTTTTCAATACCCTTATTACATTCGAAGTCAACAATTCTGCCTGCAAAAGTACAGATTCCTCTAGTAGAAGATACTGCTTTGATTTCATAAGTTTCACCATCTCTAATATCAAATGTTTGATAATGACCATGATGATCAACATATTTTACTGTAAGTACTGTACGACCAACTACACTTACCTTACCATGATAATGTGGTACAGGTGGCTTAGGTGGAGGACAAGGTGGGCAAGGTGGATATGGGTAAGGTGGTGGAGGAGGACACGGTGGACCAACATGATATTCACCACAACTAGGTTGTTCTGTATAATAATAAATAGGCTTTTTCATATTATAACCTCCTTATGAAAAAATTATTACTAAGCAAACCACAATCAAACCAATAAATGGTATAGATAAGAAACAAGCACTAAATAGAAATTCCATTTTTTCTTGCATTCTTAATTCTTCTTTTTCTTGGTCTGTAGCATAATGATTGATATAATATTCTCTTGCCTTTGAAGACATAGATGAATCGCTATACATATCATCTACTACTTTTTCAACTGGTATTAAATTACCATCTTCTACTGGTGGTAAAGGTTTAATATTATTATAAAAGTCTGCGGGTTTATTGTTTAATTCCTCTTTGCTATATTGAAGCATTTGTTCTGTTTTACATGTACAATATTTATTATTTGATATATATGAACAATTTCTGCAAAATTCATGTTCTCCACATTCTAGTTTACAACAGAATTTATATGGTGCTCCATTCATACATTCATTACAAGTCATCATTATTAATTCCTCCATTAATGTATTTTATTTAAATGTTAAAGTAGACTTAGATGTATATAAAAAGAATCATACGACTCTTTTTACAGCTTCAACAATTTAATAATTAATGTACGAGGAGGTATAAATAATGCTTATAGATGAAGCTGTAAATATTGTTAAAAATGAAACTGATTATTTTTCAGAAGCTAGTACAGAACACCTAAAAACTTCTTTATTAGATGTAGATAAATTTATTAGAGTAAATCAATTGAAAGAAATTACTAATCCTGTATTTTTTAATGGTCCTACACCTACAGAAGATGGATTGCTTTCTAATGAAATTTTTGGTATTACTAAAGCTGAGAGATCTGGTATATATGCTTATATAGATCTTGGTAGTTCTTTTTTTCATCCATTAGTATATAAGACACTATGTAAATTAAATAATAAAATTGAAAGTGTAGTTAACGGTACAGAATATTTTATTATTAATGATGGTGGTGAATTAGTTAAATCTGATGATGGTAATACTGGTATTGATTGGCTTAAAAGAAACTTTAGTAAATTGAAGTTTAAAAAGAATGAATCATCTTCTAGAAACAGAAGAATTGATTTTATTGAAAAGTGCAAGAATCAATTATGGGTAACAAAGTATATAGTAATTCCACCATATTATAGAGACGTAGATACTAAAGATAATGGTATCGGTGTTGGTGAAATTAATAAGTTATATAGTAGTCTGATTATGGCTACTAAGTCTTTAAAAGAAACTGCTGAATTTGGCCTAACTTTAAGTGATGTAACAAAAGCTAGAGTTCAGAATATTTTATTACAGATATTTGATTGGTTTGGTAATGGTACAACGATTAATGGACAAGAAACACCGGCAAACTTACCTGGTAAAATGGGTCTTATTAAACGTGGTGTAATGTATAAGACAGTAGACTATTCTGCAAGATTAGTTATGTCTGCACCAGATGTATCTGGTGAAGATATTGATGATTTAATGGTAGATATGAATCATGCTGCATTACCATTGGCTGCGGCATTGTGTTGTTTTAAACCATTTATTATGTTCTGGTTAAGACGATTCTTTGAGAATAGATTTGCAGGTAAACTAGAATATCCTATTTCTATTAATGATAAAGAAGTAGTAATGGTTCCTCTTGTAGATTATCAGATAGCTTTTTCTGATGTAGAATTGGATGCTCAGATTGAACGTTTCATCCATGGTTATTCAAACAGATTTATTCCTATTGAATTACCAGTAGATAAAGAAGAATTTGCTAGACGTGCTAAGAATGGTGAATTAAAAGATACAGTTACTGGTAAAAATATTAAAATCAATGAGTTAAGCTTTTATATGTACTTTATGGGATATAAGTTAAATAATTCTAAAGATTTTGATGAAAAGAAAAAAGAATATTCTTCAGAATTAAAGATCAATAGACCTCTTACTTGGTGTGACTTGTTCTATATGGCTGCTTGTGATGTTACATCCGATAAGATGGTTCTAATTACTCGTTTCCCAATTGACTCGTTCTTAAACCAGTATCCTACAAAAGTAAGAATCAAATCTACTGTTAAAACACAACCTATGGTAATACAATCTGATTTTGAAGATAACAATAAGCTATATAAATGGTACCCTATTATAACTGACAGGGATATCAATTCAAATACATCTCCAGTGTTTGAAGATACATTGTCTATTTGTAATGGATTAATTGGAGCGATGGGAATGGATTATGATGGTGATACAGCAATTGTAAAACCTGTGTATACAATAGAGGCAAATAAAGAATGTGAGAAACAAGCCGATGCAAAGATTCAAATACTTGGTATGAACGGTTATTCTACAAGAGATGTATCTAAAGAAAATATACTCTGTTTATATGAATTAACTGTTCAACCTGATGATTCTGTTAAATTTGTAAATCCAATATTCTAAAATTATATATAATATTAATGATAGGATATAATCCTATCTCATTATATATTGAAAGGAGGAATATATAATGGGCGACGGCTTCGGCGGCGGAATTGGATCATATTGAGAAATAAAATAATAAATATGATTTAAGAGAAAATAATCCATAGGAACTTGAATGTTCCTACGGATTATTTTTTATTCTTCACTATCGATATAAGAAAAATCTTTAATATCAGGATCTTCTGGATCTGCTTGTAATTGTTCTACCTCTTCTTCAACAATAGGTTCTTCTACTGTTTCTTCAACTTTCTCTTCTTTAACTTCTTCTTTTTTCATCTCTTCAAAAGCCTTAGCATTATTTTCCTTTTCTTTTTTCATACTGCTTCTTAGCTCTTGAGCAGCAATCTCGTTATTATAAGTAACAAGTACATCCTTGAAATTAGTTGAAGTTAATTTTACATTAGCACCATTTTGCTTATGTAAAGTTACTACAGCGTAGCAAGATAAGCAATTAGCAATCTCTGTAGCACTAAACTTCTTCTTAACAGAAGCATATCTCTGAATTACAGGAGTAATAGTAGAGATTGGATAATTCTTTGTTTCTACCGTACACATATATTTAGTAAGACTCATTTTATAAATCCTCCTTATTATTCTACGTAGTCTTGTTCACCATCAATCAATGCATCTAAATCATCATAAGGACAAAGAATATCTTCAATATCCTCAATCATATCTTCATCTTCATTTAGTTCATCAATTGTATTTTGAAAAATATCATCTTCGCCAGGGATATCTTCAACAATATCTTCATCTAGCATAGCATTAATTTCTTCGTCATCTTCAAGATATTGAGATTCATCATCAAAGCCAGCATCGATAGAAAGGTCTACCATCTTATCAGCAGCAGTTGTAGCTTCTGTCAAAATATCTTTTTCAGCTAGTAGATACTCATCAACAGCATCTTCTACAATAAGATCTCTGCCAGCATTCATTACATCAGCAATAATCTCATCAACGGACATATCATACATATATTCTACCTCCCTTATGCATTGAAATTAGAATCTTCAAAAGTATTATCGAAGTCATATCTTCTATATTCAGCAGAGTCTTCTTCTGCTTCATCATTATCTCCGTTAACCTTTGGAATATATAATTGAAATTCTTCTGGAGTAATATCGTCAAATTCTTCTCCATCACAATAATCAGGATCAAAACGATTAGAATATGAATCTTCGTCTTTTTCTGATAATTGCTTCTTTAATGAATCACAATATGAATCTACTTGAATTTTTTCAATTGTATCAACTTCATCCATAACCTTATCAAGAATATATGAAAAAGGTGTATCAGCATCATCAGAATCAGATTCAAAAACACTCTTATCAGAATCCATCATTTTGATACAGAGATCATCAATAAAGTTATCAACACAAGTAAAAATAGAATCAGATAGTTCATCGTCAGCAATTACCATGTCTGTTACAAACTCTTCCATCATATCGTCAGGAGTTACTACTTTTTCAAGTTTTTCAGACATATAATTAATCCTCCTTTACTAGGTTTTATTGGTATGTTAACTCATCAAATTTTTGATACTATTCTCTAAGCAAAAAATAATCATAGGAATACAATAGAATAAATCTACAGTAGATTTGAAATCGATTGCTTCTAAGAATGGAATTATAGAAGAATCTATTTTAGACTTGTTCATATATTTTATAATTATATTCATATATGAATTTGGACTATATTGATCAAACTCTTGGTTAGATTTTACCTTAGCAATTAGTTCAGCATTAATTGGACTAAACTTGTATATTCCGTTATCGTTATATTTGATCATAAAGTAATTCTCAACTACTGTGTTGAATAAAGAGTATTGATTATCTATAACATCAGCGGTACAGATTTTAGAAGAGAAATTTTCAATAGACCTAGTTTCTAATGCTCTAAATAAAGTACTATTATAATCTATAGAAAATGTTCTTGGTACTGGTACTTCGTGATGTAAATAGATATACTCATCAGAACCATTTAGGATTTCATTTCTCGTCATAAACTCAATCATATAAGGATCATAAAGATTACCGTACATACCATTATAAGTAAATGTTTGAACAGCATCATTATAGAATAAAGCAATATAGTTATTCTTTAACTGAACTAATATTCCATCTAATGTATCTATACAATCATATATAGATTCTTTGATAATAGAATTAAAAGAAGTGCCCACATTATTGATTATCATTCTATAGTATTCAGTAACTTGGTTTTCTATATTATTTTTACCAGTCTGATCTACAGCAGCCTCAAAACTATATACGTTATTATCATTATCTATAGTATCATAACTTACATTATTTACTCTATATAAGTAATCTTTGCCAGCCTGTTTTATTATAAAATGATCACCTGGATATGGAATCCAAGTATTAGGTAAAACTATACCACTTATAGATGGAGGTGCTGTGGACAAACCATCCTCATCATATTCAAGATTAATTTCAATTTGAATACCTTGAGAATAGAATACAGCATCTTTAATACATTTATATCTTATAGGACTAGACTTACCGACACTTGAATATTCTAATCCACTTCCTTCATCTAATGTGGTAGCATCTTTATCAATGTTATACCAGTCACATAAAACAGGAGGTTTGTTGTTAAATACATAATTGGCAGATTTTACTTTTTGAATCATACCACTGGTTAGAGAATCAATAGTATTAGTATATGATTTATTAATAAACTTACCCATATCTATACCTCCTTTGCATTATTGAAATGTTGAGCTTAGAGGTACTAAAGCAAAAAATAAATGGGTAGAGAGAAACTCTCTACCCAAATTATTATACAATATTATTATTGATTTTTTCTTCCCACATAAAATCAGATATCTTCCATTCTGGTACACCATAATCTTTCTCATGACCATATTGATTATTGTGTATAAAGAATCTATAATTTGGAAAAACAGTTTTATATTTCAGAATCAATCCTCTAATATAACTGTTAGACACATCTCTATCTGGGAATAAGTGAATGTTTAATACTGGCATGGCTAATGATTTTATAGACCACAATATTGCATTATCATAAGCTTTTCCTTTACCAGCAACATACAAGCAATTATCTATACTTTTAATAAGATTGTATTTAATTCCAAGTACATCCATAGGTCCTTCTGCAATATATACATTAACCGGTCTAGATGGATCTATATTACAAGGTAATACATAGAAGTCATTCTCTACAGATACATTTCTAAATATTTTGTAATTGATATACTTACATCTCATAGATTCATGGAATTTGTTAACAATATCTGGCTTATTAAATGCAAGATTTCTCATATTAATTTCTGAACTACTACGAGTCATAAAACCAATAAAATATGAGTTTAATTGTTGTATAGCTTGATCTGGCCTTGTAAAATAATCTAAGAATACATTACTCTTATAGATATCCAATATATTTAAGACTATTTTATTATCTATACAATCTTTATAGGATAATTGTAATCCAAGTCGTTTATTGATATAATCAAGCTTAAAATCTGATAATTGTCCAGGAGTGATATATGAATGATCGATAGCACTGTTAAAATCATTGTTATCTCTCTTCATAAATCTCATAGCATATCCAGGACCTCTATTAGATTTAATAATTTCACTATCAGTATTAATATCAATTTTGCATGCATCTAAGAAGCGTTCATCAACAAAACCATGAGCTTTACAAATGAAACAATTATATCTTATCGGATCATCGGAATCATCAAATGGTCCAATATATAACTTTCTTCTTCTTTCTCCACATACAGGACAAGGTGCTGCAATCTCTGTACCACCAGATACAGTAGCTGCACCATCAAGGGCTTGAAGTAGATACTCCTTGATTCTCTGTTTCGGTATCATTATTATCACCGACTTTCTTATCTATATTTATTTCATAACCAAGAGCTTCAGCACATCTAATGAGACTTCTTAATGTATAAGAGTTCTCACCAGATTCTATATTACTTATAGTACTTGCTGATAAACCAGCTTTATTTGCTAGTTGTTCTTGTGTTAAACCTTTAGACTTTCTTATATTAGTAAGTCTAGTTCTAATGAATTTATCTTGAATATATACATCTGTGTTATTCATACATTATTTCCACCTTTTTCAATGTTTTTAACTCTTATAACTTCAAATACATAGGTAGGTTTAGTTTTTTCATACCCTTCTTCATCTTCAAATATATTTGGATATAGACAATTGAAGAAGTCTACTAGATCTTCAAAATTATTAAAATCATCACGATAAATAGGCTTTACAGTAATTCCATTTTTATCTATTCCTATAATAAAAACTATATATCCATTATCAAAATCTTCAATAATTTCATTTACTCTTTGTAGTAAATAATTTTTATTAAAAGATACTTTATTTTTATTATATAATACTTCTAAAGGAAAACTATAAGAAAACACGCTACAAGCGTTACAAACAAAGTCATTTACCGAAATATCTTTGCTAGCATATTTAGCGACAACCTCTTCAAATTTAATTTGAAATTCTTTAAATCTATCCTTTTGGATCTTGTTTCTAATTTTAGACGAATCTAACTTGTTATCATGAATATTCTTAATCATATTCTTATATTCCGTAATTTGAGCGTATGGTAATAACTTCTTTTGTAAATCAATAAAGTTATTCTTAGAATCGATCAACTGTGCAATAGATTTTATACGCAAATCTTCAGGACCAAGATCAGATATTTTACAATCTGGGTTAGTATTCAATACTTCAATAGCAAAGTTACAAACAGTAACTGCTTCTTGAAGAGTAATAATATCATTTTTTGAAAATTCTGCTGTTCCATATTGGCAACGAATAACAGATGCTTCTTTTGGATTTGTATATGGATAGAGGAAGCAGGCATCAGTTTCAAATACCTTGAAATTGTTTACAGCCATAACCATATATTTATTTTTTTTCTTTTTGCTGATTACTGTAACTAATGTTGCTGTATCTGCCATATCTGTTTCGTTCATTACATCATACAAATAGTTTTTGCCTATAACGATTTTCTTTCTTCCAAACATGATAAACCTCCAAAATTTTAAGTAAGGAAGGGAACAATTAAGTTCCCTTCAAAATTTATATCATAATGACGAATCTTAACATTTCGTCAATTATAATATCATTCTCCATTTGCACTTCAATACCATTGAGTTCTGTTGGTACATTATTCTTTTCATCATAATCAATGATCTTGAAGTTACTAGATAACGTGGTTGCGATTAGCGAAAATAATATATTCATGACCTTTTTATTACCATTATATTTTTTCATGAGTGTATTATAGTGCTCAGACTGCTCCATCTTCATAAGTTCTTTCTTACAAAGAGAAGTTCTAGTAGAGATTTTTACTACCTTGCTAGCGACTATATATGGTAATAGAATCATTCCTTGTCTTAGTAATAGTTTTTTGGCAATAATCATCAACTTAATATAATCGTCACCATTAATACTGTTAGTAGAAACAGTATCTCCAAAATATTTATAAAATACATTATCAACAAGATTCTGTTGGAATCTATTGATTAACGGTTGACCATTCTTAATGAGTTCTTTTCTATAAAAATCTATTTCACTCTGAGGAATATCACCGTTAACTTGTAAAATATCTTCAATTGTTTTTCTAGCTCTGAAATCATTCTGTAGAGCCAAGCCCTCATCTGTCTTTTGTAGATGAGCTTCAAATTTATCAAATTGAGATGTGTTATCTTCACCATCTCGTTTTGAGGAACTTAGAGAAACGAAATCATACTCAAAGCTTATATCGGAAATATTATATTTGATATTGTTTCTGATAGAAGTTATATTGTATGTAATAACGTTTCCCTCAAAGGTGTATTTTGGCATTACCTGCATTATTACTGTATTAATTGCATCATGTGCATTAATATTTGGGCAATAGCCACGAATACTAGACATATCCCACAATGTTCTATTAGTTTTATAATGAGCGTTCATTGTGGTGATTGCAGTTTCATATAGTTTCTGAAACATATCTGCTGGTCTTAATCCACGTTTAACCATTATAGCTTCATTACTATAAACGTCGAATAACCAGTTGTATACATTGAAGATAAGTCCGTTCATAATTTCAGTCGCATTCTTTAACTTATCATCTTTGTACATAAAATGCATCAACAATGGAATTAGCATATTCTGGAAGATACTAATCTCCATAAAATACTTACCATGTCGATCACAATATTGAAGTGCTTCGTTAGCTTTATTCTTATAATTCAATTCAAGGTTATAGTTATCCTCAACCATTCTCCATACTTTATTGTAGATTGATTCGGACAAGATATAAGTTTTGATATCATATAAGAATGCTTTAATTTTAGGTGGTGTATTCTCATTATCTATGCCATCAATAATAACACCATTATCAACAGCATTATCATACACACCCATATCAATAGATACTTTGATCTTATACATATAGAACAAAAGTTCATGCTCATGATCATAAAATTTTTCGAAATAGTTTAGATATTTACAGATATGATTTCTTATTTCATCTGAATTATAGCATCTCTTCGGTAATAAGAAAAACGTATCTAATACATTAGATTTCGTCATACCGAAAAATGACGATACAGGAAGAATAATTGCATTCTTCACATTGGTAAAAATATTTTCTCCTATTAATGGTATCCATTTATCAACTTCACACCAATAGATTTCACTATGACAATATTCAAATATATCCATTTGTACATGCCTCCTGTAAAAATATTATATAAACTTTTCTTTTTATACACAAGTATAATATACAATCTTATCGCTTTTTAGATTTTTTAACTCTAGAAACGACAGACGATTTCATAACAGACTTAACTGTTTTGGTTAATTTTGCTGGAGATTGTGTTTTATCAGAACCTAGAAGATTCTTGGATTTAATCACTTTCCCAGTCTTTGGTATTTGCTTTTCTTTTGTACTCGCTTGTCTTAATTCTTGTGTAATTTTACTACGTTCCCGAACCTTCTTATCATAATTATCAATAGAATTTCTGATAGTATTAATACCAGAATTTTTGCAATTTCTATTAAGATTCTCTTTTGTAAATAGATCATCTCTGGTCATTACGATATATGCAAATACAATATCTTTATTATAACCCATAGCATTATCAGGATTACGCATTACAGGTTTAGATGTAATACATCTAAACGGTAGAAGTTTTTCCAGTTCAGTAATAAGTACACCATGAGATTTATATGAATAAGCATATGTATAAACAAAGTTACTATCGTTAGAAAAGAATTTAACTTTATATGCTTTTACGGTCTTTGTAGTTGTAGTATCATCTTGATTAGCATCCAACTCAATTACTACATCATTAAAGAAACCTTTTGTAGATGAAGGAATTTTAAAGTGAATGAAGTAAGTAAGTTTACCACCAATATTGTTTTGTCTATATACAATATAAGAAGCTTTACCATTCTTACCTTCAAGAGATAATAATTCCTTTTGGTATTGATCTAGATTTACAGTAGCTACAACAGCACTACCTTTACCAGATGGATTCCTTATATAATCATCAAAAGTATATTTAAGCTTTGCCATATATTTCCTCCTAAATTCGTGTTTATGATGGATGTATTTATAGTTAAGTTTTTAATACTGTAAAAACTAATTTATACATATATTATTTATATGATATGGACATAAATAGTACATATCAAAATAAAATTAATTTTCAGGAGGTCATTTAAAATGGCAAAAATCATGGACATTATTAAGAACAAAGATTTTAAAACTGTTGATGAAACAACAGAAATTACTTTGGTTACTCATTGTAGTAAGCCTGTATTTCATGCAGACGAAGTAGCAGCAACTGCACTTCTCAAGTTTTTGTTTCAGGATGTTTATAAGTTCAAGAACGTAAAGGTAGTAAAGACATTTGACCCTGCAAAAATGGGTTACACCGATGACACACCTAACTGTGTAATCTATGATGTTGGTATGGGAATGTATGACCATCATCAGCATCATCCTAATGATGCTCATTGTATCAGAGAAGATTCTGATGGTGTAAAAAGAAAGTATTCTTCTGTAGGTCTTATTTGGAAAGAAATCGGACATCTGTTTGTAAAGGATGAGTATGTAGATTCTATATACAATTCCTTTATCAAATATATTGATGATAATGATAATGGATTTGGATATAATCCTCTTTCATATGCAATTTCAAATCTGAATACGTTTGCAAATTCTAAGTCAGATAATGAAAAGGAATTTAACCTTGCTGTTACAATTTTCAGTATCTTCTTTACTAATATTATTAGTACTTGTAGACGTAAAGCAGCAGAATCAAAGGTAGCAGAATATATCGTAGAACACGCTAAGAAATACAATAAGGGTATTTATGCATATTCTCATTCATATGTCCCTTCTATTCTTAACATTTGTGCTAGAGAAGGAGTACCGTTCTATATCTATCCTAATGTAAGAGGTGGATATGTATTTAGAACTATTACTCCTATTGGTGGAGAGATGAATGATCATATTGTAGATATTCCTGAAGAGGTAAGAAATTGGGATGGAGTAAACTTCTTGCATCATTCTTGCTTCATGGGCTCTTCCGATACAAAGGAAAGAGCTATTGAAATTGTAAATAAGATCTACGAAGACAGCAAGAAGAAATAATTAGATATAACTTATTTTAAATCGGAACAACAAGGAAACCTCGTTAAAAGCGAGGTTTTCTTTTTCGTTTATTTTTTATATCTAAAACAATATTATAATATTTTAAAGGAGGTAATTACATGTCATTGTCTATTGAAGTAGATAATACAGAACCTCTATTATCTGTTGATAAATACTATAAGCCTTTAGTAGCAGAAGGTGATGATTATAAAACACTTATGCTTATCAGACTTATTTTATTAGAACCTGGTACTTTTCAAACACATCCAGACATGGGTGTAGGGTTAGTATCTAGATTTAGATATTCAATGGATGTAGATATGGGAAAGTTATCTAATACTATTAAAGAACAAATCATGACTTATCTCCCGCAATTTACATTAACAGATGTAAGATGTGTTCTTGGAGATGATGAAACTGGTGACAAAAAAGTTATCAGAATTTATATTACATCAGAAGAATTAAATGCATACTTACCTATCAATACTGAAACTGGTGAAGTATTGCAAAAAACAGCATCTTTAGCTGATTTCAAATAAGGAGGAAACAAACATGAGTAATGAAAATGTAACTCTATCTGATCTTTCTAGTGGAGCTGTTCCTACTGCAACGCCAGTTGGAATGCCTGTAAAACCAAAGCTAGATACATCTTCTGCAACTGAAGCTAATATTAAAGAAGTGGTTATACCAAGTACACCTAATGTAGTTGAGGGTACTGGAAACCCAATGTTGGATAAGGCGTTTCTTGGTATAGATGATACCATTAGTAGACTTCAAGTAGAAACAAATGAAACTTATGAGAAGGGTGAAGAACAGAGAATCGAAGAAGCTATTAATTCTGATAATACAGATATCGATACTATTGACGAAACTCTTAATTCTACAACTTCTAATACGGTACTAGTTCATAAGTTTGATGAAGAACCAACAGAAACTACACAGACGGTTAAACCATCTCCAGCTCCTGTAGTAGAAGAGAAGCCTGTTAAGATTGAAAAGACCGTTGAAGTGTCTGCTCCTGTAGCTGGTACTAAGTCTGAGAATATTGTAATGGTAGAAGATGAGTCTGTTTATGATGAAGATGAGCATCTATTTGATGGAATCGAAGATGATGATCTAAAGTATCTAGATGAAGATGAATCTTCTGAAGATGAAGATAAAAAGGAAGAGGAAGACGAGAAGGTTAAGACAGAAAAGGTTAAGGCTATTATCAGAGAAGAAGTGAATAAAAACTTTGTTCCTGTAGACAAGAAGATCAACCTTGGTTCTTTCAAGATTTCTAAAAAACCTATTAATGCTGCAAAGGTAATTAATGATATCAAGACAAAGGCTATTGAGTGTGCTGACGGAGTTCTATTCTCTCAGAAGCGTGCTGTAAGAATGTCTGCTTGGAAGCCTATGGAAATTCAGTCTATTGATCCTAGTAGACTAAGAAGCGGCAATTATAATAAATATATCGAAAATAAGCTAAAGCTTATTTATGATCATATTGTAGATGCTAACAAACCGAAGTCTTTCGAAGCTTGGGCTATGATTACACCTAATACTGTAATTGATGACTACATGTTTACAGCATATAAGGCTACATTCGGTTTATCTAACATTATCACATTCTCTTGTTCTGATACTGAATGTAATAATGTATTTATGGAACCAGTACCAATTCATTCTATGCTAAAGTTTAGAGATGATAGTATTAAGGATGAGTATATGAAGATTCTACATGAAGGAAATACTGATTCTGTAAATTCTGAATATGAAGTATCTCTATATCAAGCATCTGACGATTATGTATTTGCACTAAAGGTTCCATCTCTATATAATACTTATATTGAGCCAACTCTTGTAAATCAAGATTTCAATGCTAAGTATGAAGATCGTCTATTACTTCTATCTTATATCGATGCTATTTATAAGATTGATTATGCTAATAATGAACTAATTCCTATTGACACAAAGCCAGTAGCTACAGATAAGTCTCTAACTTATAAGCGTCGTATTAAGACATTTGATACTATCCTTAAGTCTCTAACATCTGACCAGTTGATGGCTCTATCTGTTGAAACTGATAAGTATGATGGTGGTAAGTTAGATGATGATGGTGAATTAATTAGAGATGTGACATATGTATATCCTGAACGTAGATGTCCTAAATGTGGTAAGAAGATTGACGAGCAAGAAATTAATCCTGACAACATGCTTTTTACTCGTCATCAACTGGGTCTTATGAAAAAGATATAAGGAGAATAGAGCAAGTTTCTACTTATTATAAAGGAAGAATCTCTCTAATGGAATTATATAATATGTCGTGTGCAATGTTTCAGATTTTATATACAATAGCATTTGAGAAAATGAAATCTGAAGAAGGTAAGAAAGAGGCTCAGGCTGATGCAGTCGAAGATGCAGTAGAAGAAGCAATAGAAGAAGGAGGATTAATACCATAATGGAAGATATACTAAGTTTTACTAAAAATATATCTGGTATTAACCTCGTCGATTATGTCATTAATTATATCAATCAGAATATGATATTATATTCTCTATTAAAAGATTCATCTTATTCTATTAGTGCATGTACTGAAGGAACATGTGTTGAATATGATATTAAAAATGTTTCTAGACAAGATATAATTAATTCTTTACCAAGAGAACAAGATGTCGTTATTTATGGTTGTAGATATAAAGTACTAACCATTATACCAGATAATGATAATAAACTAATAATCAAGATAATTCAATAAAATTTGACAGGGTAGTTAAATCTACCCTGTCAATAATTATTTTTATAATTATATATTATGTATGTAGATATTAGATAATCTGATATCTATACTATATTAAAATTATTTGGAGGAAAATCAAATGAACGAAGTTATTAAAATCACAAAGGAAACCGAAGCAATCACTGCTATGAAAAGGATCAATAATATTTTTGGCAGTGAACAAGTAATGTTGACCTGCGGGGTTATAACATATATGTTTGACTCTGCAAGCGAAGCAATGATGTTCATTGTGTATAAAGAAAACACGGTGAATAAGACAGTACATATTGAGTTTTGTACTAATAGTGTTAATATCAATATTGATGGTTGTATTGAGAAGTATAATATCAAGTCTCTTAAAGTTTACCAATATCAAAAGAATTTGGAAAAACTTAAAAGAGAAACAGAAGAGATCAATTCAATTCTTGAAAATCGTCCGTTCATCGGAGATATTGATGCAAAAACTAAACTGATGACAAAAGAATTTAGATCATATAAGCCAAATGAAATTAGTCTTTTGGATCAAAATAACAAAATCAAAAATCTAATCGATCGTTATTTTGGAAAAAACGGATATACAAGTTATTGGCTTACAGCAGAAAGATTATCTGAAAATTCTATTGAGCTTACGCTTCATGTTGAATTGAAAGATTCTAATGTAATTGACATCACTGCACAGGAAGTTGTAATATCCTGAAAATATCACTAAATAAATCTACAATATGTCAGATGGTAAAGACATTAAAACATAGAATGGAGTTTGATATGAACACGAAAAAGAGAAACGAAAGAACAAGAAGAATCTTTAATGGAATTATGAATGCCGTTATGTCGGCATATGGAATTAAAGATGATATGGATTTAAAGTCCATCTATAAAAAGCTTTCAATGGAAAGAAACAAAACATTCTACTTCCTCGATACAAATGGTAAAATTATTGATAATACTTTACCTTATAGAGAGGACGGTGTGGAAGATTTTAGAGATGATACAGTTAAAGATGGCAGAAAACTTAGTTTCTTATATTCAGACGAATATATTAACGTTCTATATAGTTATGATTACAAAATTAGACTTATTAAATCTATTAATATTGATGATTGTAAATTTAATAGATACAGTACCGGAAATATAAAAATTAGATATGTAAATTCATATGATGGCGTATGCTCTAGTTCAACTGTATTGAGAAAATTGTTCGATGATTATATTACAGACAATTATAATAAAAATAATAATAAATGTCTGGTAGTATTTGAAACTATTTTCGGATCTAGATGCCTTGAACGAAAGGAGTTTGACAGAATCAGATATATCTATTTCACAGAGGGCTTTAGTTGTAATTCAGATTATTTATATAATATTGATAATGAATCTTTCTGTTTTGGTGGATTTGTAACCAAACTTATTAAATCAACATATCAAGATCCTTCTATTGAAACATATAAATCTGTTTTTGATAACTGCTTTTATATCATGAAGGATGCTCTCAAATCTAAAAGAGAGCATACTCTGAAAGAAATTTATAAAAATCTCGAATCTGTATATAAAAGTGCTGTAAAAGATGTAATGGTAAGAAATCTTTCATATGAATACAACTTCATGCCATTATATAATCCACTTACTAATGAGAAATTACAACAACAGGCATTTGAAGATCACTACAAAGAAATTGATAATAATCTGCTTGATGATGAGAAATTAAAACAGAGATTTGAAGCTAAGAGAAAGAAATTCTTAGACAATATTAGAGGAATTTAAATTGTCAAAAAGATTTGAAATCTGAGCACTAATATGGAGAATAAGGGCGGGTTAAAATCCGCCTTTATTTTTTGACTTTAACATTAATATAATGAAAGGAGTTGTTTATTATGGCTTTTAATAAGATGAATATACTTCTTAATAAAATTGAACGTAGATTGGGAACAAAACCTTTAATGCTACCTGAAGATATTGCTAAAGATAAATGGGTAGATGAGACTATTATTCCTGATACATTACTTACTTTTTCTAGATATATTCCACATATGGTTAGAATAAAAATTGACACTAGAGATAAGAATAACAAACGAGGAGAATATTATGTAATTAATACAGATATGCTTGGTGGTGCAGAAATCCTTGGTGTTAGAGATATTGCTTGGGATGTATATGGACAGAATGATGGTGGTATGGTACAGCAATCTGGTATTGGATATTATGATTATATGTCTGCATATAACAATTACTCTATGGATGATGTTATGTTATTACAAGCTCGTGCTGACTTGACATCTGTATTCAATAACAGTATATTCGTAGACTTTAAGTTTCCAAATATGGTAAGATTACAAAGTGCTACTCATGGTGATATCACTGGTGGTTTAGGCGAAATTCCATTAGATATCTTTGTAACTCATCCTTCTAATCTATCTACGATCCCGCCTACCCAGATGGGTCTTTTTGAGAACCTTGCTACAGCTGATGTGGCAAATTTCTTAGTTGCTTATCTGCAACATTATGATGGACTTGAAACTGTATTTGCTGGAGTAGATTTAAAATTAGGATATATAGAAAACTGGGCAAATAGAAGAGATGATTTTATTAATGAACTCAAAGAAGGATATGTAAATCCTGCAAATGAAAATCAACCTATAATGTATTGTGTTTAAATATTACAAGGATACTTAATGTATCCTTGTAACTTTTTATTTTATTATATACTATTTAAGTAATAAGATAGATATCTTATTAAAAATAATTTAAATTTAGTGGAGGACAAATAAAATGAACCAAAAAAGAACAATGGTATTTACTCTGAGAGGTCTTATTAACTCTGGACTGGTAGATCCAAAACATGTATGTGTACGTGTTGACTTTGGAGATGCTTGGTTGCAAGAACTTAGCACTCACAAAAACTATTACGATTACTTGGACTATGAAGTGCTCGGAATCGAATCGACTGGAAACACAAATCAAATTTGTGTACGGCTCAAAGGAAAAAATTATAACGAAGAAGCAGCTGCTAACAGAACAAAAACTATGACAATCTTTGATCTGAAAGTAGCAATCAAAGATCTTCCTGATAATATGAAGGTATTGATTCCTTTGTATGAAAATTTCGAAGAAGAATTTCCAAATGATCACAGAATTGCTAATACTGCCGGTGTGATCAGCGATGATATCTACGGAAATGTATTTAGTTTTGGAATTGATAATGAATTGATTTCTTCTATTAGTAGAATCAATAACTATACTCATTATCTGTTTCCAAATGTAGACTCGAAAACAAACCCGTATATGACAATCTTTGATCTGAAAGTAGCAATCAAAGATCTTCCTGATAATATGGAAGTATTTATTCCGTTGTATGAGACAAATCTAAATTCTAACAAATTTGTTCTTAAAGATATCGGAGAAGTTAAGTTTGCTGGTGTTGTAAATGATAAAACATATGGCAAGGGATTTTCTCTTATTATTGCTCCTGATATCACAACACTTGATTTTGACGATTTCTATCGTCCTAATCCAAATGTTGACTTTGTTAATCAGCTGTATCCGACAATCAAATAAAACATATAGCTGAACAAGTTAATAAGCAAATATACACACATAAAGGATACATGTGGAATTTTCCACATGTATCTTTTTATATTTTAAATTTACGGAGGAATTGAAAATGACCAAAACCAAAATTACTATCTCGTATAGTAGATTCAAAGGAAAACAAGTTTATGACTGTATTAATTTTATAACGCTTAAAAGTCTTAATACTTTTAAGCATATAAAAACTAAAATATTTTTGACAACAGATTCAAAAATATTTAATATGTTTGATTATTTATATAATGAACTAGAACTTGAAAATCACAGTTATAGAGATGAATATCTAATATCAACTATTGTAGACTGTGTAAATAATATGATAGTTGAAGATTTAGGAATTACTTCAGATAAGGATAATGATTTAGCTCTGATTTATGTAAGTTTAGACAGAAATCAGACTAAAATATTAAATCTTATTTCTGATCTTCAAAAGTATTTAAACGAGCGTGATAATAAGGAGGACAAGTAAATGACACATAAACAGTATATAGATATGCCAAATACAGTTAAACATTATATGGATATGGCTAAGATGATTGGAAGAACTATGGAAGAACATATAGTCATCAATTTCTATATAAACACTGATGATGAAACAGAACCTAAGTTATTCTTTGATTATTTGTACTATGATTTAAATATGTGTGATTGCAATGAATACGGTATATTATATAGCATAATTTCAGATATTACGATTCATAATTTCACAGCCACTTGTAAAATATCATATGAAGATAATATCCAGAAATTTTCTATTTATATAGATAAAGCTGAAAATAAATTGAATATGAATATGCTCAAGGATATTATAAAAAGAAGTATGGACCACTCTTTATGGATGCCATATTCTGAATTTCTTAATAAAGGTATGCTTAATAAATGTGAGAAGTTACGTTTATATGCTTATGATTTAACAAATGATAATGGAGATTGTGTTGAACTTGTTTCAGACATTTCGAAATTATTAGATTGTCCTGTTATGTTCTATAAATTTACTGAACCACGATCAATATCTATTTATATTGATACAGAAGATTTCAGAAATGATAATCATATGAAAAAGCAGGAATTTATTAAGAACTATGCTATGGAGGTTAAGCAAAATGGATAAGAAATTAGTAACACTTAACGATTATATTGAAGCTGGTGTTATGTCTAAGATGGCTTTTAATAGATATACTCTTTATGATATCTCTATTAAAGATCAAAATGACATGCCACTTAATATCAATATTCCTGATATATTTAATGATTGTGAAGTTAGATATATTGCAGTGGATTTTTATAATAAGGAGAATGTAGCATTCTATCTTTCCACAAAAAAATTCCGTGAAAAACGAAATTTTACAGTGGTTAATTTCATTAACTTTGTGCATGCTAATAAGATGATAGGATCATCATTTAATACAGAAGAATATGTTAATGTTAGATATCGTGCTACAACTGTTGATGATGTATTAAGAGATATCTATAAGAAATATAATACTGATAATATCTTGTCAGGATACAAATTTTATACGGTTCTTATGCTGGAAGGACATTCGTGGAAATGCCCATTGCAGCAATATATTTATGGAAAGATTGGCGAACCTGAATTGAATTCTATTCAGAAAAAATTTGTCTCTGATTTTGCAGGTAATTTATTTAAGGAATTAATTATCGATAGCTTCAAAATTTATACAAATACAGAACTTAAATCAAAAAATTTATATATCTATATAAATTTTGATAAGAATAAAGTTGCAATTAATAAAACAATCAAAACTATAAGAAATATGATTTATAGAACATCAGAAACTGAGGAGGAAGTATAACATGGATAATAAGTATATATTCGGTAAATTAGCTTTTGATAGCAATAGATTCAAGTATATTATAGATCATTATATAATATTGAATTACGATATGTATCAAAAATATGATATTAAAATAGTATTAGTTGATTTCAGTAGAATGACATTCAACGATTCTATTGCTGCTCTGAATGCTCTGAACAATTGTGAAGTTAAAGAAGCCAGATGGGATCCTGCAAATTGCAAAACAGAAGTATATGTATCTGGTAAACAATTTCACTTACTTGAAGAAGTGTATAAGCAATTTGTATATTCCTCTCGTCATCAGATTCAAAAAGAAGTTGAGGAATCATTATCTAATAAAGATAATATAATTAATAATATTATACCTCGTCATCGGATTCAAAAAGAAGTTGAGGAATCATTATCTAATAAAGACAATATAATTAATAATATTACACCAGAAGATATTAAAAACTTTGTTGAGGAATATAAAGAATATTATGAAAATCGTACTGTTTCAAAAGATGATGATGAGGAAGTCAAAATTCAGTTATCAATGACTACTAATAGAAAAGAGCTTAAAGATATCTTTGAGAAATATTATGATGTTAGTGTTGGTGATTTTATGACCATGACAATGTACAGTAATCATAATGAAGAACTTGATAAGATTCTTTGTATGCTCTGTTCTAAAGAAGTATTATTTGAACTTGGTACACGTATTGGAGAAATCCTTGCTTGCCTCAATAATTTGAAGCAGACTGAACAAGATGATGAAAACCAGAAAAATATTGATCACGCTTTTAATGAGGCTAATGAGTTATATAAAAAGTACTTTATGTTTGACAATAATACAAACTATTATGATTAAATAACCCCATTATGAATTAACTAAGAATACTCGTCAACGTACGTTATATATACGTTGACGTTTATTTTTCGTTTATTTTTTATTGAATAGATCTATAACTTATAAATAAACTAATTAAAAAGGAGGTCCATTAATATGGATTATGGAATGAAAACTCGTAAACGAAATGGTAGTATTGTAGATTTTGATAAGGATAAGATCTTTAATGCTATTGAAAAAGCTGTTCTAGCTTCTCATGTTGATGAAACATTTGACTCTAAAGTTTGTGATAAGTTGGTAGATATTATTAATGATGAATGTTTTGCTTTTTGTCAAAAGATCAAATCTACTACAATCAATATAGAAGATATTCAAGATATTGTAGAACGAACTCTTATTAAAAATGGATTCGCTGATACTGCAAAAGAATATATCTTATATCGTCAAAAGAGAAATGAAATCAGAAATACAAGAGATTCTATTACCAGTACAATCTCTACTCTTTTAAATACAGAATCATATGAAAATGATCTGAAACGTGACAATGGTAATATTGATGGTGATTCTCCGATGGGAACTATGTTGCAGATTGGTTCTAATGTATCTAAGAATTATTATCTAAATAATATGATTAGTAAAGATATCGTACAAGCATATACAGATGGGTTTATTCATATCCACGATTTAGACTTTTATGCTTTGACTCTTACCTGCTGTCAGATCGATTGTCTTAAGTTATTTAAGGGCGGATTTAACACAGGACATGGACACTTAAGAGAACCAAACTCTATTGGTTCTTACGCTACTCTAGCAGCCATTGCTATTCAAAGTAATCAGAACGATCAGCATAGATAAAACTGTGCCATTATATAGAAATATATAATTGCAAAGCAACGTGAACTCGTTTATCAGCGAGGTGTGAAAGAATCGCTTAGATTTATATAGGAAATGATATATTAATTCTTTTGCTAACAGGGAATGAGCCCGCAAGAATCCTGTGCCAAGCTTTATATTATTATAATATATTGAAGGTCTAGAGACTAGAAAAAGGATAGGTCTTGCATAAGAAGACCGAGTAACCGAGTATCGTTAGGGCTGAGATTGATACAGCTCCGAAGTGCGTTGGGAACTGACCACTTGAAGGTGAAGTTCGTGATATAGTCCTGTTGATTGTAGTGATCGACAGGGTGGGCAAGCAATACCTAATTTTGATTACGCTATGGCTCCTGGCATTTATAAGACATTCAGAAAAGCATGGAATAATAATGTCAAGAAAGCTATTGAATTTGGACTTATTGATAGTGGTATTAATATGTCTATTAAAACAGATAAACAATTAAATTATGATAATTCTGGAGAAACACCTATTTCTATTACAGATGAAATTATTGATAGATTTTTGGGAAGAGACCGTTCTTTTACATTAGTAAATAATGATGGTTCTGATTATGATGGTGATAGTGTATATTTAATCAAAAATATTAAAGATATTATAAAAATGACAATTGACGATACAGAAATACAATGCTACCAAGCTATGGAAGGTATTGTTCATAATCTTAATACATTACATTCACGTGCAGGTGCTCAAGTTCCGTTTTCCTCAATTAATTTGGGTACTGATACAAGTAATGCAGGTAGAATGATTACTAAGCACTTATTACTTGCTATGGAAGCTGGATTAGGACATGGAGAAACAGCTATCTTCCCTATTGTAATTTTCAAGGTAAAGGAAGGAGTAAACTATAATCCAGAAGATCCTAATTATGATTTGCTTCTGTTATCTTATAGAGTAACATCAAAACGTTTGTTCCCAAATTATGTATTTGAAGATGCTACTTTTAATAAGCAGTATTATAAACCAGGTCATCCAGAAACAGAAGTATGTGCAATGGGATGCCGTACAAGAGTTATGGGAAATGTCTATGATCCTGAAAATGAGATTGCTTACGGTAGAGGAAATCTATCGTTTACAACAATTAATCTTCCTATGTTAGCTTTAACTGCTAATGGTGATGAAGCTAAGTTCTATGAATTACTTGATAAATATCTTGAACTTTGTAAGAAACAGTTATTGGAAAGATTTGAAATCCAAGCTAGAATCAAAGTTAAGAATATGAAATTCTTAATGGGAGAAGGGGTTTGGATTGGTTCTGATAAACTTGGTCCTGAAGATGAGATCCGTGAAGTAATTAAACATGGTAGTTTGTCTATTGGATTTGTAGGTTTAGCGGAAACATTGGTTGCTCTTTATGGTCATCATCATGGTGAAGGAAAAGAGTATTGGGATAAAGGATATGCTATTATTAAGCATATGCGTGAGTTTACAGATAAGATTTCTGAAGAATATAAATTAAACTTTAGTACATTTGCTACACCAGCTGAATCATATGCAGGTAAAGCACTAAGACAATGTAGAAATAAGTTTGGAATTATAAAGGGTGTTACTGATAGAGATTACTTTACAAATAGTAATCATATTCCAGTATACTTCAATATTACAGCAGAAGAAAAAATTAAATTAGAAGCACCTTTCCATGAACTTTGTAATGGTGGTCATATCTGTTATGTAGAATTTGATGGAGATACTTCTAGAAATCCTAATGCTATTGAAGCAGTTGTAGAGTGTATGCATGACAATAATATTGGTTATGGTGCAATTAATCATCCTGTAGATAGAGATCCTGTTTGTGGATATACTGGTGTTATCAATGATGAGTGTCCATTCTGTCATAGAAAAGAAAGTGAAGATGGTATTGGCTTTGAACGTATTAGACGTATCACTGGATATTTGACTTCTACTGTTGATAGATGGAACTCTGCAAAACAAGCCGAAGAGAGAGATAGAGTAAAACATAAGATCTAAATAATTATAAATTTATATATTATTTAAGTGAGAGTGGGAGTAATCTCACTCTCAAATATTTTTAAAAGGAGGACGTTAAAATGTTTATTAACGTACCAATGTTTGATAATTTTAAAGATGACGAAAATATGCATAGACATATGTATATTTGCTGCGTCACGAGAGAAATCAAAAGAAAGTATGATAAGGTGTCACGCATTACAGGCATCTCTAGAGCACAGCTTGTAAGAAACTTGATTCATAAGTGTGTGAATCGTGATAACATCGATGAAGCTCTTGAAACACTTAAAGTACTTGATTTTGAGAAGTCTGAATCAGGTTATAAGAGTGAAGATCTTGAATTAAATTCAGTATATAAGGATACGCAAGATTACAAACTTTCAACTGGATTACGTCGAAATGATTCCGATATGTTTGAAGAATGGGCCGCTAGTTATGGTATCCCTTCAAATATTATTCTGAAGGGACTTATTTATACTTATCCAGTCATTACAGATAACGGGTATAATATGCTTAGTGTTGATAAGAAACAAGACGTCGTTATCGATGTTACAAGCACATTGTTATCTAAGATGGAGAATTTTGCTAGAATGCAGAATGAACCCGTTAATCAAGTTGCCAATAATATTATTATTGGTGATGCTGAAATTCCTGAAGGTATCATTGACGTTTACCATGCTGATAAGAATGAACTTATGTCTGGTGATAATAAGAAAATGAATCTGACTGTTTATAGTGGTATTAACGATAAGGAAACTATTATGAACAGATTGATCAGTTTCTTTTCTAAATAAGACATATTCTATTGTGTTCATTATATAGCTTTAGGAGGTGGGTGCAAAAGCCTACCTTCTTTTTTTGTTAATTATAGGTACATTAACAATTTATTAAAAATACTATGAAAGGAAAGGTATTAATATGTACGAATTATATAGAAATAGTGGTATTTATAATATCATTGCTGAAGGTGAAATAGCAAATATTTTATCCAAGTTTGACTCTTCATATATAATGGATGTAATTGATTCAAACCTATCAAATAGATTTGCTTATAATCCAACTCTATCAAATCCAAATATTGTTAATTCATATGAACTAAACTTTAACGGTATGATAGATAATTTCCCAGATGATGCTGACAATATTAAGTCTATTCGTCAAGAAACATATCTTACTATTATTAATAAGATTTGTAATGCTTTTAATCTGACATATATTGGAGATCAACCAGATTGTTATATCTTGGCATATAATATGTATGATCTATTTGTTTCTGGTTATTCTAGAAACATTATTAATTTCTTCTCAAGATATATTTATAATTATTGTGGAGAGATCTATAATAATATGGGGCTTGATAAATATAAGAAGAATAAAGACACAACCACAAATTATATCAGAAAAGTATATGGTGGAAATGCTAAATATATTGATATTGTAATTGCTAGAATCAGAGAAGTAATTTATTATATATCTGGATTTGATATTGATTTCTATACTTTCTTGTCTTTTAATTACTCTAAAGAAATGTGTGATTTCTTATATTCTAATATTGCTCCTATGGGTAATATCTTTAAAGATGAATTTTGTAAAGTAGTAGATAATCCTGCTATTCTTACTGAGATTCGTGTTAAATTACAATCTATGCTAATGCAAGATTTAGAAGCACAAAAACAAGCTGAATCTATTGAACAACAGCCAGAAGAAGATAATATTGATGGAGAGGAAGATAAATATGACGAATGAATATTTAAATAAGCTTTCTGACAAAGATATAAATTCTCTTGTTGATAAGTTATGTTCTGCTAGATCTAATAATCCTGACGTAGTAGCTCTGGATAAAGTTAAATCTCAGCAACAATTCTATGATCCTGTGGAGATGGAACAACGTGGATATGAAATGGAAAAAGAATCTATTGAAAGAGATATCATTAGAGGCATTTTTGAGAGTGATACTCCACTTTCTATCGACGAGATGAATTCTCTTAAAGCTAATGGTATATACGATAAGTATATGAATAAAATTAGAAATAAAGCAGAGGAGGACAATGCTATGAATTCTGTAGAAGATGAAATCAGAAGAAGTCTAACAAATAACGACAGTGACATTATTGAAGAAGAGGAAACTGTACCTGAAGAAATTGTTGAGGTGATTGAGGAAACTTCGTTTCCTGAAGAAACTGACAACACTGTTGAAGATACGAACGCTGTTGTTAGTGAAGAAAATGATAGAAAAACTGAGGTAAAGAGTGAAATTGAATCTCTTTCTGAAGTTGCAAATGAACTAACAGATACAATTAAGGATGTAACATCTGGTAAAGCATTAATGGAAGCTATTGACACAGCTTCTAGTGAATCTTCTGACAATAATAAAGAAGAAGATAGAGAAATGACTATCGAAGAATTTAATGATGTACCTGCTACTAGTCTTACTGTAGACGATAATATCATTAAATCTGTTCTTACTGAATCTTATGACAATGTATCTAGTGAAGATGCTATGCAGTTGATTGATGTAATGAATAGATATAAGTCTGGTGAAAAGTTCAATGTATTTGAAGCTTTACCTGAATCGTTAAAAACTGTAATTAATCAAGAAGCTATGTCTGCTGGTGCTGATAAAGCTACAATTAATTTCTTTGCAAAAAATTTCATTAACGATCTTGTAAATAATACGTATATCGATAATGAAATCAAAGACTTTAATTCCGAACTTAAAGAAGTATTATCTCCTATGAATAATATTAGTGGTACTATTATGGATGAGTATTCTGATGAAGTATACGAAAAGTTTACTACTAAGATGGAAGAAGAAGCCGAGAAGATTAAAGATGCTGATCCAGAAAAAGCAGAACAATTGATCACAGTTTCTAATAATTATAAGCAGGCTTTTGACTTTTCTAGAGTAAGAGATAATATTACTAAGACTCCGTCTAATATTAATAGAGCTTATAAAGAAGCTAGAGATAGTTGGAAAAAGTTCTGTAATAAGTATAGAGAAACCATAAACAATGTTAATCCTAAGCCTAGAGATGTTGAGCATTGTTTGATGACTCTTATGACACAGGGATATTCAGAAGAATATACTAAGACATTTATTGTTCTTCTAGCAAAGACTATTACAGATGCTATTGAAGTTGGTACTGTAGAAGAACACATTTATGCTTATTATGCTTCTAATGCTATTTATACAATTGCATTTACTAATAATAACAGTAATACAAATAAGATTGTAGAAGATAATCTATTTGATATTATGAACAAAATTAATGAATATATGGTTCCTTTGACATCTAGAAATAGTAAGAAGAATAGAAAGAGAAATAAAAATAATAAATCTATTGCTGATTATATTAATAATGTGTATGCTTCTGGACTAAAGGATCCAATTAAAAATGATATTAAAGAATATAATGGTATTACTGAAAATAACGAGTAAGCTCAAACATTTCAATAAATAATTAAAGGAGGTATTCCAATGATTAATTTTTTGAAATGTGACGCTAAAGCTATTATAAAACTTATCCTTGATTTATCGTATCAAGAAAGAAATAAAATAGCCCATAAAGTAATTGAAGTTGATAATAATACAGTATATAGATTTACTGTTGCTGATAATATGTCTGGTATGAAAACACTTACTGGACGTATTACAGCTTTTACAATGTGCCCTGAAAGAGAAGTTATGTCTTTTGTAAATCAAAATGTAAAACCATCTGTAGTTGATACTATAACTGTTGATTGTTCTGCTGATAATATGTCTGGTATAAAAACAATTAATATTTGTGATATTAGATCTATAGAAGAATTAAGAGATACCGGTTTTGAAGAGATTGAAAGAAAAGATATAACTACTTTCAAATAAAATATTTAATGGAGGAAATCATGAATGAAAATCGATATATTGTTATGATTAATTCTAAAGTCATTGCTGAAGGTATGCCTCTACAAGATGCTATTTTATTAATTAAAGCAGAATTAGAGGAATATAATAAGGATAGCATGCTGGTAAGCATTATGAAAGATGAAAATAAGATAAAGGCAGTAGCAAAGGAGGAAAATCGTTTATCATGATTGAAAAAATGAGACAAGAAGTGTATAACTATGCAAAGGCACATTTGGATGTGACTGATAATACTAAGTTTACACTTGATGATGTTTATGTTGTGTGGCAAGTAAAGGCTCTTCAGAATTGGAAGGCTCTTCTAAGTACAAGTCTTCCTGATGGTATGTATTATGAACTAACTTATGACGGAGATAAGAACAAGATCTATTTCGATGCTTATAAGAAGTTTGAAAACAAGTCTATTAATGTATAATGTTAAGGAGGAAACAAAAATGGAAAATATTAATCTTATTGATAAGTATGAAGTTACAATGAAAGGTTTATCTTTTGGAAGAGCTTTTGATTATATCAATGATGTTGCAAAGCGTAGAGTTACTTTTCCTAACGATTTTAGTATCTATGGTATGAGACTTCCTAAGTGGTCTTCTGATGTTGTTATCAAGGTTCAGTATCCAGATAAATATTCTAAGATGACTGCTCCATATCTGTATGTAGAAAGTCGTTTTGGCAGAGTTCCGTGGAAAGAAACTAATATTGAACTGTTTGATAATACATGGGAAATTGTAAAATTTGAAGGTACATTGAATAACTCTTCTAATTCCGAAGATATTAAGTCTGTAGATGATATTAAGAATACTATTATTAAGGATATCGCAAATGCTAATATCAGTAAGTGTGTAAAAGAATGCTCTAATCAGAAAGAAAAATCTAATTGCTGTAATTGTAATAAAGAAAACGTAACTAAAAAACAAGTTAAGCAGGTAGATCATAATGATGCACTTGATTCTATTATTGATGCTTTGATTATTGGTAATCTTCTGTTTTAAGTAAAATAATGATGGAGGCTTTAATTAGCCTCCATCATTTTTATTCGTCTATATTATAAAAATTATCTATAACTCCTAACATATCATAACCATCTTGATCCATATTATCTAATTGATCTGGATTCATATTAAACTGTCTAGAATAAGCTTCTCTTCCAATTTTTGTTCTTAATATTTCAGCCATTGCTCTATCATTCTCAGCTTTTTGTTCTGCTAAGAATTGATTATATAATTTTGTTTTGTCAAGTTTGGATAATTGTTCTGTTATCATTTCATCATTATCAAGATTTTCTATATCTTTTACAATAGCAACCGACTCTGTAGCTGTATAATCTTGGAAGATTTCTTGAGCTTCGTCACTAGCAGTTCTTAATGTAGGAATATCTATATGCCAATTTTCTCTTACGTTCTTACCATAATATAAAGGATAAATAGAATATAAATAAGAGAATAATCCATCATCGTGACTATTAGCAGAGTGATCTATACGACCTGTCTTCTTAATTTCTAGATTCTTTAATTCTTCTAGCAATTGAGGAGATACAAATTTATCATAGTGATCTCTAACTCTATCTGTAAGTAAATCCATTAATCTTTCTCTTACTTCTTTAGAGTTGTCTACACCATATACCTTTGTTACTTGTTTACGTTTATTAGATTTAGTACCGAATCCTAAACGTTCTTCAATAACTCTTTCTTTGATTTCATAATAAAGATTATTACGAATTCTAGATTTCATTAATTGTGCTAATGTACCGGTACCAACACCGTTACGCTCTATTGTAACTAATGAGTTAGGAAGATAGTTTAATACTAGAGTGTATAATACATTACCTAAATCAACCGGATTAATATAGTTACAGTTAAAGTCAGCTACTAGTTTTGTTGTAGCAGAATCTGTAACAGATATTGCAGATGAGTCTTTTGAATAACCAGCAGCAACATCGACACCAATTAACGTCTTATCTTTAGGACTAATTTCGGAATAAATATTAAATAAGAAATTAGAAATATAAACCTGTTTAATAGGATTACGAACAAATCTTTCTACGTTCTTTAATTCATCTTGAGTGAAAGGACAATTCTCAGAACTTGTAGCCCATTCAAGTAGATATTCACGTCTAATATCTGTCCACTTCTGGTTCTGTTCCTTAATTCTTTCCTTTAACCAATCTTCACTTAATCCTAATTGTTGATAAGTGGTCTTAATGTATACAAATATAGATTTCTCATTCGCATTTAATGTTTCAGTTAACTTCTGTAAGGAGAAGTCATACCATAATTCTGAGAATGGTGTCATTTTATTTTTAAGATCAAACATATACTGACCTTCTTCTGTTGTTAAGAATCCAGGTGTAGATGTTAAACAAAGACCATGAGGTGCACCATTTTGTTTACAGTTTCTAAACGCAGTTGTTAATGCTGGCATACCATTTTGCAAAGACTCTTCTAGATATTGGAAGAATGCAGACTCATCGATCCAGCAATTAGTTACTGTTCGACCACGTAGTAACGATATTGCAGATGTACGGTTTCTAGCCATCGGTAAAGCTTCAATTTTATTAAAGTTAATCTTATGCTGTAGATATTGTACAGTATTAGTAGCTTTAAGTTTTTTACCATCAATACCAAAAGCCTGATCGAATCTTAAATAAGATGGTAATGCTTTAATAATATTCTTCAAGTCATTTAAGTTACGCTTAGCATCATCATGTTTCTTGTTTAAGAATATCATATTAGCGTTACGAGAACCAAAGTTATATACCCAAGAGAACCATACATTAGTACCAACAGTCTTACCTGTCTGACGAGGTTGTTCTTCATATATATTTAAATTTAATGTAAAACAGAAATTCAATGCAAGGTTACCTCTATCTAATTTATACATTACATAAGGACCACCTTGACTTTGTACTCTAACTACTTCTCTTACATAATACCAGAAATTTCTTTGACATTCTAGAAATATCTTCTGTTTCATATAAGTAGGAAGGTTTAAATCATAAGGATCGACATTTGCCAAATCTCTATCATATAATAACAAATGAAACTTATTATTTTTAATTCCTCTAGCTTTTAGATAATAATGCATTTCTAAAAATGATTTATTTTTTGTATTCATTTGATAAAATACAGTTACATAATTTCCAGTAGCATCACATCTTGTATCCGATTGAATACTATTAACATTGTTTAATTTATTTAATAAATTACCGACTAATGGGACATATCTTTTTCTACTAGTATTATTATCTGGTATAGGATTCATATTATTTAAATTATCTCTAAGACTATAACTGACATCTGAATTATCAGCATCATCATCTACCATAGTAACACCAGTACTAATAATTTTTACTGCCATTTTGCTATCTCCTTTCATTAGGATTTTATTAATAAGTTGTCGTAATTGAAGGCAGCATGTATGTTATAAATTAACATACCTAAAACAATTTAATAAAATATAATGGCAAGAAAAGCCAGGAGGTAATTTAAATGAACACTAATAATCAGACATTTCAGAACAATGGTGGTGAAGTATATACTCCGTCCACACGTTCGACTTACAGATTTTTCAACGCAAACTCTACTATCGATAAGACTGTAATGAGTTTCACTTATTGGAATTCTCTTCTTAAGATTACTATGAATCCGATTCAGGTACAAGAAGGGTCTGCTAATAAAGTAGATACAAATAATCATATTGATATTTATCTTTCTCCGTCTAAGGCACAGATGTTTTTGCATTGTCTTAAGGTATATAGAGAGAATCCAGATGCTTATAAGAATATCGGTGTTAATACAAACAAGGGTATTATCTTTATTGCAAATGGTGAAAAGATGTATGGTAAGAAAGGTACTTTCATTGTAATCAATCTTATCAATAATGAAAACGGTGCAAAAGAAGGAGAAGCCGCTTACGAAATCAACACAGATGTATACTCTATTACAGATTATGCTGGTGGTACTGATTTTACTAAGAACTTTGATTATTCAGAAGCTATTGAACTTGATATGATTGAAACTATTCTTCGTAGTTTTATCGAAGCTTATACTAATGCTGTAGCATCTAGTGTTCTTGAAGCTGACAAATATAACAATAATCGTATGTTTAGCTTTATTAAGGATGCTAGAGAAAAGCTTGGAATTAAGACTGAATCCAGTGGTGGTGGAAAGTACAATAAGTCTAGTTGGTTTAATTCTAACGGTAATACTACAGTTTCTGATAGTAGTCCAAAGATTAATCAGGCTGAATATGACGAAGTAATGAATGATATCAGTTCTATTATGGATTAAATACAAATAAAGAGAGAAGGGTGTTAAATGCCCTTCTCTCTTTAAGAAAGGAAAATGATATGGTTATAGCAATTATACCTTTAATAATTTTTATATTATCCATGCTTATTTTTACATTTCAATTTATTTGTCTTGCTGAATTTGATAAAAAGAATAAGTTTATAGAATTTGTAGTAAGATTTGTAAACAAAAACTCTTTTATTAGAGAGATTGTATTAAAGTTTCACCCTATCATTTATTTTATATTGATTGAAGCTTCTATTATTGCATGGGTTATAATTATTTTTAATTAACTGGAGGAATATAAATTGGACTCAAAAAAGAAAAATGAAACAGCATATCTTATTGCCGTGATGGATAAATACAATAAATTTAAAGGATTTGTTAGTAAGAATTATTATGGTAAGTATATCCTTAATAACTCAAAGAATGTTGACAATGTTAAATTTATGACAGAATCAGCAGCAACAAACTTTATTTTTCATAACTATTCTTTCTTAAAAGATATTGTTGTTGATGAAGATAAATTGACTATTATACCTACAAATTACAAAGAAGAAGTAAAGGTGCAGTATGTATGATTGAAAGTATTAAGGTTGAAGAAATACAACCAGATGGAACTAAGAAAGAAGTAGAGTCTTCTTCATCAGACGAAAAGAATGCGGCTTCTGGATATCATAATTATCTTATTATGTTTAACGCTGTTATAGATTTGGATTTTTCTATTTTAAGAATGATACAAGCAGAATATAATAATCCAGAATTTATAGATCAATCTGTTATGTATATGACTTCAAAAGAAGTTAAACACCTTCTTATTAATAGAGAAGATCCTAATCCTCTTACTGTATGTATTAAGGATAAAAAACTAGCAGACAATATCTATAAAGAAATCATGTTAAAGAGATACTCTGATCTTTTAAAAGAGGATAAGTATCTCGCTATTACTGGAATATTTTTCCTTATATCTGTATTCTCTAATATGAACAATGTACATGTAAATATCTTATGTACTAGTGAAGAAGAGAAAAAGGTAATAAGAAAATATCATTCTAAAGTAAACGTGATTGTTATGGAAGATCCATCTGATATTAATTTAGATGAGTATACAGAATTTATTTTCAAAAATAAAAATGATGTATACAAATTTAAAAATAAATTCAATGAAAAGAGAGTAGTATTATTAAACTACAAATTCAATACTACATTTGATGATAAGCCATATCCAGATGTAGAACTGTCTCATTATTTGTGGTTTAGTGGATTTTCTAAGACTGCTATTATAGACACTTATAGAAAATCTGATTCTGACTATGCTACACTCAGATATGTAATAAAAACCAAACACGAAAACAATTAAATAATTAATATAATTAAGGAGGAAACTAAATGATTTATTCTAATATTGTAGAAAAGGAATCTCTTAGAGAAACACAGGTTCAGACTATGGATGAACTTAAGACTTATTTAAGTAAGTCTTTTGGTCCTTATGGTTCGAATACCGTAATTAATACAAATGGTGCTTTACCAAGATATACTAAGGACGGTCATACTATCCTTAGTAAGATCCAGTTTGCTGGTGAAATTGAAAATTCTGTTCTTGCAGATATTCAAGAAGAAACAAGAACTCAGGCTATTAAAGTAGGTGACTCGACAACATCTATTACAATTCTGTCTGCTATTATTTTTAAGGCACTGGCAAAGTATGAAGAAGATGTTGAAAGTGAAGCTGGTATTACACCTGCTACAATTGTTGATACATTTAAGGAAATCGCTGATGAAATTTGTGAAGTTATTAAGTCTAATGGTAGACCTGCTACTATTGATGATGTTTATCATATTGCTCTTACATCTACTAATGGCAATACAAAATTGGCAAACATGCTTAAGGATGTATATACTGAATTTGGTCTTGATGTTTATATTGACGTAAAAGCATCTATGAATGGTACTACTTATCTTAAAGAAATCAATGGTATGACTATGGATTGTGGTTTTCTCGATCCTACATTGATTAACGATACATCTAAGAATTCTTGTGTAATTCGTAACCCTAAGATCTATGCATTTAAGGATCCTATTGATACAATGGAAATGGGTTTGTTCTTGGATTCTATTCTTTATAATAATATTGTAAAACCTTTGAATGAAAAGAAGACTGAAAATATGATTCCTACTATTATTATGGCTCCAAGAATTTCTCGTGACTATTCATCTTATATTGATAGTCTTATGCAGTTAATGGCTAATGCATCTGCTGCTAATCGTGGCTGGTTGAATATTATCACAGATATTGCAGGTTGTGATATGGAACAATATGAAGATATTTGTGATCTTTGTGGTTGTAAGCCTATTAAGAAATATCTTGATCAAGAGATTCAGAAGGAAGATATTAAGAACGGAATTGCACCTACACCTGATACTGTAACTGATTTCGGTGGTAGTGCAGAAATGGTATCTTCTGATGCAAATAAGACTACATTTGTAACTCCTAAGAATATGTATAAGGAAGATGGATCTTACTCTGAGTTATTTAATCAGAGAATTGATTATCTTGAAAAGCAGATTTCTAAGCTTGAAGTAGAAGGTAATAATACTACAGATATTTATACACTTAAAAAGAGACTTAATTCTTTAAAAGGTAAGATGGTAGAAATCTTTGTTGGTGGTGTTAGTGTTGCTGATAGAGATGCTGAACGTGATCTATTAGAAGACGCTGTGCTCAATTGTCGTTCTGCTACGATCAATGGTGTAGGTTATGGTGCAAACTTCGAAGGATTAAGAGCATCTAATGAAGTATTTGAAAAGTACAATTCTATTAAATCTGATGATACAGATCATAAGAGAAAGATTGCACAGATTATTTCTGATGCATATTTTGACATTACTGATCTTCTGTATTCTAGTATTGTATCAGATACTTCCGATTTAATTGTAAGATCTCTTGGCGAATATCAATGTCCAATGAATATTGTTACAAAGGAATTCGATAAGAGTGTTCTGTCTAGTATTGATACTGACGTTTGTACTATCAATACAATTTCCAAGATTGTTACTATTATGGCCACTGCAAATCAGTTTATTCTATCTACAGTAAACATTAACAAGTATTAATTTAGAGGGAGATTTCTATGAAAAATAAAAAATATAGAATCATTGGAATGATTACAAAAGTTATTCTAAGTTCGTTATTCATTCTAGTTCTATTCACAGGTTGTTCCAGTAGTTGTCAAAGACAATTAGTAGATATGAAATCTGATTTTGGTAATGGTCTAGAACGAACAATTAATGTATATACAGCTGACGGTGAAATCATTGCTAGTTATTCTGGTAAGATTGATATTGAAACTAATGATGGCGGATATGTTAAGTTTGATCTAGATGGAAAACGATATATTTATTATAATTGCTTCGTTGAAACTATTGCTGATATTGATTAATTCAAAAAATAAGCGGGATGTAAAGTCCCGCTTATTCTTTTTCTGATGTTTTAATTAGCCAAGGAACATTCCAAGCAAATCCAAACACCAGCTTACATCAAGCTGGCGGCCGTAAGGTTCAAGTCCGATTGTGTCACAATTAAAATCATCTGAAAACGAGAGAATGCACTCCTGCATCCTTTCACGATTAGGCTCTTCAATCTCAAAGAGCTTTTTACATACTTCGCAGAGATATGCGAAATCATCTGCCATTCGTGCGAATTCCTTTGCACTTTCAACTGTATTGATTTTAGCAATAGTGTTCATAATATTTTCCTTTTCCTTTAACGTCTGGAACATAAGCTTTTGACACTTATGAATGTCTGCTTTGTGACGTATGGAGTAATATGCAGACCTCCATTGTTTTGATATAAGAGTATGTATAATATTATCTCTTATTCACTATAATTATATATAGCTAAAAATAAGAAGTTTTACATTTTATCTAAATAGAAAAACATTATATTAAATGCAGTTATATGAAAGGAGGATATTGATGGCTTCTACTAGAAAATATAAGTGTATTTTTTGTAATAAAACTTTTGAAAGGAATAAATTAGCTAGTCATATTGATAAGTATCATGATGATATGCTATGTTCTGAGAAAGGCTATACTGCTAATAGAATTGTATTTGACTTATGTAATAGAAAAGAACCTATTGGTGCGTCTTATGGTGTTTGCCGTATTTGTAAACAACCAACTGAATGGGATGAAAAAGCTGTTAGATATAAAGCATATTGTTCTGTAAAATGCAAAGAACAAGCTAGAAAGAATTATGAAAAGAATATGCTTAAAGTATATGGTAAGACTACTCTATTAAATGATATGGAATGGCAAGAAAATAAAATGCTTGCTAATAGAGGTATATCTGGTAAATATAGATGGTCTGATGGTACATATAAATCATATGTAGGAAGTTATGAAAAGAAGTTCCTAGAATTTTGTGATAATGTACTAAATATAGATTCTGGTGATTTATTAACTCCTGGTCCTACAATATATTATGAATACGAAGGAGAAGAACATACTTGGATAACAGATGCTATTTATCTACCATATAAATTAGTATTTGACATCAAAGATGGTGGTAATAATAAAAATAATAGAGAGATGCCAGAATATAGAGCTAAACAGTTGATGAAAGAAAAGTTCATTACAGATCAAGGTGAATATAATTATATTAGACTCACCAATAATGAATTTGTTCAATTGTTAACTATGTTTGCTGAATTAAAAGAGTCATATTCTAACGATGATGAACCAAAGACTATTTCTAGAATTCATGAGCACACAGGTCCAGGTGCTATTGGAGGTATGGCTCCTGGTGTAGTACCTGATACAATGATGCCAAGTGTATTTGTAACTAAATACACTAACAAAGATACCATGGAAACTGGATTTGCTTTGTCTAATGATATTACATCAGAATATATGGTAACTAGAGATAAAGAATCTGGTAAATTAAAAAGAAAAAAATCAAAAGAACTCCTATATAATACTGAATCTAAGACATATAAATACGTTGGAGAAGATATATCTAGTATCTTAAAGACTGTGTATGAAGAATATAAAAATGAGAATTATGTAGATTCTCAATTTATTCCAAGAATAGTCACTGAGTTTGATGATATTCTTTCTGACGATCAACTAGACTTCAGTAACATATTAGAATATGTAGATAAAGAATTAATCCAAGAAAACTTCAATAGTAGTTTGGCTACTATTCAATTCCAATCTGATGCTATAATGAATAATTATAGTCCAATAATTTTCAATGTACTGGATCCTGTTAAGTATGAATACAAGAAGAAGATATTACGTGAATATGAAGATCTAACCATTCTTCAAAGTATGAATGGTAAATATTTTGCATATAATAAACTCAATTGTAAACGTACTAAAGGGGTATCAAGTATATATGAAATAAGTGAAAGTATGCTGAAATCAATTTCGTCAGCATTATAATATCCAAAAAGGAGGATTTAAAATGAGTTATAATGAAAGAATTTTTAATGTACTTTTGGAAGCAGGTGCTTGTCATTCTAAGAAGGTTAATAAAGATGAATGCGTTGAAACTTGTGAAAATTTTGATGATACTATTGGTAACGATCATAATTTTTCTAAGGTTACAGTTCCAAGTGGTTTAAAGTTTTCTGAAGAGTCAGTTCCAGTATGTAAAACCACTAAGAAAGAATGTGGTGAAACAGAGTGTGGTGATCTTAATGAGGCTGCATATTTTATTGATGGTCGTGTATTAGATATGTACATGATGGACAATAATATCTCTAATGATGCTGAGGCAGTAAATAACATTTGCGAACATTATGGTATCGATGTAGATGATGTATATGTAGTTGTAGAATGTGATGAAATTAATCATGGTCTTATCGATAAGTGTAAGAATTCTTATATCTCTTGTGGTTTGTTAAAGAGATGTGATAATCAAATTAGAAACTGTGTAAACGCTGGAATTAAAGTTGCTAAGCGTTCGTAATACAAAAAACAAACTGGGTTGCCAAGCCCAGTTTGCTATTTTTGTCTCGCAGATATTAGTCATTACATCTTAGCGATATGCATGAAACTATTATAAGCTTTTACTAAATCTTCTGTATCATGATTTATAATAATTGCTCCTTTTCCGTCCCATTCCAAATAATCTATTTCTATAGAACCGATATTATCGATATCGATAATACCACCTCCTTTGTTAAGATAAGACATAATGATATTAGGGACCTTTTTTAGGTCCAATTCATCTACTTCATATAACAACTTTGTTACTGTGTTGTTACCAAACTTGAATACGAACTTAACTAACTCATGATTTTCGTATCTCTGAATATCAGATTCGGATGCATCTTCTACAGCCGCTTTCATAAATGTAATCATATTGATTAACGCCAGATTCGTCCTCTGTAATTCAGTAATTGTGTTATTGTTCTCGATAATTGTTCTGTTGATTGCGTCCAGATATTCTTCGTAGCTGTTAGCCATAATTAATTTCCTCCTTGACACGCCAGGGATCATAGTAATAGATCCAAAGTTTATGTTCTTCTATTGCTCAGTTTAATGTCTCCGAGCATCCAGACCGAATAGTTTTTCTAAGGATAGTCTTATTACTATCTCCTATTCACTATAATTATATATAGCTAAGAATATAAAGTTTTACAATTTATATGTACTTTAACTTTCTTATAATAAAGGAGGGACTGTTATGAGAAGAAACAGACGTAAAAGAACAACAGTAAAAAACTATGATAAATATAATAATACTCATACTGTTAATAGAAGTGCTCCAGTTGTAAGTCATAATCTTTCTAAAGATATAACAAAGGATAAATCTCCAGAAGTCAAAAAGAATAGATATGGCGATATTATTTATTCTATGATGTATGTAGAAGATGAGAAATTTGAATATTGGGTAGATTATGATGAAAAGAGAAGACCTATTAAATATAAAGATAGCAGAGGATATACTTGGTCATGTATATATAACTCTAAAGGTAATATACATAAGTATTGGGATAATAGTGGGTACTCTGAGGAATATAGATATTACGCAAATAATCTAATTATATGTACAAATTCTATAGGTAATAAAATCAAGAAGTATATTAATCGTAATAGATATATAACAAGAGATGTATTCATATTAAGTAAAGACAATAATGTAGTCAATAATATATAATAAATATGAAAGGAGGGAAATCATCATGAAAAGAAAAACAAAAGATAAGTTAACTGGTATTATATGGTTAACAATTGCTGCATTTATATTATTGATTATTCCAATAATATTAACAATCGGAGTATATTATCTTTTCAAATCAATCTTTGTTGATATTTGGATTGACTTAGCAGATATTATACTTATTTTTGGTGCTATGGTTGTTGTATGTTTTGGAATTCTCATATCCGTAGTAGCAGCAATTAATAAGAGAGAAGAAAAGAAGAAAAATAAAGATGATGACCAGTAAAATTTAGGGAGGAAATTGAAATGCCAAATTGGTGTGAAACAACAATTACTTTTGACGGAAGAGATACTGAAGAAGGTAAGAGAGCGTTAGAAGATTTCTATAATAAAATTGTAGAAACGAAAGGTGATAAACATTCTAATGTTTTTGAAGAAATGATTGAAAAGCATATTGTAAATACAACGACACCATTATACCCTTATAATAATAATGAAAATAAAAGAGGGTATATCATATGGATTAATGACATTAATTATAATAGCTTTACAATTGTATGTGAAGACGCTTGGACTCCTAATATAAAATTTTGGGATAAGCTAATCCGTTCATTCTATGGTGATGATAAAATTGATATAAGATATCAAGCATATGAACCAGGTATGGGTTTATTCTGGACAAACGACGAAGGATTATTACCAAGATATAATTTTGATTTTACTGCTTACGGTTTGAAAGAAATCATGAAATTACCTGGTATGTTTGATCCAAGTCGTTCTTATGGTCCGTTTATGTTCTTAGATTCAAGTAACGATTGTTTTAATTATACAAATTATAATAAAGACATTGTTGGATATGTCAACTGTATAACTGATGGTGATGAAGACGATGTACTTGGTTATATAGAAGAGTGTAATCTTGGAAAATATAATACTATAGAACAAGCTGAACATGAACTTAATAAAGTTGGAACAGCTTATGTTAATGAATTTAAGTATGTTCCTGTCGAGGAGATGAGTTAAAATGACTAATGATACGTCAAGATTAAAAATCTCAGGAATCATTAAATCTTCTGTAGTCGATGGACCTGGAGTAAGATATACGATATTTACTCAAGGTTGTTATCACAAATGTGAGGGCTGTCAAAACCCCCAAACACATGATCCTAACGATGGAAAATTTATTACAGTAGATGAGATTTACAATGAGATAATGGAAAGTTCTATGATTGAAGGAGTGACATTTTCTGGTGGAGAACCATTCTTACAGTCTGATTCTCTAGCAGAGTTGGCTTCTAGAATCAAGAAAAATTCTGATCTCAATATAATCTGTTATACAGGTTATACTTTTGAAGAGCTGCAAGATATTGTTAAATCTGGTGTAATGTCTTATTCTAGATTATTGTCTAACATTGATTATCTTATTGATGGTAGATTTGAACAAGAAAAAGCATCTCTTGATTGTGCTTGGAGAGGAAGTACTAATCAACGTATTATTGACGTAAAAGAATCTTTGTCACAAAATAAGGTTGTTGAAACTGAACTTTAATAAAGTATTGGGATGGTGTATAGTAGCACCATCCCTTTAACTTTATAATAAAGTATTTATTTAAGGAGGACTATAAAATGATCCAATACGAAAAAAATCTAGTTAGTTATACAAAGTTTCGCAATAGAATGAATTATATTACAACAGCTGATAAAAAAAGATCTCTTGCGTGTGATACTACAGAAAGAGAAAAGATTAATTTTGTTGATGAGAATGGAAATGTAGTAGAAGCTGGTGTTATTGAAAAAAGTGATAAAGACATAACACTATATAACTATCAATTTTCTAAAAACAGTGATGGTGAAATTACAGATTGTCATGTTACTAAATATCATTTTAAGAATGATAAATCATTAGATATTGAGAAAACAACAGAAGTTAAGTATTTCGATCATCGTGGTAGACTTATCAAAAAGTCTTATTTGACAAGAGATGGTATAGAGTATAACGACACTCATTATGAATATGATAATGACAATAATCTTGTTTCAATTACAACAAGAGATACTCATACTATTACCAAAAAAAGATTCTACAAAGATCAAGTAGAATCTATTATTGATAAAACAATCAGAAGCAAGATTACTAATACAAAATATCGTGCATATTTCGATGCTTTTGGAAGAGTCTATAAAGTATACGATGGTGATCATCATATCGAAAGAACTTATGAAAGAGATATTGATGATGAAGGTAATATACTTTCTGAAACTGTTAGATATTACGACATCTCTGGAGAAAAAAAGTTAATCTCTTATGAGACTAAAGCTTATAATCCAGCAGCGGGTTTTAAGATATCTAAAATTATTAAAAATGGAATTATTGTTATGCAATATACTTATGATCAGAATGGAGATGAAGTATCATCTATGGAAACTGTTAAAGACGTAAATATTTTTACAAGAACAGAACGTCATGTTGACTCTGATACTGGAAATATTACAGAAACAAAACGACGTATATTAATTGATAGAATTACTCAAAAAGTTATAAAAGAATCAATAACTAAATCTGTATATGATAAAACAAAGAAAATGCTTTTATCTTATTCTGAAATTACAGATGATGTAAATTTTGTTACCACGTATGAATATGATGAAAATGGTAATCGTACTTCTGCTATTACAAAACAGCTTATTGATGATGAGTTCAAAGTAATCGATGATATAAAGTATGAACGTAAAGAATCTGATGATAGTAAGTCTAAAAAGAGAACACGTACTTCTTATGATGTAGATGGAAATATTGTTTATAAGTCTATTCATAATGAGTATGTAAATGAAACTGAAGAAGTACACGAACATGAAGTTTATGACTACAAAGTTGACAAAAAGTAATCTAATTATACTTAAATAAGAAAAAAATAATTTGGGGTGATCTTTTGATCACCCCGTTATTTTTTGTTTAGAATATATGTGCAAACTCTCGTTGACATAATTTTACATTGTAATATGTATATACAAGTCCCATAAAAGAACGATAACAATTTTCAATGAACTCATAATCATATGGGTTAGTAAAATCTAAATTGAATTCTCTGTATTTAGGTTCTTTCTTATCAAATTGTAATACAATACAACCTTCAATATTTATATTTTTTAGGGTATATAATAAGTATCTATATGCGGCTAATTGCATGAAATATTTATACCCAACATGATTAGATGTTTTGAAATCTACTAAATATGGCTTATCATCTATAGAGATAAGTAGATCATAAGTACCAGCAAAGTACTCACCAATTAATGGATTTTCTTGACCTAATATTCTTACTCTATGATATTTATTAATACCAGTCCACCATTCTTTAAAAGCATCAAGACAAACATTACCAGGTCCAGTATATTTTTTCTTTAAATAAAATTCAATAGATTCGTGAACCATAGTACCGAATTCAGCCGCTTTCTTCACTATATCTTTATTATCTTGTCCTTGTCTGCCTACTCTATTAGCCCATGAAATAAGACCTTCAGAATCAATAAATGATAATAATTCTGTAACACTAGGAATACCTCTACCATCAATATGATATCTAGCTTTTCTACCTTTATCAAACTTAGTAACATCATTTAACAATAACTCCGAGTTTATCATTTTGTAAATAATCACTCCTTACTGTACAATAATTTAATAATAAGTTGAATCATATATTATTTATGTGATATTTGATGACTATTGTCATCTTAAGTCAATCTAAAATTGAAAGGAGAATTATAGTTTTGGAACTGTCAAAAGAAAGACGTACAGAAAACTTGATGCGAGCAGCTAATATGGCTCGTATACAGGCTCAACAAATTGACCAGCAACTCAATAGTATGAGTAATGAAGAGCTTGAAAATTTAATTTCTCAGAATCCTGAGTATGAGGAATTTCTAACAGTCGGTGCTGATTCCGACAATAGCGGAATAGTAGTAAACTATGAAGCTCAACCTAATAATCAGCAAGAACAAATCTCAATAAGTCCACCTTGGGAAGGAAACTTATTTGAGGGAATGCCTGGTAGAAGTGGAAGGACAAATCTATTCGAACTTGGAAATCCGTCCAATAATATTACTGTTGGAGGATATAATCCGTATGGAATGAGTCCAGATGATGAAAGGCTTAAAGCTTATACACCAGGTATGAGATTATATGGAATCAATCCATATAATTTTACCTGTGCAGAGCATATGGTAGATTGCTTTAATGAACTTGAAGCTGATAGAAAAATTGCAGCAGATACTCAGTATTGTATGACAAGATTTTATATGCAGTTTAAAACAGTAACTCAAGAAGAATTTGACTATCTTGAATCATTAAAGTTTAAACCAGCAGATCAAATTGTAAAAGAACAGGAGGAAGCATTAAAGAAGCAAGAAGAAGAAAGATTAGATAATTTGAAAAATCAAAACGGAGATGGTAATAATATCATATATGATATGTATGATGTAAATGGTGTTCGTTTTGAAAGAGCTATGTCTTTCAAGATTATCGATTGCAAGACAGGTGATGTGGTTAAGGAAGTAAATCACAGAAAGGATAATAATGGTCATTCTTATGTAACACATACACAGATGGAGGATAGACAGAGACAATATGAGATGGAAACTGAAAGAATGCAAGTTCAGCTCCATCAAAGAAAGGTAGAAGCATTTTCAAGAGTATTTAGACAGGGTTATTTGAATAGAGTGAATCAGTGGAACCAATGGGAAGCAGAAGGTATTCCTGTTTGGAAACGTTATGCTATGATTGAAGATAGTAGAATTGATTGGAATAAAGAAACTAAAAAGATTGAACGAGCATTAAGATCAGCATCGTTCTCTAGAGACAAATTCAATAGTATTCTTGCAAACTGTTGCGATGATTGTTTCACATATTCTACAAGTTCAAAATTCTTTAGTTTGTCTTATGACTTTGATAGAGATCTTCATTATAAAGCTTTGATTTCAACGCCAGAAGAAATGGATAATGATCCTCTGGTTAGACAGAAATTACAGCAAGCATATGAAATCAAGAGACAGAGATTCTTGGATAAAGTTCATAGTGGAAATCTTGGTTGTCAAATGGCAATGAACGCTCATTATCATCCTACGTTTGCTAAGACCGCTATAGATGAGTTGACTCTGGATGATTATAAGAAACCAGAGAATCAGTTTATGTATACTAAAGAAGTAACTCCACAATTGGCTACGGAAAATCTATTCATTCCGAAAGAATTGTCAGAAGGAGCTATGACTCAACCAAATGTAGATGCTAACGGAAATATTCAACCTATTCAAAGAACAATGGGACACGTTGTTGTAGATAATGATACAGGTCAAGTTATTTCTAACGAAGAATTTGACGTGCCTGTATCACCACCAGATAACAGAGATTTTGAAAATATGTCAGATGAAGAATTATTAGCTTCAGACACATTCTAAAAGAAAGGAGAGTGATTAAAATGAGAGTTAATAATAACTTGACTGATATTTATAAAAAGGATATACCAAAGCAATTAAACATATTCAATTACTATGTAATGCGTTATGATGCTTATAGAGTAAATCCTTTGTTTTCATATTTCACTGTTCAAGATATAGCAGAACTTAATAAAATAGCCAGATCGCCATATTATCATGGTAAGATGACCGAAAAATATAATAAAATCAAAGAGATTATGTGGCGAAGAGGTTTTGTATTAATTGGAGGTGGTACTAATAGACGTGCTTTTGAATGCGTCTATGATCCTAGGGTAGTTGCTAAGGTAGCTACTGATAGTGTTGGATTCACAAGTAATTTAAAAGAATATGTAAATCAGAATGTATTAAAACCATTCTGTAATAAAATATTCGAGGTAACTCCATGTGGTACTCTTGCTCTTATCGAGAAAGTCGTACCTATAAAAGATGCGTTTGAATATACAAAATATTGTAGGGAAATTTACGATATATTGTTTATGAAATTCAGAAACAATGAAATTGCAATGGATGATATTGGATGCAATGCATTGAAAAATTGGGGTTATCGACAAGGTTTTGGTCCGGTATTATTAGATTATCCTACTATGTATGTAGCTGATCTAAAGAAAAGAAGTTGTAAAGCATTAATCAATGGAAAGTTATGTAATGGTACGTTAGACTATGATGATGGGTTTAATAATATTGTGTGTACTGAATGTGGTACAACATATAAAGCTGTTACTCTTTCTAAACCTCAAGGCGATAGTATCTATGAATTACTTGAGGCTATTGGTTATCGTAAATCTACTGGTAAAGGAGCCACAAAGAAAATGAGATTTGAAATAATTAGTTCTAAAACAGGTAAAGTTGAATCTTCTGGAAATTGCGATTCTCGTAGTAAGTATGTCAATTATTCTGTTAATGGTCCTCATGTTGTAGCAAACGAGAGAACTGCTACTAAGAAGCATAAGAAGATTGGTATAATTATTACAGATAGTAAGACTGGAGAAGAAATTGGCAATAGTCATAATGTTAAATTAGAAGACGTTGCTGTTGTCAAATCTGCTAAGAAAGAAGAACCTAAAAAGGTAGTAGAACAACAAAAACCAGAAGAGCCTGTTATTGAAATCGATACAAATATCAAGAATGATTTTAGTATTGATTATCAAGAATATACAAGTACACTTCTTAGTCTTAACGAAGATGTAATCAAAGCAAAAGATAATGCTTCGTTTAAATTATTTGAAGATGTTGAACGTTTTAAAGAGATGGAGAAAACAGAAGAATCTGAAAATATTGATACTTCTAACGAAAATGATGAAGAGAATGAAGCTAGTTCTATAAATCATAATGAAGAAGATATTGAAGTTACAGAACCTGCTGTAATTGATCCACCGAAACTTAAGTTTGAGATCGAAGATTCTAAAACTTATAAAGTGGATCTTTCTAACGTCATTAATAATGCTGATGAATTTATCAATAGATTCAATCAGTTGAATTCTGGGATTAATTTTGATGTATTGAATGATCCTGAATATACTGAGATGGCTCAAGTTGAACTGCTTAAGATGATTAACAATTCTCTTATTGTTAATAATCCTTATATCTCTGAACAAGAAGCCAAAAGAATTTATGATGGTATGTGCACAGCTACAGCATTTATCGAAGAAGATTGCACTAATGTAATCAGCTCTGATGATGTTAATAATTCGTCTTGCTTGCTTAACTATGTAATCGATCTCATGGTAGGTAATAACGAAAATATTAATGATAATAATCGGTTAACTAGATTTGAGATGTTCTTTAGACTTATCAATATAGTTAAGAATACTAAGTCATTCTGTATCAGTATTATTAACTTGTGGAAAACACTCATTTCAACAATGTCATATGATATTGATTATAATGATGATATTAAGGTATTCTGTATCTATAGAGAAATCTATGATAAATATTATGAGATTATTTCTAGAGCACTCAGCGATTATAGATTAAACATTGTTATATCTGGTGCAAACAAGTATAGTCTTACTAACATCATTTCTATTATCAGTGTCGGAATTTCTGAATTGATGGAAATTGTAAATGATGAATTCGGTCAGTATATTAAGGGTGATAAATATATCACAATTGCTATTTCTGATTACGATACTCAGATCACTGATTGTAGTGTTGATAATATCGAATCTTGTGACGAAGAAGAAGAACCTGTTGTTGTTGAAGAAGAGAAGTCTAATGAAAGTTTCAGAGGCATGTCTCGTAAACAGCGTAACAAGTATCAGAAGCGTCGTAAGAACAACAGATATGATTATTAACAATCACATGGTAGGTTAGGTAGCATATTAATGCTACCTTAACTTACTTATAATATTAATAGGAGGAAACACAAATGGTTGGAAATATTTCTATTGCTTTAACCAATCAAGATCTTGTTAATCTTGTTGAGGTTAGAAAACAATGTAGAAAATCAATTGGTACTGTAATGGGAATTCAAGAGTTTAACAAAACTAAAATCGTTGTTATAAACGATATGGATAGTCATGGTGGTAGTAACTATATTGTCGGTTCTATTCTATTGCCAGATTCTAAATCGATGATAGCATTAATTGATGGTGATTATCCTACCTTCAAATTCCTATATCATCAGAAGTTAGCTAATGATCCACAAGTACAAGAATATCTGGTAGTATTATTGGCTGGTCTAGTTGAAAGAAACTTTGATTATATCTTTTACTTTGATAGTGAAGATCCGTATATCTTTAACTATCTTGTACCGGCTTTGTTGGATTATCTAGTTGAAAATTTTGGTCTTGTATTCTATGAGGCTTCTGATTTTATTCAAGACCCAAAATTAGTTTGTGCTAGATCTGTAGATGGTTGGAATCTTCCGAAGATAAATAATCTTATCAGACAGTATAAGATTTCAAACAAACCAGATTCATTATTTATATCTTTCTAAGGGAGTGATAATATGATTGTATTTGGTAATCCTACTTTGTTACAGTCTGTAGAAGATAAAGTAGGAACTAACTTTGTTGTGTTTAACTTTAATGAGTTGGTAGAAAATGTACAAAGCCTTAATTATCTTAACCCATACTTTGGTGCTGTTTATAATACTAATAATTCTGTATTTGTTAATGAACAAGCATTTGATCAATGGTATATTAACTATCTCACAACAAATTCATCGGCATTTAGAGAATTGATTGATTTATTAAGATATCCTTACAATGGTTATGATGTATATATCTTCTGTAAATGGGATAACGAAGTATCTATTAACATGATAGAAGCTTTGATCAAATTCATTGTGGATAACTATGGATATTCTAGTAGTATTGTCAAAACAATTGACGATATTCAAAATATCAAATCAGGTAATTTCTCTATAGAAGGGATTCAAAAGTTAGATTCTAACCTAGAAACGTATATGAATTTCTTTGGGACTAGAAATCTTCCATCTTATGAATAATATAAAGATAAGGAAGTGTAGGTCATGGAAAACAATTTATATAAAAGATCTTTATATACGAAGAAAGTAAGCTATCTTATAAATGAGATATATGAATATGATATCTCCAAAGCCAATGTATCTATACTATTGGAAAGTGGTATGATAACTCAAGAGACATATGATATGTTTTGTCAGATGCCTAAATATCAAAGAGAAGTTGCTATTGGGTATATGCAGAAAAATAAAAAAATATCAGATGCTCTAAAGATAGGCTTTGAAAACTCTCGTAAAATGTTAATAGAATACAACAGTCTTACAGAAGACGATGTATTATCTATTAAGAAAGATGCATTCTATGTTTTACGAAAGCTTAACCAAACTAAATTCGGTCTTATCAATTTCACTTTAAGAAATAGATATGACATTTATATAAATTGTCGTAATATAGAAATATATTATGGCTTAAACGCACTTGATAATACAGACGATAGTGTTATAGATATTAAAGGTATAACTGACGATAATCTTAAAAGCTACCATTCGGCTTACTTGTCATTTATAGCTTATATCTTAAAACTAATAGTTACAAGTAATATCGATAGTGCAATTCAAGAATTAATATCATTCATCCAGAAGTATGATAATAAAGAACTAGATATAGATTATTACAGAGAATTCAATTCACAATCAATGTTTAGAATTGGGCAATACGGTGTTCGATTTATTGATGAAAGTTATAAAGATTGCTTGGATATATCTTGCAATCAATTATTTAACCGTGAGTTATTCTCAATACTGATGGATATTAAATATAGGAAGTAAAAGTCTGGTGTACTCATATGAGTACGCCTTTCTTTTTTGTCTTGATAGAACTTTATTATAAAACCAAGAAAAGGAGGATTAATATGCCTACAGATTTCTTAAATAGACGTATGGATTTATTGCATAATAGAGATAATCTTGTAGATACTTTAACAATGGATACTAGTTATCCTGTTAGATTAGCTGGTAAAGTCATTAAGATATTTACAGCTTCTTATGACTATGAAATAAGATATTTCAATATATGCAATTCTGAAAAAGAAACTATTCTTATTATAAATACATCTAATATTTATGACTTCGCCGGTAGAGTTATTATGAACAACATAGGAGATGGAAAAGCATATCCTACTAATGTAGATGTATTTAAAACAGGTGACTATGTAATGGCAGTTATTGACTTTGACAATAGCTCTATGTATTTATGTAGTCAAACAAACTTTGAGAAATTCATTACAGGTAACATAGATACTGGTGAAAAATGTAAGTTTAAGTTATTCGACATTACTGGGGATACTAAAATTACATTTGAAGATGGCGAGACCAGAAATATAAACTTGGATAAATTTCAAGAAGCTATAAATTTCGAGGCTCAAGAAGATAGTGAATATCATTCTTTTTTAAGATGTGATAATGATAATGTAATATTTGAAAACCCTTCTATTACTACTTATACTGAAAAACAAAATGATGTAGATGTGACTATTTCGAAGTATGATATGACTCCTGTATCAAATGTAGATAATTTAAATGTTAATTCTATAAATACATCTATTCAAAACTTCTTTTTCCCTATTGTAAATATTGCTAACTATACTAATCCAACAGCATTTGATACAATAGGTGGATTTAGACTTTTTCAATTAATAAATGGTAAAGTAAATCAGAAATTTATAAATGATTATTGTTTTACTTATCAAGAAATTAAAAATTTACCTTTTTATGATAAAAGATATGTTAGTGCGGAAGTGAATAATTTTTCGTCATCAGAAAAAGACAATTATTATTATGTATTAATGTGTAACAATGTAGACAATGATAAATGTTCAACAGCAGTATTTAAAGATGGTGAAGAAGTAAAAGATGAGAATAAAAATACTATTAGTATACTTCCAGATAATTTAAGATTTACTCCTATTAAAAAAGATACTATGAAATTTGCTTCATATATGGATAGTAGTGGAGGAAATATAAAATGTGGTGATACTGATGTACTATTATCAGCCAGAAGAGATAGTGGTATTAACCATTTATTTATAGGTAACTGGTTTAGTAATGATAAAAATTATGGTTATACTGTATGGAAGTTTGATGGAAATATAGTACAAACAGCTATACTGGTACAAAGTAATGGAAAGACCATATCAAATATAAATATAACAGATTATCAATATAGCTATAAACAATATTACGATACTAGAGTAAAGAATACAGATTATGTTGTTACTGATAATTGTAATATTGTAGATTGCTATAATACTACAATCATGAAATATATTAAAAGATTTGTAGAGTTCTTTATTCCATCTGATACTCAATATGGTGAAACATATAGAAATGCTATTAGAGCAATTTCTATATCCCCACAAAATGCCTCTAATTCATATCCGCTTGGTATTATGAATGATACATCTAAATCTATTACACCATTCTGCTCTGTAATTATATATCCTGAGATATTTGAAAGTGTTCTTTATGAAAGAAATAGTTCTACGGGTGAATTTGCACATACAAATGAAAATATAAAAACATTTACTAAATTATATGGCAATAATGATTATAAATTAAAAGATACATTTAATCGTACTTCTTGTAAAACACCTAGACATACTGTAGATAATCATGGAGAAAATTTATTCTTAGTATATTCATTGTTTGATTTAGGTAAAACAAATGAAAAAATGTATGAAAAAGAAACGCCAACTATAATTGAACTAGGATGGCTTAAAGATGAATATAAAAATAATAATATGATATATAGAGCTAATCAAACTGTATTAGGAAATTCTAATACAAATCTTATATGCGATATTATTAATACGTATGAAAAAGATTCAAATAAAAAGTTAATGATAACTCATATATCTAAATTAAAATTAACCCAGTTAGATAGTCCATATATTGAAGATGAAAATAACAAACCAGATTATAATGTAGCTGAAATAGGTCATCAAAATTTTATAGTAGCAAGAATAGTTACAATGGCTGATAATATAATCACATACGACAATGGATCATATAGTATAACATATAGAAATGTATCTTGCCCACTATACGTTATTGTGAATGATGGATCTAATAATTTATCTATGCAACCTTTAACAAAATCTAATTTTAAAAATACTGGAAGTAAAACTTCGAATATAATGTATTTATATTTCAGACAATCAAATGCTATTATTAGTGTAAAATATTATTATAACACAACAGATTCTAGTACTGAAGAATCTAAGATAAATAGTTTTGATTATATTTCTTGTGCAACAATTTTAACTAATTTAAATAAAGAAAAACCTGAATTTAAAAATTTAACGACTAATTTTGAAAAATCATTAATTAATGCGTATATTAATGATGGTAAAACATTAGCAGATGCTCTTTCAACATATAATAGTGCAGTGATGAATTCGGAAGATGGATGGATGGATCAAGTTATAAAATGTGTTAAAACATACCGTTTATATCCTTATAATTTATCACCTACTGAATCTCCTAATGTAGTAATAAGTACTTCTGAATCTAATTATATTGCTAGTACAACTAATATTTATACAGCTTATAATTCTATATATCATAGTAAAGAACTTTCTGAAATAGATAGTTATTATCATGAAAATATTTATTATGGTGCATGGATTAATTCCGATAATTACAACGATGGAAATGGTTTTAGATTAAAGGATATGATTGGTAATGATTACGGAATTTATCAAAACTGTATGGTTCCATATGTATCAAATACTGTATCAGCAAACGGATCTAAAATATATAGTATTTCCACATATAATAAAGTATTAAAGAATACTTCAGTAAATGAGTTATTTGAAACGGCAGAATTCCCATTCTTAGGTTGTAAAGGTATAAGAAAATGTTATTATGCCGGAAAATCATTATATGATTTCTATAATTATGTATTTACTAGAAATTTATCTATAGATATTAACGATCCTAAATCTCTTATTAAAAATAAAGTATCTTCTAAAAATAAAGCATTTATTCCAAAATCTGAAATTAATAAAGTAACTTCAGTAGAAGTGGTATATAAAGATGGTAATGAACAAGTTCACCTAAAAGGTTCAAATGGTATTGATGTTGTTATTAATGCTGGTGCTACTCTACATTCTAATATTAATTCAAATTCTATATTAGGGTTTAATAATTCTAAATTATATGATTCTAATAGTGCAGACGTTACTGAGAAATATATACTAGATGAACCTATATGGATTAATAAAGAACAATCTGGCACAAAAACTATTTATTCTATATCTATGAATGATGGTGATGCTAATAATCCTGTTGTATTACCATTAAATGGTTCAGATGAAGATATAAAAATTGATAAGTTAAATTGGCTAACTTTACTTACTGCACTTAATAATAATAAAACTATAGATTTACTTGAGTCTTCTTTAATAAAGATAAAGAAAGATTTAAAAGATCATATAATTCAAGAAGGACAAAATATAAGTGATATTTATAGTATAGAAGATGATGAAAGAACTGTAACTAAAGCAAATGCTCATGATAATGTATGGGACGAAAGTTCTGAACATTATAAAGAAAAGAACGCAGAATTTGATAAAGATCATAATTTATATAACTTTAATTACGGATATGGTTATAGTAGTGGTGGTGAAAGTAGTAATAACGAAGATGTAAGAGATCTTAAAAATAGAGGTGTTATTGTATTTGTAATTGAGGGTGGATCTGTAAATAGAATGACATACGGACTATCTGATCCAACTAAATTCGCATATAACTTAAAAGAAGGCGATATTAGAACAAAGAGAATGTACATTTCTAAAGATGGTGTAATATGTACAAAAGAATATTATGATCGTGAATCTAGTTCTGATGGATTTAAATCAAATCCCAAAACGTCAATTAATGATCTACAATCTAAAGTTATTCAATTAGAAGCTTTGAATAATCTACCTAATGTTATTAATGATTTGAAAAGCGAACTAAGTTCCACTAATACAAGATTATCTAAATTAGAATCTATAGTTAGGGAAATAAATCAAACGATAGATACTAAAATTTCTGCACTTGAACAAAGAGTATCTAATTTAGAATCTAAGTCATAATTTATAAGGAGGTATTTATATGCTTAAAGGTATTGATGTTTCTGTTTGGCAAGGAACTATCGACTGGTCCAAGACAAAGAATGAAATCAGTTTTGCATTGCTAAGAGCTGGTTATGGTAATAGTGCCTCTCAGAAAGATAAGAAGTTTGAAGAGAATTATGCTGCTTGTGAAAAGTATGGCATTCCTAAAGGTGCTTATTGGTTCTCTTATGCTACCACTAAGGAAGATGCTATCAGAGAAGCTAAGGCTTGTATTGAATGCTTGAAGGGTAAGAAGTTTGAATACCCTATTCTATTTGATATCGAGCACAAGACTCAGACAAATACAGCTATCGCTTCTGCAATTATCACTGCATTCTGTGATACACTGAGAGCTGCTGGATATTATCCTGGTCTATATACTTATTATTCTTTTATCAAGAACTATATTCCTGCGAGTGTTTATAATAAGTATGATATTGCTATTGCACATTATGCTAGCTCTACTCCATGGCTTAAGAAAACTATTTGGCAATATTCTTCTAAAGGCAAGGTAGCTGGTGTTAACGGTGATGTAGATATGGATTATTGTTATATCAATAATTATCCAGAAAAAATTAAGAATCTCGGTCTTAACAATCTTGGTGGATCTGTAAACGAATCTACCACTACAAAACCAAGTACTCCAACTACTAATGCTAAGCCTGCTACAAGCAATACGACAACTTCTACTATTAAGGCTGGTACTAAGGTAACTTTAAGTAATGCTACTTTATATTCTTCTGCTACTGCTA